TGCTGATCCAGTATATCCAATTACTGTGCTTGCTGATCCGGTATATCCGATTGATCCTGTATAAGCTGATCCAATATAGCCAACACTGCCTGCATAACCTGGACCAGCAGATCCGGTATATCCAATACTACCATAATATCCGATACTACCACTGTAACCAATACTACCACTGTAACCAATACTACCACTGTAACCAATACTACCGGTGTAACCGATACTACCGGTATAAGCCGATCCAACGTATCCTGCGCTACCTACATATCCAAGCCCAGATGAACCGACGTACCCAATTGAGCCGGTATATCCGATGCTACCGGTATACCCAATTACAGTACTTGCTGATCCGGTGTATCCAATAGATCCATAATATCCGATACTTCCAGTATAACCGATTACAGTACTTGCTGATCCGGTATAACCAATGCTACCATAATAACCAATGCTCCCGGTGTATCCAAAACTTCCAGTATAACCAATTATAGTACTTGCCGACCCAGTATATCCAATGCTACCGGTATATGCTGATCCGATATATCCTACGCTACCTGCATATCCTACGCCCGATGAACCGATATAACCTATAGAACCAACATAACCAATTGAACCACTGTATCCAATTGCAGTACTTGCTGATCCAGTGTATCCAATACTGCCGATATATCCAATACTGCCGATATATCCTAGAGATCCGGTATATCCAGTATTGCCTTGGCTACCGTAATATCCGGTGTATCCAATACTGCCGATATATCCAATACTTCCAATATATCCAAGAGATCCGGTGTATCCGGTAAGCCCTTGGCTACCTATGTATCCAATACTTCCGTAATATCCAACTGATCCAACGTATCCTAATGATCCGGTATATCCAGTATTGCCTTGGCTACCGTAATATCCTGTTGATCCGGTATATCCTCTCGATCCGGTATATCCGATTACCGTACTTGCCGAACCGGTATACCCAATGCTACCATAATACCCAATACTTCCTATATATCCTAATGATCCGGTGTATCCAGTTACTGTGCTTGCACTTCCTGTATATCCAATACTTCCTGCGTACCCTAATGATCCGGCGTATCCCGATGCTGTACTTGCACTACCTGTGTATCCGGTGCTTCCTTTATATCCAATTACGCCTGGTAATCCTTGGTCGCCTTGGCTTCCAGTATACCCTATATATCCTTGGCTTCCGGTATACCCACCTGCAGGACCTTGCGGACCTTGACTTCCGGTATAACCTGCACCTGTACTACCTACATATCCAAATTGTGCTACATCTGTGCTGAAAAAAGGCCCAGTGATATCGACCCACCTTTCGCCATTGTTGTCTAAAATATATTCATAAAGAACATCGTTTACTGGATCATACCATTGATCACCATCCCAAAATATTGTATTAGTCGGCGGCGATACACCTTCGTAATAGTTAGGAATTCTTGGACTCGGTCTTCCGCCGAGATTGATAAAACTAGAAACAGTATTTGTAAATGTTAGGTATCCTGTTAACGATACTGATTGACTAATTAAGCTAATATTTCCGGTAATCGTCGAAACTTGTAAAGTAATTGTACTTAAACTAGCAAGATTTGGAGTAATAACCCCGAGATTAAAATCTAAATTACCTAAACTACTTGAATATACAGTTCCTGTATTATAGGTTATTAGAGTATAACCAGTACTAGTTGACGGCGACGGACCTAACGCTGGCTGAGCATTATTTAGACCTAAAAATTGGTTACGTGATGGACTTAGTTGACTGCCAGGGGTAACAAGTGTACGACCGCTAATAAGACCTGGCATTAAATTTCTCCATCCTTAATAAAATTAAGCATTAGCTGTCTCCAATACACTCAAAGTTAATTTGCAAGTTCCTGTAGTGTCAGCATAACAAATGACGCTATCTAATTGTTCGATAATCATTTTACCGGTAGTCATACTTGCAGCATCATTCGGAGGTATTAGATAATCTAATACTAACTCAGTTGTTATACCAGCTGGCTGGCCGCCGGTACCTTGTGCATTTGGAAGTATAGGCAAATTTCTACGGTGAGCAAAAGTTACAGCATGCGGAACACTATCAATATTTGCAACTTGAGTCATCAAAATAATCGATGTTACTCCAATCGGAGCAGTATAAACAGTAGCAGATGTATCGTTAGATAATTTTGCTGTTTTAGTTTTGAATACATTTAACGGTAATTGTGCCATAAAATTCCTTTAACCTCCTTCAATTGCTAGAATGAACGGAGTCATGTTAGCGAATAAACTCTTTGTAAACGTTCTACCACTTAACACACCAGTTGCCTGGCTAATAACTAGTTCGGGGCCTATTCTAAAATCACCGTTTTGGTCGGTTGAAGTAAAGAACACCTTACCATTATTTACTTGAACTACTTCTTTACCTTGAACAGGATCTTTAATTCCTCGTTGAGGTAATGCGCTGTAAGTTACACCTGCGCCTACATATTCAAATGTATAACCTGCTGCACTTTGATAACTTCTTTGATAGAAGTTAACTGTAGCTCCGTCAGGGAATAGTGCAGTATTTGTTACATTTTCTTCAAGTGTAACAATATGATGTGTTCCAGATCGATACCAATAACTTAATCCCGAGTAATAGCTATAGTAATTTCCACCAGTTTCAAGATCAAATGTAATCTGTTTTAATGTAAGTTTAATATCTCTTTTACATTTTTCCTGATTGTACGAAGTGGCCGGAAAAAGCAATATATTAGTAAGATAATAAATTGTATCATTTACAAGCTGCTCGATTACCGATGGTGTATTCAGCACAGAAATAGCAACACTTGCCCCAATTGGCGGAGTGCCTTTCTTAGTTGGCACAAGATAATTTTCTGCAGCAAGTATATCAGCTGCTTGAACAATTCCTTTCATAATTCCTATACAAGTATTAACAAAAGCTACCGCCGGTGCTGGAACTAATAAAGAATTTAAAAGACCACTACCACCGTCAACAAGTAAGAATGATAAATTATCTAGGATATCGATTTCGTATGGTATTTGATTAGTATGTTGTGCAGTATTAACAGCACTTAATATATTACTACCTAACTGATATTTTGTAGTTATAGTTCCGTCATCGTTTAATGTATTTGCAAAGTTATCACTTAAAGTGCTCGATAGTACTGTATAGTAGGCATTACCGCAGAAATAAACATTAAAGTAATCAGTGTTAACTGACTGTGCTGTATTCTTAGGATCTTGACCTCCGCTACCGAGTCCTTTGTTCAATGTTACAGTTTGATAACTTACATCAGTTACAACAGTTCCTGGGTAAACATAAGGAGTAAAAACATTATTAACTGTTGTGCCGGTATTACCGTATTGATCTCTAACGTATACAGCATTACCTACAGCAATACTATTAGTGTCAATTGGTGATAATATATTGCTTCCTGTAGTTAAGTACGCAACACTCGGAGTTGCATTTAAGAACCCAGGAAACCCTTGATCGTTCTTATAAGGAACCACATTACCTGAATAATCAATATATGTTTCAGGTGGTTCAACTTCCATGATAAGAGCGATGTGGGGTCTATTTGCTTTATCTGGTAGATAAATTTCAACTTTTCCATTTTGCGGATAGAAGCCAAATGGGTAATATTTTCCATTAGGCTGATAAGTCGGATAAGGCGGATTATAAATTGTTCCGCCGAATTCTTTCTTACCAAACCCGTTAGATAGCAAGCAGATATCACCGAAGTTAGCATTACTATTAACAATACTAGCAATACCACCGTTATCAGTTTGGACACCAACGCTACAGAAGATTGTGAATACAGATACCAACTGAGCATATCCATTATTAGTAATGTGTACTCCCCTACCACCTTGGTTAATCTGTGTAAAGGCGTCGAATACATATGATTGGATCGGGCTTCGATCGCTAATTACTGCTCCATCGATTAATGTGCCTCCCATTGCTCCAATAGTATCAACTTTTCGGCTATTCCAAGTACTAGTATTTCCTGTATACTTTAAGCTCAATTCTTCAACTTGAGCATCAGTAGCAGGGAAAACTAATGTGTTACCGAAATATAATGTTCCGTTCTGAGAATCACCAACTGTTGGGCCAGACAATGTTATAATATAAGTGTTATTACTTTGTGTTGTAATTGAAGTAATAGTAGGACTATTTCTTACATCGTCAGTACTTACACCGGTGGTAGCAAATAATCCCGATCCAACAAATGATACCGGAGCAGCTTCTGGACCATTAGAAATAATATCTGAAATAATTCCGTAATTTCTTGCAACCGGTCCACTAGCATGAACACCTCCCTCAAACGCAGAATTAAAGGTTTGTGTTGCAGTTGATCTTACAACAGGTACTGGAGTGTTACTTATTACTTTCTGACTAATTTCATTTAGATAGCGTAATGCGTCTACTGTGATAAGTTCTTCACCGTAAATAGCACTCGCAACGCCCATATATGCCGGAATAATAGTCTGATCATAAACTTTTTGATAAGTTTTTGGCAATCTCTGGCTCTGTATAACAGAACTAATTAGATACTTAAGTTGATTATAAGCAGCAACTACTTGAGGTATTTCGTTAACAATATTAGTTGCTGTATAACTTGACACATAATAATATGCACCTGCTTGTATACTTTGACGATTCCCACCGTTAAGTAAATCAAAACTAACACAGTCAATAATGTATCCAACATCTCGATAACAAGTTGAGGTATTATAAACGAATCCAGGGTTATTTGTAGTTACCCAATTAACTGTTTGTTGTTGTATAGACAGTTTAGCTGCTTGTATTAAAGTGTACGCTGTAACAGTTGCAGTATTTGTTATTGGTAATCCGTTAGGAACAATTATATCTGTAATACCGTTTGTTCCGGTATTAATAATTGTCACTATTTCATCAAAATTTGAATTAACACTGTTAATAGCAGATGTAAATCCGGCTATTGTTGCAGTTACTAATGATTGTGCATATCGAATAGCATTAGTAGTTGTAGTTATTTCAGATGCAATTGCACCGGTATAATCACCTTGTGCCCAATACTGCAACCCTGCAAATGTGCTTTGTGTATTGCCACCATACACTAAATCCAATGCTACACTATCAATAATTAACTTAGTGTCTCTTGCACATTTAATTTTATCGTAAATGAATACACTTGGGAATGTAGTATCAATATAAGCAATTACTTCTGCTTGTATAAATGCTCGATTAGATTCTAATAAATTAGCAGCATTTATTACCGCAGGAGTAACACTCGGTGTTAATCCAATCGGAGTTGGAGTAACCGGATTACCACCAATTGTTGGCCCGTTATTAATAATAGTTGTAATACGATTAATGTTAGAATCAATCGCGGAAATTTCAGCACTAGTCCCTACCGAACTACTAGTAACTTGAGAAACTTTGGTTTGATAAGGTAACGGTAATGGTATTCCTTGAACAATATAGTTTGTTAAAGTTTGAATATAGTTATACGCTGCAGTTGTTTGCGGAACTTCTGATGTTGGAAGCACACTTGTTGAATTGGCAAATGTATAATAGTAAACACCGCTTTGTATAGCTTGTCTATTGCCTCCGTATGTTAAATCAAAAGTTACACTATCAACTATATATCCGACATCTCTTGCACAAGTTGTTGCATTATAAGTAAATCCGTTAATATAAGCAATAATTTCTGCTTGTATAAATGATCGATTAGCATGTAGAAGAGCAAATGCATTTGCTGAAGCAGAGTTCGGTGTTAGACCTATTGGAGTATAAATTCCTCCAGCAGCCGAAGGACCGTTTTTAATAACATTTAATAGCAAGTTAATATTATTTGTAACAGCAGTAATGTCTGCACTAGTACCTGCAGTTAAACTGATATTTTGACTTGCACCACTGTATTTGTTTGGTAGAGCTTGTGCCGAAATAACGTAACTAACTACTCTCTTTAGATATGTGTATGCCGCAGTAGTTTGCGGTAATTCGTTTGGAATATTAGTTGTATTCGAGAATCCTAAATAATAAATTCCACTCTGTATTGCTTGTCTGTTAGACGGAGCAACATATGTCGGATCAACATTATATAGTAAATCATAACTTATACTATCAATTATGAATCCCATATCTCTTCGGCATATTGCCTGGTCAATGCTTCCCCAAACATATGGATAAGTCGCTTTTATCGAATTAGCAACCGAAGATATGATACTATCTCTGTTAGACTGTATAGCATTATATGCTGCAAGAACAACACCTATTCCGGCAGTAGTTGCATTTGGTACGATAGCATCGGTTATAGTAGCTGGATTAGTTGTACCGTTTAGTAAATTAAGAATTAATGCAAATTCACTTTGTACAAATGATTTTTCTAAACTTGTTGTAACAACTGCTGCAGTTGCTGTGCTTAATTGAGCGATTGCATATTCGGTTGCTGCAAGTTCTGTCCCTTGAATATTTAAATTACCACCTTGTGCCCAATACTGCAACGCCGAGAATACAATCTGACTGTTTCCGCTAGTTCCAGGAAAGTATAAATCTTGTGCTAATGCATCAACAATTAATCCTGTATCTCGACTACATTTAGTTGAATTATAAACGAACCCTGTGTAAAGGCTGTTAACATGTGCTACTACCTGCTGTTGTAGGTAAGTTCTATTAGCTTGCAATACTGTTACAGCATTGGTTGTATCGCTACTAGCTGTTAAACTATTTGGAACTATTAGATCAGTTACTCCGGTGATTCCATTAGATAAAATATTAATTACATAATCAAAATCAGTTTTTAATGCTGTTGCATTAGCTAATGTACCAGCAGTGTATGATGTATTTTGACTAGCGGCTGTAATATATCGAACAGTAGTTCCGGTAGTTTGATTTTGAACTACTTCTGCTGCTAAATTTTTAAGATAGGTAACGGCTTCTATTGTTTGTGCAGATTCGACTGCAATAAGGCCGGTGTAGCCTGTTTGATTCCAGTACTGTATAGCTGCAAAGTCACTTTGACTCGATCCGCCAAATAATAAATCTTGTGCCAATGCATCAATAATTAATCCAGTATCTCTCTGGCATGTTGCTTTATTATAATTGAAAGGTTTAGCAAACCAGTAATTAATATAAGCAATCAGTTCATCTTGAATAAACTGACGGTTAGCTAATAATAATTTATAAGCGTCGCTATCACCTTTATTAGAACTTGATGCTAAGTTAATAGGTTTCTTTGGATAATAAGGATTAGGACCATTATTGATAATATCAGTAATAATATCAATTTCGTTTTCAACATATGATATCTGAACACTTGTTGCACTATTAGCTGACAATATAAACTGTTGCGGAGTAGAATTTCCAATGGTAGTGGTTACTGTATTATTTGTTATAATACCTCGAGCAAGTTGTTTGATTCTATCATAAGCAGCAGTAACTTGTGCTAACTCGTATGTAATAACACTGCTGTTACTATTATATCCGTAGTAGTAGACACCGCTTTGAACGCTTTGTCTATTGCCACCATGAAGCAAGTCAAAGCTAACACTATCAATAATGTATCCAACATCTCGACGGCATGTATCTCTATTATAATTAAATCCTGCAGGATACATTGTGTTGATATAAGCTACAGTTTCTGCTTGAATAAATGCACGGTTAGCATTTAGTAAAACTGCAGCATTTAATGTTGCAGGATTCGTACTTGGTGTAATTGAAATCGGAGTCGGAGTTAATGCATTGCCAATACCACCGTTAATAATACTAGTAATTAAATTAATATTATTAGTTACAGTAGTAACTTGTACGTTAGTTCCAGTATTATAACTTGTTACTTGACTTATGTTATTTTGGTATTGTGCTGGAATTCTTTGACCAGTTATAATGTAAGAACTTATATTCTTTATGAAATTATATGCGGCTGTAACTTGCACTTGCTCGTTTGGTACAGCAGTTATGTTACTAAATCCATAATAATAAACACCGCTTTGAATAGCTTGTCTATTTCCACCGTATAGTAAATCAAAGCTTACGCTATCAACCATATAGCCAATGTCTCGTCTACATTTAGTTTGATCGTAAACAAATCCGTATGTCTTTGTTGTTTCAACAAATGCAACTGCTTCTGCTTGTAGGTATGATTTATTATTTTCTAATAATGTATACGCACCTTGTACAGATAAAATCGAACTTGCAAATAAATTATTTGGTACAATTCTATCAGTAACATTAGCAGTTCCATTAAGAATTATATCAACAATCAGGTTAAACTCGTCATAAACTTTTTGTTGTTCAGTAGTAGTTACAACAATAGAGGTATTAGTAAATTGAGATACGTTTGACTGGTATCTTAAACCTGTTGTATCGTTCTTAATGACTTTAACTGCTAGATCTCTAATGTAATTAATTGCTGACGTAGTAGTAGTTAACTCTGAGCCGATAGCTCCAGTATATCCGCTTTGCGCCCAGTATTGAGATCCAGAGAAATTACTTTGACTAGTTCCATTAAACAATAAATCTTGAGCTAATGCATCGACAATCAACCCAACGTCTCTTTCGCACTTAACTTGGTCGTATACAAAAACCGGTTTAGCTTGTGTAGTAATAAAGTAATCAAGGTATGCAATAACTTCTGCTCTTATAAAATCTCTATTGGCTGATAATTGTGCAACTGCATGCTGAGAATTAAGTGTAGGATTAAAGGATAAATTAATCGGAGTTGGAGTAATCGTCGATCCATTAATAGTAGTATTTGGGCCGTTATTAATAATTGTAGTAATACGATTAATATTATTATCTAGTGCTGTTACTTCTGCACTAGTTGCGATTACTCCTTGCTTACTCTGTACAACAGTAGTTTGATACGGTGCCGGAACTGTCTGATTTGTTACAATGTATCCGACTAATGTTTTTATATAATTATAAGCAGCAGTTATCTGATTTTTCTCAGTAGGTGCTATTGCACTACTCGAAGACGAGAATGAATAGTAGTAGACTCCACTGTGAACTGCTTGTTTGTTGCCACCATATTTTAAATCAAATCTAATACTATCGATGATATATCCGACATCACGGTAACATGTAGCAGTATTATAAACAAACCACGATGGTTTATTTGTTTCAACATATGCAACAGTTTGTTCCTGAATAAAGGTCTTATTAGCAGTTAGCAATGCATATGCATTACCGACAGTTCCTCCGATTGCACTGTAACCGTTTGGTACTATAATATCAGTAACTCCGGCTGTTCCGTTAATTAAAATGTTAGTGATTACAGAAAAATCAGTTGCAATAATTCCGGCTTCAGCTGAAGTAGCTGCAGTTCCAGTAGTCTGTGCAGTTGGAGTACCTCCTAAATAATATGTCGGGGTAAATCTTACACCAGCAGTAATATTTTGTACTACTTGTTGTGCAAGAGAGCTAGCAAAATTAATTGCAGAAACTGTTTGATCTAGTTCAACAGTAATCTGTCCGGTGTATCCAGATTGGTTCCAATACTGTAGACCAGCAAAATCGCTTTGACTAGTTCCGTTATATAACAAATCAAGTGCAATAGCATCAATAATTAATCCTGTGTCTCTCGAACATTTAGTCTTATCATAATAATATTGAGACAGGTTATTATCAACAAATGCAATAACTTCTTCTTCAATAAATTTCTTATTTGCCTGTAATAAATTATAAGCGTTATAAGTTGCTGTATTAGTTGTTGCAGTAGTATTTGGAACAATTTGATTTGTAACTCCAGTAGTTCCGTTAATCAAAATGTTAGTAACAGTAGAGAAAAGGTTACCAATAATTGTACTAGCAGTAGTCGATCCCGGTGATGCAAAATTAAAAGTCTGCGTAGTGCCTGTTTGTAAATTTGTTACTGTGGAATTAACTACAACTTTTTGTGCTAACCATTTTGCATAATTAATGGCGGCAGTAGTTGTTGTTAGTTCTTTTCCGATTGCTCCGGTATATCCTGCTTGATTCCAATACTGTAATCCGGCAAAAATTGCCTGGCTGTTATCTTGTTGTAAAAGGTCAAACGCGATACTATCAACTATTAATCCGGTATCTCTATGACAATTGTTTGCATTGTAGTTAAACCCTACACTAAATGTGTCATCTATCCATCCAGTTAGCTCTGCCGCTAAGAAATCTTTATTTGATGTTAATAAATTAAACGCATTAATTTCGTTATAGTTATAAGTTAACTGATTGCTAATCGGAATTGGTGGTGGAGCTATTCCTGGTCCTACTGTAATAATATCAGTAATTAAATCAAGATTAGCATTTATCTTCTCTGATTCAATTGATGTACCAACAGAGCCAGGAAGTACTTGCTGTACTGCTGTTTGATACAGAGACGGTACTGCGCTTCCTTTAACAATATACGAAACTAATGTTTTAATATAGTTGTAAGCTGCAGTTGTTTGAGACTTTTCTGAGTCAGCAATTGCAGCACCGGTTGAGGAAAACGCATAATAATAAACTCCGCTTTGAACAGCTTGTCTGTTTCCACCATAAAGTAAATCAAAGCAAACACTATCGACCATATATCCTGCGTCACGATAACATTTAGATTGATCGTATGTAAATCCTCCTGGTTTTGTAGCTTCAACAAATCCTACAACTTGCTCCTGAATATAAATTTTATTTGCTTGTAATAGTTTTACAGCACTAGTAATATTACCAGTTCCAGTTACAATTCCGTTAGGAACAATGATATCTGTTACTCCTGCGGTTCCGTTGTTTAAGATATTTGTAATAACTGTAAATTCACTAGAAATAATCGCTGCTTCGGCAGAAGTTGCAGAAGTTAAGCTAGTGTTCTGAGAATGAGCAGTCGGACCACTCGGATGATATGTTGCAGTATATCTTGTTCCACTAGTTATATTTTGCACAATCTGTTGTGCAAGATATGAAAGGTAATTTATCGCATTAATAGTTTCTGTTAATTCAACTGTTATCTGACCAGTATAACCGTTTTGATTCCAATATTGTAATCCAGCAAAGTCAGTTTGACTTGTACCTCCAAATAATAAATCTTGTACAAGTGCGTCAACAATTAGTCCTGTATCTCTAAGGCATTTAGATCTGCTGTAATTTTGATAATAACCGCTGCCATTGTTTATAACATTATCAATATAGGCAACAATTTCTGATTGTATAAAATAACGGTTTGCATGTAATAATGTAGCTGAAGTTTGTGTTGCTGCATCGCCGCTTGCTATTAAGCCAATAGGACTTGGAATAACTGGGCTACCGTTAATAATAGTTGTTGGACCATTATTAATAATATCGATAATTCGATCAATATTTGATCCAATAGAAATAATTTGATTTGCATTTCCAACAACTGGATTGGTCGCTTGTTTAATATAGTTTTGATATAAATTAGTTAATTTTTTATTTTTAACAATGTTCACTGCTAGATATTGCAAATAATCAAGCGACTTTAATGTCTCGGCGGGTTGATTTCCTGGCAGAATAATTAAACCATTACTATAATATGATAATGCTGAATTTAATGTATTAATATTTCCGCCTGCTGCCACATCGTCGGCAATAGCAGTTAATATAGTACCAATATCTCTGTAGCATAAATTTTGTTGCTTTTGCGTTAATCTAAAATTGCTATTGAACAAGCTGCGTACATATGCGCTTACTTCGCTTTGTACAAATAATAAATTTTTCTTTAAGATATCTTGTGCGTTCGAGTATCCACCGCCGAGATTTGGACCAACAATTGGCGGTGGAGCAACACTAGGGCCATTCAGTATTATATTTTTGATTAAATTAATATTATTAATAATAGCAGTTTCAGCAACGCTACTGTCGCCTTTGCCACCAGTAAAGTAACTTAATCCACATTCAATACTTTTTGTATTGCCTCCAACAATAATATCTTGACTTACAGCATCAACAATTAATCCAGTATCTCTAAAGCAATAATCTTGTTTATAAACAAAATTAGGATATGTTGAATTTACATACGCTACTACTTCGTTCTGCAGGAAATTTCTATTGGCTTGTAATAATAGTTCAGCACTAACCAATGGAGCTTCTGGACCGCAACTATTAAAGACAGTCGGTGCAGAAGATGGTCCTTTGTTAATAATTGTTGTAATAATGTTAATAGCATTTGTAATTTCATCGCTAGCGATTCCTCCGCCGATGAGCGCAGTATTAATAATCTGAGCTGTTCCGGTAGTAATAACTGGAGCAACTTGATTTACAATTATTGACTGAGATAACTCACCGATATAATTTATCGCATCAGTGGTTTGAACTTGTTGACCTTCGATATAATTAACAACTCCGTTCCAATATGATAATCCAGCCTCAACTGCTTTTTCGTTGCCACCAAACGTAACATCGTAAGCAATATTTTGTACAATTAATCCAACATCTCGATAGCATTTTGCTTGATTATATGTAAATTGATAAAAAGGTGATCCAGGTAATGCATTAGCTACTTGTTGATTAACAAATGCAACTACTTGTTCTTGAATGAACGTGATGTTAGATAGCATCAATGTTCTAGCATTAAAAAATCCCGGATCTTGTGGCCCGCTAATAACATTTAATCCTGGTTCGATTGAACCATTTGTTAATGTAACAGTGATTGTTGTTGTGTTTGCACTAAACTGTGCTATACCAACTGCTTGTGGAACCTGCACAGTTTGGTTAGGAACAAACATTGTTCCGTCAACCAACCAAGGTCCGCTCTGATTTGTACAATTCTGTACATAAGGAGATTGATAAAGATCAATTTTTGCTCCATTAACTTGAGGCGGAAAAGCTGTGCAATATGCTCCTCTATTAGTACCATTAACATATGGTCCAGGTAAAAGACCGCTTCTTCCATTAAAGAATTGCATTTGTGCAAGGTAGCATCCGCTCTGCACATGGAACAAATCTTGAGTTTTATTAATTGGTTCGATACTAGTTGTTCTTAAATCGTCGCCAACAACCGCTGTATTTGGTTGTAATAAAATAGGATTGTTTTCTAAATAATGTCCGCTATATACTTTAATTAGTGTTCCAGGTCGGTAATAAGGACTGCGTGTTGCTCCAGTAATCGTGCGACATGCTCGACTTGGATCTGCAGCTCTACCGTCATTAGTGTCGTTTCCGTCTAAATTAACGTGAAGAACGTTTGTAATAACAGGCGAAGTACCAATCGGATTTTTACCAGTTACTCTAATTTCTGAGTTAATTTGTAATAAATCGCTACCAGCATTAATATTAATTGTACCAGTACTACTAATTTCGTTAGTAACAAGATTTGATACGTAAGCATTTAACCAGTTACGTTCGATACTGCCTATAGAAAATCCGTTGTCAACAGATGGAGTAATGTTTGAACCGATTTCTGATTCAAAAACAACTACATCAGTTGCTGTATTATTTCCTAATGTAATGTTACCATCGGCGGTTATGTTTCCGGTCGCGTGCAAGTTCCCAAATACATTTGTATTACCGACTAAGTTAATCGATTCATTACCACTCGGTTGTAAAGCAATCGGGCCTACTGTTGTACTAATGGTTCCTGTAGATATAATTAAGTTGCCTAATTGACTCTGCCCGGTTCCAGGACCAGTATAAACAACTTTTAAATTATTAGCATTAATCGTTCCGTTGACATCTAATTCGTAGGCAGGATTGCTTTTACGAATACCTATTCTACCAGTCGTTACATCAAGATATAGGAGATCTGTTTCGAATGCTAAATCTACGCCATCGCGTATTAGATTTTTGGCCAGTAATGGACCAGATATACGACCAATAGCCATTGTGGCTCCTTGTCAACACCGAGTTTCACGGGTAACCACCTTACATTGCGGGTTTAATACAGTATGTTCCTGCTAAGAAAAACTTTCCTAGCATCGTTATATTTATTATTGTTTTGTTAAATGGTATTGTTAGGGTTCAAAAACGTTGCCAGATGCACCGGCAGGGAAGTATCCATCAAACCCTAATAACGCAAATACAGGTTTAGCTGGCACAGGCCCAGTAAACTGTATATAAGTACCTGCACCATAATTTACAGTTACAGTTGTTCCTGACGAAATAATTCCAGTAGTTGGTAAAGATATTCCTACTGCATATCCATTATTTGGAATATTGAAAACAAAATTTACATTAGTTATAGTAGTATTGGCTTGTAGTCCGCCTGGAGCAGTTATTGTTCTCCAAATTCCAGGTTCACCAGCATCGATATTAGTTAGAGTGTTAAGATATAGTGTAGTAGTCGATGAAGGAGCATCAATTGATAAGGTGGAAGTGACTGAACTAGGATTCACAGTTAATGTATAATTTGTTGTTGGTATTTGGTATACATTGTCTACAAAAACAAGTATATTCTGAGGTTTAGTAGGATCTACAGTATACGATAATGGACCGAAAATAGTATCATTGTAATTTCCGTATCCTAAATTTTGTGGTGTAATGTTAGCTGGTTTTATAGTTCTTAAAATCTGCCACGGGGAGGTATATCCCGGATTTGCACTATTATAAACTTCAAATTCTTTAATAGTATTATTATAACGAACGGTTCCGTCTACTAATGTAATTGGGCGAGATGCCGACGGGCCAGTTGGTAACTGCATAGTTGATGTGCTATTAGTTACAATACGAGAATCCTGTAGCACAGAAAATCTGTCATCCATAGGACTTTTACTATAAAGAGCAAGTTTCTTAATATATTTCATGATGTTTGTACGGAACTGATTGTTGCAACGATGATACTACCTACACTAGCAACGGCGTTAATACTGTCTCCGCTTTCTAAAATTATCTTTTCTGCATCAAACACAAATGTTTCCGATTTTGGCAAAGGTAATGATTTTATAATCTGATTACTTGCTCCAACTGCTTGACCTCCCGGTGTTACATATATATCTATAGTAGCATCGGTTGTAGCAGAAGTATTACAAAAAAACATTGTGGTAACTGCTTGTTCAGTATTAGTAGGTGATAAGAACAGTTGTGTTGTTGTAATTCCTACAGTAACATTAGTTATTGCCATTTTTCATTCCTTAAAATATTATACCGTAAATGATTGCTTTTCTACGGCTTACTAATTCGTCGCTTTGTTGTGTATTTACAAAATGTAATCCGGTACCGCCTCCGCCTACGTTTGTTGTATAATAGATAGTGCTGTAGTTATTTGTAGCAGTAAAAGCAATCGATTGAGCTTGAAGTTTTATAGGACCATTAAGCACAATTCCTTTTCCAACCGATGGTATCAATGTTAAATCATTAGTTGTGCCAGAGTTAACTTCAATTGATTGATTGTCTAGCGTTAATCCTGAAAACTTAGCGATACCGTTAGCTCTTAAATCTAAAACAATATTAGCTGATGATCCTAGCCCTACAAACATACGGTCTTGTGCTGCATAAAAAGGATCAGTATATGCTACACTATTGTCATTTAATTCGACAAATGAGTTTCCAACTTGTAATTTTTTAGCATAAACAGTGCCTGTATATACTGCGTTGTCGACATAATCTTTATTAGGAATATCGTTCGGATCAATTACTCTAGAAGAATAATTTACAGCTCCTTTAACGTTTAACATTCCACCAGGATTGTCACTGCCTAGTAAATTTAATGTTCCAGTTGGACTATTTGTTCTTATTGCTGCTACTGTTAATGCTGTTTCTTGTGAAGCAGATTTTAATTCAAAATATCCTCGATACTGAGTTGTTGTATAAGTTCCTGAACTACCGGAAGTCATAGTCCAGTACACTGGAGTACCTAATACACTATCAACATATAAAAAAGTAGCAGCATTTGTTAGATCGGTGTTACTACCGCGATCAATTGCTATTCCACTAGTTTGCAATGTAATATAGTTATTTGGTTCGTTAGCATTTAAAACAATTATGTTATCATTTATTAAAGAACTTGTACTTTCAATTTGCGTAGTTTGTCCGACAATATCTAAATTTCCAACGATACGTACCGTTCCGGTAGTAGTAGGACTCGTGACGTTTAAAGTAATGTCACCGTTAGGTGCATAAACTAGATAATTCCCTTCTACTTTTAAAACATCGGTAGTCATTTAGATTTCCTTTTGTGTATTTATTGGTTTAGTAAACTCTCAGCCGTATGTAGTCGATCATCGGCGTTGATTTATGAGGCCAACTAGGATGACTTTGAAATCTTAAAATAATACCGAAACTAGGATCATTTATTACTGTGCTAGTTAAACTAAAATCCCAAAGATCGTTAGGTCCGCCATATAATTTAAACATATCCAATCGAAAATCTGCTTGATTTTTTCCAATGTCCGTATTATTATAAGTTAGTTGAATAGTTTCATCAGTAATTCTACCTTCCCTATTCATACCTAATTCTGCTTCTAAACCTGAAATTGATAATGGAAGATTATTAAATGAAAACCCGGTAAACTTAAGAAACCAGGTTTTCATTTTTAAATCATTATTAGGAGTTCTTGAAATATGCAATAAAGGTGAGGTAGTTTCTAAAAAACTATTATCGCAATACATTGCATCAACAAAATTTGTTCCGTTATCTTTCCACGGGATATGCTGCTCTACTTCAGCATATTGAGTTATTATAGTTGAGTATGACCAATCAGTTGACATATTCTTATTTAACCAAAAAAATAGCTGCACAAGGCAGCTATTTTTATGTTATTTAAAATAACGTATTAAGCAACAGGAATAGTTACACTAACATTTGCAACTGGCGAGCCGTCACTAGAACGTAACCATTTTGCATAAGTGTTAGTAGGAAACTGTGTTCCGTTAATCGGAGTTAACAATGCTTTACGAGATGTTAACTTTGTTACATAATATGTACCACCTGCGCTATCAGTTGCAGTAATACTCATTTGACCAGCAGTTAAACTACCAGATGCAGTTAATTTACAAATGCCGTCACCGTCTCTGTTTTGCACAAGATAACGATGACTCGATTCTTGCTTTAGAATTGTTGATGTTCTAGCAACAGACGACTTTCTCGGTAAGTATGCGGAAGTTGTAATTTTTCCTGTATTACTAACTCCTGCTAATGTAACACTAAATGTTGCACCTGTTCCTGTTGAACCTGTTAACACAATATCAGGATCTAATGTATAACCAGAACCGCTAGAATCAACAACAAAACTAGCAAGATTACCAGCTCCGTTAACTGTAACGTGTCCAGTTGCAACTGTACCACCTAAAATATCTGGTTGGCTAAATGTTACTGTCGGTACAATAGTAAAATTAGTACCACTTGTAAGAATAGCAACACCGTTTGGTGCAACAACTCCCATACCTGCAGTGTCAGCAACAACTGCTGTGCCAGCAAAAAATCTCTTTTTAATCGGACGTCCCATTTGTTTCTCCTTATTTTATAAGATCGTTCTAGGATCTACGCAGTGGGTACTGCATAAACTCTCTTTTCGAGCGAACTGTTATTATTTACCGGAACCTGCAATTTTGCAGCCGTTATTAAAACTTTTGCTTCCGCCTGGTGGGCAATTATTAGGATTTTTAACATTTTTATTTTTACCCCAATTATACCCTGCAGTATGACCCGAGCAATCTTTTGTACATGTAGAACCTTTAAATGTTTTTGGTTGTCCTACACCGATTTCAAATATAAGTTCGTTTATTCTCATGTTGTATTTAATCGACAATCAGCAAAAAGCCCGCACAGGGCGGGCTTTCTGTGTAAATTTACAAGTAATTTTATTACTTGAAGCTTACTGTTGCGCTTACGATAGCGACCTTACCGAGGTAGTCAGCTGCGTTACCTAAGCTGCTTGCGGTGTTGCTGAGTTCAACATAACCGTAGCGTGTTAGGAAGCCTACGACTGGTTCGAAGGTTGCTGGATCTAGTACAACACCAGAACTCATTAGCGGAATGTATGGGCAATAGAACGCTGGTGCGTCAGCTTCGCTTGTGCCTTTGTATCCGATTAGAACCTGGTTGTTGTCATCGCTGTCAGCCTTGTAGCTGTCAACATAGATCTTCATAGCACCGTTTAGTGTACCAACAAACTTAGTGTTAGTTGGGGCTTCAAATGTACCTTCTGTTGTACGAGCAAATGCGCTTGTAGTTGCAGACTGTAGAATTGTTAGAGCCTGGTTTGAAACAACTGCCCAGTTGCCTGCGCCACGACGTGTACGCTGTGCAATTAGGTTGCTTACGCGATTGATCTGAATTGCTAGTGCAGCATGTTCGTCGCCGACGAATGTTGCTGTACCAGAAACTAGACTTTGGTCATATGACTGTTCAACTGAAGCTAAACCACGTAGTGAAGTTAGGATTTCCTGGTCGATTTCGACAGTGATTTCCTGAGCTAGTGCTGCCATAATTTCTGCTTCAATATCAATACCTTGTTGAGCCTGTGCATCTTGTGCAGCTTCAAATGTCCAACGAGCTGAGAGCTTGCGGCTCTTGGCTTCTACTGGAGCTTTGAGAATCTGGATGCTCATTCTCTTACCCGGTTGACCTTCAAGTTGTGCTGTTTGAGCGGCTTTTGGTGTGCCGTCAACGCCGTTACCGGAGTAAGCAGCAGCAATCTTGAATGGGCTTAGTGCTTCTTCGCCAGCTACTACAGTACCGTCGCCATCGGCGTAACGTACACGTAGTGTGTGGATCTGCCCAACAGGGCCTGTCATTGGCTGTACGCCGATGATTTCGTTGGCAATAACTGTTGGCATTACACGTCTGATAACTGGTAGAATAACACGATTAAGTGTTGCTACGTTACCAGAGCTTGTTGCTCCTGCTGTTGCGGCTTCTGCCAAGTACTTGCGTGTGTTCTCTAAGCAAACCTGCATAGAAGCACGACGATTACCCGATAGGCCTTCAAGCAGAGCTTCCTTTGTCTCGGACCATCTTTCATTTAATAACTGTGACATTAATGTCTCCTTGAATAATAGTTACTTTAGTCCCGCTAACTTGCGGATCTCTAAAATGTTATCTGAGCCTACCTGTGGCTGACTCTTTACTTCGCGATCGCCTGTTACAGCAGTCGACTCAGTTAAAGTAGCTTTCGCCACTTTCTTCTTATCGCCTTCCATCACTGCGGGTAGGTATTTGTCAAATGCAACACTCAATTTAGAAGTCTGTACGTTTTCTAATAGACTGCGCATAATCTCTCTTTTGTCAGCACCTAATGGAGCTAACATTTCGCCTAATAGAGCCTTACGCTCTGCTGTGTCTTTAGCAACACGAATTTCGCGTTCCTTTGACTCAACAATAGTTTCTTTCTCTTTTAAAGCTGTTTTTGCTTCGGAAAGTTCTTGTTCTTTCTTTTCGATAATCTTTAACAATTTACTTGTTTCTGATTTTTCGTTAAGATAAGAAGTTGAATATTCGTTAGCAAATGCTTCAAATAAACGACGTCCAAATTCGTTGTTACGAGCACTATCGATATCTTCTTTCAATTGAGTGATCTCTCTATTAAGATTCTTAGTTACTGCGTTTTCAACGACTTTAGCACCACGTTCAATAAACTCGTTTTTAATCTGTTCAAACTTTGCTTTAGCTTCTCTAACAAGTTTAACTTTGGTTTCAGCAAGGTCTTTCTTGTCTTGAGCAAATTCTGAAATTTCTTTAGCTAATGCATGTACAACAAATTGTTCTAATTTAGAAAAATTCTCAGCAACTTTCTTACGATCGCTTTGGAATTCTACTAATTCTTTTCCTAGCTGGCTCATAACAAATGATTCTAATACTTTAGCATCATCAGTCATTTTGTTTTGATAATCAACACTAGCCTGAACTAGTGTCTTTTTATCTTCTACAAGCTCAGCCATTTCGGCGGCCAATCTCTCGCTTAACATCTTGTCGATTGCTTCAACCATAACACCCTTATCGTGTGTATATTTTTGAGCAAATTCTTCACGAAGTTGAGCGGTGATTTGATCGCGATTCTCTTGAATTTTAGCAGCAAAAGCAGCTTCGACTACTGATTTCGTCTCTTCTGTCATTACGCCTGATTCTACTAATTGTTTGAATGCGTCCAACATCACATCTCCCTTTAAGGTTATTTCAAACCTTTAATAATATTCAGCATCGCCTCACGGAGATACTGCTGAGTTTTTGGATCTTCTTTACTTTCTTGCGCGACCCTATAAGCTCTATGACCACCTCTTGCGTTCATTAAGTGTTCATAAACCGGTGTAGGATAAGCTCCTGGCGCAGAAGGTTGAGCTACTATATCGACTGTGATAATCTCAAAATCAGCTACTTGGCCGGTGCGTTCGTCAACGTTGCCGCTGCCTCTGCTACTGACGCCTAGTTTTACACCACTTTCGAGCATGGTACGAATAAGATTGCCCATAGGAGTGGGAAGAATTTTCATCTTCCCATATCCGTTAGGACCGTCCATCCACATATCTGTAATCATATGGCTGACGCGGTCCAAATTAACTTTAAGGTCATCAGGATGATCAACCTCACCTAATACTGAGTATCCATTTTGGATCTGATCATTTAGAGTTTTGACAGCATTGGTAATTTCTTCGACAGGATAAACACGTTGATTTGCATTACGTATTCCGCCTTGGATGGCAATACCTTTAAGATAAAGATTCTTGCCATCCTTATCGTCAGACTCAAGTACAACTCTTGCCTGATCGAAACTTAGATGCTCTCTTAAGTAAGATAATTTCATCCCTGTTCCTTATTATGGAAGAACGTCTTTACTATTAACGCTCTTTTCCTTAGCTGGCTTCTTAGTGCTCTTGTCGTAACCCTTAGTTTGCTTTCCGTCAACATTTAATGTCGACCCGTCAGTAAACTTACCTTTTACGCCACCAGCAAGACTCTTGGCATTAGGACCCATATTGGTCTTATTTCCGTCTTCGCTATCACCTTTACCGTTCTGAGCAATGTTTTTAGCATTTGCTTTTGAACTTGGTAGACTTGATAGATTGGTGTTAATAGCACTCTTCTTATGTACACTACCTTCCTCGTTTGGACTTCCGGCTGTGTAATCTTTGCCTTTACGAACGATTTCTCTGTACTCACGTACTAGCTGTTCGTCCATATCTTCTTCATCTTCTTCTTCACTGTCTTCTTCGCTGTCCATATCCATATCCATATCGTCCGATTCGTCTTCGTCGCTAGTGGTTAGACTGTCCATTTCATGACCGTGAATATCTGGATTTTCCTCTTCTTCATGCTTTTCACCAGCAATGATTGCATCAAGCTTGGCTTCTAGCTGATCGAGTTTATCAAGTAAATTCTGTTCTGTACCTTCGCTACCTAATTCGGTGCCAAGGCTTGGTTCGTCGCCTAGGTCGTGCATATCGTCCATGCCGCCCATGCCGCCGTCCATTGAATCATCTGAAACGTCACCGACCATATCGTCGGATGCATCTCCGCCGATTTCGTACATGCTTTCGTCGTCCATCATTGACTCATCCATTTCTTCGTCGTCCATCATTGACTCGTCCATTTCCTCGTCATCTTCTTCGCGTGACTCGTCCATTTCCTCGTCATCTTCTTCGCGTGACTCGTCCATTTCCTCGTCATCTTCTTCGCGTGACTCGTCCATTTCCTCGTCATCAGCTTCTTCAGAAATTAGATTTTCGTAGATTGATCTTGACTTTTCTACAACGATCTCATGGAAAAGCTCGTTAGCTTTTTCATGCTCTTCGTTGACTAGATAGTCTAGTAACTTTTCAAATTTATTAGACATTGCGTGGTCTCCTTATGTTTTAAAAACTAGCAAGGCTGTCGTTTATTATTTACAGACATTGTAGAATACTTATGCCAAATAGGCCAAAAACTGAAGATTTTGGTCTTTGAGATAGAAAAATCTCAAATTTTTATAATTTTACATTGCACCTTGTTGTGGTGCAGGTGCTGCGTACATTTTTCTTACTAGCTCTAGATCTTCTTTTTGTTCTTTCTCTTTAGCATCGCCTGCTTTACGTAAATCGTTTAACATGCGTAGAGTTAAACGGCTTTTTCTAAGATCGCTCATCTTTAAGATGCTTAAATCATGATCGGAATCATAGCGATTCTTCTCTTTCATCCCGGCTTCGTCTGCATCAAAGTATACAAATTCTCTTAATAGCATATTCTTATTTATATTTTATGGTGCAGGAGGTGCTGCTCCGCCACCAGCGGGTGCTGCTGCTCCGCCAGCAGGTGCAGTTGTTCCTACAGGAGATGCTCCAGGTGTGGTCATGTCTGCATTTTGCAACGATTCTGGACCCAAATCTGAGCCACCTAATGTATCTAAATCGCCACCAAGCCCTGCACTTGTTATACCAACAGAGCGTAAATCGCTTTGTGCATCACCTTTAGAATCAACATCAACATTTTCTTCTCGCCACATTTGTTCGTTTTCTGCAATTTCTTCTGCGGTTAATCCTAAGAATCTCTTTAGAGCAAAACGTTTGCTTAAGTGAGGTACTTCAGATATTGCTCCGTAGGTCGAAACTCTAGCAGTATCCATTTCTACTTGACGATGTGCAGCAAAGTTTTGTGGCGGATTAAACTTAACTTCGAACAAGTTAGGGTCAATATTCATACCCTTTTTGTACAAATACATCTTAAATTCAGTATCAAACTGTTCATTCATTAAGCTTTGTAAACGCTCGCAGTAATTGTTAAAGCGTAGTTCTTGAATATAAGCTGTACCTACTCTGCCATCACTAAAAACAGTTTCGCTATCGCTAGTTCCTGTAGGCAAATAGCTACTAGGAATACGCAATGCACGCATTAATTTCTGTGTAAAGAATAGCAAATCGCTAATTTCACCTAAATTTGTGCCGCCAGGTAAAGTTGTTACCTTACTTCCACGTCCTTCTGCAGTTTGTGGGAAGAAATAGTCTTCGTTAATAGATAAAGGATTGAAACCTGAGTCTATAACGCTTTGTCCACCACCTGTAACACTAGGAATACGTCGTTGATTTACTTCATTTTTAACACGTTCTACAAAGCTCATTGCTAAGTGCGATGGCATGTTACCTACATCAATGTAGAATATACGTCTTTCTGGTGCACGTTGTACACGATATATAATAATAGCGTCTTCTAAAAGTTCTTTTTGTTTATAGACTTTGAAGATTGTTTCCATTAAACTATTGCCAAACGGAAAATTGTTATCAATTCCTTCGCTTAAGCTAAGGTGAATAACATGTTCTGCATCAATTGCCCATTGATTTTGATTGATTTGGAAACGATTTCCAGCACTTTGTGGGTAAGCACCAACCATTCCTCGTTGTTGTGCACCGCCTGTAACATATGCTGTGCCGCCAGGAGTAGTATTTTGATTGCTAGGATTAATCTGTGTTACTGTTAAATTTTGAAAATTAACATTTATGTCACGTATAACATACTGTTCGGGTTTTTTACCTTCACTTTCGTTGACAATAACTTTATCAACCTTACTAGGATCTATGTAAAACCATGATAATGTTTCGGGATCTCTAATAAAAAAGCAGTCACCATACTTAAAAGTATTGCGTACAATCTTAAAAATACGTGTTCCAAACTTGTTTAGTTTAGACCATTGCTGCATATACTTCTTAATAATCTTAACTTCGGTGCTAGTAGCTTGATCTTTGAAGAATACTTGGAATGGAGTACCATTCTCATCGTTCATTTGTGTACAAAATTCAGCTAAAATGTCAAAAGCAGCATTAACTTCAGGATCCATGTCCATAGTATCATACTGTGCGTATCTTTCTAAACGATTAGGATGCCCGCTATAAACATCGGGCAAATAAGAACTATAATTAGTTCTAGTAGGATTGGCACGGCTTGATTGACTTACAGGACTCATCTGTCCTGTGGTATTAACAGGTGTAAAGTAACGTTTCCATGACATATTTTAACTCACAGGATATAAATTTTTGTTTAACCCATTAATAGCACTAACACTGCGTTTCATATCGTTTGATACTAGTTGCATTGTATGCAGCATATTTTCGGATATTGTATTTAACCGTTTTAATTCGGTTATTAATTCTTTATTAATATCGTCATCCTTATTATCAAGTATGCTTGCATCATCTTTTTTGGATTTTTCTTCTTTTTTATTATCGTCAGACTTTTTATGCAAGTCTCTTGCTAAATTTGCTACGTCAAATCCAGCTGCTACTATTCCGCCAACACCGGGTATTAACGAGGCAAGTCCTCCTGCTGCTGCTAGTCCTGCTCCAAAATAATCTCCTTCTCCTAATCTCATATAGGCATCAGCTCCGCCAGCAAGTAATCCAATACCAGGTATGAATTTAGATAGCATTTTACCGCCCAACTTAGCAGAGCCTTTAGCCAATAACCCGGTACCGGTAGCGGCGCTAGTTGCAACCTTACCGGCAGTAACTGCTTCGGTAAGAACCGGAACTTCTTTTCCAATAGCAGCAGCAGCACCTCCGGCGTTTATAAGACTTTTAACTGCAGATGCTCCTTTAAGCACATTCGATCCAATAGAAAATGCTACGATAGCTTCGAGCAATGTTGTTAAACCACCAGGAATTTTATTAATTAACCCTATCATATCTGTAACACTTCTTAAAAATCCAGGTATTAAAGGTTTTAAATCACGGAAAATAGGCATTAAATCTTTTAATAACTCTTGTCCCATCTTCATAATTTCTTTTTGATTTTCGGCTGCTTCTCTAGCTTCGGCAGCAGCATTACTATCGGCATCAGCTTTATCAATTATCTGCTGTATTTGCTCTTCAGTCATAGTAGATGCTTTGTTTGCTGTAATCCCTAATTGCTGTAAGCTATCAGCGAGTGGTCCGCCTTGTCTTATAATTGCATATAATGTTTGATTAGAAAATTTTTGAAAATCAAGACCAGCAGCTTTGAGCCCTTCTCTTAATGTAGTACTAGCCATTTGTTTTACACCAATACTAGTATTATAAACCATATCAACAGAATCTTCAACTACTCTTGCTGCATTACTTGCAGTAGCAAGGAATAAGGCACCGGCTTTATCTGGTGCTATTCCCATTAACTTAGATTGGAACGCATCAACAGCACCTTTTCCACCGATTGCTAATGCATTTGCCATTCCTGCTAATGCTTTTTTACGTTCGTCCTCCGACATAGTTGCTAGTTTAGCTTGAAAAGCAGCATTTTTACTAGCAGCATCTAGCTCTTCTTGCTGTTTGTCTCGACTTTTACCAGTAATTTCAGATAATGCATTTAAATTTTCTAAGTATTCAGACGACGATGTAAGTATTGCTGCTTTAGTTTTTTCATCAGCTAAGTCTATGGCCCTACGTGGTCCACTCATTCCGATATAGCTAGCTAATCCTTGATTTATTTCTTCAAAACTATATCCTAACGATAGTAAACGATCACCTAGTTGACTATTAATCAAATTATTGCTTAATCTAGAAAAAGTTTGAAATCCCTTATCAACTCCACCGCCGAGATTAATAAATGATTCAGAATTCTTTTTTACTAAAGTACTAAACTGGTCCATTGACAAGTACATGCTAGATGCAGCTACTCGCATTTGTATAAGACTACCGCTAAAATTAACACCCGAAGCACTTATTTCTTGATAACTTTTTAAAAGTTGTTCTTGAAACTGAGATACTAATTGAAATCCTGTACCGACAAGGCCTAAAGGTCCAGGTAATTTTCCTAAAGCTCCAAATAAATCACTAGCTTTGCCAGTACCAGAAGTAAAAGTACCAACAAGACCTGCAGCGGCTGTTAATTTAGCTTTTAACTGATCACTGGCGTATTCTAACCCAGCATATGCACCACCTAAAATAGCAGCAGATTTTTCTAATTCAGTTAAAGACGCTGTTGTAAGTTTAACTTTTTCTGGATCTAATCCAGCATTTTTTGCCATTTTAGCAACAGCATCCGCAGCTTCTTTGCTAGTTGCGGTAATAGCAACTAGTAATTTTTGTAATGTAGCTTCTGTAGCTGCATTTTCAAGATTTACTTGTTGATCTCCGAATGTACCCGATACTGGTGCCATGTATTTAAAATTCCAGGTTAACTGCGTAGATAAATATTTTTATAAAGCATCAATTATTTATCGGAGTCTAACATATGCAAAATTCCCCTCAAAAAATCAATCCCTTAATGGGCATGATGAGGCAACCAAAGATTTATATTCGGTTTCCAAGTAACGGAAATTATTGGCCTGAAGGATCTTTAAATGTTAGCGCAAATGGTGAATACCCGGTTTATTCCATGACTGCTAAAGATGAGTTAATTTTAAAAACTCCTGATGCACTATTAAACGGACAGGCTGTAGTTGATGTTATACAAAGTTGTTTACCTAATGTAATAAATGCATGGGAATGTCCCCAAATTGATTTAGATATTATTTTAGTAGCAATAAGATTAGCTACTTATGGCGAAAAAATGGATGCTAATGTAACAGTTAAAGGTATCGAAGCTGCATATTCTGTAGATTTAAAACAAATTATCGATAGCTTATATTCTAATGTTAAATGGAACGAGTTAATTGAAATATCTACAAATTTAAAAGTACATGTACGCCCATTAAATTATAAAAAGTTATCTCAAGCTGCTAGCCAAACATTTGAAACTCAAAGAATTTTTAATTTAGTTAACGATAATGAGTTAAGCGAGGAAGAAAAAACTGAATTATTTAAAAAGAGCTTTAATAAATTAACTGACCTTACACTAAATGTAATTACTGATTCTATAGTAGCTATTGAAACTACATCAGGAGTAGTAACTGATCAAGAATTTATAAAAGAATTTATAGAAAACTGTGACAGAAGTATGTTTAACATTATTAAAGATCATATAGATCTTCTAAGAGAACAAAATTCTATCAAACCTTTACGAGTTCAAGCATCTGAAGAAATGATTGCACTTGGATCAACTGCTGATATTGAGATTCCTATTGTATTCGATCCTGCAACTTTTTTCGGGTAAGGCTTTTGTCTCTTAGTCTTAATGAAATTGACCAGTTATCACAAGACTTAGAAAAAGAAACAAAGGCCATTAAAGATGAACTATTTAGAATTTGCTGGTTTATGCGTGGTGGTGTAACTATTACCGAAGCATATCAGCTAGACTATCAGGATCGATCGGTTATTAGTAAGATCATCGAAAACAACTTAGAAACTACTAAGGAAAGTGGACTACCTTTCTTCTAATTATAGTCCTGCTAGCTTACGTAAATCTAAAATAGATGTATCTACTACACGTCTTAAAATATAAGAACCTTTGCTTTCTGTTAGAACAGCTTCTAATCCTAAGTCTAATAGGCTTAATCCTACAGTTTCAAGCATGTAATTTATGGATTCTAATTCGTCAGTACCGATATGTCCACCGTCCTTAATTTTTTCTAATGCTGGCTTAACAAAATTTGGATCCGGTATATTCTTTTTAATTATACTGCCAGCTACGCCTGATAAAGTCCCCCAGTTAGGCTGACTATGACGATCTGCAACAAAGTTAATTAATTCTCTACCTAATTCAATTTTCTTGTTAGTATCTGGCTCAGACTTTATCTGTGCAGCTATACTTTTAAGATAATCGTTAGTGTTTTGATTACCTGCCGATAATTTTTGATTAAGTGCTTGTTGAGATGCAATGTTTTGTGCAGCGGTAGGTGGTTCCGCTGGAGTAGTTGCTGCTTGTGTCGTTGTGCGAGAAGGTTGTTGTGTTGTATTTTGAGCATTTGGCTGTTGAGCAGGCTGCTGTTGTGCAGCTTGATTAGTTGTTGCTTGCGCTGGTTCGTTATCGACTTGTGATCCGGTTGGTAAATTTAGAACTTTATTTTTACCTGCTCGATATCCAGCTTTAAAAGATTTAATAATCCCTAACTCATTAAGAGCACTTTCGGAAAACACATCAGATAATTTCATTTTAATATCCTACAGCAATAAATTTATTTATATTATTAGAGCCAGCTACGCTAGCTCGCTACTTCGCTCACGCTCGTAGCCATTTTCTAGAAAAGATAGAACTGATTTAAGATTATCTAGATTAATCAGCCATACTTACCCACCATATGGGTAAGATTTCTGTGATTATTATCTGAGTATCACAACCCTAGCGTTACTGCATTACAGAGGCGGTCATCCGGTACCTCGAGCAGCGTTCTTTATGACGGTAACTATTATATACCCGCTAGTCTTATATAATAGTTCGGGGTTTCGCTCCCCATCTTTGTGCCTTTAAATTCTTTTAAACAACTAAACCGCGGCGTTTGCGATCTTCGTCCTGTAAAGGATAGTAGTTGAACACTCTGTACAGCGCAGAGAATTTCCGTCCCCATCACTTTCGTGTGGTTATCATGGGCATCCGAGGTTGGCCGATGCTAGCCTTAACTGTGTATTTGCCTATTTTTTGATTATATGTGAGCCATGGATTCTAACACGTATGTGACCATTGTAATATTCATTGGTTTCTAACACACGACGGTCGAATTGTTCTTTTGCTTCGAGATATGATGTTTGTGCCTTACTAGTACAGTAATGTAATATTTCTCTTCGAAAGTTTTCTTTGCCTAATTTTTCTATATCTTTTGATAGTTCATCACTGGAGCCATAATATGTTTGCCAATCTGAATCTATTTTGCTCTTAATTTTTTTTCTTTTCTTGTTGCCGTTTTTAAGTTTTACTGTTTTATATTTGGTTTTACTAAACTTAGCCAATTTTTTTCCGACGTACATACGGCCCGAGATTGTATTAGTAATAAGATATATAAATCCAACACAATCTTCGGGCAGTTCAGTAACAATTTGTTCTTGATAGAACCAAGTCACTGTTTACGATGCAGACTTAGACGCCTTGCGAGCATTCTTTTCTGCTGTAATTTCATTACGACGTGCCTTAACTAACTTACCGAGTTCAGCTAATGCCTTGCGAGCACGAGTTCCTGCTGCTGAATTTCCACCGACAAACTTGTCATTCTCGGCTAGGTAACTGTTAAGTGCGGTTTTCATTTGTTCTGTTGAGTCGCTCATTTTTTCTTGCCTCCTTTTTGGCTCTTTTATTTTCTACATGCTTTCTTTTTTGATCTAATAAAACTGGTCTCAATATTCTATTGTAACGTTTTATTTCTCTTAATGCTCTAGATATCTTTGCTGTTGTTCTAATTACAGGATCCATACTGTAAGCAGAAGGTCGTTTAATAAAGTTTAGATGAGCATTATGATAAGTTACTAAAAGATCAATAAGTTCATTATGTAATTCTATATACTTGTTTATCATACTAATCCCACCGGCTCGGTCGAATTTGAATACGAGGTAAAACCATTTTCTTTAACTACTCTCAAGATACTGTCAACTCTACTGACTAATTCATCTTTATGAGAAATCAAGTAAATGTTTTTACCGCCTTCACGAGCCATTTCTTTTAATAATCTTAACCCTGCTTCGACTCCAGCAGAGTCCATACCTGAGTCCATTAACTCGTCAACAAACAACAAGTTAACACTTTGGTATAAACTTTCCCAAACATCTCTGAAAGCGAAGCTCATACTTAAGATAAGTCTGTTGCGTTCACCTCTAGAAAGGTTGTCAAAGTCTAGGTCTTTACCAAAATCTGTAATCTCTACTTCTAAATCATTTTTAAATTTAACTAGATGCGGAAGTTTTAGCTTATCCAAATAGTAACTAAGTCTATGATTTAAATGCGCGAGATTTTGATCAATGATCTTTTTACGAATAAAACTATCTTTGTTAGTTAATAGTTTAAGTAAAAAGTCTTGATGCTCTTTTAATTTTGTCAACTCATTAATCTTATCCCAAGATATAGTTTGCAAGGCAGTTTTTTCCAACTCCTCAATCTGATCTGTATAGGGATTAATTTGTGAGTTACGGTCGATTAATGCTTGTTCTAAATTTGTTAATTGATTTTGATGCCCCAACGCCTCTGCTTCAGTTGCATAGAATGTCGTAGGACATGTACCGATATCTCCAATAGTATTAATTTGAGTGTTTAGCTCATCAATATTATTCTTTACGGTATTGTAATAATCGACAGCATCGGACAAATTCTTTTCAGCATTAGCAAGTAAGTTAATATGTGTGTCATTGTGCAAGTCTTGCTCACACTGAGGACACTTATTGTCTGCTAACTTTTCCAATTCTGCAGTATATTTTTTAACATTTCTATCAGCTTGTACTAAAGATAAATCCGCACTAGCTTTTTGCTTTTTTAGATTTTGCAGTTGAGTATTATTATCTTTCCATACTTTTAGATTTTTATGTGCTTCAAGTTCGGCATTAATATCTAAACTTTCTAGTTCGGAAATTGCATTAGCTAGCTCCATTAAGTCTGTATCTTTTTTCTTATCCCACGTGTCTTTTTTAAGAATTAAAGAATTAATACTACGTTGAATACCTTCGTTAGCATTTTTAATGCTATCAATTTTTATCTGTTCAGCAGCAATCGCATCTTTATTTTCTTTAATTAGTAGTCTTAGAGATTCTGCCTTAGTGCTTAACATTGTGCTTCCGATAAGTTCTTCAATAACTTCTCGTTGGTCAGCAGCCTTTAAACTAAGGAATGGTTCTGTATAAGTGTTGAGAGCCACAATGTGTTTAAACATTGTGTGGCTCATACCGATTACATTTTCGATATATTTTTGAGTTTCTCGACTATCGCCTTGAGATTCTTCTTCATCTTTACCAACATGTTCTTTATCGTCGATATAAAGTTTAAGAAAAGTAGGTTTTCTTCCTCTTTCAATACGATGTCTTACGCCGTTTACTCGAAACGATCCGGTAAGCAGCATATTCTTACCGTTAGTTTTATTAATTAAATTTTCTTTCTTAATTCTCGATAATGCTTCGCCGTAGAACAAGTAACTTAATCCATTAACCATTGTAGTTTTACCTGTTCCGTTACGGCTACCGGTATCTTCTCCACCAAGATCGAGGTTAGTACCTAAAACCAAAGTTAAGAAGTCACTTTTGAAATTTATGGATTGCGTTTGATTACCTACGCTCATGAAATTCTTAAGTGTCATACTTTCAAGTTCAATGTTTGTCATAGACGTTGCCATATATCCAATAATGTTGCAGAACTAAACTGTTCGCTTGAAATATTAAGTAATTCTTGTGTTACGATTTGGTCAACACTTTGTATTGCAGCTTCTGTTGGAGCTTCTTCAACTCCGTCTAATGTAACACGATCTCTAATCATACTAAATTCTCTCACAGTTTCTTCAGACATAAAGCTTTCTTTTAAGAAAATAGCTTCTTCATAATTTAATTCTACATCGGCTGTAACTTTAAGATACATTTTAGATTTTAAAATATTATCTTTATCCTCAATTAATTGACTAAGTTTAACGGAACGATACTTAGGAGCGTCTTTCCATGAATGGAATTCAGGAGTTCCTCCCCATTCCATAATCATCATTCCTCTTTCATCATCCCAAGAATCTGCAAAGTCATGCGGAAATGCGTTGCCGATGTACCAAATTTTACCTTTATTCTGTCTTTTATGAAAGTGACCACTAAAAACTAGTTCTTGATTTTGAAAATGGTTAGGTTGCAATAATCCGTGATCTGGAGCAGCAACCATAGCATTCATCATGAACGTAGGTAACTCAAGATGTCCAAAAATATATCTACTTTTAGATTTCGAAATAGCCTTCCATTCTTCCTTAACTAACCAAGGAACTAGAGTAACGTCGTTAATAGTGGTTACAGAGTCTACTACTGTAACACCAGGAATATGTCGTCCAAAAGATGAACTGTGCACATCGCGTTTATCTCTAAAAAATAAATCGTGATTACCAGGAAACCAAATAAATTGGTCAAAAGCTTTTCCAAGTTTTTCCAAAAGACGCACACTAGTGTCGAGAGTAACAAGATTAATGGAATTTCTCTGGTGATGCCAGTCGCCTAGAAAGATGCCGGTATCACAACCAGCATCTTTAGCTTGCTTAATAAACCAGTCTACAAATTCTTCACAGTCTTGTAGATGAGTTAGACTATTGCCTTTTAGGCCAACATGCAGATCTGTAAAAGCTGCAACTTTCTTAAACAACGACATTAATATTCTCCTTGAGTAATTTTAGCTAACTTTAAAGAATAAATCAATCGTTTTCTGATGAGTCGTCCTCTGAAGCAAAATCGCTTTCGTTACTTTTTGGCATGCGAGTATTTTTGTAAATTTCTGCTTGCTTTGCAGTTTCGTCAGCAAATTCATCCCGTGTTTGACGAGTTAGGCTTGGGGTCAGTCCGTTAACTTCGAGTAAATCGTCTCTAATATTTTGGCTCTTTTTCTCTAGATTAAGTACACGAGTAAACGAATTAGTTACTGCTGCTGTGTAATATGCGAATGGGTTTTCGCTTTTTGATTCGTCAAACTGTAATCCAATTTGGCTTAACTGCAGAATTGCTTGGCCACGCATTTCGTCAACGTAAGTATAACCTCTCCAGTTACTACGTTGTGCATATCTCTCGCTTAATTTGATATACATTCTGCCTAGATTTTCTGTAATTCTTCCGTGATCTTTACTAAACTTGCCGTTATCTAATGTGCCTTTCCAATGACTTTTACCTACGCACTCTAATTCGTCGTTATCATTAAACTTCCAGTGTTGAAAAGGAGGAAAATTTACCTTCTCATGACGATCTGCAGTAGTTTTAGCAGTCTTTTTACGATTTGGGGAAAGTGGAATGTGATCAAAAGTCATTATTCTAATAATAATATCATTTTTAGCAATGGTTTTATAATCAGGAGTGCAGTCTGTAAGTTTAATCTTTTTATCTCCGCCAATCCTTGCTAAATTAAATGCTTCAAGACCTAATCTTTTAGCTCTATTACGTTTTGCTTCGGCTATTGTTCTTATATTAATCTTATCGAGGCTAGTTAATATGATGTCGTATTGATTATATTCGGGGCTAGAAAAGCTAGAATAACTACATTTACTTCTATGGATTTCTGCTAATAAGTCTCTATTGTTTAAATATTTTACCTTTCTTCCGGTGGGTGTTATTGTTATTGTCATTCTTCTCGGAATCTCCTAATTTCGTTACTGTAGCATAAAAACAACAGTAGGTCAACCATTATGTAGGTAGATTATTTATTGGTTAAATACACATGATAAAGGATTTTTACTAATGGCGACATTTCTTGAATATATTAAAACTTTAACTCCAGATCAGAAGGCTGATGTCGCTCGTCAACTCCGCGAATCAGCAGCGCAACAAGACGTTCCTGTTAGTGTATTAATATCGGGTAATAATTTTCCAGATCCAGTTCCGGCACCGACCGGTGGATCAGCACAGCAAAATGCCGATGGTACTACTACAACAACAAATGCCGACGGTACTCAAACTACAGTTGATCAACCTGTTTTAGACAACACAACAAATGCAAGTCAATCTGATCTAACTAGAGCATCAAGAAATTTAACTGGTGGTATCGTACTTGGTGCACTTATTGGTGGAAAAAAAGGTGCAGCAATCGGCGGATTAGTCGGTAGTCTAGGTTCTGCTTTAGATAAGCTATCTAAAAAGAAAAAACCCTCAGCTAATCCCGCCATGTCAAGGCCTACTGCTGCACAACCAAAATTTAAAGGTGATGATACTCAAAGAGTTAGATTAAAAGTTCCAACAGAATATGTTAATAATTTCGGACCTGCAAAGAATTTAAGTAGTCTTGAAGGAATATTATTTCCTTTTACACCTCAAATAACCATAGAGCACACTGCAAATTATTCGTCATTAAATGCAATGCATTCAAATTATACTCAATATTTTTATAAAAATAGTGCAGTGAGTGAGATTAGCATTACTGGTAAATTTGTTGTACAAAATGAACAAGATGCTGCATATGTAATTTCAACAATACATTTAGGGCGTAGTTTAGTTAAGATGAAATTTGGAAGTGATGATAATGCCGGTGCACCACCGCCGGTTTGTAGATTATTTGCACATGGCGACTATATGTTTAACAATACTCCGGTAGTTGTTAAAAACTTTTCTGTAGAATTTCCTGACAACGTTGACTATTACACAGTTGATCCAAGTAATGCTATATATAAAAGTTTTACCTCGGTTGGAATCACTTCTGTGCCGGTTATTACTACAATCAAATTAACGTTAATACCGCTATTCAGCAGACAACAACTATTAAATGGTACTGTTAATGGATGGTTAAATGAGAATTCTGGTGGCAAGAGATCTGAGGGATATCTATAATGTCAGCAATGTACTCTAATTCAAGTCCTTATTATAAAACTAATATTAGTAGTTTTTATTTAGACGTAGCAACGTTTAGAAATATACCTGTGGTTGCCGATGATGTACAATACACCGTAACTACTCAATACGAATATAGACCAGATTTATTAGCATATGATTTATATGGTGATGTAAATTTATGGTGGGTATTTTCTGTGAGAAATAAGGACGTAATCAAAGATCCTATATATGACTTATATGCAGGACAAACAATTTATCTTCCTCAAATGACTACTTTAAATTCGGTATTAGGACTATAATATGGCAGTTGGTTATTTGCCTCCAGACAAGTGGTCCGGTGTAAAAGATAAACTTACACCTACAGGTCCTCGAAGAGGTACAATTGTTAGACAATCTAGTATCGCAGAAAATATGGCAGTATCACCATATGCTAAAGATTATATTACTAGGGATAAAACTAAAGGTATAGTCACAGAAAGTAAAAAGACAAACATTTTAAATAATTATACCTCGTATAATTACAAATTTACTTTAGCATCGTTGCCTAAGAAGGCGCTTTACGATAGCACGTTTGATTATAAAAATGATAAAAATATTTTCGTTATTGCTAAGTCAGGCGGCAAAACTGCAGATGCAAGTACACCAACTGCAAGTCCTGAATATGACGACCTAGTGCAAGGATTCAATAAAAATAGCCCAGGAAGATTTGATTTTTTTATCAATAATGTAAGAATTAACACAGTTTGTGGCGGAAGTTTGTCAACAAATATGTCAATTGCTACTCAAATAGAATTTGATTTATTTGAGCCTTACAGTATGACAGGATTTATCGAAGCATTGCATGTGGCAGCAGTTTCTGCAGATCATGACAGCTATTTAAATTGTCCTTTCCTATTAAAGTTAGAGTTTATCGGATATAGGGACGATAATAATAAAATTGAAAATATTCCGTTCTCTAGATATTTCGTCTTTAGATTTACTCAAGTTGAAATTGATATTAACGAAACAGGCACAAGATATCGCTGTGCCGGAGTTCCAACTAACGAGTTAGGATTTAGTAATAACTCTGGAAAGTTATTAGATAATGTATTGTGTACAGGTAACACTGTTAAAGATTTATTAGGTAGTTTAGCGATACGTATCAACCAACAAAAACAAGATGAAATGGAACTTATTACCAAAGATTCCAATGTTAAATCAGATCACTATGAGATTATAATAAGAAATGATGATAATAATTTAATTAGCGACGCATCGACTGTAAATTTTTTAACACAACAACAACATTTTGATTTTGTTTCGGAAGAAGATAAACTAAAGTTTATAACTGAGTCGCCGTCTAAGCTTCATTTAACTTATTTAGGTGTTAACGAAAAAGGACAAAAGATATACGACCCAACCCCTAGATCAATTGCTGCACAGTTTGGTAAAGGTTGTGATATTACAGAAATTATTGCATCAATTATAAGAGATAGTTCCTATGTAAGAAGAATATTACATAATCCTACTCCTGATAAGTTAGGATATATAGATTATTTTATTGTTTTAGTTGAAGTTGAAGATCGAGAAGATTATAACGAATATCTTCGTAAGCCTTTTAGAAATTATCGATATATTGTGCAACCTTATAAGATACACTATTCTAGAATTCAACCATTATCTTCTGTGGCCATTGATACTACGGTAGCAGCAGCATATGCGCAGAGAAGCTACAATTACCTTTATACAGGACAGAATGTTGATATTGAAAAGTTTAGATTAAAGTTTAACACACTTTACTATCAAGCTGTGCCGTCTAATCTAGGAAATAAACCTAATGTAACTGTTCCTATGGATAGTGTCGAAGGGCAAACAACTCCAGATGTAAAATTACCAAAGGTAACAAAAAAAGAAGTTCAAAAAGATATACATGGAAAAGCATCAATCTCTACATTAGCTGACAGATCTACAACTAATATTGGTGCAGTGGAAGGACAAATTGATCCCTTTTACGACTTAGCAAAAAGTATGCATCAAGGAATTTTAGAAAATGTTGATCTTGCTACAGGAGAATTAGAAATTATAGGTGATCCGTGTTATCTTCTTACCGATTCTATCGGTAATCAAAGATTAACATTTGATCAAACAACAGGAATGATTAGCAACGGAGAAGTTCCGTACACTTACCAAGACACTAATATTGTGATTAGGTTCAATACTCCTACTGATATTAATGAAAAGACTGGATTTGTTTATTACGAAACACTGGGTAAAACAAATACTAAAGTAGCATCTTACAGCGGAGTGTTTAGAGTTATTCAAGTAAACAGCACATTTAATGACGGAGTTTTCAAGCAAATTTTGCAACTTGTGAGAATCCCAGGTCAACTCGAAGACACTAGTTCCACTCCTTCCACTCCAGAAACAGTTGGTACATCACCTGTAGCGGAAAGAACTCCTTCTCCGGCCCCGCCTGCCGAAGTGTCATCGATGCGAGCAACAGATAATACCTTAGCTAGCACTACACAAAAGCTTTTGAAAACATCAAATTCAGTAAAAGGATTGCCTGGTGCTTTATCAAATTTAGTTCCTGGAGGAATAAACAGCTTGGCCGGAGCAGCAGCAGCCGGGCTAACAGTTGCTAGCATTATAAATTCTTTAAAATCCGGTGCCTCAAACAATGTAGGTTCGTTAGTTAATAGAGTAAGTGGGTTACCGTCGGCAGGACTTTCAAATGTTGGTAGTTCTATAAGACTAGCAAATGCAGGATTATCTGCATTATCAAACAATGTAAATCAAGTCGGCGGTTCTGTAAATGAAATAAGCAATACTGCACAATCTTTAGGGCTATCAAAAGTTACACCAGCGAATTTATCTAAGACATTATTAGCAAATAATAATAATTTAGTTAATAGTTTAGGTTCGAGCCAGATAGCTAAAGTTACAAATCTTTCTTCTCAAGCTGCTGGCTTAGTTTCAAATGTAAGTTCAAATGTTAATAATCTTAATGGAAATTTTGCTGCACTTGAAGGACAGTTAGGAATTAATTCAAGTGTAATATCAGGACTTAGCCCGAATCTAAAGTCAAGAATTTTAAAGACTATTACAGATGCTGCTAATAAAATACCTAGCAATGTTGATATTAATGCTGAAATACAAAATGGGTTGAATATTAATAATCTACCTATTGATGGATTAGGTAATATTCCTCCGACACAACCTAAAGCTATTGCTCCAGAACCAAGGATTAATTCTAGCGATTTAAGATATATTGTTAATAGAGGAGGCAATCTAAATAATATATCTGGAGTATCGGATATTTCTAATTTAGATCAAATATTATCTAATGTTAAATTATCGAATATTTCAAGTGTAGGAGCTAAACCTCAAGTAGTAGCTGATAAATTATCTACTATACAAGCAGGGTTAAGACGTATAACAAATACAACAGTAAGTAGAGAAACAGAAATTAATAATGTCTCTAATCTTACTGGTAAAGATGTGCCCAATACCGGCGACCTTTCGAAATCGGCGGTTAGTAAATACGGAAGTAAAGGAGGTAGCTCGGCTATACTAACAGCATTAATTAAAGCTACTCAAAACTATTAAACTATGCCAATTACACAAAGAAACGGAGACCCATTAGACAGTACAAATATTCCTCTATCGAATGGCCCTTATCTTGCTAAAGTTGTTAACAACAATGATACTACATATATGGGAGGATTGCACGTTACATTAATTAAAAAAGATGGAACAAGTAATTCTGATCTACCATCTAATGCGATTCATGCAAGATATTTAAATCCTTTTTATGGTGTATCAGATGCTTCTTATAACGGCGGCGATCCTAGAAAATTTGAAGATGTACAAAAAAGCCATGGTATGTGGATGGTTACTCCCGAAATTGGAACCAAGGTATTAGTAATCTTTGTCGAAGGCGATATTAAACAAGGATATTGGATAGGGTGTGTTCCTGAGACATATCAAAACCATATGATCCCAGGAATAGCAGCTAGCGATAAAGTTTATTTAAATCAAGAACAACGTGCAAAGTATGGTGATGTAAACTATTTGCCTGTTGCAGAATTTTCTAGAACTGTTGCACACGATAATATTGTTCCATCCTCACAACAAAGACCTGTACATCCTTTTGCCGATAGGTTGTTAGAGCAAGGTCTATTAAAAGATTTAATAAGAGGTGTAACATCTAGCTCGGCTAGAAGAGAAATTCCTAGCAAAATCTTTGGAATTAGTACACCAGGCCCGCTTGATCCTAAAGGCAGGAAAGGTACAGTAGGTAATAATGAGCAGAAAGTTTCTGTGCCTGTTACTAGATTAGGCGGTTCTCAATTTGTTATGGACGACGGCGACGAAAACGGACAGAACGAATTAGTAAGAATTAGAACACGTACAGGGCATCAAATACTGATGCATAATACAAACGATCTAATATATATTGCAAACAGTAAAGGAACTGCATGGATTGAGCTTACTAGTAATGGAAAAATTGATATCTATGCGCATGATAGCGTAAGCATTCATACGGAAAACGATTTTAATTTTAAAGCTGAGAGAGATATAAATCTCGAAGCAGGTAGAAATTTTAACGTTCGTGCTGTTGGGAATATGGAAACTAATGTTGCAGGATTTTATAATTTATTGGTCGATGATTATGCAAAAATTTCAATTAAAAATAACAAGGATGAGTCAGTTGGCGGCGACTTAAAAATAACAGTTGATAATAATATGCATTTAAAAACTAAAACAGGTGATATTAAACAAACAGCCGGCGCCAATATTCATAATTATGCATCGGCAAACTATTATGCAACTGCTATACAAATAAATCAAAATGCTACTCCAGCGCAAAAAGCAGATTCGGCATTGATTCCTACGCAATTACCTCTTTATTCTTTACCAAATAGACAAGTTGCATCTGGTTGGGCAAACGGTAAATTTTATAAGGCTGCTCCCTTAACCTCTATTATGCAAAGAGCACCAACACACGAACCCTGGGATCAGCACGAAAGTATTAGTCCTGATACATTTACACCATCAAATACCGATGTAACGCAACAGTCAAGATCGTCTAGTGGAATCCCATCAAACATTGAATTATCTGGATTCGCTTCTACTAACTATCCTGCTGTTGTTGAAGGTACTTGCGACCCGAAATTTGCTAGCAAGATTGCGGATCCTGTAAGTCAAAACGGAATCAATGCTCTTAAATCGGCAGCAGCTACATTAGGATTAACAGGAAAGCAAGCGTTAGCAAGTTTATTAGGTGTTTGTGGCGGCGAAAGCCTTTGGAGACCTTTACAAGCCAGTTATAATTACTCTGCGGATCGACTACTTCAAGTATTCCCTAGTATTTTTAGAGGAGATCAAGAGTTAGCCAACCAATATGCTTATAATTCATCGGCACTAGTACCTTTTATATACGATCCTCCTCCAGCAGGTGCTCCTGGTAATAAATCAAAAATTTTAGGAAATACTCAACCTGGTGACGGTAATTCTTTTGTTGATAGGGGTTATATACAATTAACTGGAAGAAGTAACTATACAAGATATAGTAAAATACTTTTCCAAAAAGGTATTCTAAAAAATGAAACAGATCTAGTAGATAATCCTTTATTAGCTCTTGACGTTAATATAGGTGCTGCTATTGCTGTTGCTTATTTGTTAGATAGAGTATCTTTAGATCAAGAAGATCCTGCATATTTTAATGCTGCTGTTAGAGCAGTGGGATATTGTACTCCTGATATATACAATACAAAATTAGGATTTTATCAATGTTTCTTAATGCAGTTACAGAATAAATCAACTACTACAGGACCACAAACAACTCTTACTAATAGTGCAGGTGACCCTCTAACAACTAATACTGTCGCTACAACTGTTGGATTAGGTACTTAATAAATAAACGTATGCCTTATAAAAATCTAGAACTTAATCCAACCCAGTACAGTTCAACAAATCCACAGAAAACAAGTCAGTTTTATGTCGGGTATAGTTCAGTAAATGTTGGTACATTAGGTGATACTAGACTTTATGATTATGATTTAATTAAGCAAGATCTTATAAATCAGTTTAATACTAGACAAGGCGAGCGTGTTATGCTGCCGGAGTTTGGTACTATAATATGGGAAACAATATTTGAACCATTTACAGATAGTATCAAGCAAGTAATTTCTGATGATATTAACAGAATTGTTAATGCAGATCCTAGAGTTGTTCCAGTACAAATAATTATCGACGAACAAGAATACGGAATTCTACTTGAACTTACACTTCAGGTTGTAGGTTCTGATCAAACAGAGAATTTATCCTTAGCTTTTAACAAAGAGCTTGGGTTAATTCTCCAATAATATACGTATTTAATAACATCAATAAATATAGGTATCTATGAGAAATTGTTATTATGATACCATCAACAACTAATCAATTGCTAGTCGCTGAAGATTGGAAAAAAATATATCAAAGTTTTAAAAATGCTGATTTCACAAGCTATGACTTTGAAACTCTACGTCGCACATTAATAACTTACTTAAAAGAAAGTTATCCTGAAGAATTCAATGATTATATCGATAGTAGTGAATTTATAGCACTAGTTGATCTTATTGCATTTTTAGGTCAAAATTTAAGTTTTAGAATAGACTTAAATGCTAGAGAAAACTTTTTAGAAACTGCTGAAAGAAGAGATAGTATTCTACGATTAGCGCAGTTAATCAGTTACAATCCAAAAAGAAATGTTCCTTCGTCGGGATTGTTAAAAATTGTTTCGGTATCAACTTCAGATAGTATCTACGATTCAAACGGAGTTAATCTTTCCAACTCTATAGTAAGTTGGAATGATCCGACAAATTTAAATTGGTACGATCAGTTTATTTCCATAATGAATTCTGCCATGATTGCGCCGCAACAATTTGGAAAACCAAATTTAAGCACTGTTATTAATAACATTGTAACTGAGCAATATAGAATTAATAGCACTAACTCAAATGTTCCTGTTTACGGATTTACAAAAAGTATTGGCGGAACTCAGTTAAATTTTGAGATAGTCTCGTCAACATTTGCAGGTCAAACCTTCATTTACGAAGAACCGCCTGCTCCGGGCAATAGCTTTGCTTTATTGTTCCAAAATGATAATCAAGGCAGCGGTAGTAATAATACAGGATTTTTTGTACATTTTCGACAAGGATCTTTATCAAATGTTAATTTTTCTGTTACAAGCCCGGTGCCTAACGAATTAATATCTGTTAATACTCCTAATGTTAATGATTCTGATGTATGGTTATGGCAGCTAGATTCAACTAATTCGCCACAGACTCTATGGACTAAAGTTAGTAGTTTGTCTGGTAATAATGTCATTTACAACAGCAATAGTTTAAACGACAGAAATCTTTATACTGTGTTAACTAGAATTAACGATCAGATTGATTTATCATTTGCGGATGGTAGTTTTGGAAATTTACCTAACGGCAACTTTACACTTTACTACAGACAAAGTGACGGCGCAACGTTATCAATAAAACCAAATCAAATGAGTAATATTACTCTTCAGATTCCTTATTATAACGCTTCTGGGCAAACTCAAACATTAACAATAATTGTAAGTTTACAATATACTGTTAATAATTCTTCGGCTAGCGAATCTAACAGCGATATTAAATTAAAAGCGCCACAGACTTATTATACACAGAATCGTATGATTACTGGAGAGGATTATAATATTGCTCCTCTTAATGTCAACCCTGACGTTATTAAAATTAAAAGTATCAATAGAATTAGTAGCGGAATAAGCAAATATTATGAATTAAGTGATATCAGCGGCGCTTACAGCTCTACTGATATTTTTGCTACTGATGGAATTTTATATAAAGATTATTTAGAAAACAGTTTCCAATTTAGTTTTACTACACGAAACGAAATATTTTCGGTTGTACAAAATAGCGTTGCACCTATAATTAACTCGCCGAGACTAAAATCATTTTATTTAGATTCTTACCCGAGAGTTGTTTTAGATGCATCATATATTGCATGGCATCAGTCCAACATAACTACCAACCAAACTAGAGGTTATTTTAGTAGTGCCAGTGGCCCAGTAACATTAGGATATTTTGGGTCAGGCTCTCTGTCATCTGTTATACCCGGAGCATTATTAAAATTAATTCCACCACCAAATCAATATTTCTTACCTAATGGAACATTAACGTCAATTGCTGATGATACAACTGTATCATACTTGTGGACTAAAGTTGTAAATGTAGTTGGTGACGGATCAAATAGTGGTATCGGTAATTTAAGTGACGGCACAGGTCCGGTTATTTTAACAGGAACTATACCCGGCGATGGTATTGTTAATCCTTATACTTTTATAATACCAAATAGTGCTGTATTACAGTCTATTATTCCACCATTTGTAACAACTTTATCTTATAGTTTACAAACAGAAATTGTAAATTTAGCTCAGTCTAAGCGAAATTTTGGGCTAAGTTATAACGCTAATACAGTATCATGGAATATAGTTTTAGATACTAACATTGATTTAATTAATTCATTTAGTCTTACTTACCAAGGCGATTTAACTAACTCTAATAGAGATGCTAGTTGGTTACTAGCGTTTCAATGGTCGGGTAAAGAATACACTGTTCGTTCTCGAGGATTAGAATATGTTTTCGAAAGTCAAGCACAAACAGCTTTTTATGTTGATGATTCGAAAAAGAATTACGATTTTGTAACAGACACAGTTATTAAAGATCGTATTGATGTGCTTTCGATTAATAAACAACCTAGCACCTCTCAAGCACTAGGTATTGATTACTCATGGCAGATTAATAGCGGAGTAGTCGAACCGGACGGATATATAGAGCCTAAAAAAGTATATGTTAGTTTCTATGATCACAGTGATGATGGTCAAATTGACGATCCAGATGCATTTAATAATATTGTAAATCCATCTTATATTAGCCCACAAACAAATGCTAGAAGCAAGTTTGTTTATTTTCAAAAATCGGCTGATGGAACAAGATATTCTCTTTATACAGGAAACGTGTTAGCTTATGCAAGTCAATCGGGCGTATCTAATCCTGTTGACGGAAATTTATATTATTTTTATAACACTGATGTTATACAAAGTTATTCTGCAGTATCAAATTCTTATAATGTTGAACCATTGTATTATGCTCGAGCAGGTAGAGCTAATTTAAAATTTCACTATTTACATAATAGCGGTAACGAAAGAAGACTCGATCCAAGCAAGATGAATATCATAGACGTTTACTTATTGAGTAAAAGTTATGACCTTGAATATCGAAATTGGTTACTTAGTGGTACTGGTAACGAACCACTACCACCGACAACACAAAGTTTAGAAAATAATTATTCTCAGACTTTGGAACCTATTAAGAGCATTAGTGATGAGATTGTATATCATCCTGCAAGATATAAAGTATTGTTTGGTAGCCAGGCTCCTTTGCCTTTACAAGCAACATTCAAAGCTGTGCAAAGTCCTTCAAGTACAGCTAGCATAACTAGTTTACAAACAAGAATTCTGTCTGCTATTGATAATTTTTTTGCTATTGATAACTGGGATTTCGGACAAACATTTAATTTTGGAGAATTGGTAGCTTACGTTATGAATATTATGACTCCTGACATAACTAACTTTGTTATTGTTCCAAAGTCTACTAACAGTGGGTTTGGCAGTTTATTTCAAATAACTTGCCAAAGCAATGAAATCTTTGTTAGCGGAGCAACAGTTAGCGACATACAGATTATTAATAGTTTAACAGCATCAGAATTAAATTCAACATCAATAGTGACCAGTAGTTAAGGATTAATGAATAATGGATAAATCATCAAAAAACACTAGAAAATCAATAAACCTATTACCAACTTATTTTCAAACTGAAAAAAATAATAAGTTTTTATCTAGTACTCTTGACCAATTATATAAAACACCCTCGCTAACAAGAATCAACGGATTCGTTGGAAGTAAATTAACTCCTAACTATAATTCAAATTCAGATGTATACATATCAAATTCAACTATTAATGCTTCGGAATTACGAAATAAGTATCCATTTCAACCGTCTTTAACTTTAGCCGATACCGAAGGTACGATTAAGAACGCATTTGGATTCGATGATCTCGTCAATCAATTAGGTTATTACGGGTCAACGGTAAATGATTATAATAGATTACTATCGCCTGATGTTAATAGCTACAATCCGCATATTGATTGGGATAAGTTTGTTAATTTTAGAGAGTATTATTGGTTACCATTAGGTCCAGATTCAATAACAGTTACCGGCACACAAAGAAATACAGTAAGCACATATACTGTGACAGATTCTGCCGATGGCAGTTATTTTATTTTTACTCCAGATGGTGTAACCGAAGATCCAATCTTAACTTTTTATAGAGGAGTTACATATGTTTTCAATATTAACTCTAAACATAATTTTTATATTAAAACAAATAACGAACCAAATAATCTAGGCTCATTAACCGGAGCAGGTGTTAGTAACGGTCAGATTATTTTTACAGTTAATGAAACTGTTCCGAGTGTCATTTATTATACTTCCGACGATGGGTTAGTTGTTCCTGGAACAATCTTAGTAAAAGTTATTACTGAAAATTCATCCATTAATGTTGACGAAGACATTGTTGGTAAAGCTCAGTACAAAACTTCTGCTGGAATAGAATTTATTAATGGATTAAAAATTGTATTTGCAGGTAATGTTTCACCGTCATATTATCAAAATAAAGAGTTTATAGTCGAAGGAGTAGGTAGTGCAATTAAGTTAATTGACTTTAATTTATTGCAAACTCCTGAAAATTTAGCAACACAGTATGATGCCGATTTTGATGCAACTCCTTTTGATGATTATCCGTTTGATAATTTTAAAAATCTTCCGTTAACTCCTGAGTATGTTACAATTAATCGTGCTAGCCGAGATTTAAATCCATGGTCTAGATATAACAGATGGTTTCATATTGATGTAGTTAATGTATCAGCCGCAGCAAATGGTGTTGTACCAGTTTTACCAATTAATATGAGAGCTAGCCGACCGATCGTTGAGTTCGAAGCTGATTTACAACTATATAATTTTGGAAATAACAGTATTTCGACGGTCGATTTAATCGATCGAACAACTACCAATGTTTTTCAGACTATCGAAGGCTCGAGTTCGTATACTGTTGACGGTGTTGCACTTTCTGCGGGTCAAAAAATAATTTTTACTGCTGATAAAGATCCTTTAGTAAAATCAAAAGTATTCGAAGTTACATTTAGTTCAATCAACGGATTTTATAAAATAAATCTTGTTGAATCTGTTGAACCTGTTTTTGGAAACACTACTGTAATAACGACTGGAACATTAGGTCAAGGCACTGAGTTGTGGTTTAATGGATTGGAATGGGTATTAGCTCAACAACGAACTAAGTTAAATCAAGCTCCTCTTTTTGATTTGTTTGATGCCGATGGCAACAGCTATAGTAATAAAAATTATTATGATTCTATTTTTAATGGAAATAAGCTATTTGGTTATGTAATAGGTACTGGTGCAAACGATCCTGTACTAGGATTTCCTTTAAGCTATATGAATGTAGGAGTTGAAGGATCTTACTTGTTTCAAAACTTTTTTAGTAGTGATACAATCTCTTTATTAAGCACGAACCAGGTAACAGCAGTTCCGACATCAAGTACTTACTTAAAACAGAATAATGCACTTGTTAATATATGGGTCAAAGGAGAATCTTATAAACTTGCAGTACAGCAGTTCCAAGTTTTAGATACAAATACTACTATTGTACCAATAACAGTTTACGATAACAGCGGATTAATTAGTGATCTTACTGTATCAGTATTTGCTAATAATATAAAATTAATTGAATCAACTGATTATGTTTTTACATCAACGCAAAATGTTTTAAATGTAAAACTTAATAAATCTTTTAGCACAACAACTAATCTATTGTTAAATTGCTATTCAAGTGCTGCACCTAACAGTACAGGGGTTTACGAGACACCATTGAATTTAACAAACAATCCACTAAACGGTGAGATAAATCAGTTTACATTAAGTGAAATCTCAGATCATGTGCAAACAATGGTGCAGAGAGAACCTAATTTCGTTGGTTATTTTCCTGGTGTAAGTAATTTAAAGAGTCTTCCAGATATTTCAAAATACGGAACAAGATTAATTACCAATAATAATCCTTTATCTTTTGCTCAACTTTTTATAACTGATGTAAAAAATAGTTTAATTAATGCAACTCGTGCATCAGCTAATGATTACTATGGATTTAAGTTAAAACTTATTGATTCGATCTCTCAGATTGATATGAGTCTTACTACAGATCAAATTTTAGATCAGGCAATCAACTTAATAAACTACAGTAAAAATTCTTCATTTCCTTATAGTCAAAGCGATATGATTGGGTTTGGTAACAATTCAACTTCAAAATCCTACACAGTGACTGATTCTCGCAATGTTATCTACCCTCTTACAAGTATATTTGATATTACAGCTCCATCGAATAGATCTATACTAATATATCTTAACGGTACTCAATTAATATATGGAAGAGATTATACATTTGATACTGTTAACCCTAATGTAAAAATTATTACTACTTTAAATGTGCAAGATGTAATCACTATTGTTGATTATTTTTCAACAATAGGATCATATGTACCGCCGACACCTACTAAATTAGGATTATATCCTAAGTATGTTCCTGAGATATATAAAGATTATAGTTATGCTAACGATCCTGTAATGATAATACAAGGACACGACGGAAGTTTAACTGTAGCATATACATTAGTAAAGGATGCAGATCAAGGAAATTATGATTATAGAGATATTGCATTGCTTGAATTTGAGAAACGTGTTTACAACAACATAAAAGCAAACTATAATCCAGAAATTTTTAATATTAATAAAATTCTACCTTCGGTATTTAGAAAATCAGAATATTCTTATAGTGAAATTTATAAGTTAGTTCAAGGTGATTTTACTCAATGGAGTTCTATTTACGGTCTAGATTTTACAAAAAATTTATACTATAATGTTAATAATCATAAAACTTATAACTTTAAGCAAGCATATGATTATACCTTTGCAGATAGTCTTCCTGCTGGAAACTGGAGAGGTATCTATAAGTATTATTTCGATACTGACCGTCCAAATACTCATCCTTGGGAAATGCTCGGATTTAGTGTTAAACCATCATGGTGGGAATCAGAATATGGGCCGGCTCCTTACACCGCAGGAAATTTAAACTTATGGCAAGATCTCGAAGCAGGCTTAATTAGACAAGGAGATCGAGCAGGAATAGATCCAGTTTATATTCGTCTGGGGCTAAGTCAAGTAATTCCTGTTGATGCTAGCGGTAATGTAGTTGATGTTAGAGAGTGGGCAGGAATCGCTCAAAACGGATACATACCGTCGCCTGATGCCGATTGGGTCTACGGCGATCACGGTCCGGTTGAAACTGCTTGGAGACGTAGCAGTCTGTGGCCTTTCGCAGTACAAATAATTTGTGCTCTTGCTAAACCAGCAGATTATGCTGCTAAAATGTTTGATCCTATAAGATTGTCTAAAAATGCAACTGGCCAATATAGATACGGCAGCGATAAGTTATTCCTTGATCCAGCTACTGTTATGTTGTATTCTGATATTGACAATTTAGGATCATCTGTTCCTTCCTCTGGTTACAGTGTTTGGGTAATCGAAAATGGATTAAAGAGAAATAAAAAGTATCTATCTGAACTTAAACAGGATCTGTCTACAGTAAACTTTAATTTAAGTTATAAAGCTGGAGGATTTTTAAGTAAAGATAAATTAGAAATTATAATTGATTCGGTTAACCCAGCTTCTATAAATCCTGGTGTACTTCTACCTAATGAAGATTATACATTATTGTTTAACACTAGTAATCCTATTAAATCTGTTTCAATATCTGGAATAATAATTGAAAAAGGTGATGGGTATTTTACTGTTAAAGGATACGATAGACAAAATGCTTTCTTTAATATCAACGCTCCTAGACATAGAAATAATGATAGTGTTGTTAACGTTGGTGGAAAATCCTCAGCTTATCTAACATGGACAGAAAATACATATTATCAATCAGGACAAATTGTAAAATATTCAGGAGTATTTTATACTGTAGTAAACAGTGCTAACTCTGGCACTAGTTTTAATACATCAAATTATATTAAGTTATCGAGATTACCAACAGTTGGCGGAGCTACAGTACTCTCTACTTTAGATTTTAATTCCGAAGTAACTTCAGTGCCGTACGGTACTCAATATAAAACTTTACAAGAAGTTTATGATCTTATTGTTGGGTATGGGCAATGGTTAACTAATCAAGGATTTATTTTTAATCAGTTTAACTCAGATTTAGGAGCAGTTATTGATTGGAAATTCAGTGGTAAAGAATTTTTATATTGGACCACTCAAGGATGGGCAGCAGGTTCTGTCATTACATTAAGTCCTTTTGCGGATACAATTGAATATCAATTTACCGATGCTGTAGTCGATAATGTACTTGACAGTTTTTATGATTACTCATTGTTAAAATCTGACGGATCGCCGTACCCTATAAAGAATTTTACTCTTAGTAGAGAAAATCAAGTTTGCACTATTAAATCATTTAATTCACCGGAAGGAATTTATTTTGCTAGATTAAATCTTATACAAAAAGAACATGTTATTGTTATGAATAACAAAAGTATGTTCGGTGATATTGTGTACGATATTAAAACAGGATATAGACAAAGCAGAATGAAACTTGCTGGATTTATTACCAGTGACTGGAATGGTGATTTTTTAAGTCCTGGATTTATATATGATGAAGCAATAATTAGTGACTGGACAAATTATACTGATTATTCAGTAGGCGACATAGTTAAGTACTATGGAAAATATTATTCAGCTACTCAAAATATTATCGGATCTTTAAATTTTGATTACACTCAATGGTCATTATTAGGATCCGCTCCTGTAGCTCAGCTTCTTCCAAACTTTGAATACAAAATAAATCAATTTGAAGATTTTTATAGCTTAGACATTGATAACTTTGATCAAAGCCAACAAAAGATGGCTCAGCATTTAACTGGGTATACTCCTCGTCTTTACTTAACAAATATCTTTGTTGATCCTATTGCTCAATATAAATTCTATCAAGGATTTATTAAGGAGAAAGGCACAGCAAATTCGATACAAAAATTGGCTAAAGCTAGCATGCACAATCTTCAGGGACAGATTGAGTTTACAGAAGAATGGGCATTTAGAATCGGATCATATGGTAATTTTAATTCTTATAATGAGATCGAATTTCCATTAAGAGAATCTGATTTTAGAGAAAATAGTCAAATTGTGAAGTTTGTTGACACTGCTCCTGCCGTTCCTGACGACATTAATTCTTATATTACTCCTAGTGATCTAAGTATTAAGAGTCAAAATTATAATAGCGAAATGGTTTTTGAAACCACTACTTCTTCTACTTATAGAAACAATAATATTATATTACCAGTTGCTGGATATGTAAGATTAGATGATGTAACTTCAACAATCTATAATAAAACAAGTTTATTTGATATTGCCAATATAGGTAGTTTGAACGAAGGTGATACATTCTGGCTTGGGTTTAAAGATAATGGTAGTTGGGATGTCTATAGGTATACTGTACAAAACACTCGAGTACTAAGCTCTTCAGTAACATTGCCATCATCGGAGTTAACTTTTACAACAAGTCATAAGCATAATTTATCTGTTGGAGATATAGTTTCTGTTTATGGGTTAGATAATGAAACTGATGGGATTTATGAGATAACCAGAATACCGTCTTTAAGTAGTTTTAGTGTCTCTACTACTTTAACATCAGCTTCGCTACCAACAACAGTAGCTTTACTCTTTAAATTCGAAAGTGTCCGAGTTAATTCTTTTGATACTATCAGAGATTTACAAGAAAAGATCAAATTTAAATTCGGTGATACTATTTGGGCAGACAATGGCGATGGAATTAGCGATAAGTGGACTGTATATAAAAAACAGAATAATTATTCAAAATTAAAAGAAATCTTTAATGGGTATCAGCATATACATCAGCTATTTGGGCAAAGTCTTGCATCAAGAGAAACTGCTGATGTATTAATAATAGGTGCTCCAGGATATTATACTCCAGCAACAGGTTATGGAGCAGTGTTTGCCTATAACGGAGTCAAAACACAAAATTTAACTCCTATAGGGCTTATAACAGTTAATAGTACACTTAGTTCTACAGTAACTAACTTTGGGTATTCAGTATCTTATGACATGGATTACAGCGTAATTGTAGCCGGAGCTCCATCAGCCAATCTAATTCAAATAAACAGTATAGATGGAACCTTTATTTTAGATAATGAAGTTTATCCTGGTTCGAATGCTAGATACGGCAGCACTATCTATCTTTCGCAGCAGGCAGTTAACGGAAATAAAACATTATTAGTCGGGGCCCCAGGTACCGGTACAGTGTATGCTTATGATTTATTGTTAGATATCATTAACGTCTCAACAACTGCAACATTAACTGCAACTATTATTCCAAGTTATAGTTTATCAATTAGTTCATCAACTAGCACAGATTATCAAATAGTAGGAAATATTGCAGGTGACAGAACAGCGATTGCTTATGCGGACAATTCGACAGTTTATGTATATTCTGCTGATACATTACTGCAAACAATCAATGCCCCTAGTTTATGTACTGTTAATGACAAATTTGGTCAAAGTATTGCAATGTCTGACAATGGAGTTTATCTTTTTGCTTCATCTATAACTGCTAAAGATCTAACTCATAGTCCCGGAATAGTATTTGTATATATGTGGAATGGAACACAATATAATTTAACAGATTATATTTTCAATCCTACCGATGATACTGATATGTATTTTGGATCAACTGTTAAAACTAATACTCACGGTGATTTATTATTGGTATCAACTATTGGTAAGCAAGCTCTAACAACAACATTTGATAATGGATTAACATTGTTTGACAATGAAACTACAGAGTTTATCGAGTATATTGTAAATTCTGGTAGTGTATATTCTTATGAGAGAAAGAATGTTAATTTTATACTAGCAAATGAATTTCAAGATACTGCTTCATTGGTTAGTGGGTCCGGATATGGACATAGTTTAGCTATAACAAATGGAAGTATTTTTGTCGGAGCTCCAACAACTACACCAAACTACGGTGTGGTTTATGAATTTGATAAATTAGATTTAACATCAAATAACTGGAGTGTTCATAGATATCAAGATGAACTAGTGGATCTTGATAAAATTAAGAGAGCAATCACTATTGATAGTTTCTCGGAAAAAATTGTAGATTATATTGATATTATTGATCCAGTTAAAGGAAAAATAATCGGAATTGCGGATCAAGAAATTAGATACAAAACAGCTTTTGATCCTGCGGTATATAGCATCGGAAACCAGGGAGTAGTAGTAGACACTAACACTAGCTGGATTGAAGACCATGTGGGCGAATTATGGTGGGATCTAAGTACTGTTAAGTATGTTTGGTACGAACAGGGCGAAATAGAATATAGAAAGAACGCATGGGGATCCATATTCCCAGGGGCAAGCATTGATGTATATGAATGGGTTAAAACTGAATATCTTCCTAGCCAATGGAGTTCTTTAGCTGATACTACAGAAGGATTATACCGAGGAGTAAGTGGTCAACCTAAGTATCCAGACAATAGTATTATAAGTGTTAAACAATATTATAATGCCGAAACTGGAGTAACTACAGATGTTTATTTCTATTGGGTTAAGAATACTGTTATTGTTCCAAACTTGTTAGGAAGAAAAATATCAGCAAGCGATGTAGCTAGCATAATTTTTAATCCGTCAAGCATCGGTAATAAATTTTTATCAATACTTTCGTCGAATTCTTTATCAGTAACTAATATAAAGAATGATTTAGTTTCTAATAATATCTATCTGAATATTTCAAAAGATTACTATAATCGTTCTATCAATAAACATACAGAATGGATGTTATTAAGCGAAGGCGATGCTAATAGTATGCCTACAACTATGCTTAATAAGAAACTAATTGATAGTTTAGTAGGAGTAGATAGTCTTGGAAATTTAATTCCTGACCCATCTTTGAGCGATAGACAAAAGTATGGTATAGAAATTAGACCAAAACAGGGTATGTTTGTTAATAGAACTGAAGCATTAAGAAATGCTATTGAATATGTTAACGGAGTATTTTCAAAATATTTAATTTCTTATTCAGCTAATTTTAGAAATTTAAATTCTAAAGAAGAAATTCCAGATGTCTATTCTAGAGAATATGATTTATTACTATCTGATTACGATAGTTTAACAAGTTTAGTTGTTGTAGATAAAAAAGATGCTGCCTTATCATGCTCGATTACTAATGGAAAGATAACATCAATTAATATTGATAATCCAGGGTACGGGTTTGGTGCATTATTACCAGTCGGGCTAGATATTTACGGAAATGCAATTTCGTGGGCCGGGCCAAACGTAGAAATAATTCCAGGAAATAATGATTTAGTTTCAAATGCAAGTATTAAAACATTAATAAATCAAAATGGGGAAATTATTTCTGTTGAAATTGAAAATCCTGGTAGTGTGTTTACAGTAGCACCTACTCTTTTAGTAAGACCTTATACAGTTATTGTAGAATCTGATATTAATAGTAATAATTTGTGGGCCAAGTACGAGCTATCTAATAAAAAATGGATTAAAAGACATACACAAGATTATGACACCACACAATATTGGTCGTATGTTGATTGGACTAGCACTAACTACGATCCTTTGAAGCCGCTAATTACAGTTCCTGAACCGTACGCACTAGAAACAGTTACAGTAAGTTTAGGTGATTATGTAAAAGTTCTCAATCAAGGTAATGGTAGATACATTATTTTACAAAGAGTCAATGGTAATGGAACCTACGATAACGATTACGATTTAGTACTAAGCGAAAAAGGAACAATACAGTTAAGTAGTAGTTTATGGAATACTAAGGATAATTGGTATAATTTTGATTACCATTACACCTATGATCAAACTTTATACGATCAAACCCCAGAAAGACCACTTTTAAATATTTTAACAGCTCTCAAAGACGATATATTTGTAGGGTCTCTTAAGATTTACTGGAATTATTTCTTCTTCAAAGCAGTTAAGTATGCTCTCAGTGAACAAAAATTCTTAGATTGGGCGTTTAAAACTACCTTTATTAATGTTAAGAACTTAGCAGGCAGTTTAGATCAGCGACATGTTTATAAATTCCAAAATAGTGAATACTACGAGAATTATATAAAGGAAGTTAAACCTTATCATACAAAAATAAGAAATTATCAAGTTAATTACGATGTTGTAGAATCTACTAATTCGTATATTACTGACTTCGATTCTCCTAGTTACTACGATAAAGGCTCTAACTCTTTTATATCAGTAGTCGAAGGCGATGCATTACTAAGCACATATCCATGGAAATCATGGTATGATAATTATAAATTATTTGTCGAAAGTGCTGTAGTATCTTCTCATGGTAGCGGGTATACATCTGTACCTACAGTTGAAATTATTACTGCACCCGGTGACACAGGTTCTGGTGCTACTGCTGAAGCTTTAATATCTTTAGGAAAAGTTACTTCAATAAAAATTACTAATTCTGGTAGTGGTTATACTAAAACACCAAGTATTGTTATCCTCGGCGGAGGGTCGACCTTGTTAGTTCCAGCAACTGCGTATGCAAGAATGGCTAACGGAAAAGTAAGAACTAATACTATTGGATTAAAATTTGATAGAATTACTGTTAATAACGAAATCAGCAATCAAAGAGTAACAGAAAGTTTCAAAGGCGACAATCGTACTTACAATTTTCCTTTAAGTTGGGCAGCTGAAAATAAAAAAGCAAATATAGAAGTTACATTATATAATACAACTAGTACAGGACACAGAATATTAGCTACAGAGTATTCAATTGATACATATAAAAAAGTTGTCAACGGGTATCATAAGTTATTCTCTAACATTGTTTTAAATTCAATTCCTTCAACTGGAACGACATTAGTAATTTCCTATAATAAAAATATTGAATTATTCCATGCAGTAGATCGAATACAGAATTATTATTCTCCGACAGTAGGTATGCCTGGTAACGATCTTGCTCAATTGATGAGCGGTGTTGAGTTTCCTGGATCTCAAATTCAAGGATTGGAGTTTGATTATACCACAAACTGGGATATGGCACCATTTGGTAAGTCATTATATGGCGATGATTCAAATTTCTATACTACAGCAACTGTAATAACAACTGCAGCAACAGGTACAGATACATTAGTTGTAAACACATTGCAAGGAATTACCGCAGGGTTACGTGTAACTACCGTAGCACTAACTACGTTAACTACAAATAATAATAAGTTTTTATCATCAAACGTAGTTGTAACAGGTATTAACACACTATCTAACAGTGTTATTTTTAGTACATCTACCGCAGATCAGATAATATCAAATACAGTTAGATTAGAATTTTGGGAATACAATACTACTCCGGGTGTATTAGATACTATTTTAGATGGTGGTAATTTATCATATACGACTGCTGCCGGAGTTAACCCTAGCGACACTATCATTGATGCTGATAAATTTGTATCAATATACACTAGCTATGCTCCAGAAGAGCAAATTAAAGGTGAAATGTACGAAAGTGTTGGAATTAGTGTTTACACTAGAGCCGAAAGTGGTAGTCCGATGATCACCCAATCAGTTATTCAAATTAATCAAACTGTTACAAATACAATAGTTGCGTTACCGATGTTGCCTCCAAATACAGCATCGACAATGGTGTATTATAACGATACAGTTTTAACTTATGGGCGAGATTATACTATTGACTTTATCAATCAAGATGTAATAGTCAATCCTCAACCAATTACTGGTATATTGGGCGTTTCTGTGATTGGAGTCGGAGGGTATCAGTTTAATTACTATGACTACGCTAATGGTTCTAATGTAACAGCATTAAGTGTGCATGTTGGCACAATTAACGAAATTGGCAGCATTTATGCAACATTAAATGGTAGAAGATTATCAACTACGGAATATACTTTATCAAGAGGACGCTTATATGTAAGTAACTTAGCTCTTGGAAATTATACATTGCAAGCTTGGTCCTTCACTAGTGGAGGAAATAAATTTAGTACGGTAAATGAACAGACATTTGTTGGCGATGGTGTTACAACAAGTTATCTGTTAACAATTTATCCAGGAAAACACGGATCAGCTAACTCGCAAGCTATTGTAGAAATTAATAATAGACGATTAATGTCTCCTAGCACTGTATATTATTCAGTATCTGCCGGAGAAACTGCATTTTTAATTGATCCGGCTAATAATTATCCTCCAGGAACATTTGATCTTGCACATTTAGAGGTTTATGTAAACGGAATCAAGTTAAGAAACGGTATAGATTTTGTGTTAGACCAAGATAGCAATCAAATATTGTTTAAACCTGGGTTCTTACAAACAGGCGATGCAATGGCAATCACTAATCATACTTTTAGCGATTATTATTTTGCTAATGGATATGTTTACATCAAACCAACTGCGAATTATCAAGTTAATGATTTACTCAAAGTTATCGATTTTACTGACGGTGATACTAGTTTAATTAGAGAAGAAACTTACCTTTCAAGACCTTCAGGAAAATATCCTCTTACTAGAAAACTATTAAATTCGAGATACATTTGGGTAACTATCGGTAATAGTCCATTAATTAATACTGTTGATTTTTATCTCGATGATACAGGAACTATGGTTGTTCTCAGAGAAGATTATCCATATATACCAAATCAGTTAGTATCGATTATGAGTATGTCTGATAATACTATAGAAAAAAATAGTGTAGGTTATAGAGTTTTTACTGATTTATTAGGACGTAATCAATTTAAACGAATTAGCAAAGGTAATACAACTTATCTAGCTGAGACTTTATATTCGACATCTACAAAAATTGTTGTACAAGACGGCAGCGTGTTAGCTGAACCAAATTTAGCTAAAAAAATACCCGGAGCTGTGTTAATTGATGGCGAATGGATTGAATATTTGACAATTAACGGTAATGAATTAAGCGATTTACGTCGCGGTTCGCTCGGTACTGGGCCAAAAGATGCATATCTTGTAGGAACAGCAGTTATAGACCAAAGTTATAAGCAAAATGCTCCGTATCAAGAGACATTTGTAAAACAAAAATTAACTGCTACTAATGCCATTTCTTATGTAATAAACGGAACACTGTTAACTACTGCAACTGCAGCAGATCAATTGTTAGTATATTATGGCGGAAAGTTGTTAAGAAAAGCCGGAATTTATAAACAAAATACTGATATAAGTTATGATAGCGGAGATATTAATCTGTTAGGAACGACGAGTACTACTAGTACATTAGTTTTAACAAAATTTGTAAACGATGCTTACTTAGTAACTTCGACTAATCAGGTCTGGGTATATACTAATTCTAAGCTTACAAATGCAGTAAATGGATATATTTACAGCGGATTAGATTACTATCCAGAAGAATTCACTATTTCAGGTATTGTTTCTAATGGAAGTATAAGCACTGCAACATTGACTCTTAATTTGCCTAATATTAAAACAGGTACAGAAATTATGTTAGTTCAAAGGTTAGCAATCAATAATATGTATAGAAATACCGGAACTTCTGTACTTAACGACAATAGTTTATTCTCTACATTCTTGCAGGATAACCCAAGTACATTCCCTGATAAATATTACTATGGACAATTCTAATAACAAAAATATGAAGAAATTTATGCAAACACCAACGCCAACTAATGAAAAACCTAATGAAACAGGAGCATTACGTATTCAGGGCCACATAAAAATTTACGATCCGACTACTAAAGAAATTTTCGTAGATAAAAGAAACGCAATTCATTACGAAAACTTTTCTATTTCTTTAGCTAATAGTGTAGCTAATTTGGGTCAAAATTTTATTTCAGAAATGGCATTTGGTAATGGTGGTAGTAGAATAGACCCTACAGGTATTATTACCTATCTAACACCTAACAATGTAGGTTCAAATGCAGCTCTTTATAATCAAACGTATTATAAAGTTGTTGACGCTAATAATCCTTATGATTTAGATCCTTCAAGGAATTTTATGGAAGTAAGGCACGTACCAGGCACGTATTACTCTGATGTGTTAGTAAGTTGTCTGTTAGATTACGGCGAACCAGCAGGGCAACCTGCATTTGATGCTAGTGTAAGTAATACAAACAATTTTGTTTTTGATGAATTAGGACTCAAAGGATATAATCCTGCAGGTGAAAATACTGGACCGTTATTAACGCATGTGATTTTTCATCCGGTTCAAAAGGCATTAAACAGACTAATACAGATTGATTATACAGTTAGAATACAAAGTTTAACTAATGGAAGCTAATTATGGATTATATAGTTAATAGATCAGATCCTACACAACCAAGTGTAACAATACCCGAGGGAAGTGTAAATGTTACAGACACTAGTTTATCTTTAATAGGAAGGAATTATCCTAATTATGGACAGACTTTTGCTAGTAATTTTCTGCATCTATTAGAAAATTTTTCTAGTCCAACGTCACCTAATAACCCAACTACTGGGCAGTTATGGTATGATTCAGGAAATAGTGTTTTAAATTATTTTGACGGGTTAAAGTGGAATCCGATTGTTTCTCTAAATACGGATTCTATTACTTCTTTACCAAACACTAATTCTGTTAGCCAAAATGCATTAATGCCTGTATCAGATAACGGGCAAGCGTATAATATTACAAAATCTAATTTTTTATCCGACGTAGTCACTCCTCAACCAGGAATGATTTTATCGTGGCCAGCAGCTGATATATCTCCTCCAGGAGGATGGTTATTTTGCAATGGAGCATCTTATTATAGATATTCTTATCCTGATTTACATAATATCATCGGTGAAAAATTTGGTTCAGCTGCAACCGACTATTTTAATGTTCCAAATTTAACCGAAACATTATTTGCTTCAAATACTTCGACTGCGTTAACCTATATAATTAAGACTTAAAAATTATGGCATATACAATAAAAAATTCAGATGGAACAGTTTTACTTACTTTAGCCGATGGTACAGTTGACCAATTAGCCACAAGTTTAACTTTAATAGGTAAAAATGTAAATGCTTATGGGCAGTATTACAATGATAATCTTGTTGCAATGTTGGAGAATTTTTCTTCTGACGGAGTAGAACCAAGATCGCCTTTATACGGGCAGTTGTGGTATAACAGACAAGACGGAAGACTATATGTCTACAGTCTCGACAATGTTTTCAAATCTGTATCGTCGGCACAATTATCTCCAACCGAACCGACTACTACTAATGCTGGTGATTTGTGGATTGATACAGTTAATAAGTTATTATACTTTACAACCGACGGTAGAAATTTTACATTAGCAGGACCTCCGGCTCCGGTCACTACTGCATCATCAAGAGTACAAACAGATTATATCATTGATACAAACAGTAACACTAATATTGTTGCTAGCTTATATAGCAATAACCAATTAGTAGCTATTGCATCTACCGGTTCGTTTACATTTGCAACTTCGTTCAATGGAATGACATCCGTACAGCCTGGTATAAATCTTAATACATCCATACCTAATATAAGATTTGTAGGAACAGCTACAATGGCGGACTCTGTTAGTTCGATTACAAATTATTTAACTGATAATTTCTTACAAATTAATCCAACAACTAGTTCTCAATACACGACAAAAAGACTTGATATTTTATCAGATAATGGAATAATTGTTGGTGCAAATAATAATATATCGTTAACTTCAACAAACAATTCAAGTGTACTTACAAGTAATATTAGTAATGCACCTTTTGATATTAGATCAAATAGTACATTAGTTCCTGGTTATTATACTGCGGTAAGAATTAATCCTAATGATTTAACTTATTCTAAGCCCAGTATTTCACTATTTCCAGATCTTTCAATACCTACATTTGTAAAGATTAATAGTGATGTAACATTAACTGGATCACTATCAGTTGCTAAAGATATTTCGATATCAGGGAATTTAACAGTATACGGAACTACAACTAATGTTCAAACTAGTAATTTAGAAGTTAAAGATAAGAATATTCAATTAGCATACGGACAAGCATCACCTAGTGATACGTTTGCCGATGGTGGAGGTATTACATTAATTGGCTCTAGAGATCATAATTTAAATTGGAGCAATTCATTAAAATCGTGGCAAGTTGATGATAATTTTAATTTAGTTAATTCAACTTCTTCTTATTTAATTGGTGGTGTTTCTGTTATTAACTCAACAAGTTTAGGGTTAACAATAACAAAAGCACCGGGCGTAACAGAACTCGGAGTATTAGATTATCTAACTGTAACTAATATTAGTATAACATCTGGAGCGATCTCAGTTGTTCCTCCTTTCGTTGGCTCTAATGTAGATCTTAATATACACGCTGCCGGAACTGGAGTAGTTGATGTAGGAAATGCAAGAATAACTAGCGTTTCGACATGTACAAGTGACTTTGATGCTGCTAATAAAAAATATGTAGACAACCTTTATCATTTAGTTGGAACAAGAGGCTTTGCATTAAGTTTAGATATAACCGGAATGGGTCCAAACGAAAACTCAATAATTGCAGCATATTTAGGACAACTATATCCTGTTACTAATCCTGGACAACCATATTATGATCTACCTGATGGAGCGAGAGCAAGAATAATTTGCTTTACTTCAGCAGTTACTATCCCAACTACATTTGTTAATGTTAGTACTGCAAAAACCACAGTTGATAAAGGTGGAGTACCAAATTCACAACAAGTTGTTACTGACGTTGCAGGTAGTTTTACTGTTGTAAATCAAAGTATTAGTATTACTTACGTAAAAATTAAAGAATATGTAGTAACTTTCGGTGCATGGACATGGAATAACGCAGATATAACGTTATAAGGAATAGAGAATGGCATATACGATTAGAAAAAGCGATGGAACAATATTAGCAACTATAGCTGATGGTACTTATGATAATAGTACTAGCCTTACTCTTCCTGGAAAAAATCTTTACAATTTTGGAACATTGCAAAATGAAAATTTTGTTTATTTGCTAGAAAATTTTGCTAAGACTACTGCACCAGCTTTACCTGTTAAAGGTCAACTTTGGTTTGATACTTCGGGGCAAGGATTAAAAGTTTATAATGGGTCTGCTTGGGAAACTTTAACTTTATTAACAACTAATTCTGCAAATGCAAATACATTAGGAAATTTATATTTCGATACAACAAACAACCAACTTAGTGTTTATAATGGTACCAGTTTGAGTCTTATTGGTCCCGAAGGAGTATCTGGATTTGGCACAACTAGAATGGTGTCAACTAAATTAGCAGATTTAACAAATACCTATCATCCAGTAATTGAATGTTATGTTGATAATGAAGTTGTTGCAATAATAAGCAGCACAGCATTTAGTATTAATAGTTCAAATGCTGTTAGTGGATTTCCATCAGTGGTTAGAGGAATAACTCTTAAAAACGGAGCATCGAATGATGCTACATTGTTTGGTAACAGTTATAGCTCTCAAAATTCTTACGCTTTAAGAAACGCTGAAAATACAAATTTTATAAGTGCATCAACATCTAGCAATGCTGAAACTTTAGTACAACGTGATGGTACTGGAGCAATTAGTGCTAGTTCTGTACAAACTCCGGCAATATATAGCACAAATGGGTTATTATCTGGAAACTGGTCAGTAAATTCTGATTTATTACCTTATTCAAATTTAGGTTCTAATCTAGGGTCTTCTTCATATAAATGGAATAATCTATATTCTCAGAATGTTAATGTAGGAACTTCTAATGCAGCTGTAGTTAATTTTAATGCACAATTAGTTGATCCTTTTTCAACAGTTGTTTCTAAATTTGATACAGATGCAACACTAGCATCAAATCGTAACGATTACTTAGCATCACAACGAGCTGTTAAAACCTATGTTGATACTGCAGTATCTGGTGTGTTAACACAAGTAGCAGGGTTAGCACCAAGCTTTGGATTTATAAATCCGTATACTATTTTTGATTTAACAGGAGATGGAGTACCTTTTCTTTCTGGATCTCAAAATTTAGGTGCAAATACTACAGTATTAAATGTTCCATGGACAACATTCAACACTATATCTTCCTCAGGATTGCCAGCAAATGTTAAATCAGTAATACTCGAAATACATTATACTGCTCATTGGATAGGTGACGGAACACCGTCAAATAATTATAATACTGCCGTTGTTTTAGGTAGAAATTTATCTACTACAGGATTAGGAACTACTTATCCAAGTTGGCCATGGAGCGATTGCTTATTATTAGCTAGAGCTGCAACTTCAGAATACAAATATTGGAATCAAACAGTAAACATGGTTCAGGTAACTGTACCTGTAAGACAGACTACGGAGGTAAACGGATCTAATACTTACCCTGCCGGAAGCTTTGATTACTCTATACCTGCAAGGCCACAAAACGGTGGCGGTATGGAAGCTGTAGCAATTAGATTAATCGGATACTATGCTTAAATTAAATAGAGTGGATTAAAAACAATGCCTTATATTATAACAAAATCAAACGGAAAAACTCTTACAACAGTAGCCGATGGGTCTATTGATAATTCTACGTCATTAACATTTGTAGGTAGAAACTATGCCGGGTACGGTGCAATTTTAGATCAAAATTTATTTTATCTATTAGAAAATTTTTCTAAATCATCAAGTCCTAAAAATCCAGTACAAGGGCAATTATGGTTTGATTCAACAAACTTAAAATTAAATGTCTATGATGGATTGACTTTTAAACCATTGTCATTCACATCCACAGCAAAAACACAACCAAATAATTCGACTACCGGAGATTTTTGGTTCAACCCAAATACAAATCAATTATCAATAAACTATGGCGGAACTTTTATAAATGTAAGTGGATCGGGTTCGTCAGGCGGATCGTCGTCGGTATTAGCTACAGTTAAAGATAATAGTAACGTTAGTCATCTAGTTCTAAAATCAAATATTAATACTAATACTGTATATTTAAGTTCTGTAGATACTCCATATTCTGTAAATATTAGTGATACGATATATTCAAGCTTTTCGTACATTGGCAAAGGAATTAGTCTTCCTGGTGCAGATGCTAACGGTAAAACAGCAACTACTATTAACGATGGATATTTATTTTTTGGCAGCGCATCTGACGCATTAAGGGCAGACAGTTTATCAACTTTTGTAAACACACTGGAAGGTGTTAGTTATTATTCTGCATCAGACGGGTCGGTTCCTAGCACAATAGTAGCAAGAGATCCTTATGGAAACATTTATGCACAAACACTATATGGAGTTGCTACATCAGCTAATGCTTTATTAGTAAATAATTCTACTTATCAAACAGCAGTCACGTCGAGCACTGCAAATACCATCGCGGCTAGAGATAGCTCAGGTAATTTACGTGCTGCTAATTTTATCGGCGGAGTTAGTAGTGCAACATTTGCATCTAGTGCAGGATCGTTATCTAACGGAATAACATTTAACAGTAGCGGTGCCGGTGTAACTCCCGGTACAGTTGTTAATGCTGCAACAAGTCAAATTGTAAGTTTTAATTCAGTCGGTGCTATTGGATTAGCATCGTTTACCGGTGCAAGTAATCAAAAATTAACCACGACATCTGGCTGGCAAAAGATGCCCGGAGGAATGATTATTGCTTGGGGTTACCAAACAGTTACTTACTCGTCATTAAATGACGGAACAGTAGGCCAGGGAAGCGTTGCTCTTTCTTTTGGTGGAGCACCTTTCACTACTCCGCCGAGTTGCGTTAATGCAACATTAGGATTAGGAAACTTATCTAATACTGGTGCAGATTGGTGGACACAAATTTTACATACTACGATAACTACATCCGGATGTTCTATCTATATACAAAGTAGTGGTACAGCCGGTAATTATTATACCGGCTTCCATTGGATGGCAATTGGCTATTAAATCAGCATATCAGCTTTAATCGTATCGTGACACTGATAATCAACTAATGAGATGTCGTCCATTTCAAAGTCTGTTATAACATCAATATCTGGATTAAGCATTAATTTGGGCAATGGAAAAGGTACTCTATTCAGCTGTTCTTTAACCTGCTCAATATGATTATTGTAAATGTGTGCATCACCTAGAACAATTATCAATTCTCCTACCTCTAAATGACAAACTTGAGCAATCATATGTGTTAGTAATGAATAACTGGCAATATTAAAAGGAACGCCTAAAAATAAATCACCTGATCGCTGGTACATTTGACAACTAAGTTTTCCGTTATTAACATAAAATTGACACATTACATGGCACGGTGGAAGAGCCATGAGCTCTATTTCACCAGGATTCCACGCAGATAAAATATGGCGTCTACTATAAGGATCGTCTTTAATACCGTTGATTAATTCTAATAGTTGATCGTGATTATGTAAAACAACTTTATTAATTCTAATAACAGGTTTACGCCATCTACGCCATTGTACTCCGTATATACGTCCTAAATCACCAGGATGTCGTTGATGATTTCTTTTAACCCAATATGGTGCACTAGCATTATCAGTCCAGATAGTTTTTTGATTACTATGTCTATCACCGTGTAGAATTTCTCTTAGCCTTAGCTCGTCGCCACTACCTTCAATAAACCAAAGTAGTTCGCTAACAACAGCACGCCATGCAAGTTTTTTTGTAGTTACTGCAGGAAATCCTTTAGATAGATCAAACTTCATTTGCATGCCAAATTTACTAAGAGTGCCTACTCCGGTTCTATCAGGTCTTTCGTCTCCAGTTTCGAGTACTTCTTTAAGTACTTTTAAATATTGTTTCATTTTGTGTATTCTTTTATGGTGTAAGATGGTGTTGTTTCTGTACTATCAATTTTTTTAATTTCTTCGATATTATTAAAGTTTTCTTTTACAAACTTTAAATTAAAAAAAGTATCGCATTTGTATTGATAATCAATTTCAGTAACATAAAATACTTCTATTAAATGTTTTAAACTATCATAGATTTTTTGGCCGCCTATGACGTAAATATCTTTATTATATCTTTCTTTTAGTGTTTCGATTGCATCAATAGGATCTGTAAATGTAAAATCTGCTTTTGGATGTAGTTGAGAACTAATTACTACATTAATACGATTAGGTAAACTTTTACCTAAACTACGGTAAGTATTCGACCCCATTAATACTATGTGATCTAATGTTTTTTCTTTAAACCAACTTAGATCTTCTTTTAAAGTAGGCCAAGGCATAGATCCGTTAAAACCTATGCCTTGATTTTGATCAACTGCAACAATACATTTGATCATTCGATCTCGACTTTAGCTACTTTCTTTTTACTCTTCGGTGGATCTTCTGCATCCGCCTCTTTGCGTAACCGTGCTGCTTCCTTGTATAAAGCATCAGCTCGGCTACGCTTTTCTGTTGGCGACAAATCAAATCCTTGTGATGGTGCCTGAACAGTAGCAGCAGTAGTATGATCTGTAGTTTCTTTTACTACAGTTTTAGCTGTATTTTTAGGTTTTTCACTACCGTCGTTAACAGCAAGATCCTCTAGACGAACACCTTTTTGTTCGGCAATGATGCGATTCAACTCATCGAGCGGAATTTGTGTTTGCGTGTCAGGAGTCATAAGAACCATGCTAGTAGGAACTTTCTTTAAATGACTGTTTTGATGTAAGAATCCTAACATAACTGATCCGTCTGGAAAACGTCTGGTAGCTAGTACATCAGCAAGTTCATTTGCTTGTTGCCCTGCCGGACTTTCTATAAGATTCATTAATGTGTCATGATAACTATCACCTAACCCTTGCGTTCCGACAACTAGCGCACTGTATGGATCACCGGGTAATGTTCTGTAGACTACTGCTAGTCTTGCAGAATTATTTTTCATTTTACCAACATGTTTCATAAATTTTCCTTATTCTGCCGAAGGTTGATCCGTTGTTGCAGGTGCAGCATCCGGAGTCTGTTGAGGCATCGCTGCAGTAACGAATGCATGAAGCTTATTAAAGACTGTTCCTACTGCTACCATTTCACCGGCAGCAAAAGCACCACGTCGTGCAGCAAGATCGAGAATATCTCGAATGTTAGCTAAATCTAAAACTGATAGATTTGTATCTGTAGTATTTTCCATATTATCTCCTAATTATTTTTATGTAAAAATGGACATGCTAAACTAAACATAGTAAGTTCTTTATGATCCTCCATTCCGATCTCTAAACCAGTTACTATTTTTCTTTCTGAATTTAATACAGAAGTAGTTTTAATGCAATACCTACTATTTAAGTTAAAGTAGATCCACTGGTCTATAATATTGATTCCTTTATTTTCTATAATAATAGATTCAAAATGAGGCGGAATATAACTCAATCTCCTCATGCCAAGTAGATTGAGTGGATTTATTTTTCCGTTAGCTAGTGCCATTTTGTACCTACTTATTTATAATAAGCAGTTTGTCCAAACGGAGCAGTAATACTTTCGGTACCGTGAATGATAAACAAAGTTTCACAATAATCTTCATCTCCCCAACCACCGCAAGGATATCCGTCGGTAAACATAACAAAACGTTTAGGCTCGATTTCGTTATCCTTCATAAAATCCCAATTGCACTCAAAAGACGTGCCGCCACCGCCCATAGGAACGTATGATGCAATATCGTCAGCATTATCGTTAGTAAAAATTTGCATGTTGTAAACTTTAGTATCAAAAGTCCAAACAGTTAATTTAAAATCAACATATTCATCCATAATACCTTTAACTTCACTAAGCATATCTTTTGCTTGAGCATTAGTAATACTACCGCTCATATCAATTGCAACGCACACATCAACTGTTTCTTCGTTAAGAAGACCAGGAAGTACAGCACCACACTGTTGGCTTTTACGATTAGGACGAGCAAAACTAAAATTATTTTTAATAATGCTTTGAATGTTTAAACGAAGCAATTCTCTCCAATCCATTTTAGGAGCAGTAAAATCACCGATCATTCGTTGAATGCCTGCTGGTGTGTTATCTGCGCCTGCAGCTTGTGCAGCAGCAAGCATAGCTTCTTTAATTTCATCTCTGATTTTTTTGCGTTCTTCAGCAGTAAATCGCGGGCGTCCTTTGCCGTTGCCGTCAATTTTTTCGCCATCATCGTCGGATTCGGAATCACCTTCACCGTCAAGGTGTTCGTCAAGTAATTCACCAAGATCAGACAAATTAATAGTTTTGCAGCGTTTTTTTAGATCTTCATAGATTTCTTCGTAGCTCCAACTACGATATTTGTTATCCTGAAAGATTTTAATAAAATTAGGAACTTCGCCGATTTTTTCATCTTTAAGTATTTGATTAACAGCAAAGTCGGCAGCAATATTTGATAATTCAGGATCTCGATCACCACGACGTCCGATGTGGTCGAACACATTATGTAATACTTCGTGAGCAAACCCGAACTCAGCTTCTTTGGGTTTGAGTTTATTTACAAAATCGTTATTATAATAAAAGTTACGGCCATCGGTTGCTAAAGTCGGACACCATTCGCTAGCATCGATAAGAGTGAGACGTGTGGCCATATTGCCAAAAAACGGATGTTTAAGCAACAATGCAATACGTGCCCCAACAAGTTTTTCGACTATTTTATTTTTTTCAGCCTGTGAATATTCTTTAACTTTAATAGGTTTTTTATTTTTTTTATCTTTAATAACGGTACTTGACATTACATTTTTCCTTAATTAAGATGGGCCCTTGCGGGCCCACAAATCAAAACGCTTGGTCCATTGCAGTAAGAATATACTTACCGTATTTTTCATGGAATTCGTCAAAGTTTTTAAGTTTACTAGTATCAAATGGAAGATTGTAATTAGTCAATGCAATCTTAGCTGACATAACTGTAAGTTCCGTAGGAAAGTTATCCATCAAAAAGCGGAAGTAATTATCAGCAAGTGCATCCCAATTTTTAGCTTTTTTATCTGCAGCTCCTTTGAGCTCGTAGCAGAGACTAATACCTAATGAATACATTGCACTAATTTCTTTAATTGAGCATTTTGTAATCTTACCAGAAAGAATATCTTCTGGGTTAGGCATTTGTTTAGCAACTTTACGATGCGCCATAAATTTGTGTGCAAGTCCTTCTCCAATAGCTCCTGATACAAGATCCATTAGTGTATCATCTTCAAGGTCGTCATCGGTAAGCAAATCGCTTACAAAGCTCCATGAGCGAGGAGTTGCAAAACTACGGCTCGGGCTCTTAGGATCAAAGTTGTAAAGATCCTGTTTAGCAAAGCTAACATAGCCAACAACTTGTTCGTGGATCATATTGTCAGTTGCCCATTTGAGCCAATCTTCAAAATCAGTTGAAAGTTCAAGATGAAGGAAACGATTCGCCAACGGAGCTGGCATACGATAAGTAACACCTTTATCTGTTTCACGGTTGCCTGCAGCCACGATACTGACACCATCAGGCAAACGGTAAGTGCCAACACGACGATTCAACACCAACTGATAAGCTGCAGCTTGCGTTGCAGGTGCCGCTGAATTAAGCTCATCTAAGAATAAAATAGCAGTACTATTTGGATCAGTTGGAAGTTCTGCTGGAGGTGCCCAACTCATAGTATTAAGTTGAGAATTGTAATAAGGAATACCTTTAATATCGGTAGGTTCCCAAAGACTTAGTCGAACGTCAATAACGTCACGATTCTGTTCGTTGCCAATTTGTTTAACAATATCGCTCTTGCCGATGCCTGGCGGGCCCCATAAAAAAACAGGACGTTTAATTTTAATACATTTACGAATGCTCTTTTTGGCTTCGTTTGGTGTAACGGTACGATTCGCTGAAATTTTTTCTGCCATATAAAAATACCTGTATGGTTAGTGTAACAACTTTACCTAGATTATTATACGCTCTTATGCTACAAAGTCAATGAATTTTCTTTGGACATAAGTTCTGATTGATATTTTGAGTTTCCGTATTTTACTAAATCGCCGCCGAACAAAATTAATTCTACAGCCGTTTTTTCTCTGCTTACCCATATTGTGCTATTACTAGACAAATACCAAGGACAAACTAGATACTTGTCTAGTTGAAGCATTACTTTGCTAGTATAAACAACATCTAGTACGTCAATTTGATAAAATTTTAAAAGGTTGTTGTTTTTTAAAAAAGTAAAACCATCGTATGTTAACCGAAGACTACGCTCGCCATTTTCTCTAATGTTTTTCCACCATTTTTGATAATATTTTTCGATAACCAAAGCAGTTGGCTCATATCCGAGCCAATTGGTTAAAAATTCTACGGTTAACTTATGTTTTATATCCATCCGAAATCTTTTGACCTGTAGTTAGTTTGTATACTGAAAAATCTTCGCAATTATACAACTTGTTTAGTTTTTCTGCAAGATTATGTGCATGACCGGCATTAGAAAAAGATACTTTTTTATACTTTGGACCTAGTTGTTGGGCTACAATCGAACTGGTTTTAAGATTAACAGGTTTATCTTTATAAAAGACTGCCCAAATAGCCTCTGCTTCTAAAACTTGTTCGGTTTTATAAGTTTTTTTATTTGTAATTTCTAATAAAACATTAGGTTTTGGGCGACTCATATAATTATATGCCGAATATGTCGACATATAATTATTTATCTTAAAATTTACCTAAAACCACCACCGTCCATTTTAATAGAAATAGTTTCTACCTGTTGAGTTTGGGATCTCTCATCTAAAGTACCTGCGATTCTAGTCATAACAATAGCTAGGCTATCGTATAAAGATTGTACATCTTTAATGTCCATATTGAAGGTTTTTTGATTAGTTTTAAGTGCTACTTTTGCCTTATCTAAGAAATTTTCTATAGGAAGAGTGTTTAAAGGTTTCATTCTTTATTCACCGTAGCAAGCATATTTTTCATCTCGTCTTCAGTTTTAAATGGACCTAAAAATGGATATCTTTCTAATGTAATAAGTTTTGGACAAAATGCTTTTGTCCACCCTTTTCTAAATTTAATTAGATAATAACCAGCGCAATATAAACTTTTACTCTTGGAGCTTTTTGCATAAATTGGTAATCGCTTTCTTATGTTAAAAACCGGATTATAAGGTTTAGTTTTGCAAGGGTAATCATAAATTACTTTTGGATCAATAAACGATGTATTCTTAAGATTATTAATAGCATCTTTTACTACATCAGTACCAAACGTTTCTTTAACTTCGTTTAGATTACCTAACTCGATTTTTTCGCCTTTTTTGAAAAAAGCATACCCTTTCTTTTCTTTATTCAAAGTTCCAATTTTAGTACCTTGATTTTGTAAAATCCACGTTTTATTTGGAACTAATACCTTAGCCGTTGTTGTCATATACGTACCTTGCATTTAATGGAGCAGCATATCCTTGAATCTGTTCGGAAATCTTGTTTAGTTCAAAACGTCCACAAAACTTCATTAAACGAATGCCAACTTGATTAATATCTTTGTTAGATGTTTTAGCTTCGTTAATAGTTTGATTAATTATCTCTTTAATATTAACTGGTTGTGCAGTTAAATCACAGAGTGTTACATTACGTTGATAATCATCAATAACTTTGTGTTCAACTCCATTATGATCTAACCAACGCTGTAGCATAAGATTATTCCAGTTATATCCTTTACTCTTACGATCTTCGTATGCTTCCTGTAAGCCGACTTTAGTTTTAGTACCCTTAGTACGCACTCCTGGATACGCACTAAAGACATTGTCACTAGTATCTCCGCGCATGCACTTTTCAAATAAGAGCCACTGAGGATCAGGAGCAGGCTTAACTTGTTGAGTTTTCTTGTCGACTACCCGGCGACCTAATTCATCAAAGTAACCTTCATGCGTAATGGTCACGCCAGTCACTCCATTATACTGGCGCACAGTTGGAGAAATTAGTTGTGCAAAATCTCCGTCGGTCGAAATAATAACATGCTGGTCGTTAGGATGATTTTGTATCCAACCTGCAATCAAATCATCGGCTTCAAGCTGAGGATGCTGTAACACAGTACAGTTTGTCATATCTCGCACGAATTCTTTAAACTGATCAAACGTTTCCCAAAAAACACGATCTTCCTCTACTTCAGCAGGAGATAATGCTGCTTTTGCCTCTGCCCGCTGACGTTTGTAAGGTTCGTAAAAATCCTTACGCCAACTGCGTCCTTCAAGGCAAAATACAACATGTTTTCCGTCAAAGTCCTTCCACGCTTTCTTAATACTAGTTAAGATTGTATGGAGACTGAGACCTACTTTTTCTTCGAGATTTCCACGTACAACATGTCTTGCACGAAAAAAAGTATTTGCAGTATCAACTAAAATGTACGTCATTAACTTACCTCTGATCGACCGTTGCCGATATTTTTAACGTCAATAAAACCCATAGCACGTCGTTCCATATTGGCTCCGACTGCTGCTCCTGATTCTCTACATATTTCGGTGAACCATTGATCAACTACTTCTTCGTCTGTTTCACCGTAATATCCTAACGACTTTAATTCTACTACTTTATAGTCGTTCCAGTCAAGTTCCCAAAAGCCAAAACGTGGATTTTCTGGATTAGTATGAAATCCTACTACTTCAAAATAAGGTTCTTTCTTTTCTGTAGCAGTTTCTTTAGGAGTTAATTTGGCCAAACGCTGCTGTTCTTTTCTTTCATTTTCTGCTGCATCGGCTGCAATTTTAGCAGCTTCTGCTTTAGCAACAAGTTCTTGAGCTTTACTTTCTGCTTCAGCTGCAAGCCTAGCCGCTTCTAAAGTAGCAGCTTCTAGCTTGTCAATGCCTAAAACTTTTTTAATAAATTTATTCATCATGTTCCCCATGCATTTTTAAACAACGGCACTTGAAGTCTATCGCTGTACCTTAGACCATTGCGCATTGCTAATTCAGCAACACGGCGATTATTTAGTGAGTATACACTCTCTACTCCGCCTACAGGCATTAGATATACTGGACCTTTGAATCCTGCATCTCGATATATCTTTGTTGTATTAATTGCTTCTTCGGCATCATCATCGGTCGCAACAACAAATTTAAGATAGGTATAACCAAATTCTTCGTACACGCAAACGATTTCTGGTTTAATTGCTTCTGCTCTTGATTCACCGCTGCAACTTAATTTTGCACTAACGCTAAATGTAATCTCTCCAGATCCGCCATGAGGCCATTGAGCCTGATTCCATTCTTTAAGATATTGTTTAAAATCTGGATGTAGTTCTTGTGTACCATTTGTTTCAAAAGTGATTTCTTTCAAATTTTTCATCTTAGGATGATTCAACAAATCTGGATAAGCACGTTGCCATCCTAGTAAAGGTTCTCCACCAGTAATAACCAAATGCTCGTCTCGCCATTCACCATATGGTAATAGTTCAACAATTTGTTCAGCAATGCTATCTGTAGTCAGCATAGGACTAAGGTTTTTGAATCTTGTATCCCAGCTAGCATAACTGTCGCAGCCTGTACTAACCAATGGCAACTCGCCATAAGACTTATATTTACTAGGATCTATGTTAACAGCTTCTGTACTGCGTTCGCCTTTAGGCATTCCAAAACCCGAACATTGAAAATTGCATCCAAATGTACGTAAGAAGATAGAAGGTACTCCCATGTACCTTCCTTCTCCTTGAATACTGTAAAATAATTCTGCTACTTTAATTTTGCTCATTTTTATAATTTCCTTTACCTGGGATAGTGTTACGTACACCACCTACAGGATCATCAACATCACCTACTCTGCGAGGAATAAGGTGTATATGTGGCCACATGATAGTTTGACCTGCTGCTTCACCAGCATTTAATCCGATGTTAAATGCGGAGCATGTTTCTTGCGAAACCATAAACTTTCCATAACGAATAGCCTGATCAAATGCAAATCCCAATGCAACTAGTGTATTATATTTAGGTACGAAAAGCAAGTGTCCTTCGGTTACTGGATATTTGTCTCGGTATACTACAACGTAAAAATCTTCCTGTAATACATCGGTCCATGGAACATTTGCATCTTTAATAGAAAAAGGTCCGGCAAAAATATTATCATTCGAAGACCTAGGAAAAATATGATCATTCATTTTAACCACCAATTTTCCCAAGGAAAAACTACCCAAAGATCGTTGTTTGCTTTGTTAATTTCGATTCCTGAATAATCCATTTTAACTTGTGCAATGCTTGAGAGGTTATCAACAAGAACTGAAAACTTTACATTATTGTTCCAAACTTCGTTCCACGCAGGATTATCTCCTAAACAGCTCGAAGGCCAATCTTTTAATATCCAGTTAAACGTAGCACCTGTATCATTAATATCATCAACGATAAGAATGTTTTTTCTACTTTCGAGATCACTAAATCCTGAAGTTTTATCATTCTTGTCTCTCAATTTATACCCAATTGCATGGTCAGCCATCCAACAATTAGATTCTGTATCATTATCGCCGCTGTCTCGAAGGCTAACTTTAAGAGTGTGGCACGGAACATCAAAATAATGACTAATCATTACTGCGGGAAGTAATCCTCCTCGAGTAATCCCTACAACATAATCAGGTTTCCAACCTGACATCATAATATCACGACAGAGTTTCGCAATTAGAAATTTATATTCATTGTAGTCGACAAAAAGTTTATTCATTATCCATGTCCTTTCATACTTAGACAAATATCATAAAATTCTTTCTTTAGTGCAGGATCGCACCAAAAAGCGCCTAACATAATTGCTGTAGTCATATCGCTTTCGTGTTCGCGAACGCCTCTTTGTGTCATACAGTGGTGCTCTGCTTTAACTACAACAGCAATATTCTCAGTTTTAGCATATTCTTTGAGAGCTTCGGCAATTTGTGTAGTCATTTCTTCTTGAATCTGCGGCCTTTCGCAAATATGATGAACAATTCGATTAAACTTGCTAAGACCAATTACTTCATCCTCAGGCACAATGCCTACCCAACACTTACCAACAATATTTTGGAAATGATGTGCACAAGTGCTACGAATACTAATAGGACCTGTAGTATACAAACTCTTGTACCCCATGTTAGGAAAAGCTGTTACCTTAGGTACTGGTCGATAACGTCCACTAAAAGTTTCTCTAACAAACATTTTAGCTACACGACGTGCAGTATCATTTGTATTATGATCGTGTTTAGTATCAATAATTAAACTTTCTAATACACCTTGAAAACGTTCAGTAACTTCGTCAACAAGTTGATCAATTTCTTTATCATTATAAATGAATTTAGAAATGTTGTCGTTACTGTGAAATCTTTCACCAGCACGTTCAATACGATCACGGATTACTTCGCTTATATTTTTACCTACATCAGACATTTGTTATCCTTTTAATATTTTTTATCTCTTAGATGCTTTCTGTAATCTACACTGTCTCGCCGCCATTCTTCGCCGTTGCCGCTGATGATATCACAGATACGTCCAATTGTACCATTGGTCCAATCACTAATAACTCCAACTTTAGGGTCTTTAAATCTTAAAAGTCGATCCAGCTTAATTAATGCATCATCTATAGACCATGGAATATACATTCTTGTATGATCATTTGCAAATGTTTCTGGAAAACTGCGATACGCTGGAAATAGAACGTTACATTCTAATGCATCTGCTTCGCTTACTGTGTTGCTAACCCAATCTTGTAGTGCACAATTAAACAATACTCTAGTATCATTTAGCAATTCGTAGTATTCGTTCTTCTCAAGATCTTCATAAATCTTAAGTAAACCACGAGATTCTAAGTCTCTAGTGCGCTGCATGTAGCTATTGTTATTGCTCTTTAGTTTACTGCCGCTAAACACAGCAAACTCTACTGATGGATTATTAAACTTCTCAATTAAGTCCATGTAAAAGTCGGGCTGTTTTTCTTGATCCCAACGAGCCGAAAAAGCTACACGCATCCTACGTTCGCTAAATGGCTTAATTGCTTTAACTCTATTGCGTACTTCTTCCTTACCGAACGCAAGTCCTGAAATATTATACATTGGAGCAGTCCAACCGGCAATTTTTAAATGTGCAACCATTTCTTCGTTAGAAGCAAGTACACCGTCAACAAATGAGTCTACCATTTTTTCATATAGACCCATCCAAAGGTTCATGCCCCAAACATGTACAAAGTCATCAGGATCGATAGACTGAGCCAAACAACGAACAAAGATTCTTGGACGAAGTTCGTTGGGTACTTGATCCAGAATGTAAGGCAAACTTTCGATGCCTGGTTGAAACATGTCTTCAAAGTAGACAACATCTTCATTTGTAACTTCTCCTGCTTTCATCATACGCACAAGATTCATTAGTTGGCTCATGCCAAAGTAGCTACGACCATGTGCATCCAGTACCTGACCGGTAACAATTGCTTGATCGTTACTAAGTGTTTCGCCGGGTACTATAACATAGTTAATACCGCGCTGTTCGAAAACAGCACGGTTCCATTCCTGCAACTGCAAAGTATAGCGGGCCTTGTAAGGTTCAAGGCCCATATAAAATAACTTTCTCATAGATTAGTTGTAACGTGGTGCAGAATTTCTCTTGAGAAACTGTGACCAATTGTTTCTAACATGCTTACCATTCTTGGCTCGCTGCAGTTCTCCCCACGGGCCTCGATCATTATAAAGATCGGCTTCGTTGTAAACGTGTCCAAAGTACTTACAAAAATCTAGATATTCTTCTAGATCCTCGAAAATTTGTGAAACTTCGGGCTTCATACGCAAGTGCTTGTTATTCCAATCTCGTGCCATTTGATATTTCCTCACCATCTATTGTTAAATTTAATGAAGCAACCATTTTCGTTGTCTTCACTTACCTCAATCCAGATATTTCTGGCGCCATATTTGTTGTGAATTACTTGATGTAAATCCTTAGCAATCATTTCACAACTCTTATGATCTAAACTTAGTGTACTATCTTTATATAAGTTTTGCAACCAACGTTTAAATTGAATAAATTCGATTTCTCGATCGTCATCAAAAACTTCAATCCATATCTTAAAATGGAAAATATGCCTATGCGGAAATCCCAAAAAACTAACATCTTCTAGTTTTGGATCAGTTGCTGCCGCAGGATAACAATGAATTCCTTCTTTTTGGAAAGTTACCCAAATCATCATGTCTTGTTTATTCATTTAATCACCTGATCGTTTTTGTATTCTGACCAATCTGTAAACTTATTCCTGTCCTTAAGTTCGTGCAAACTATGTGTCCAAACACCGGGATTAGTTGCTTTAAAATCCTTATCGTCAATCTTAATCATAGTGTTGTAATTCCACAACTTAATATAAGGAATTGTAACCATAATTTGTGGAATAAAATTAGCGTAATCGTTTAATCCACCATCATTAAATTCTTCAACAGCTGACAAAGGAATATCTAAACTACACCAATAATCTTTTTCAAGAAAGTGTGTGATCATGTTTTCCCATGCTGCCCAGTTCTTGTAGTCATTAAAATTAGGATTAAAGCTATGATTAGCTCCAAAGAAAATGTGCTTAACAGGTTCCTTAATACTAGTAAACGGATCGTTAAGTATTTTTTCAATTTCTTCTATAGTTTGCAATCCAGTTACAAACAGAGTTTTCATTCCATAAGCAGGAGTCTTTTCAACTTCTGTGCCTAGGAAAAATGTAATGTTTTCGGCTACGCCAGTTGTGTAATCTCTTTTCATTAAACTTCCTCAAATAATGCATTTTTCATTGTGTTTGAATTTACGGTTTTTTTACCTTTAAATCCCCTTGTACCAACAATTTCCATCCAGTAATCGCTATATGTTTCAATAATTTCTAAACTAGTTTCCTTGTCAGGTGCAGCAAAGATAGCTTCAACAATATCTTCAAAATATTCTTCGTCGCCAGTACTACGTCGCATCATTGCAGGATGATCACCAGCATCGAATTTTCTGTTAGCTTCCTGTACCGCAGTAAGATGCATCCAAACATTATGACTCATCAATAGAGCATAACTAAAGCTATCCCAACTAGTCTTTCCTTCTTTACCTACTTTATTTAGGTCTCCGGGTTTATAATAGCATATATCTTTCATTTGTAAAATTTTACTTACTGGACTCTCATCGAAATGATAAATTAATCCATCTTGTAGAACTGCATCTCTATAGTTTCTAGTATCCGTTGAATACTTTTTATCGTCAGCAATTGGACTCATTCGATAGCACCATTTCTTTTTATTAGGTAAATCAATATGATGATATACTTGCCCATTTGCAGTTGCTAAGAAAGGACTTGCGCAGTCAAAACTAATAGTAAAATTAGGATTAACATATTTTCTAACAGCTCTTTGTATAACTGTAAGTAGTACAGCCCATTCTAGTTTACTAGTTCCTAAAAAGTGCATCCAGTCATGAACACCTTGTTGTAGCAAATTATCGTATCTTAACTCAACTAAACGCTTTAGCACTAAGTGAACATCACACATATTTTGTCCACCCATTGCCCATCCGTCGAAGTGACGATTAGGATAGACATTAGGATCGCAATAGACTTTCATTGTCTGATACCAAGTATCGGCAGCAGTGTGATTATCGCCTTGCAATACGTTTAGTAATTTTGCGCCACCTTCTTTAACACCTTTACGATTATTAATGAAATAATCGTTATTAAATTTTGTAGCATCTACAAGTTCTTGTGAATTTGCAAAATTACCGATTTTAGAATTAGCTACCTTATCATGAATAACCCATGTTGGGATATCGAGGATCATTCCATAATCGGCTATACCATCGAGCCATTTAAGAACTGCTTCACGTTTTTGCTGTGCTTTTGGACATCCTGAATTAGCATGCCAATCGCCCTCCCAAAGACCTTTAGCAATCTGGAATCCACCTGAGTCGCCCAATATTAGGCTACCTGGATCTCTGTTGCGAACCATATCTTCATTTGGATCTTTTTTAGAAAGATCTAAGTTTGCATGACCGCCTGAATACAATGACCATTTATAAGGAAATAATGCTTTTGTAGGATTTAACCAATTAAGTTGTTCCATATCAGTTAACCCTGCAGGAAATCTTGCAGGGTCAACATAATCATTATTAATACGCTGCTTTCCTATAAAGGTAGCGTAAAATCCAGATATTGCCGGTAAAAATACAGCATAATCTTTCTGTTTAACAGTTAAATTATCTTGTTCCATTACTTAGTCTGAGCAGGAATAATGTAGCTATACTCAATAATACCAGAATCAACAGTAATCATTGTTGCACCTTCGTCACTGATCTTATAGGTTTTATCACCAGGAAGATCTAAAATGCTAATAACTGCACTTACAGGCCATTGCCATGCGCGAGCAATAGAACCAGTTACAGTAGGTTCAAACACAAAGTCGCCGGCATGAGTTGAAGGGTCGCCAAAATAAAACTTTAGTGCACCTTTGTCAGTTTTAGCAACAAAAGTAGTCTTGTCGCGGTTCGCTTGAGACTGGAACTTTAGTCTTTGTAAGCTAACAAGTCCTGGACTAAAATCTACGTTCCACTTAACTCCCTTAAACTTAAGGGGCTTTAGCTTTTCATTAATCAACTTAGTTGTCATAAAACGATATTCGTTAACAAAGTCGCTGTTAGTATTCTCAAAGCGGATACCAGCAGGAATAGTTGTACCTTCTTCGTCTGTTCTATGAGACAATGTAATCTTAGCATCCTTTTCGTATTCGGGAATATTAAGAATGGTATTCAACTTATCTAAGTTTGGCATTCCGAATGTTCCGGAAAATTCTGGAACTACTTCTTTAAACTTACCTTCGACAATAACCGAATTGTCGGATGCAACAGCCATAATAACAGTACTTTCGTCAGTGCCTGTAATCTTTGCCAAATCAATACCTAAACTATGTGTGTGTTTTACAATATCTTGCAAATATGATTTCATAATAATTTCCTTTTGTTAATTGTATTTAGAAAACGAAAAAAAGTCAATGTCTAATTTATTCTGATCCAAACGAAAATAAACTTCCAAATGTTGAGTCCTGTTTAGTTGAGTTCAAATCCCATTCAAGAACTCCGATAAGATTTTCTAGCTTATTGTTAATAATGACACCTTCCATCTCTGAATGAGCGAAAGGTAGCTCTTGAAACCATTTTGGTAGTCTTTGTTCGTCCGTTGGATACGCCACGCTAGTAAACCCCATTGGATTATCAATGAGTTTGCAAACAATAACTTTCATACCATCAACGATTTGTAATGAATATTTGTCATCGTTCATTCTACGTAATGTATTCCAATTAATACTTGCTCTAACATGTCCTGGCATATTAATTTTACCGGCTTTTTCTTCTCTCGATTGATAATCGGTAATGTTATTTGCTCTTTTAGGGCTGCCTTTTTCCCAACCTGGACGTGATTTAAATTCAGTTCTAAAGACAGAAATCCTTTCTAAAATCTCATCCTCACCTGCACCGTTGAGTACTTTATTTAGAATTTCGCTAAGGAACTCTTGCATGAATTCTGGTGTGTCGCTTCTTTTAAGATCTAGGCCCATGGCTTTAATTTTACCAGGCTTTCCACCAAGGTCTTGACGTTTACCATCTTTATCATAATAAAGAACAGCGTATCGTTTTTTAGTAATAAACAGTCCTTTAATAGCAACGATTTCTCGTCCTGCTTTAATAACTTCACCACGCTTCTTAGGGCAATGAAAGTCATCTAACATGAATTGAGGAAATGTGTTGTTAACTTCTTCAGCTACAGTATTATAAAGTTGAATTACAGTATCCTTATCCCAAGGAATAACTCCTTTATTGATTTCATTTCTTAACGTACTGTAAGCACTAAAGTATGCAGAGTCAGTATCGCCGTAAATGATAGCTTTACCGACATGATTATATTCGCCGGTAATAATTTCATTAATTTTTGATGCCATATGTCTAGCAATTCGACGACCAGTTAATGTTGTTGACTGCCCAATTCGATTATCAAAAAATCTGCAACCAGGATTAAGAATTGCACCGTAAAGACTGTTTAAGTTAATTTTCTTAACTAGCTGTCTTTTATCCCAGTACTCTTCTTCGACTTTATTTCCTGCTTCAATTGCTGCTTTTAATTTCTTTTGAAGTTCTTTACGCTCTTTATACCAACGTGCTAGCAAGCCAGGAATAATTCCTTCCTTCTCTACAGTAAAAATAGTACCATTTGCACTTAACAGCCAAGGATTATTATTTTCGTAGATTAAAGAATAAATCTGTGCACCGGTTAGTACATCGCTTTTGCCATCTTCCCAATCGACAGTTATGTCTTGTGCAATGTCTTTAGACATAACAAGTTCGAACTCATTACTTCCAAACTTGCCTTCCCAAGAAGCAGCAAAACTAGATCCTTTTGCCATTTTAGCAGAAATTTCTGCCTTAGTATATTCTTGTCTTAGCTGACCGATAATTGTCTCGGGACCCATATTTAAAGCACGAATAACAGATGGATACAGACTGTTAATGTCCATTGATCCAATCCAATCATGTAATCCTTTTTTAGGATATGCTACATAAGCACCTGCTGCTTGTGTATCTGATGGACCATCATCGTCGTCGGTAATGTCCTTGTCATCTTGTTTAGTACGACTAGGAACAATCAACCCTAAACTATGTGCCTCATTAATAATAGCTTGTTCGGTAACAGCAACGGCGCCCATTGTAGTTTGAAGTAGCACAGTATTTTCATGTGCAATTGTGTTAGCTAAGTCAATAAACTTTAATTTTTTATCGAGTTTTTCTAAGATTGCGCAGTCTTGTCTATTGTACTCAATAAATGTTTTAAAATCATTGTTATACAATTGGTCAAGTGTACCTTCGTACTGTGTTTTACGCTCACCAAGTTCATCTTCAGCAACTGAATCAAGCTTCCAGCTATGGCGTTCTTCATATGTATACTTTCTATATAAAGCCAGACTGTCGAGATGAACACGACCTATAATATCGTAAGTTACTGAAGTTTTTCCATACTTTTCGTACTCTCGTCTTTTTGGAAATTGATTCCAAAGACAAAACCTTCTAGTATCTTCTTTACTAAGAGCTTTAATTACTCGATTGACAGTATATGGAATATCGAATCCTTCGGAATTCCACCCGCTCAATACATCTGCATCTTCGATGAGAGTTAAAAATGTATCAAGTAGCTCGTACTCATTTTGGAACAAAATGGTATTAGGAAAATCTTTTACCTGTTCGAGAGCTTGTTCCATAGTTAATGTCTTAGGAGGAACAGCTAGACATATCAAAGTATCTAACCACTGTAAATGTACTGCAATTGCAGTGATTGGCATGAATGCATCATCAGGGGTTGCATAACCTCTTTCGGGATCAAAATCAACCTCAATATCGAAAAATGCTACGTTTAATTTAGGAGCATCTTTTCCTAAATAATTTTCTTCCAGACATCGAAATACTGGATTAATATCGCTTTCAAAGAGCTTACGACCACTATGGATCCTTTGCTCTTTCATGTGTTCTTTATAACTTCTTGATGTAACCTTACTTAAAGGTGTGCCAAATATACTATTATGCTTACCCTTAACATCTGGGTAATAAAACAAATACTTTGCTGGATATTGTTGGAATATTCTTCCTTTTACAGGATCACGTTCAACGACATTTACGATATCGTTTTCGCGATCCCACATGGAATCGACGTAACTCATATTTTTTCTCCTTGTGATTTATGGCTCACAGACCGTCTAAATGGCCATTTATGGCTGGCCAAACCATGTTCTAATAATATTTATTTAATTAGCGTGTCGTGTAATAAAATTAACACGAACCTTAGTAGGAGCGAAAAACTCTGCAACTACGGCCTTGGCAGTCTCGATGTCGTATTCCTTGCAACTAAAAATGTCAATATAAGCTGTATTGTCAGGATTAACAAAGTGTGCACAAATATTGCTAGTTTGAATCAACTGCATTAAACTGTACCCTTCCTTAGGATCTCCAGGCAGCATGTATTCGATAATAGGCTCGCCATGCGCAATCATATCGATGCGTTTTACCATTTCCTTAGCGAATTGATAAATTTGTTCACGGTCTTTAATATTATCATTACACCCCGAACAATCAAGCATTAGATGATATCCCCAATAATCACTCATACCTCGTCCTCCTTTCGGACTGCATGACCAGTAATATCAAGAATAGTTTCGATAGTATCGAACTTCTTCCAAACTTGATCCCAATTTCCTTTGAGGGCAATATTGATTGCCTGCTTAATTTCGCCAGCCGAAATATCAAGCTCTTCTGCGATAGACTTAATAGTATCATTAAGACCTTCTGTAAGCACTTGAATTTCCTGTTTAACAGTAACACCCTCAGAAACAATTTGCTTAAGCTTTTGTTTTTCTGGGTCGCCGAATACTTTACTCATTATTATTCTCCTTGTAGAGATACTATATGAGATCTACACTAACAAGTCAATTATTATTTTAATTTACGCAGTGCTCTTTCTAATGATTCGGCTAATTTATCATTGTATGACTTTTTAGATTTTTCTTTTTCGGATTTTAAACGATTTTTATCCGCAATAGCTTTGGATCCTTTCCATGGATGATTTTTTAAAGATTTTTTTGTTGCTTCGTTGGTATAGACGTTACCTTCTTCGTGCTGGCTTTCCATATAATCCCATACTGCAACTAACATGCCTTTTGCTTGTGCAACTTTTTCTTGAGCCCATTCAGGTAAATTTTCATCAGAACTAACAAGATTATGTAGTCCTTTACATGCTCTCATCATAGTATGCAGATTAGTCTTGAGCATACCGGCTTCGTCATTATATTCTTCGCCACCATCAAAGTTTTCAACATATTTCTTTTTATGTTTTGTTTCGCCTTTTTTCATAGCTTTTTTACGATCCTTATGTGGGCCTGCGCCTGATGTAGTTGACTTTGCATGTTTTGCTACTAGATTTTTCTTTTTCATAGTTTATCTCTTGATTGGTTGACCAAAAATACTAACTCCCTTCATATCGAGAGCATTTTTTCCGGTGTTATTCTTTGGTTTGGGCTGCGGAGGAGCTTTAGTTCCACTATGTCCGGGTGTGCCAGTATATGATTTCTTGCCGCGTGCAGGACCTGGACTTAATTGTGGATTAGCAACAGTAGCGATTGATCCCGAACTAGTTGCACCGGAGGTAGCTGCTTCTTTTACTTTTTTTACTTTTTTAGATTTAGGAGTATTGCTTGTATCTTCTGCAGTGCCGTTCCAAGATCCCGGACGTTGACTAGTGTAATTACCCGATCCCCATCCAGCTTTATTAGCTTCAGGAGTACCCATTCCCGGGTCTCCTGTCTGCATTACACCTTCCATTAGTTCTCTTATTTTCATTTCTTTTTCTTACCTTTCTTCTTGTTATTCCAAGAAGACACAGGACTTACTTTATTAACAAATTCTAATTCCTGGCTACCGGCAGTAGTAACATTACTACCTTTTGACCCCATAAATTTTTCTGTAGCTTTAATAATCTCCGCATCGGCATCGGTGTAAGCTATTGTTACAAGTTTCTGACCAGTTGGCCCTTCTTTGTCCATATCAAAATCAGGAGATCCTGCTAATGCAATTCCAAATCGCCATGGAGCATATGGGCTAGAGTTATCTAATCCAGGATGTACTCTCATATCTGGCACAGCAGCTACAGCGCCTTTTCTAAGTTTATCTTCTTTTATAAATTCACTAGCTCTCATTATAATGTTACCTATATTTTTTTTCTAATAGCTGAACATACTTAGAAATCTCTGCTTCCCAAGATTCACTTACTTTTACACAATTATTGACTCTAATCTTTCCTTTACCTTTGCCACGACTTTTAAGTTTTGTTCCTGATTTACGATATCCTTTCCAGCATTTTGGATCCAATCTCTGTTTTTGTGATTCTAATCTTTGATTGCCTGTTGTGTCGTACTGTGGACCACTTGGGCCGGCCATTTGTGCTTGCCCTGATTCACCTAAAACATATTCACCACTTTCAATATCTCTATGGTGTTGGTCAGCTAAACGATGACACATGTCTCTACGAAATTCTTTAGTAAAAACATCTTTTGGAGCACCTTCGAGCTGGTTTAATTTATAGTATTCTAAACATGCTTTATCAACCATAGGTAGCCATTCTTTGATATAATCCTTATGGTCGAAGTTTTTTTCTTTTTGAGCTTTTTTAATTCTCTTTGCTAAAGGCATAAAATGTTCTTTATGAAGTTTATCATGGTCGAGTATAAACCAAAATAATTCATCGGCTAATTTAGACTTATCTTTTTGATAAGCTTGATCTCTTATTTGTTTATCTTCATCTCTCATATTAGCAATTCCACTTTCTTAAAGATTTGTTTATACGACTATTTGGATCTCTCTTAGTTTTAGCTCCAGTACGTTTTTTCTTCATACCTTTCATGCGAGCACAAAAACTCTTGCGGCGTTTACTAGCTTTACTTCCTTTTTTAAGTTTGCTCGGTTTAGTAGTAACGGCAGTCTGCAATTTACTTCCAGGATGCTCTCTACGATAGCTTGCAACACCTTTCTTGTTTAATCCGCCGTTTTTGTTCTTACCTGATTTCTTTTGCCAGGCTGCAGCTTCTTTTAATAAAGTACGATCGCTAACTTTTTCAAATTTTTCCCAAATTATCTCAGGATCTACGTTATACTCTAGAGCTAAAGATTCAACCATCTGTTCAATAAGGTCAAAACTTTTTTCAAGTTGTCTTTGCTCTGCACTTTCGTCATATTGATTGTATTTGTCGCGGATAGTGTCTAGCTTTTTCTCACTAGCACCATCTTTTCCAGCTTTTGCAAGAGCCTTCATTCCGTCTTTGCCGTATTTCATAGTGCCCTTAGCAGCTCGACTCATTTGTCTTTTCTTATCTTCATTAAGATTGCTATGTGTCTTGCACATTCCGCAATCAGGACAGATCATTTCCATCACAGCACTTTCGTTATGCTTTTTCTTTCCAGCACAGTGAGCACGTTGACTAAATCCTTTAGGGTGTGAGCAATTAATACTACGTTTATATTTTTTGCTCCATTTCTCGTTTAAATTTTTATCATGTTCTAATATTTCTTGTCTAAGTAAGCGAATTTCTTCTTTTACAATTCTTTCTAAATCTTTTATTCTTTTTTCTGTTTTAGCTGAGTATGACTCCCTAATCTTTGTTGGTTTATTAGCATATGCTTTAGCAGCCTTGGCTTTATTTAAATACATATCTGCATCTTGAGAATGTTTTGCTACTTCATCGCCATGTAATGACGATAATCCTTTAACTGTAGATTGTAATTGCTGTAATTTACGAAGCTTTGAGACACGTTTAGCAAGTTCGCTACTAATTTCGTTAAGATTCATCTTATACTCCAATGAACATGAAGTATTTATGTATTTTTAATTAAAGAAAATTTAGTGATTGTAGTTTATAAAGTTTACAGTACCGTTTGGATTCGTTCCGTCTCTATTTACTACTGCTCTTACCCATACAAAATTACCTGTAAAGTTTACATAATTTGTAGTGGTAGTTGCTGGAACGATAGGAAACGTATAAGTTACAGTTGAATTCGCTACTGTAAACCAATCAACATTGCCGGGATTAGTAGCTAGAGTAGCTTGCATACTCAAGCTACCGGAAAAGTTTGGAGTAACTGTATAAGTGACAGTATGTAGTCCATCAGCTGCTCCAAAGTATCCATCGCCTTTTTGAGGAATAGAATAAAAATTAGCAGTTCCATCTGGAGCAATTGCAGCTGATGGTATAGCTACCGTAGTTGTTGTGAACGAACCACTGTTTATAATAAATTGAAATTGACTACTTAAAGCTGGCATAAGAGTTTCCTATCCAGTATTTATGTCATTTTCTAGTATAAACTCTTCAATCATTCTAATTCCGTTACCTAATCGCATTGATGCCAAAGCTAGCATTTTTTGATCAGATACGTACATAAAAGGAGTTGCACCGTAAAAGTCCAACCCTGTTAGCCATCTTTTTGTTTTATTAGGAATGGACATTTTACTAGCATCGTACTTAACGAACCATTCGTAGAATGATGTTCTTACATCTGAATTCATTGCTCTTGTATTAAAATACGCTTTGTATCGATACATCCCTTTTGGATAAATTTTACAAAGACGTTTACGTCTTCCTGAGTTTAATAAAAAATCTTGCTCTTTATCGTTCTCCGGTTCATAAATTTGCTCTATCCAATCATTAAGGGTCGCTTCTATATCTGTAAATATTGCCCGATCATTACAAAATATACTAATACGATTATATTCAAATCTTAATTTTATTTCTTTATCAGCAAAAATACTTAGTTTTGATTTAACAATATCTAATTCTTGGGCTGAATCTGGTTTCATTTTACCAATCCAATACGAATAACGGCTAGGTGGCATGCTTAGATACCACCCTCCGTTAACTACACATTGAATTTTATAAATCCATTTATTATAAAATAGTTTTTTAGTTTTCAATCTCTTGATTTTCATCTGTTTCCACTTTTACAACTGGCAAAACATCGACATAGTTTAATACTAATGCATCGTTAATTACGTCAACTTCTACAATTCCGCCATTAACAAGTTTTCCAAATAGTATTTCTTTACTTAGTGGGCGTTTAACGTACTCGTCAATAGTTCGTTGTAATGGTCTTGCACCCATCTTATTATTGAATCCTTTCTTAATCAAAAATTCAATAGCTTCGGCTGTAGGCTTAACGTGTACGTTACGATCTTTAACCAGCGAGTTAAGTTCACCAATAAATTTATTAACAACTTTAACCATCGTACTATGATCAAGCTTACCAAATTTAATAATACCGTCTAAACGGTTTCTAAATTCTGGGGAAAAGAACTTATTAACAGCATCTTTAGGATCGTATTCTTTTTCAAGGTTGCCAAACCCAACTGAATTTTTATCAGCGTCAGATGCACCTAAGTTACTAGTCATAATAACAATAGCATTTCTACCGTCGGCACGTTTACCGTTACTTCCAGTAACAAATCCATTATCCATTAATTGCAATAGCACTGTAACAACACTAGGATGAGCTTTTTCAATTTCGTCAAACAATAGAATTCCGTTTGGATTCTCTTGTAATTTAGTAATTAATTGACCAGCATTATCTTCAAACCCTACATATCCTGGAGGGCTACCAATAAACTTAGCGACCGAATGTTGTTCTTGATACTCGCTCATATCAAAACGCACCAGTGAAACTCCCATGTTTGACGCTAGCTGTTTTGCTGCCTCAGTCTTACCTACACCAGTAGGTCCTACAAACAAGAAGTTACCAATTGGACGATTAATTGATTTTAAACCAGCTTGTGCAATAAAGATTTTATCAAGTAGTGCATCAACTGCGGTTTCTTGACCGAATAGATTTAGCTTCATATTCTTTTCAAGATTTTGAAGATTATTTGATTCTTTAGCAGCAATTTGATCTAAAGGCAAGCCGGTAATTTTAGCTACTTCAAAAACAATTTCGTCATGGTCGACAATGCCACCTTCTTCGTCACGCAACTTAAATCTTGCACTTGCACAATCAATTAAATCCAATGCTTTATCAGGTAGCTTTTTATCACTCATATACTTAATAGAATACTTAACACTATCAACTACTGCTTGCTTGGTAATTTTAACGCTATGATGCTTTTCGTAATACTTTTTAACGCCGCTAACAATTTTAATAGCAGTTTCTTCGTCTGGCTCATTAACTATAACACGTTGGAATCTACGCATCAGTGCACGGTCTTTTTCAAAATGCTTGCGGAACTCTTCCCAAGTAGTCGAAGCAATTACTTTAATAGAACTTTTTGTTAATGCCGGTTTAAGCATATTGCTCATATCATTACTGCTGCCACTTACTGCTCCTGCTCCGCTCATCATGTGAGCTTCGTCGATAAACAATATGCAATTCTTTTTCTTTTCAAGTGCATTTAGAACAGCTTTGAGTCGTTCCTCAAAATCGCCTCGATACTTACTTCCTGCAAGCATTGCTGCAATATCTAAAGCATATACAGTATGATCTTGAATAAACTTAGGAACGTTGCCTTCGAAAATCTTCTTTGCAACACCTTCGGCAATAGCTGTTTTACCTACACCGGGATCGCCAATCAACATAACATTTGACTTTGAACGACGTGCTAAGATTAGTGTTAGTTCTTCGATTTCTTTTTCTCTTCCAATCACAGGATCGATTTGCTTGTTCTTAGCTTTTGCTGAGAGATTTGTGCAATATTGAACTAAGAATTTTTCTAGATGCTTATCATTTGTGTCGTTTGCTTCTTTTTCTTCGACTACTGAATGATCTTTCATGAAGAATTCTAAGAACTTATCTTTTTCAATTCCTGCTTTCCTCATAAAGTAGTTTGCATGACTATGCTTTTCTGCAAACAAACTAATTAAGCAGTCAATTGGTGAAATTTCGTGCCTCCCGCTGAATAATACTTGTGTAAAAGCACGATTAAGCATACGCTCGATCATATTAGTCTTTTTCGGGCGTTGGCCGGGCTGAAGCGTAGCAATGTCAGCTAGTTCATCTGAAATATAAATTTCTAAATTTTGCTGCAATTCGTTAACTTTGGCACCAAATTTGTTAAGCATTTCAGCAAAATCATCGTTAGAAACCATTCCGTATAGGAAGTGTTCTAATGTTAAGTATTCGTGTTTATTATCAATAGCTACCATAATAGCTGTTTCAAACATACTAGACAATTCTTTATCTGGTTCTAACATTTAATAATTTCCTTTTTATTGATTGAATTTAATTTAACAAACTTGCTTTTTTTATTAATTCTATCTGATCAGCAGTGAGATTTGGAACAAAGATTTTTAAATTTAAAAGTAGTCTTCCTCGGAATCGCGGATCATTTACATTTGGCATGCCGTGCCCTTGTACACTTAATGTAGTGTCATGTTGAGTACCTGCAGGAATATTAACTTCTAATAATCTTTGGTCTAACGTATAAACAGATAGAATACACCCAAGCATTGCATCAAACACATTAATACTAACTTCTTTTACTAAATCGTCGCCATGCCTTTGGAAGTCCTTATGAGGTATTACATGCACCACTAAATGTACATCACCTCGAGGCACTCCTGGAACAGAATCGTCGCCCATTTCTCTTAGTCTAAGTGTGTTTCCGTCCTGTATGCCAGGAGGAATTTTTACATTTATAATGTTTTCTCTACCATTTGGTAAAGTTATGTTTGCTACAAGTTCTTTACCAGTAAGTGAGTCTTCTAGACTAATTGTTGTTTGAAGATTTAATGTTCTATTTCTTGGTTGCTGCCGGAATCCGCCCTCGAACCCGAAATTCACACCAAACTGTCTAAATAGATCTTCAAAACCAGGTGGCACACCGCCTCCGTGGAAATGATGGAATTGCGGTTGAGGTTGCGGGTTATCGTATTGTTGACGTTTTACAGGATCGCTTAATACACTGTAAGCTTCTTGAATTTTTTGAAATTCTGCTTGATCACCGCCACGATCGGGGTGGTGTCGCATAGCCATTTTACGGTACGCTTGTTTAATAGCGTTTTCGTCGGCAGTTTTGTCAATTCCTAATGTTTGATAATAGTTTGTCATAAAAAAAGGTGTACCATACAAATAGTATAGTACACCTTTAATTTATTGTCAAGGTATCATTATTTGTTAGGAACTGGTTCTGCACCTTCTAACTTTTTATGTACCTTAATGGTTTTACAAACCTGTACCACGTTTCCTTTTTTATCTTTAACAACTTTGCCTACTTTATCTGTTTTATCTTTGCAAACTACTTTATCAACACCACCTGCAAATGCAGATTGAGCAAGTAGTAAGCATGCCATCAATGCTAAAATTTTTTTCATTAATAAACTCCTTAAATTGGTGGATCTTCTTGTGGAGGAGGTGCTTTTTTACCTCCAAATCCTGTAACTACTCCTGGACTAATAGTTGGTACCTTAACAACAGGTACAACTGGAGCAGGAGTAGGCGCTGCAACCGGCGCAGGTGCAACAGGTTGTGGTGGTGGTGGCGGAGGTGGTGTATAGGTAGTACCTAACCCTGTTGCAACCCCTCCGCCTAAGCTAGATGGGCCTGCCCCTCCATTGTTTGCACCAGCGATCTTTTCTTGTGTGCGACCGTATGCAGCAAGTCCTAAAACAGCACCCATTGCTAAATGGAATAATCCGGCACCTTGTAAGGTTAACGGTTGCCATTGCATGTTTACTTGACCTTTTTCTAATGCTTGTAAAACACTCCAGCCTACTGGTGCTATTACAAAATCAAAAAAGCAGACAAACATGTACATCCACCCCATAGCAGGACGCCATTTACTGTTCATCCAATGTTCTTTATCTTTATCCTCTGTATCGTCGGCCATAATTGCTCCTTAGAACCACATCCAAATACCTTGGCTCATTAATAATAATCCTACTCCTGCAACTACAAAACTTCCCCAGAATAGATACATGTTTACTGCAAGAATACTTGCCGATAATAGAACAATGCTTAGTTGATAAGCAGTGCTAGCATATCCAATCCATGGACTACGTTTTTTTGCTGCATCTCTATCTGCTTCTAATTTTTTAGCCTTTTCGAATATTTCTTTTTTACCTTCGCCAGTAGCAGGATCGCTTTCGTAACTAGCTGCTTTTTCTGCCCATTTGGCAGCTTTAACAGAATCGGTAGTTTGTTCGCTTGCTAACATATATTGTGTTTGTTTAACGCTTTTTGCCTGATAAAAATTCCATAAATCGTTAGCTTTAATTGTATTGTTCATTACAGTACTGCTAAGACCACCTGCAATAAATGTGTTTACTGCAAGTAATAATGCAAATACGTTAATAACTAAGCCTGCTTTGTCTTTAATTTTTGCTTCTCTTTCGCTACGCGAGCCTGTTGGCGCTTCTTTAGGTTGTTTGGTTACCATTTTTAAAACTGTATCTACTATACTCATCTATTAAGCTCCTAAAATTTGTAGTGCGTGTTGATAGCGTTTTGTTCGATCATCAAGACCGATAGTTCCGCCATTAATTTTTTTTGTTATTGTAGCAATGTCTCCGATATCGGCCCATTGATTTAAGTTATTGCTTTCCCAGAACCAGCAAGCACTTTGTACAGCACCTTCAAACGTTGCCATATATTCTGGAACATCGTTGACACTTATTTCTAGACTATCTGCAAATGCCTGATAGTTATTCTTTCCTGTAATTTGTATTAATCCTCTACCGCAGAATTTATAGCCATCACCGGTAGCTTCTGGACCGTTGCCCATCCGGCCACCATAAGACCTATTAGCAATCATTTCTGGTTTATGAGCATATTGATCAGCAATTTCTTTAGTGGGGTATAATCTTGGCCAAATCCTCATTAAAGTTTCGGATTTATAGTTTAAGTTTTCTTTAATTAATTTAAACTCACCACTTTCGTGTGCACATTGAGCTAAGAATGCAGCAATGCGTGGCTTAGTATTGATATCATAGTCGGGTAAGCATTGTGCTAATACCTCATACCATTCCGGTACATGTCGATTACTAGGAATAATCTGAGATAACTGTTGTTCAGTTAGAGGAAAAGACATATTAAACTCCGTATTAACTTTGTATTTAATAACCAGAATTTAAAAATTAAGTGAGTAGTTTATGCCATTTTTGCTATCATAATTAATCCGTTAATTGCAGTGTTTAGTGTATTCATAGCATCAAGTTCGGCCATATTAGATTGTATGTTTACTTGACTTTGTATATCTGCGATTAGATCTGCTAGTTCGCCGTAGCTAATTTGTCCTGTTTTGGCTAATTCTGTATATTCATTTACTTTTGCGGCTGCTGCATTAATGTCAGGGTTATTGCTACTAATTTTAGATAATAAACTTTGGTTATATTCTATAGTCATCTTGATTTAGCTCCTACTGCCTGTTGAATAATTTTGGCACTATTTTCTATGTTCTCAAATTTAATCTTGCAAAAGGCAGTGCTAACTTTACTGCTTTTAGCATACTGATCTCTCAACCCAGTAGACATTTTGTTTAATTCTACTGCTGCATTTTTTACTTTATCATCATGTGGTAAAAATTGTGTATAATTTACAAAAGAAACTGTTAAGGAATATAGTTTAACTGAATCATTAGCAGCATCAGGTGTGTCGCATTTTTCTTTAGCTAGTTGTGATGTAGTTCTTATTTCCGTAATAAGCTGATATTCATTAGTATCGTACTTCATTAAATATGAATCAACTAACGTACTACATCCAGTTAAAAGAAATAAAATTAAAAATAATACTTTTTTCATTTTACGCTATCAAAAATAGCCTTTTGCTGATCATACCAGTCAATCCATGCTCTAACTTTTACACCACACTCGTGATATTGACTATAATTATCAATAACTGTGTTTACCACATCGCTAAGTTTAGTTGTGTTAGGATCGATTTTTTTCAAATCACTAGGGCAAGGAGTTTTTAATTCTGTAGGAACATCGGGAAAATGTCTTTCAACAGGAACTGGAGTTGTACAACACCCATATAGCGAAGATAGTAACATAATTAAAATTATTCTCTTCATTTTGTTACCTCAGTATAATCTAGAGGATTCATAGCAGCTTTATTAAGTAAATCAATTGCCGAAGGATCCACAGTACATTGCGAATCAATTTTTTCTGTTATTGTTACTAGTTTTTCTTTCCACTTGACTTGTACGTCGTGAACTGTTTGTATTTCTTTAACTACCTGTACTTCTATTTTACTATTAGCAGTCTTTGATTTTTCCTCAGCCAACGCAACTTGTTTTTGTAAATCAGCAGCTTTATTACGCCACATCATTTCAACACCGTAGCCGCCTTCTAGGTAAACACCTAGTACTAGTACTAATATACTTACAAATCCTAGTATCACGCCGTAATTTGATATTAAAGGAATCTTTTTAGCAAATATAGCTAATAAAAATCCTATAAATCCGAGTAAGGTCACTCCATGTACAAGTAAATGTAAAAAACTATCAGGGATTAAATGTAATAAAAACCACATATTACCATCCTTTTTTAGAAACTACAATAGCTCGGTTCTTGTTCTTAATTAAAAATTTTTCATTAATTTTATATATTTCGTAATTACCTAGATATTTTTCTAAAAATAGTACTTCGCTATTTGAAGATTCATCTAGCTGTATATGCCCTGGCAATTCTGCAACAAGTTCATCGTAACTACCGATATTTTCTAAAGTAAACTCTAAGTTACCTGAATAGGGTCTAGTTATAATAAAATTATTATTTTCGTCTACATCGACTACTTTTGTAGTACCTTGATCTAATACATCATCGATGCTATCGATTGTATGTTCTTTAACTCTTAATTTGTAATCTTCTGGTGTTAATGGTACGAATTTTTCTATAGCTTCTTTTGTAAAAGAATGTGTTTCTGGATCTTTAAAGTATTTAAAAAACCATTGGTCAATATTACAAAGCTTTGAAATATCTTTAATTAACTGAGAAATATGCTTTGGAAATGTTTCGTCTCTTTGATATTCAACAAATACAGAATATTTTCCATCTTTTTCTTCACCAGAGCTCATATCTGCGTCGAGTGCTTCGACATAACCTTTTTCGATAAATTCCATCAAATCAATAGCAGGAAATTTATCCATAACTTTGAACGACACTACAATAATATGGTCGTCGTTACCCATTTTGCTTTTATATTGATCAATTCTGAAATGGTTTGAAACCATATCTTTTAGATCGTCAGCACGTAACCCTTCGAAAAGCTTAGGCTTGTGTTGGGGGCGGGCCTGGTGGTGCTGGTGGCGGAACTGGCGGTTCATTAATTTCTGTCTCCGGAGCAATTTGCTGTGGGGTCATATTTTTACTGGTGTCGTCTTTCATCAAATCAGCTAATCTATGACTGTCTTTTTCTTTATATCCTTGGTAGATATCCTGCATTAGCTTTTTAGGCATTTTAATAGTAACTATCCATACTGGGTGAGCATCTATTTTACCTTTTTTTGTATTAGGTCTAAAATCGCTAGGTTTGTGAACCTTGCGAGGAACCATTAATTCTGTTTCCTTATAGTATACTTTACACCCATAATCTAATAATCGGTATCCGCCTCTAGGATGAGGCATGTTCTTATACGGCCATATAAATTTACAAGTAACCATGTATCTGCCGACTTCGGGCCCTGCAAATAATTCGCCGTCAATCCAATTATCAAATACGTAAACATCGAGTTCGTCGAGAACCCTTTCAAAATCCTTTAGAATTTTAAAGGCAGAGTCGTTTACTGTTAAAGTTTGTAGGTTTTTAATAATGTCAACAATGTCGTGCATAGTGATTCTCTTATGTTTATATTTATACGATATAAAATAAAGCTGTTTGGATGGGTTTTTAAATTTTATTCTTAAATATTGTTGCAGGTGTTCTCGAAATTATTGTTCAATAAGGAGCTTAATTTGCCTAAGACACGTAGAAAGGACCGTATGGTCCAAGTTGATAGAGACCCACGTTTTGCAAATGATGATAAAAATTTACTGGAATTTAAACATAAAACACGAAAACAAACAGAAGTAAACATAATTCCACGTAATTTAGCACAGGAAACCTATGTCGAGACCTTAAAAAACCCTAAAAAATATATAGTTTTTGCTGTAGGACCAGCAGGTACTGGTAAAACAATGATTGCTGTTCAAATGGCTATCAAACTATATAGAGAAGGTAGTATCAGAAAAATTATTATAACTCGTCCAGCAGTAAGTGTTGACGAAGAACATGGTTTTTTACCTGGTACATTAAATCAGAAGATGGAACCTTGGACTCGTCCAATTATGGATGTTTTTGAAGAATATTATCATCCAAAAGAAGTTGCTAGCATGCTTGAAAACGGAATTATTGAAATAAGTCCGTTAGCTTACATGCGTGGTAGAACCTTTAAAAACGCATTCATTGTAGCAGACGAAATGCAAAATGCTACTCCAAGCCAAATGAAAATGTTATTAACACGCATTGGTGACGGTAGCAGAATGGCAGTTACTGGTGATTTAAATCAAGCAGATCGCCCAAGAGAAAATGGATTATTAGAATTTGTCAATTTGTTTGACGATTTTTCTAATTCTAGATTGGTAGATGTTGTTTGGTTTGATCCACAGGATATCGAAAGACATCCTGTAGTCAAAGAAATATTGTCAATCTATAAAGAAAACGATTAATAAAGTAAGCGGTGCTAACACACCTGCACTATAGCACCGCTTATTTTTGAAGTCTAGATAACTTTACTAGAGTTGCGGCAAGATTTATTTCGCTGTCGGCACAAATAGTATGGTCGACTAGACCCTGTTTGATGATCAACAACGCACTATCTTTAGTCTCGTCGTCTTTGCCAAACAAGTCAAGATTGTCGTAGCACCACCTGTAAATGTCCTCCATTTCTTCTGGTCTTGCAGAGCTACAGAGTAGCGTTCTAGCCTCTCTAATTTTACCTTTCTTAAATAATTCAATCATATCAATTTTATAGTCTGATACACCGTTATCGCCCTTAGATGGTAAAGACAACTTTTTATCAAACGAGTTTTGTTGCAAAAGATTGATACACTTACGTAAATCAGGATAAGTTAATTTAACAAATGTATCTAGAACATCTAGGTCAAATTCGACATTTTCAGTTACTAGAATAGTTGCGACTCTTGCAGTGAATTCTACTTGATCGGTTTTTTCCACATGGAAACTCTGGCAACGACTATGAATTGCAGGAATAATCTTATGTGGAAAATTACAAGTTAAGATAAAACGAGCTGTCTCATGGTATTCCTCCATAAGTCCTCGCAAAATTGCTTGTGCATTTAAACTAAGATAATCGGCTTCGTCCAAAAGAACAACTTTAAAATCTCCAAAAGGAATTAAACAAATAAAATTACTAATAGTATCTCTTAGATAATCTACACCATTGTTACGACTAGCGTTAATTTCTAAAATATCATATTCGTTAACTTCGAGTGCATTTAGTAAAATTTTAGCCAAGGTAGTTTTTCCAATACCTGGGCTACCGCTTAACAACAGATGCGGAATGGATTTTTCTTTAATCCAATTGTTAATCTGTGTACGCTGCGCTTCGTCACGAAAAACGTATCCGTCAACAGTTTTTGGTCTGTATTGTTCAGTCCAAAGTTGTTTACTCATCGACGAAGTCCTTCCATAGTAATAATCTTACCAAGTTCCGTACCAATGTCTTTGTCTTCGGTAATAATATACAAATTACTGCTCGATTTGTCGGTACGATTATTGTAATGATTCATCTGCACAATTCGACCACCGTCGGCAAAGTGTACACGAAAATTTAACACAGGCCTATCAAGGCTATCAAGACTACCGAGAGGATCATATTGAGGGGCGCTGCCTATACTAGTGGCAGTAGGATTGTCACATTCCTTGTAATCGCCTACATCTCTTACTATACGATAAAGCCAACGCTTTAAAAAGTTAGGTCTTTTCAAAATTTGTTACCTTTTTTATATTTTATACAAGTTCTTCGGCAATGCCTAATGCTTCGGCTAAAATAAGCAAAAATCCGCCTAATGCTACATCTCCATAGCAGAATACAACACCTGCTATAATACGAATTACGCTTTTAACAAGACTAATCTGTTTATGTCTTTTTGGGTTTGGGGTATCGTTATCCATGTTTTTCCTTATTAAATCTCAACGAATGGTGCTAAATCAGGAGGAGCCCAGCCGACAGGTTTAAGAACTTTGCCGTCCTCACGCTTGCGTACTTTGCCAGTTTCTCGATCGATCTTAGCAAAGTTAGTTCGCATAACTTCCTTCCATGCGCCATCGGCATCGGCACCCATGCTATGAATAGCACCAATTGTAACAACTAAGATATCAATTAGGGCATCTAATTGTTCTTTACGATCTGTTTCTAAAATTGCAACAAATAGTTCCTTCATTTCTTCTTGAATAAGATTAAAATAAAGTTCGTATTGATCTGCATTAAATTTGCCTACTGTTTGATCGCAGGCTTTCATAAATTTTTCTTGATCTTTAAATGGATTTGTCATTAAGCACCTGGTATGTTAAAATTATAATTTGATCCCGCTTCTGCAGATACTGAGCGCATTACATCGTCGGGCTTTTTATCACTAACCAATAGTATAGCATCTTTATCTGCCATCTGTATAGTAATTTCTTCACCTTCTGGAGTAATGTAATCAATACCTCGGCTCCATCTACCGTGTTCTAAAAGAATCCAATCGCCAACTTTAACATCGGTTTGTTCTTCACCAACTGCATATACTTTTGCCCAACGGGGATGAATTCCGGATCTCTTTCCGTTATCAGAATGAAGTAAAATTCCACTAGAGGTTTTCTCCATTCCAAATTCCATATGACTAATTAAAATTTTGTCCTTGATAGGACGTAATTTTCCTTTAATTTTGTTCATACTTTCTTTTTGACCTCTGCGCTGTTAATATTAGCAACAGGAGGCGTTACTATATTTTGTTGTACTGCAGCGTTTGGATTGTCTTCGTAGTATTCGGCAACTACTTCTTCTCTCTTTTTAATAACCTTACCTCCATTTCCTAGCTGATCTCCACGGGCGTTCATTTGAACGTTACCGACTGCAACTGTAAGTTCGTTTTTTGAACGAATTGCTTCTAGATCAACTTCTCTACCTTGCATTGTTTTATAAATTTTCTTAGCCATCTTTTTCTCCTTTAAGGAATTCGTTTATGTCTAAACCATATTTTAGACTATCAATTTTATGTACACCAATTAAGTATAAGCAGTAGCTAGATACTGAACTACCTCTGCCCACACCCCAAACAATATTATGTTCCCTCATAAAATCTACTAGGTATTTAAGAGCATGTAGAACATCAAGCATGCCATGCTGAATAAAAAGATTTATTTCTAATTCTACTCGATTTCTTTGTTCAGGTGTTTTACAACAATCAAAAAGATGTGATATTAAATCTGGGCAATAATTATCTGGTATAAACCATTCTTTTTGATTTAATTGATCAAATTCTTCTATAGATAAGTTAGGTTCAATGTACTCTTTTAATTGATCAATACTATCGGCATTTCTTTCAATATTACTATTAAATTGTTTAATTAAGTTTTTATTTTTAATATTAAGTTCGGAAAGTTTTTTAATCTTGCCGTGGTATAATGATTGAAAAATATCATTTTCATCAAATATAAGTTCGCCGAATTTATTATTATTCATACTGGTAGTATAAATTAAACAACTCTAAAAGTCAATTAATGTTTATTAAATCGTCCAAATCTTTATTTTCGTTTTTTAAATTTACTTTCTTACTCTTATCGAGTAGTCTGCGTCTTTGTTCGTCTTTATATTGTTCTAATACAATAACAATTTGATTGCATAACCCACTATTACCGGATCTAGCAGCAATAGAGTATTTTCTTCCTAATTGATTTATTTGATTTTCTAAATCAATATCTTTAATCTCGCTTAAATCACTAACTAACGGATGAAACATAATTTATTACCAAGTGCTGCTTGATGCTACTTTTGTCCAAATAGGTGTAGACCCATCAACATAATTTGCATAGCAAATGTAAATGGTCTGGCTTGTTGCGTACATCATTCCTCTTACATCACCGACCGTTCCTCTGTTATTTGTTGGAACAGCATTAGCAAATACTGCAACAGTTCCGGTATTTTGAGAAGTAAGATTAGTAAGTACAATTGAATCAAACCCAGATGCTACTAGTGTTCTCCCTGTCATGCTAACATTGGCGTTAGATGTTCCTCCGGTGATAGTAACAGTATTAACAGAAACTAAATTGCTTGCAAAAGTTTGAATCGTACCGCTATTTGCTGTTACATTTACAGCAATTAAATCACCAGTCAATGTACCGACAAAATTAGTGGCAGTAACTGTACCGTTTACCGTAAAACTAGTTAAACTATTACCTAAATATGGAGTGTTTAGCAAAGAGTCAACATTTAATTGTAGATCGGAAATTTCGCTTGATGCTACAGTAAATGCGTTAGAAATATTACTAAAATTATCCCTAAAACCTTGGCTAGAATTCACTACCCCGGTAATTGGGAACGCTACATTGATATTGCTGCTATAATTTGTTACTGTACTAGTCATGTTAAGTCTCTTTAAATTTATTTATTCTTACGGTATGCTAGCGCCAATTATTGTAGCATTGTTTTGTATTTTAAGGCTCGATGCATATGGAAAATATAACAGATTTCCTTTACCACCAAACAAACTATTACCATTAGTCCAATCATCACCAGTAGTTACTGTAGATGTGTATAAAACCTTTTGTGAGTTGTTAACTATAAATTGTTTTACTTCGTTTATTAATGCTGACGGATTCGCTTGTAAGTATAAAGCTGCTACTCCTGCTACTTGAGGGCTTGACATGCTAGTTCCATTCATACTAGCTTGATTATATGATGAATTTAAGTAGTAAGGAGCAACGTTATACCCGTCACCGGTTATCCCCGAATTAAGATCGCTAGCTGCACTAAAAATTTGATGCCCTGGAGCATAAACATCAACCCCCGGCCCTCTAGCAGAGAATGATGTAGCAAGTTCTGTACCTGTAGAATATAAGTATCCTATATTAGAGCACCCTACGTTAATACCATAAGTAGTTAATGGACTCATTCCTCTACAATAATATAAAGTTGATGTTGTATAAGTGCTACTTGAATTTATTGCAAATGCTCTTGCATTACTTGAAATATAATTATTATAATCTGCTCCAGTTGATACATCTGTTTTAAATGGTGAATTTCCAGCTGCAGTGCAAACAATAACGCCAGCTTGCGCTAATAAGTCTAAATCAGCATTTAAAGAAGGTACGTATCCCGGAGCCGCCCAACCATTAAAGATACCATAATTGTTTTGTATAGCTGGAAAAATAAAAGCTCCGCCATAGGTCCACGTAGTTCCTCGATAATTACCGCCTAGAATAGTATATCCTGATGCAATCGTATATCCCCAACTAGCATTAACTACTGTAGGACGTTTATAACCGGTTACCGGGTCTACTGGTTTTTTTTGATGCCATAATCGTATAACATCAAGGCAGTCAGGAACTATTATACCAGTACCGGCGTCACCTGTTCCTTCTAATCCTGAAACTTTTATACTATAAATCCTTGCATTTTTAGCCCATCCGTAAGTTTTTCCTGCCGCAATACCAGCTACATGAGTTCCATGACCATTCCAGTCTCTATAATGAGATACGCTTTGAGTACCTGTTATTCCACTAGCAGCGTACCAATCAATCTGCTGTACTCTGCTGGTTCCATTTTGATCTTGAAATTCCGGATGATTTGGATTTATTCCGGAATCGGTAATAACTATGTCAACCCCGGTTCCATCAAGATGATAGTTATACAAGCTAGTAGTTGATGTTCCTGCATTATAAATATCTGTAATATAAGAGCATCTAGCTAATCCCCAATTAACATTAGTTCCGGTACTACTAACTGCAATCGTGGCTGTACTAAGTGTTGGCTTAGTAAAATTTGAGTTTTGAACTACTCCATGCCCTATTACCAGCTCTGGTCGTTTCCATGGTGGAATTTCTACAGCTAATACTCTAGGATCTTGCGCTAATAAGACTGCTTCATCATCTGTTAATGAATAATGTGTATTTCTCGGATTATGTTCTCTCGCATTAACGATACCTACTATTCTATCGGGAACAAAGGCTAATCCAGAAGTAACTGAATCCATTTCATCCCAAAATGAATCATAGTCAACACCGTCCTGTAACGTAACAATATACTCTTGTTCCATCATTTAATCTTACTCTGTAGATCTTTTACTTGAGCAGTTAGTTCTTGAACTGCTTTAATTAACGGAGCAATAAACTGTTCGTATCTCAACGCTTGCTGACTATCTGGATCGTTTATATCGGTTAATATCCATCCTCCAAAGTCGACTCCTGCAGCATCGACTGCCTGTTTAACTTCTTGAGCAATTAATCCCCAATGAGTACGTGCGCCGGGTACAGTATGAGAAATAATTTCTGCAGGTCTTGCACCGGTTGCATCTGCAGAGCATTCGTTGCCGTCGGCATCTCTATAAATTTGTCCAGTTACAACAGTACTACCTTCCTTAAATTTATAAGATACCGGATGTAATGCATTTATAAAATCTAATCCTAATGTTGCGGTAGTAATTTCAGTCTTAGTCCTTTCGTCAGACACTTGAATAGTTCCATTAGTTGAGTAAATGTTTTTCCAAGCACTATCCCCTGCTCTGCCTAAGTTATATGCATTATTTGCTAATGGTCTAAAATCGCCTGCACTATCTGTGACGTTACGATCTGCTATAAGTCCATTATTTGGCGATGTCGAAACGATCCAACCTGTTGGAACATAAGCCCCATTAACTGGTCCGTCTACATGGGCTCTAAGTGATAAATGAGGATATAATTGAGTGTCTGAGTAAAAACTGTTGCCGTTATAACCATAGAAACATAAAGTTCCTAGTTGTTCGCCGGAATTGACTACTCGTGGTGAAGTTGTTGTTCCTGTTGAATGGTAGAAACGGAGTTGATATCCGTTTGCACCGCCAATTGAATACCTGCTTTCGCCGCATTCAGCGCCGGTAACAATTTTTGCAGTACTTGCATCGATACCCAATGAATTAAAATAATTGTTACTCTGTAAAATTTCAACATTGTATTGGGTAGCTGTGTTTAATGAATAAACATTACCTACAGTATCAAACGAATTGTCTGAAAGATGTGCCCATTTAAGTGTTGATCCGGTTACAATTGACGCATTTTGTGTCGGATTATAAAAATGACTTGAAAGTATTTTTACAGACCCTTTATCCATAAAGACATGGTTTGACGACGTTGAAAACGCTGTACACATTACTAAGCTAGTCCAATCGGTAGCATCAATATAATACCCGGTATCATGGCTCGATGCCTGACAGCAGACAAGGTTAGTATTAAGAGCAAGCGTTGTTGCTGTATTAGTAATATAGAAAGATTTTGAACCTGCCGGTTTGTTGCTTGAATTTCCATCTGAACTACATCCGATTAATTTTACTTCTATTGCTCCGTCGATACGGAATCCAGTGTAATGTCCGAATGTAAAGCAGTTTTCTACGGTTACCCAATCGGCGCCTACATCAAAATAATATGCTGTTCCAGAGCGCCAATTTGTTGCAGGTCGACCGTAGGTAAAGAAATCCCAAAAATGACAGTCATGTATACGACCCATATCGTAGATATGAGCCATGTATATACCGTTTTGGCAATCACCGGTGATATACTCAATTGCATATCTAGCACACCAATCGCCGTGTATTGCTTGATTAAATCCTAATATATGACAGTGTCCGACATAGCTGTCGTGCCCGGTATTAAGATCTTTTATAGGTACAATACTACCGAGAGTAATAGCAGTACCAGTCCATGCTGCAACTTTAGCAATAGCGTCAGCATCTGATGTAGGTAGTGTTAACCCTTTAGCAAAAATATATAAACCACTAATTCCGGTAGACCCTGCGACCCCTGGTGCAAGGTTAATGGTATAAAGAGGATTTAAGATGATTGCGCCGGTAGTAGCTGTAATAGTCGCATCAGTAAATGGCAAGCACTGGCCTGGTCGTTGATGCGGACCTGCTAAGTTTACTCTATTAGGAATAATAAGATTTGCACTATCAATTAAGCAACGGAAATTATTCGGAATTATAACACGACCGCCTCCGGCAGCTGAAACAGCATTTAATGCTGCTTGAATTGCTGCAGTATCGTCAGTGGTACCATCACCAACTGCACCATACTCGGCAACGCTAACTGCTGCCCCTCCACTATCGATACCAACCCATGTGCTAGAATTTTTTACATAAATTCTTTGACCTGCCGTGCTTGGAGTATCTCCACGTAGATAAAAATCTCCAATATTACCGTTTGTATTACTTGGAGCGCCTGATCCTGCATATAATCCTGTTACACTTTGCGTTGTAGCAGTATCTTTTGCAGGATACAGTTTGTTGTACATGTTCAAACGTCCTACTGAATCAATTTGATAAGATTGTACACCGTTATTAAAGAAGGAGAAAGCACCAGTAGAATTAGAAAGCTGCGATACAGACGAGTACGTTGCTCCTTGTAAAGTTAATTTAACGTTACCACTGCCGTCATCTTTTAGTACGTTTCCTTTGTAAGTACCATCGAAGAAGTAGTTGTCTAATAACATGACCTTAGAAGGTGCTGATAATGTTAACTTCGATCCACTTATAGAACAACCTATTATAGATGCATTAGCAACATTAGCACCTATTGTTACAGCAGAGGTGTTGACTCCTGCGTTGTCAACACTAATTCCATTTAATCGAACAACAGAATTAGTTTGTACACCGCTGCAGTTAACTGCATAATTTGCTCCGCCTGATGCTGCAACGTGTCGAGTGTTATAAAGTGATAACATACCATGTGACGTCATTTTAATGTCGTCTATGAAATTTTGTTGGAACTGTGTACCGTATACCATAACAGTATGCGCAACTGAAGTAGTTAGATAATCAATTAAGAGACCGGTTGTATTAGTCACCTCAATTGAACCGCCATATATACATACCGACGACGCACCAACATTATTAGAATATCCATTGGTAGTAATATTCAATCCTACGCTATTTGCTCTTATCTCGTTTGATACAAGCGTCAATCCTGTAACTGCAGTAGCGCCGTTATTAATTGCCTGTATTCCGTAATTTACTGTAGCACCTGTATAACACCCTTCGATTAATGTTGTAACAGTTCCAGAGCATTGAATACCAATTAACCATGCACCTGATCCATTTTGAATTTGTACACGTTTAACAGTCTGATTTAATCCAGAAATTTGCAAACCAATATTGTTTGATGCATTTGCTGCTTGTATTTGTACATCTTCTATTGATTGAGAAGCAGATAATACTAATCCGTTACCAGCGCCGGTGAATTTTAATATAGACGAACTATTTCCTGCACCTTTTATTAACCCGTTAGTTGGAAGGGAAGGTGTAGTAACTGTTCCGGTAAACATATAAGTACCGGCCGGAATAAGCAATGTGCCACTTGATGGCCATACTGCAAAGGCATTTTTAAATGCTGTTGTACAATCAGCTACGCCGGTAGGATCAGCACCAAAATCAAGCACACTAACAGATTCTTGTAATTTTGCTGTTATTGTTCGTGTAACAGTGCCGGTAGATCCTTGGGTATAAGTGCCCGACGACCCTGTATACCCAATTACAGTACTTGCCGAGCCTGTATATCCTGCTCCTGTACTACCTGTATATCCGAGTGATCCGTTATAACCAACAACAGTACTTGCTGATCCAGTGTATCCTGCGCCGGCGCTACCTGTATATCCAAGTGATCCGTTATAACCGGCAGCAGTACTTGCTGATCCAGTATACCCATTTCCACTTCCACTTGCACCTGTGATATCAACCCACGCACTATTTGCATAACCTTGGAATTTATTAACATCGGAGTTATAAATTAAATCTCCGTTGCCAGGTGCTAAAGTAGCTCTAGTTGCAGATGTTATTGACCATAATCTAAGAGGGCTTTGGCTTACTTGCACTCTACCAACTGCAGCAAGATTTAAATTACTGGCTCCGTATAATGTCGGTGTTCCGGTTGTGGTTGAAACAAAGCTTGCTGCAGTAACTGTTCCGGTGAATACTGCATTAGCAGAGTTAGAACCATTTGACGATAATGATTGCCCGTTAACAGTTAAGTTACCGCCAATATTTACGTTGCCGCTTATACCAACCCCGCCGGTAACAACTAAAGCTCCGGTAGTTGAGTTAGTGCTTGCACCTTGTGTTGTACCAAATGCATTAGCTACTGTTAGCCCGCCGAGTATTGTAAAATTATTTATAGTCGAACCTATAATGCCAACTGCAGTTACTGCACTACTAAAGTTTACAGTCGAATTAAAGCTTGCAGTTGTACTAAATGTTGTGGGGTTAGCTACAGTACCGCCGGTAAATGTGCTGCCCGATCCTGCCGATCCGACATAACCAGTAGTACCAGCAACACCTTGGCTACCTGTATATCCGCTGCCAGTGCCACCAGATCCGGCTGATCCGGTATATCCAACACCACCCGCACCACCTGTTACACTAATAGTGCCTGATGTTACTGTTAGTCCGCTACCGATTTTTACAGACCCAAATGTAGTAGTACTAGCTACCGGAACACTAATTGTGACTGTGCTTCCTGACGAAACTACTGAGATCCCAGTTCCTGCTACAATAGTAGTATTACTTCCAGTACCGCCAGATCCGGCTGATCCGGTATATCCAACACCACCCGCACCACCTGTTACACTAATAGTGCCTGATGTTACTGTTAGTCCGCTACCGATTTTTACAGATCCAAATGTAGTAGTACTAGCTACCGGAACACTAAGCGTAACAACAGTAAGCGATGTAACTGCTGTTAATCCGGTGCCTGCTGTTACACTGGTAATTCCGGTAATTAGTACCGTTGATCCGGGTAATCCGGCTGCTCCGGCTGATCCGGTATATCCTAATCCTCCAGATCCGTTATATCCTCTCGATCCTGCGTATCCTAATGCTCCGATTGAACCGACATATCCCATGGTAGCAACTGAGCTAAGAACGCCGGAAGTAGTTATAGATAAACCGCTTCCGATTATAACACCGCCGAGTGTTGCAGTTGTAGCAGTAGCTAGACTAACTGTACCGCTAGAATCAACTTTAAGTCCCGAGCCAATTACAACACCACCGGATGCAGTAGTAGTAGCTGCAGCAAGAGAAATAACACCTGCAGCACTTACTCCGATACCGGAACCTACAGAAACAGCTCCTACTACGCTTTTAGTAGCAACAGGAGGTGTTCCTGTTATATTTCTGTACGATAATGTTACATTTCCAGTTTGCCCTGCAACTGATTTTACCGGTGAGCTACTTACTGCAGCAGATATAACCTGTCCTAAAGTTGCATTTTTAGTAACTGAAACATTTCCTACAGTTTCAACTACTGGAAATACCACATTATTTAAATTTGTTGTTGTAGATAAACTCGGTAAACTGGAAATTGTAGGCATAGTAAATTTTCTCTCTTATGTCATATTTATTTTATTGGGCAGTTAGTTAATTGTTAGTATTTGCCCGTTTTCTGTAAGCATTATTCCTGCGCCATACAAGTAAGAAGCTTGCGGATCTATTAGATTTCCATTACCATCCTTCATAATTGTTGGGAATATTAAGTACTGCCTATTGTTATTATCCAGCGTACTTTCGACAATTAGCCTATCAATTTCAAAATTAATTGTATTAAAATTGAAGTTGCTATCCTTAATTTGTTTTCTAATTATATCGCCTGTGTTAGGTTTACAATAGCATAATACTACTGCAGGAACATAATCTAAAATATTTCCGGTGCTGCTTTGATAAGTTCTCATCCAACTAGGTAACTGATATTGATCAGTTTTAACCGTAATATTTCCACTGTTACTTATTACGGTTTCTAATAATGTCCTCATATTAGCTATACTACTAGGATATGCTGTATTAGACTTAACATCTACTGGCTGACCAAAGGAATTTAATTCAGTTTCTCTGATATCTAAGTATACAACATCGTAGAAATAGTTTCCGTTTAAGTCTTTAGCTTGTTTAACCTGTACATCTCCGAAGATTAAATTTTTATTTTTAAAAAACTCAACCATAGGTGCAAAATAATCACTGGTGTTAGCTTTCTCAATACCGTGTTCTAAATAAAGTTTTAAATCTTGTTGTATACCAAAATCAGGATCGTCAACTCTATATATGTAATCTCTGTTAAAAATGCTTAAGTCGTTAATAAATGACTTGTATTCGTCTCTTTTATCTAGAGATAGGAATGGAGTTACAAATATCTGGGTATATTCCGCATTATCATATTGAGTTACATTAATAAAGAAATTTTGTTCAACTGTTTGTTTGTATATATCAGTAGCTCTTACAGTGAAGTTATATTCACCAATTGTAGTACCGTATGTTATTCTTCCTACAATCGAGCCGTCGAGCTTTAATGATAATCCTGGTGGTAGTCTCCCGCCAATAATTTGATAAGAAACATTTATTGGTGAATTACTATGTGCTGCTTGTATTAACATCTCGCTTAAGTACCCAATATTTAGAGATCCTAAATCTGGCTTAGTAACAAAGTATATAGTATTATCAATTAATCCTTTAATAGTTAAATTAAAATGCCTATTAGCATAAACTACATTATTATGGAATATATCTTGTTTATCAATTCTTATATAAAAATTTACAACTTCTGTGTATACAGGAATGTAAGGTAATTTACCGTACAGTGCTCCGGATTTTTTGTCTAAACTAAAATAAGATGGCAACTGATTTTGAGTCCAATATGCAGTATCAAATGTGTTAGAAGACATATGATCAGTATTACATATATAGGAGTTCTCATAATTCGGTATTCGGTTCCAAGACATACCGTCGTAAATTATTAAATCACCAATTTCGTAATAAATGCTTCCGTTACCGAGATTTTGCAATCCGGCAACAGATACAAGATATTGACTATTAGCTAAAATAGTTGTCTGTGAATTTGATAAAGGCGGATAGTTAAGATCTGCGTTCCAATCACCTAAGAAATAATAATTTCCTGGGTAATATATTACCCATTCACCATTTATGTATTTTGTATCAGGTGCCCATCTATATTTTGCTGTAGCATTATAAGTTTTAATCCCAGTGTTAGGATAAGGATCGTAGTTCTTTAATTGAATTATTTCTGTAGTTACTGCCCTTATAGTACCTAAGTTTACTGGCGACAACCAGAGAGGCGGTACTAAACTTGAAGATTCTGCAGCGTACGGGCCCGATGCATCAGAGGAAGTTATATCTGCTGTTAAATTAGAAGGATCAACTACTCTAATTAGAAAACTTTGTTTGACACTATTTAATCCGTCCGATGCAGTTACTGAAAATTGATAGGTTTTAGGAATATAATAAGTTACTTGACTAGTATATTGTCCATTGTGCAATGTTGCATGGTCATATGGATATCCGTCGTATTTTTCGCTGTCATATCCGCCACTTAGAGAAACTTGATAATTTAATCCTAAATTATCTTTTACTAAACCAATTAGATGACCAGAACTATCTAAAGTTAATCCTGGCGGTAAATCACCATCGCCGTCGGCAATAAAATATTTTATTTGTCGGTTTGCTGGCAACGAATCGTATAAAATAATCTGAGAAGTAGCTGTAAGTGCTGCATTAGTAGGTAAGCTTATTCCAATAGCATACCCATTAAACACTGGATTAATTGTGTAAGAAATATTTGTTATCGTAGTTCCGGTTTGTATTCCGTATCCACCAACTCTTCGATACGCACCCGGTTGTCCCATATCGACGTTGTCTAAACTGCTTAGATATAAAGTATTAACTTGTGCATCTGTTGCTGTTGAAAGGTAAGAATATAATTGACCAGGATTTGCAATAAATTGATAGTCTACATTTTCTTTATTAATAACATAGTATTCTTTACCAAACCCAACATTAAGATATCCTGCCGGTGTTACCCATGCAAGATTGCTAAGACCTTGAGTATCAATGGTAAAAGTTCTATCAGTTAATAAACTTGAATTGGTTGGGTCTGATGCTCTAATAACAAACTGAGTTGTTACAGTACCGCCGACACTAGCAGGTATTCCGGATATTATTCCTTGATTATTGAGATTTAATCCTACAGGAAGAATTCCACTAATTAAAGAAAAAGTAGCAGTGTCTACTACCGATAATGCAATAGACGCTGATGTTCTTTCGGTTATTGTTCCTAAAAATCCTGAAGGAGTTATCCAAACCGGAAGAGACATTACTTAGCTCCAGATAAACTGTCGATTTTTTTGTTAAGCTCTTTGATTGCTTCAATTAATATTGGTATTAGTTGAGTATAGTTTACACTAAGGTGCCCGTTATTCTCTGAAACTGCTTCGGGCGCAACTTTTTGAACTTCTTGTGCTAAAACACCTAATCGTCTTTGTCCAGAAGGTATTCCTTGAGACATGGCTTTATTATTCCAAAAATAACTTACACCATTAATTCCTGTAAGTTTATCTAAGGGATTATCAATAATACCTGTAATATCTTTTAAAGTAGCATCAGAAGTTGCTGCAAAATCTACTGCATAAACGGTTCCTGCATTATAATAATAAGATGATGCAGTTGACATAATTGCACCATTTGAAAGTAACGGGTATACATTTCCTGAACTGTATACACCGGCTGAAAAGTTTGTAGCATAAGTTGCAGTATTTGCATACAATGAATTGGTTGAACTAGTTGCAAAACTAGCACTACCTGTTAATGTACCAATAAAAGAATTTCCAATAAAACTAGTAGCTCTTATTTGACCTAAGCTATCTCTAGCAACTATTGTATTTGCCGTAGTACTAGTTGAAGCAGCAACATAACTTGCTCCTAATAATAAGTTGTTAGTATTAGTAGAGTTGGTCGAATTTGTTGCAAATAATGATGTTAAAGAACTTGTTGCTGTACCGTTAAATTGGTTAGCTGAAATATTTCCGCTACTATCTCTTGCGGCAATAGTATTCGGACTTGAGTAAATCGAACCAGTTTCGTATGTAGTAGCATCAACTAGTAGTAGACTAGACGATGTTGAAGCTGTGCCGCCTCCGCCAGATGATCCTGCAATATTTCCAGACCCGTCTCTTAGAACTAAGGTATATGCTGTAGCAGTTATACTAGCAGTATAGGCACTTTGAATAGATAATATTCCGTTATTTGAACCATCAACGATTATTCCGTTTCCGTTTGAGAGTAATCGGTTAGTAATTTGGTTACCGGCATTATTAACAGTTACTACAATTACACCATTAACTGATTGTACTGTTCCTGTGGTATAACTTTGAGGACCATCGGATAAATCGATATATCTAATGCCGGTAGTTGATCCGCCAACACCAAAGATATATTGGTACAACGTATTAAAGTTATTGTTAACTTTATCAAATGCATCGCGTATGTTATCGCCAGTACCGTCGTTTGGATTTGCACCGATAACAATTGGTTGGTATGAAGTAGTCATATCTATCCCTTATTCCATATTTACCTTAAATTTAGGTAGTATAATATTAGGTATTTACCTAATATTATTAATGTGAATAAAGGAGAAGTTATGTACGCACTTAATCTAAATACATTTCACGTACTTCTTCTTTAATTGCATCTTGTGTAACTAAGTTAATAACTTGATTTCTAAAACTTGAAACTATCATCTGTTTAGCAACTGTTTCACCGATGCCTTTAGTTTGTAAATATCCGATTTTTTCTAAACTAATAGAACTAGTTTCAGAGCCTATTGACGACGCAGAATAGTCGGAATTTATATAATTTTCTGGTTTACTATAACAACGAGATGCATCTCCAACTACTAAATTAGAATTTTCTATATTGACTTGGCTAGCTACTGCTTCGGGCTCAACCATTGTAGTACCTTGAAATACAGTCTGACTTTCGCCGTCTGCAATTCCTAGAAATATTTGATTACTGAAAGATTCGGGCCCTTGGTGTATAATTTTAGTTACGATTTCTGTATCACCATCAACTGAGTTTGATATAAGTCCGTAACTAGAAAATATAGAAAGCTCTTCTTGAACTACCTGCACAATATGCTTATTAAGTTTACCATCTTTGACAAATAGTCCGAAATTTAAATTAGCTCCCTCTTTAACATGTATATCATATAGAAATACCTGCTGTAAAGATGCATCAACTTCATTTAAGATAATTAAATCTAGAGTAGAATTTTTTTGAAGATTTATTTTTAAATGTTTTGCTAATAATTCTTTTTCTGTTGGGTTTTGACGTAAAACAACACGTTCAGATTTACCTTCTTGAAGTTCAACAATACTAGCATCGATTATTTTGAATTCTTTTCCAAAATAATCTTCTGGACTAAACTGCCAATCTGGATCACCTTTTTCTGCTTTAAGGAAGCTGTGTATTGCCATCTTCTACGATCCTCTTTAATAATTTATTCGATCCTTTACGTTGGATCGTTCCGTTGACCATAATATTTACATGAGATGGTTTGATGATGTCTAAAAACTGTTTATTGTGAGAAACAATAATTGCTGATTTCTTTTTATCATTGAGGAATTCTTTTATAGTTAATGCAAAGTTTTCTATTTCGTCTTCCTCAACATCGTTATCGAGTTCGTCAAAAATAATTAAAGATGGATCGATTAACATCATATGCAACAACTCGTTTTTTTTACATTCAGTTGGAGTCATAGTTTCATCGTTGACATTTTTATGTCCGTGGTTAGAACTCAATCCTAACTTTAATGCTAGTTCTTTAAACTCTTTTTCTATCTGATTGTTACTTTTTTTAATTCTATGTGCTTTTACAATACTACGAGCTAGTTCAAGATTTGTGATACCATCCAAACTTGGAAGATATTGAAAAGTAACATAAATTCCTGTATTACTTCTTTGTTCTATTGTTTTTTTAGCAATTGATTTATTTTTGTGAAGTATAGAACCTTTTTCAATTTCTAAAATTGGATTTCCTAAAATTGCATGTACTAGACTCGATTTACCAGATTGTCGTGCACCCATAATTGCATGAATTTCACCGGGATTTACTTCTAAGTTAATATTTTTTAATACTTCGAGATCTTTTATTTTAGCTGTTAGATTTTTTATTTTTATCATTATATTATTATACTTTTTAATTTTATCTAAATCAAGAATTATTCTGTAGGTATTTATTGATATTAAATAGTTGATATTGTAAAGGAGATCTACAATGGATTTTATTTCATGGTTAATTGCAGGAACGGTAGTTCTAGTTTGTGTTGTATTGTACAAGTTTTCAAACAGATCATCAGATGAACCAACAATGTCGTCATCAGTTGCTGAAGTCAATGTACTGCCAGTAACTGCAGATGTTGTAGTCGAAACTGCTCCTGTTGTTTCAGAAGCAGTTACCGAAGTACCGGTTAAAAAGGTTCGTAAACCTCGTGCTACAAAGACAGTTGCAAAGCCTGCTGTAAAGACAGCAAAGAAGAAAACTTCAAAGAAGAAAACTACATTAAAGGTAGTCTAATTGTTTTGCTTGATTGTGTAAGGCAAAGCTAGCAAGATTCTTGCCCTTTGCCTCGCACATGATATCGAAATTTTCTAAAAAGCTTAAAGCCCATTTGTTGACGGAATCATTCCAATAAAAGTCACTATGTGCTCGGAGCTTTTGTTTTTTGTGTCCAGCTTCTAATAACAACCTAGCATCAGGCAAATGTTCGGGTGAATGATTAATAAGACAATCTTCACGGCTAACAGAATAATGGAGAGTAGGGCGCACCCCACGCCAAGAGTCCAGCACACGTTGGACACGAATATCTCCGAGCTCGATATACTCTCCCTCTCGGATCCAGTGATGGTGGATATCGAGCACCACAGGCAACAACTCACCAAGAGACAAACAATCATCCAGCCCATGTGACATTTCCTCATTTTCAATAGTAATACAGTTACGTGCTTCGGTGCTCAAACGCGGATAAACATCTCGAATGCCTTGTGCACCTAAACGACCGGCAATATGAACATTAATTTTAAAGTCTTGAAACTTTTGACCGTAGCCCATCCATCTAGCCATGTCAGCATGATACTCAAATTCTTCTATACTACGTTCAACGATATCTGGATTGTCGCTAGCAAGAACAGTAAACTGTCCAGGGTGAAAAGAAAGCCTAACATTACGATCACGAGCAATATTTCCTACTTCAGCAAACTTGCTTTCACAATACTGCCTAACATAAGACTGTCGCCAAAAGTAAGCCCAACTAGATTCGGTATAAACAGGAAGCAAATCACTAGAAAGTCTAACCATTCGAAGACTATTATCTAAGTCTCCTACTCGTTGAACGAGTCTTTTAGTTGCTGCAATGTTATATTGCATAATGTCCCATAGCTTCTGTTCGGCTACTTCTCGAGTTTGCCGATTAAGCCATGCTACAGTAGTGCCAGCAGTATTGTATTGTTTAGCATCATCTTTAGCAGAGATACCGTCGCATTGATCAGGACGATCAATCCACTTACATGCAAATCCAATTCGTTTCATGACTACCTCAGGAAGTAATCGCATTGCACTATTACAATGCGGATTTGATCATAGTTTAACAACTTTCTGACTTTTTGTCAATTTCTTCTTTTTTAGTTAGATAAACTGATCCGTCATCTCGCACACTCCAATTAAGTGTGTCTCCTTCCATCCATCCGACTTGTTCTAATAACTCTAGAGGAAAAGTGATGATAACTTCTCCAGTTACAGGATCTTCTTCAGGCGTAATAATCCACCGATTATTTTTTTCGAGCATAAGATTTTCTTTTTTTACCTTCAAGAACGGAATCATTCCAAGTTTGATCTTTCATCCTATCAGCAGCGGATTGCTGTTTTCTAATATTTGGAGTATCACCGGTGCCGATATCTTTGTGTCTAAAAAGGCCATACAGTTTAATGACTGTAGGATTTTTACCAGATACAGAATATACTATACATATATCTTGTGTTAAATGAGCGTGTCTTGCACGTTCTCCTAACGCCTTTGCAATAGGTCCTGCACCAACAAACATAGTATCGCTACCACCAAAGGCAGCGATAGGGTTTTGTTTTTTAAAATCTCTAAAAGCTTTGATCTTCTCGGCTAATTTTTTATTATTTGGTAATAGTTCGGCTGCTGTAGTATTCCACAGAGGGCACACCTCAAATTTAACTTCGTTTGCCATTATTATTACCCACTAACGAATCAATATATGCATCGAAACTATTGTCATCTACTGGCAATTCCTGCCATTGGTTAGCACGATTAGTTTTAACAATCTTTACTAAATCCTGTGTTGAAATTGGGCTATCGTTAGCCGGATCAATTTGTTCGAACAGCTGAGATTCAGTAAGATTGTTGTAGTAATTTTCAATTTCTTTTAGTTTCATATACCTATTTATCCTGTTGATTATATAATAGATACAGTATATATTGGTTTTACCTTAAAGTCAAATCACGGTCTTAAAATATTTAACAGTATCAACTAATCCATCTTCTAAAGAAATCTCCGGATGCCAATCTAGGAATAACTGCGCTCGAGTAATATCCGGTCGGCGTTGTTTTGGATCATCGCCGGGCAATGGTTTAAAAACTAGTTTGCTAGTAGTTTGTGTTTCTGCAATAACTTTTTCTGCTAGTTCTAGCATAGTAAATTCTCTAGGATTACCCAGGTTAATTGGCCCTGTAATGGAATCTTTAGTGTTCATTAACGCTATCAACCCATCTACTAGATCGCTGACATAGCAGAAACTACGTGTTTGGCTTCCATCACCGTATATAGTAATAGCTTGACCGTTTAATGCCTGAACAATAAAGTTGCTGACTACTCGACCATCATTTGCTGACATACGTGGGCCGTACGTATTAAAAATACGTGCAACCTTAATACGAACATTATGCTGTCTATGATAGTCAAAAAATAATGTTTCTGCTGCACGTTTACCTTCATCGTAGCAACTACGAATTCCAATCGGATTAACATTACCCCAGTATTCTTCACGCTGTGGATGTTCTAAAGGATCGCCGTACACTTCGCTAGTAGATGCTTGCAAAATCTTTGCACCTGTACGTTTGGCTAGCCCTAATAGATGGTATGCGCCTAGGATACTGGTCTTGGTGGTCTGTATAGGATCATGTTGATAATATACAGGACTTGCAGGACAAGCAAGATTATAAATCTCATCCACTTCAACGTAGAGAGGAAAGCAAACATCCTGACGAATTACTTCAAAATTAGGATATCGAAGTAACGGCTCAATATTTTTCTTACTACCTGTAAAATAATTATCAACACAAAGTACGTGATGACCTTGTGTTACTAAACGATCACACAGATGACTGCCTAAAAATCCGGCACCACCGGTAACTAAAATTTTTTTCATTACAGATCCTCAAATTTAATTTTACCGGCTTCCTCTTCCATACTGACGTTAAGTGCTTGCAAATCGTGCCAAAGCATACGATCAGGATCATCAGGTCTTACACTATAAATGGCGCTATTCTTTTCAGCTTCGATCATTTCGCAACTAACGACCCAATTACGTCCTCCATTTGCTTCATGGAGCATATAGTCAACATACTCGCCTACATACTCTGCAAGTCCTTCGCAGCTAATAAGCGGAAAAGTCTGCAATTTGCAGTGACCTTTAGCTGTTAGCTCTCTAAAAGTATTCACTAAGGGATCATCGGCTTGTAAAATTACAGTATGATCAAACCAGTCTTCTAGTTGTCGCTTAATAGCTTTAAGCCCGCCAAAATCTACAACAAACCCTTGCTTGTCTAGATGGCTAGCACCAAACACAAACTTAAAACTGCGGTCATAGCCGTGAAGCATATAACAATCTGTATCTGATTTCCAATTGCGATAAGCGCAGGGACCTATTTCTTTAAAAAACTTTGTACTAGTATACATTTTAAACTCCTATGAAATAATGTAACATAGGCAGCGGAATTTGTAAAGCGGGACGACGCCGTAGACCGCTATTCTTCTTTAAGTAATTCTAATTTCTTTTTTATTTCTTTAATATCGTTAACGATCTCGTTTAATAATGCTGATTCTTTTTTTCTAAAACGACACATTATAAACACTTGAACAGTTACCCATATCGAAAGAATAGCAAGAAAACAATAGATAAAAAGAATTTTTAAAAAATGCATTTTACGAGGCAATTAGTCCAAACCCGTTCCACACACCTGGGGAACCGCTAACAAGGCAAACCCACCCAACATATGTTCCTGGAGTAGGGTTAGTATTCCAAACAATATCGCCTACTTGATAAACTCCTGACTGTGGGGCAGAGTTTCCGTTAGTAAAGAGTCTATTACCAAATTTAACGTTTCCTGCTACTTCAAATTGCTCAGTTGGGTTTTTTACACCAACGGAAAGTTTGCCGTAAGCTCTAATAATAGTACTGTCTTTTTGTTCTTGCCCAAGTGTAATATTACCAGTTTCTGAAATGGAAATTCTTGCAGTATCGTCGGTAACCAGTTCGAAACCTTTTGTATTAAAGGTTCCAACTTTACCGTATCCATTTGAAACATTACTATCAACAACAACTTCAACACCATGTACAAAATCAAAAACACTTAATAGAGCATTAGGATTTTCCGTGCCTAACCCTAATCTATTTGAAGTTCCGCTATAATGTATGTAATTATCAACTGTTAAGTTGCCTGTTGTTGCTAGATTCCTTAAAAGCCCGACAGTTTGTAGATTACTATTAACAACATTTCTTCCCAGCGAATCGTAGCTAAGAACAGGTACTGCTTCGATACAATAAGATTGCATTGCAGGTATGTCGATACTTTCGGTTGAATAGAATCTTTCAGGATTATTTCTTAAAATAAACTGTTTAGAGGTTCCGCTAACCCATAATAGCCCACATCCTACAGCATTTCCTTCTGGGGGTGCAAATTCTAAGTATTGTTTTTCGTATCTTTGATTTGCAATTAATTCGGTAGTTCGTATAAAGCCAGCATCTAAAACACCATAAACTTTAACATCACCTCTTACCGTAACGTTACCATCAATGGTGTTAACTGACATCGACGGAACTGTAATTTTACCATCTGTAACTACAAGTGTAACGCTAGAAGCATTATCCTTAATACCTGTACTAGCAAAATTAGTGATCGTTCCACCATTAATTTGATCACCGCTAAAGTTTGTTGGTGCTGATTCGAATACTTTTACCATATTTTAACCTGTATAGTAGAAAAGCTTTGAGCTTTTCTACTATTTAGCAGATTAAAATTAACTACGCTTTTCAATAATTTGATCAATAAGTCCGTAATCAAGTGCTTCTTGTGCGCTCATAAACTTATCTCGTTCCATATCAGAAACAAGTTGCTCATAAGTTTTACCCTTACTATTGTGTTTAACGTAAATTCCGGTAAGTTCTTTCTTCATCTTAAGGATTTCTTCAACTTGAATTTGCATGTCAGTTGCTTGCCCACTAGCGCCGCCGCTTGGCTGATGGATCATATGCCTTGCGTATGGCAGCATAAATCGCTTTCCAGGTGACCCGGCTTGAGCTAACAAACTGCCCATACTACATGCTTGTCCCATAACGTATGTAGCTACATCGGGCTTAATAAACTGCATGACATCATAAATGCTCATACCTGCAGTTACTACTCCACCAGGACTATTAATATAAAAACTAATGTCTTTATCGCAATCAACACTTTCGAGATGAAGCATTTGTGCAACAATTAAGTTAGCACTATGGTCGTGCACTGGCCCATTTAAAAAAACAATACGTTCGTTAAGCAAACGACTATAGATATCAAACGCTCGTTCGCCTGATCCTGTTTTTTCAATTACAATCGGTACCAAATTATTAGTAATCATTAATTATATTCCTTATCTAAATTTATGTTAGTTAACCCTGCTATCACTTTAAAGTTATTCCACGCCTTTTTAGCTGCCTCATTTTTTTCTAAATCTGTAGAAACAAGTACAGTCTCCAACCAATATTCCGATCTTCGATGCGGATGTACGCCGAATTTTCTTGGTTGGTGCAATTTTCCATTCTTGTGCAAACTTAAAGTTACATTTCTAAATAACTCGTTATGCTCTTTGTCGGAGTAATCATACTGGTGCCACTCTGAAAATACATAATGTCCCCAAATTTCATTCCATTCATTGTCATTAGTTGGATCGAAGTTAGTACGAGTAATAATAACTAATACATCGTCTTCGCTTACTCGTCCTTCGACAATATCAAGTATACAACGACTATAGCTAAGTCCTACTTTCATTTATATGCCTTTAAAATAATAATATCCGAATTTAAACGACCATTAAGTTCGGTTTCTGTAGTTTTAATATTTTTAAACCAAGTTTCAAACCGTTTCTGTGTATTTTGTTCCTTAAACTCCTTGAGCTGCTCAGGAGGCTTACGTAAAGTCTTTTGAACACTCTTAGGACTGTAGTCGGTAATACTAGTACCTTTAATATGTAGTCCAGCCATACCACTAGAAATATAATACCCAATTTTACGATTCTTTGTATTATACACAACAACTAGTTGTGCGCCTACTACCTGTGAAGCTGGAATACTAGCAATACCAAGCTTATCATCACTAAGCTTAAACTTAACTTTCTTAGTTAAATCTTCGGCACTCTTAAATTTCTTCTTTCGTGGTTTCTTAAGTACTTTAGCTTCGGCGATGATCTGATCGCAGGCAGTACGAATATTCTCATAAAATTCAAAAAGTTTTTTAATGTTTTTCTTAGAAAGATGTCGATATCCTTCTTTTAAGTTAGCATCTGCTTCACCATTAACTAACAAATTAATATCGTTATAGTTAGATTCATAAAAACCTTTAATATAACGAGCTTGAGGGCCTTTTGCACCCTTACTACGAAGCATAGTAGCAACTTTAACATCGCCTGGATTGAACTTATCCGGATTAATAATAAAATTATCAATAGCTTCTTCGATCTCGTCACACATAGTACCAGCATGGTCGCTGATACGTTCTTGAATGTTTAGAACAGGAGCAGATTCTGCTTTGGCTTCTTTAGCAATTTCCGTATCAATATCTTGCTCACCATCGTTAATAATTTCCGAAATTTGCTCTCGAAGCCAAGTTTCAGTATTACGATTGTTATTAAATCCAGGGTAGGTCGCAGGCATACCTTTCAAAAGGTTAGCAGCGATGCCGCCAACTGAGGTACTAGTACGCCAATCTTTGGTTTTTTTGTATGCACGAATTACATCATTGGTATAATCGGCCTGCCCCATCCAATTAATAACATATTGTTTAGCAGATTTACCTGCATCTTCGATATTATAATACTGCTGCGCAGCATGAAAATGTTTAGTAAACTGTTCTGCAGTCCATGCTTCGTGTCCTGCCCATTGAGGAGCGGGATCTTTTTTGCCACGAGTAGTAGTCTTCTTTTCTTTCTTAGCGGCCATATTATTTCACCAAAGTGTTATTAAACAAACACTATTATAATAAACTTTACCAAAAAAGTCAATCTTTATAAGGAATCGGAATCCAACCTAATTTACGTAAATCTTGTCGTATTTCTTCTGTAACTGTGCCTTCGGCAACGTATCCTGATATATTATCACCATAAGGAACACTGAGTTCGTCATCATCGCAGAATGATCCGGCTTCAATGCCTGAACCAATACCTGAACAATACCAGTTCATATAATCGCCTTCATCTCGAAGATCTGCAACTATACCGCCGGAAGATCTCCAACTACAACTCCACCGTTCTTCTTTAAGAATTGGAATTACTTCTAATTTTTGGAATTGCATATTACACATAGCGGCATAGAGATTTTGTGCATAAATTTCAGATTCACGCACTTTAAGCACAAACCAACTTGCGTTGTGCATATCTTCTTCCATGTTAGTACGTTTAACGACCATTAATGCAACTTTCTATTCTCTGTAGCTTCACAAATAATATCTTGAATTTCTAATTCATCGACATCGAAAGTTTCGGCATTTTCAAAAAATTCACCACTAGCAATTTGTTTAGTGAGCTCTTCTAAAAATTCATCTAACTCTTCTTGTGTACCTTCGAAATCATCAAAACATCCGGGTTCAAAAGAAAGCTTAATTTCTTGTTCTTTCCCATCAATGTTAGCTTTCAATATTTTTTCATTTTTACTCATAAAAAACTCCTTAGGTCCACAAAGATTTTCTAATTTTAATAAGACGAATCATCATTTCCTCGTCTTCTTTTTCGTAGGCAACTTCAATTTTATCAGTTCGATCTAATATCTCACGAGATGTTGCTCGATCTTCGTCGCTACGATTTTCGAACATCGACATAAAATCGTTACTACCCGCTGAAACTACAGCGCAATAATTACTCCATCCACTAGAATCATGTGGATCTGGACGTTTAGGGTAAACCTCCTTCCACCAATGATATAATTCTATTATTTCTGTTGCTCGTATAGCTTGTTCAGTAGGTGTTCCGTATGTTGGATCTCCAGGAGAAAGACCCCAATCTTCATTATAAACAAGATTAGCTTGCCAATTAAGATTTTCTAATCCAGCTTCTGCGCAACGCCATACACTAATTTTAAATCGTCCTCTTGCCCAAAAGGGTGGTAGATAGCGTTTACTAGCTTCTGTATCACATGCAATATGATGCCAAGCTGTTTCAATCTCAACAAAGTTAACTAGTTCATTGAATAAGCAAGGAAGAATACGATTACCGAGGTTATTGTATTCTCCACGTTTGCAATCTTTTGTATGCGAAGTAAGTGCATGACTACGAATAATAAAACGATTATTTACGTAGTATCTAATATTGTTTAGTTTTTCAAGTGGCCATGTTAGAAAATCTTGTAGATAGTCTAATCCTTCTTCGGCTAACCAATAGCGTATAGGATGTTTACTAGAACTTTCTTTCTTCCAGTTAGCCCATCCTGAGCTAGAAAAGTAATCTGGCTTAATACTGCCACGGAGCCAGTTAGCAAAAGATGAACAACTCCAGTAATTTGAATGATATGCCATACTTAATAATACTATTTAACAAAGGTATTGTCAAATCTTAAGTAATATTCGGTTAGTTTTTTTGCTTCGAGTGTGGCTACTACATAGTAAATGTAGCTGAATGAGTTAAATTCTAAATAATGCGTCCAATTAATATCGACTGCATTTTTCATTATAAATTGTCCGGCAGGAGTTTGCTGCCACTCATAAAAAGGGGCAGCAATTTCAATCTCCGGATCGGCAGATTCACCTATTATTTTGATTTTATGAACTACTACTTTTCTAAACTCTAATACCTTATTATTCTCTTCGTCGAATTTATAAGTTATTTTGTTCATTGATGATAGTGTTTCTTCTTTTTATAGTATCGATGTTTTGGCTTTTTAGTAGCAGTTTCATCAGAAAAAGAAGGTGTTGTTGCTGCATTATCAGGAAGTTTCACCCCCACCTTTTTTAACAGTCTATTAGCAGCAACAACACCTTGTAAGTTACGATAGAGCGTGATCGGTCCTTCAGCATCTGGACTAATTGCTTCAAATGTTCTAACTTCGTATACCGGTTCGATCGGTGTAGAAATTTCAATTACATACAACTCTTGTTCTCTCGTGTAGCCCTCGTCTAAGTGTTCTAGGTCGATAATTTCTACAACTCGACCTTCTACGAGAGACTGTTCACCAAGATGAATCCATACTCTATCTTTGATATTATACTCTTTTATCATTCTACACCACTTTCTTTTTTACGATCTAAAAGTTCTTTAACAAACTTAATAGCTTTTCTATCTGTATCGTAAACGTACTCGTCGTCTTCATCGTCAAGATTGCGCAAAGTAACAATAACGCCATTTTTTACTTTACGGATTTCAATGCTATCAAACATTATACCACCTTTTAAATTATTTGTTGACACTTAAATTGTAATTAAAATGAAAAATACCAATATGAGCGATTTCACGGCTCAATTCCTGATCACACCATACTTTATATCCTGCTGACTGTGCTTTTTGACAGAAGTAAATATCTTCTCCAATTTCAAGATTCATTGCTGGAATGTAATCTTGTAAATAATGAGGTTGAGCAACCTTTTCATATACTTCTCTCTTAACTAGAACACAACCATGCGGTAAAACATCAATTAGTTCCATTGGAGGACTTCGATCTGTAGTTACAAACTCGGTGTAGGTGCCTGGCCCACCACTCATGCCGGTAAAATTAGCATTTGGAAAACGACGTCGTCGATAGTTGCATCCAACAATTTCAACATTACGTCTTAGCAGTCTCATAGGAGCATCGATAGGAAACTTCATATCGCTATCAACCCACCAGATGTAATCAAAATCGCTTTGTAAAAATATATCAACTAGATTTCGACGAGCAATTGTAATAACCGACCCGATATTAAATGCACAATTAATTCTAACACCATTAGCTACCATATTAGCAGCAGCCATTGCTAAATGTTGTGCAAATTCTGCATTAACCATTTCCATTGCAGGAACAGCAATCATAATTGACGGCGGGAGCCCTTGAGGAGGTGCTGCAGTATAAGCGCCTTGCGATTGAGCAGGAGGTGCCGGATTATTTGCCGGAGTCGATAATGGTCTCGGAATATTAAGTTTCGGTGCAGTGTTAGCAACAGGGTCTGAAGTCTTTGTCGGAATATTAAGTTTACCTTTAATCATGTTAGTCCTTTTTTTATAGTAGGTATTGTCTATTAATTATCTGAATTAACTACACAGTTTACGATTTCTGAGTCAAAAAAATTACTTCTTTAACCAGTCAGATGTTTTATAAGGTTTTCCTATTTCAGCATACGGAAGATAATGAATAATTTTTTTCTTTAATTTTTTAATTACAGGATGGTTATGATTATGATCAAACGCATTAAGATAATCTCTGTATGAATTTCTTTTTAGTCTATCGTCACTTAAGTCCTGATTTAAATATTTCATTATTTCTTTATGATTATACGCGAATTGATCTGTTAATGAACATGCAATATTAAACCCATATGCATCTATTTCGTCGTCGTGTCCAAAATATTCTTGATCTATTCTTTGTTTTCCTGAATCAGCAAAACTTTCGTACCCAACAATAGTTTTATAATTACGTCTACGATATTGACGTGCATGAATAACTTCGTGTAATAAAGTATCGGCAATATTTGTACAAAGTTTATCAAATTTTAAATAGGAACAATAAATTTTATTATCGTTAGGATTATATTGTAGAGTTAGTGTTATAAACTTGGTATTTTTTTTATCTTTATAACTTTCGTATAATCCTGCTACCCAGATCGAATTTTCGTCTGTTTCATCTCGGAATGAAGTAGTTACTTTTACAGGAATTCCTGCATTTCTAATTTGTTTTCTGATTTTTTTAGTAAAAGCTAGCGGAGTTAATGGAATATTGATAACTTCTCGCCCGATTTTTTTGAGTATAGACTTTATAGTGCTTCTATCTAGAGCAGACCAATTAAAATATCTAATATTGGTCATAGGCAGTATCTCCTACACTTTATAATTATCATTTTTAAAAATACCGTTATCTACGTATATAATTCTTTAAAAAATGGTGCAGCCGGTAGGATTCGAACCTACAAGGGGAATTATATTCTCCCGTTCCCTAAAGTAGTCCGGACTACCCAGGAGCTATGCCGAGTTCCGTTCGCTTACGGCTGCAAAGGTCAAATTGCGCCTTTGCTTAATCCTGCCCGAGCAATACTTTCGTTAGCTTGTTTAGCTTTTTCTTTAAACAAATCTACACGAGTCTGCGCAAGTTCAAGCTCTTCCTCCGTAGCGGTTCCTTTAGCTTTTAAAGTTCTCAACTGTTTTTGAACTAGAGTTAAGTTACGCTGTGCGCAAACGTAGTCCAATTCTTCTTTTAAAATTCTATGTTTCTTAGCCATATTTTTCCTTTTATTGTGCTATTAGAGCTTGTGCTCTTTTTAACTTAGCTTCTGCGTGTGCTTTAACTGCATTGAGTTCGTTAAGAGCTTTAACATAGTGCCCGTTAACATTCTTTTCTTTAAGAAGTTTACGCTCATCGTTTGCACAATGCAATACAAATTCGATTGCATCTTTTGCTAGTTTAACACATTCTTCGGCTTGTTCTAATTCTGTCATATTAACCTTAGCGAGAGCTTTTAGGCTGACCTTTTAGTGCGTCAGCAATAGCATGATCAAGTAATGTAACAATATTACCAGTTGCATCCATGCCAACATCTCTAGCTCGAAATTGTTCGAGCCCAGAAGAGTTTCCGTGTAGATGCCCATAAAAATGTACACTACCTCTAAACATTTGATCCCATTCTGCAATGGGATAATGAAACATTACTACTTTAGTCTTATTATACACAATATCAAGATATTTGTGTATTTCTTTAAAAGAATTTCTAAAGTTTGTATCTTTTAGATGCTTACGATCATGATTTCCTTCAATAAGGATTTTATCTCCGTTAAGCCTTTTAAGAATTTTAACTGCATCTTGGGTGGATGTAAATGCAAAATCACCTAATATGTAGACTAGATCTTCTGGTTGCACTAAAGCATTCCATTCTAAAATCATAGCTTCGTTCATATGCTTCACATCTGTAAAGCGTTCACGAGTTTTTGGGCAGAATATCTTTATACGTTCGTGCCCAAAATGAAGGTCGCTAGTGATCCAAGTTTTCATTCAACTATTATAATAACAATCTATTAGAAAGTCAAATTATTTCCAATTAATGATAATATTACAATAGTCGCATTGTTGCTGTGCTCCAGGGATTTCACCAACTTCTTTCCATTGATGGTTCCCGTTTTTAGATTTCATACATCTTGATTTTTTCTTAGCTGTTGCAATACGTGCGGGATTAATCGGATTAGTCATAAGGATTCCTTAATATTTTAGTATTTAAGAAAAAATAGTCATAAAAAAAGGTCTACTACTTAAAATAGTAGACCCTAAGATCAACGTTGACTGTCGCCAGGCAATACTCGATAATTATCTTCAACACTATCCGGAGTTGAAACTTCAATAATAGTGCCTGCTTCCATACATAATACTTGGTGCGGTAGTAATGGAGGATTGTGCCAGACATCACCGGCATTTAATTCTTTTCCATTTACTTTAGCAGTCTTGGTATCAATCCATCTTACTAGAAATTTTCCTTCAAGAATATACCAAGTTTCGTCTTTATCACTGTGGAAATGCATACTGAATTTAGCATCCTTGTTAAATTTCATCATTTTACCACAGTATTTGTCGTTGGTGGCCCAAATTAACTCATGTCCCCAACCTTTTTCAACATATCCTTCTAATCGTGTCATTAATCACCTATAAGTTGGAGCGGGATACCGGGCTCGAACCGGTGACATCAACTTTGGCAAAGTTGCATTCTACCACTGAATTAATCCCGCGATATATTATTTAACTTAACGGAAGACCTCTAGATGCTCTTCCTGAACCTTTATTTCTTGCTCCAAATGTTTTAGTTTGACTATGACAATTCGGACAAATTAATCTTAGATTTGTAGGTAAATTGTTTCCTGCGTTTCCATCTATATGATCTACTTGTAATGTAATTTTTTGTCCTTGCCATTCTGAAATAGAACAAATAGAACAGAAATAACCATGTTCTCTTGTAAGATGTTTCCTTATTGCCGATCTTTCGGTTATCAACCCGTTTAAAAATTTATTTCTATTTTTTTCCAATCGAACTAATCGTATAACTTTATTTCTTTCTTCGTTAATTCCGGTGGATATACCTTTATTCCACGGGGAATTACCCTTTGATGTTATTGATCTTTTTAAATTGGTCTCTTCTGACCAAACACGACTATTTGCACATGATCTTGAGCAAAACATTCCAGGTTTATTATGTTCATTATTACACTTCGGGCAATATTTCATATCGTACTCCTATATACTTATTTATATAAGTCAAAGGTTCGATTACATCATACCCGCTTTTTAATCTTCTTAATATCTTCTCGAGTTAATGCATAAACTCCGCTATGCTGTACACTTATAGCACTAGCATGGTTAGCAAACTTTATTGCACTATTAATATCTCTACTATTTAAGTATTCTGCAACTATGGCTGCTAAAAATGTGTCTCCAGCACCACATACATCTACTACCTCGACTGTGTCTGGTGGAAATTCTACTTCTTTGCGACCAAGTTCTTTATAAACTGCACCTCGATTACCTAATGTAACAATTAATTTATTATTGATAGACCATCTGTTATTGTACTCAGTTTCGTTAACTTTAACATAACAGTCCCAAAATTTTGCTAGATCTTGTTTTTTAGTATCAATAAAAATTGGTCCACCGAACTTTTGTCGTACTACTTCAACTAATTCGTAACTAACCCATCCTTTATTGTAATCACTAAACACTACCGCATGATAGTGTGTTAGATCAAGTTTAGAATCGAATAACATAGGAGTGGCGTTAGCATCATCATCGATTCTAAGAACATGTTGCCGACTACGAAGATCAACTAGCCTAGTCTTTACTGATCCAGGCCCTAGCAATGCTGTAACTTCGATTCCAAACGATTCAAGATTCAACTGTACGTTTGCTGCCATTCCTGGCCTAGTTTCTGTATGACTATGTTTAAAAATAGGTACAGGTGCTTCTGGACTAATTCTATCCACAGTTCCGTATTGATAAACGTCAGTACAACTATCGCCTATCAATAATACTTGATATTTTTTTTGTGGTCGAATAGCCTTCCATATACTCATAAAACTTAATTTCCTTACAATATTCGCTACCTATAATAGGACGATTTCTGTAATCACTACCTTTAACCATAAAATCCGGCTGATATTCTTTAATAAGGTTTCTTAATTCATCATCACTGTCAAAAATTTGCACTTCGTCAACATACTTAATAGCACGAAGCATTTCGGCTCTTTCTTCTTGATTGTTAACCGGCCGTGTAGGGCCTTTAAGTTCTTGTACTCTACGATCTGAATCAATTAAGACAAGTAAATACCATCCAAGCTCACGAGCATATTCTAAAAGTCTAATATGCCCTAAGTGCAGTATATCAAACGTGCCGTTAACTACAACTTTTTCTATCATGCAGTTTTCTTTGCTTCTTTAGCTGCATAATCGGCCTTTGCTTTGGCTAACTGCTCTTCGTTGAGATTGTGCCATCCAACACAGCGATTAATCGGACTGCGTCCGCAAGGACAACTGCCTAAGGATCCTTCTTTTACTTTAATTTGCATATCATATTCCTTTTTTCCAAAAATTCGATCCCAATTACTATCGAACGTTTTTCTAGTGACCGACAATGGTCTAGTTCTACTTCCTTTACTCATTATATGGTCTCCTTAAATGTATATATCTTTCTTATATGGTGCCCGATGACGGATTCGAACCGCCGACCTACTGATTACTAATCAGTTGCTACTACCAACTGAGCTAATCGGGCTCTATAATTTCTTGCCAGGTTTGATCGCCTAAACAACGTACATATGCAACATACTTATATTCTTCAGGCGCCAAACAACTCCAATCTGATGGACCCATTGGGGTTAAAATAATTTGAGATTTTTTAGTATCTTCGACTAACCAATAACTTTTACCCGGAATTGGCACAAAACTAAACTTAGCAGCATGTACCATCTCTGTTAAATGCATTCTTCTTTGTAGTGCTTGTGCTTGCCGTTGTAATATAGAAACAGATTCCATGATGCGATCATATTCTTGCTGTGCGCTAAGTTGTGCGACAGCTAGCATAAGATCTTTTTCTTTTTCGATTTTTACAGGTGCAAAAGCCTGACCTCCAATCTCCATAGGATATTCTATGTGATTATGACGGTCAGGATCTTGATCTGTAATTTTTATTTTCATTGTAAATTTAATTTTTCGGGGTACAAAGATTCGAACTTTGGACCTTCCGCTCCCAAAGCGGACGCTCTAAACCAGACTGAGCTACACCCCGTGACCTTACTAAACTGGTACCCGGTGACGGTTTCGAACCGCCGACATTCTGGATGTAAACCAGACGCTCTACCCCTGAGCTAACCGGGCATAAACACATGACTGTTATTTGTGTGTCAGGAAACAGTCAAACCCCGCGGCAGCAGCCCATCCTGTTTTCGCTCCGGCGGAGACGGAATATGGTTACAGGTCCGTCTAAACTGGTGCCTTCTGTCTGAATCGAACAGACTATCCCCGGGTTACAAATCCGGTGCATCGCCAGCAATGCTTAGAAGGCCTAACTTTATTTACTCTTCTAACGAGTCGTCTTTATTATTGCGACTATTTTTAGTTGTGCGATCCTTATCAAGCGGATTACGCTTAGGAGTCAACTGAAGATGCAACTCACTTTGAATAATTAAACGTTTTGCTTCAGTTCTCTCAATAGGATCCTGGATCCTAGATAACATCTGCTTGGCTTGACGTGACATACGATAACTACCGGTCGGCTTATACTCTTGCATTTTATTCCTCTATATAACAAATTGGCGGATGGTATAGGATTCGAACCTATGCGCAGTTTTCACCGCGACGGGTTAGCAACCCGCTCCTTTAACCGCTCAGGCAACCATCCGTTTCAAACTGGAAGCAGAGCTTGGAGTCGAACCAAGTTCTCTAGGTTATGAGCCTAGCGTAGTTCCGTTCTACTACCCTGCATCAAACTTTGGTGGAGGATGAGAGAATCAAACTCTCGCGAAGACCGTGCAAGGGTCCCAGGCTATCACTACATCAATCCCCCAACGCGAAACTATTTACTAACTTGAATATATTATATTGAACATTTCGAAAATGGTCAACTAAAATTTGGCTGGAGTGGTAGGGATCGAACCTACGACCATTCGCTTAACAGGCGAACGCTACTGCCGCTGAGCTACACTCCAATTGTCTTTATTTATATGGTGCCCAATAAAGGTAACGCTCCTTTGTCTTACGATTATCAGTCGTGCGCTCTACTTTTGAGCTAATCGGGCAAAAATTGGCTGGGGAACTAGGATTCGAACCTAGATTAGCGGAGTCAAAGTCCGCCTTCCTGCCGTTAGAAGATTCCCCAATAGTGTTAAATTATAATATCTTATTACCTTTTTGTCTATTCTCTTTAATAGTTAAGTATTGAAGATTCGACAATGTATGTAATCCGCCTTTACTTATAGGTATGATGTGATCTACTTCATAACCAACCGGGCAATTAGCATAAAATTCTTGTAATTTTTTAATATCTTCATCAGCCGGAGTTTGATATTTTTTTCTACTATAATACCGCATCCACGCTTCTCTGCATATAATTCTTTTTCTAATTTTAGCGTCATCTTTTGACAATTTTTTACGCTGTCTAACCTTGAAATCTCCTCGATCTCTAGCTTTCTGTAATGATCTTTTAGTAACACCAAACTCTTTGTATAATTGAGAATAAGTAGACCCATTGTTGTGGGCTTCTTGAATTTTTTTCCAATCATGTTTGATATTACTAAGTTCTTTTCCGAGTTTCTTTTTCCAATAAGAAACTGTTGCAGTAGAGATACCGAGCTTAGATGCAATTTCTGAGGTTTTTAAACCTGAATCAATTAATTTTTCGATTGTCTCTGAACTAATATTTTTACTAAGCATATAGTATTTATATTTGTCCTACCGCTAGACGAAGGGTCAACTGTTCTGTTTATTATACTCTCTCATCATATAGGAGTCAAGAGCATCTAGAATTTTACGTATTCTATCAATTTGATTACCACCTGCTCGTTCTAATACAAGTGCTTTAGCTGTTGATAAACTGTTGATGAGATCGTCTTTGTTAATTGTTTTATTTCTTATAAAATCTAACATTGACTTATAGTTTTCAGCAACTGCTTTAACGCCCGGAGCATATGGTAAGCCGCTAGCACAAGCGCCACGATTTTCTAGAGCATCGATTAGCATTTCAACTCTAGGTTGTAAATCATTAAATGTAAATTTTTTTGTCATAAGTCCTCGATTTGGCACCGGTGGAGAGAATCAAACTCCCACTAACGGTTTTGGAGACCGTCGCACTATCATTATACTACACCGGCATATTTAAACAGGATGCGCATTTGTTTTCAAATTGACATTTTGATTTTTAAATTTGCTGTAGGCATCCTAAAACTATTGGTGCCCTAAGAGGGACTCGAACCCCCACCCGAAGACAAGAACCTAAATCTTGCGTGTCTACCAATTTCACCATTAGGGCACAAAACTATTTTTTCTTTGCTGTTGCTGCAGTTTTTTTTGCAGCAGACTTTTCTGTAAATTTCTTTAAAACTTCTTTAGTAGGAGTTTTAATCTTATTGAGATAAATTTCTCCAGCTAACATAGTATAAGTATCACGCCCAATATGTAGTGCATATCCGTTAAACTCTTTGATTTTATATCCTCGAGCAACAGCGTAATCTCTTAATTCACCGAGATTATTCATTAGAGCCTCTTAAAAGTTGGAGCGGAATACGAGACTCGAACTCGTTTAGCCAGCTTGGAAGGCTGGAGCACAACCCATATGCCAATTCCGCGTTGTTGATATATTATTACTTATCTTTATTAAGATGTCAAACTAATTAATTTGGCGACCTCGACAGGATTCGAACCTGTGTAAGACAGCTTAGAAGGCTGTTGCCTGATCCACTAGGCTACGAGGCCGTATAATTTCATATATTATATATGTTTGTTATCTATTATACAAGTATATTGGAGCACCGGGTCAGATTCGAACTGACGACTTTAGAGTTTTGCAGACTCTTGCATTGGGCCACTCTGCCACCGGTGCCGAATAAAACAGGATACACATTTTAGTGCTCTACCAACTGAGCTACTAGTCCTAAGACTAGGTTGGACTTGAACCAACGACCTCTCTCTTAGCATGAGTAATTTATGTTGCTGTAGGTATCCTAAAACTGGTAGTAGTGATCGGACTCGAACCGATGGTAAACACCGTATGAAGGTGCTGCATTAGCCACTATGCTACACTACTAATTATTGAGTAGTATTACTTGTAGGGGGTGGAGCAGGAGCGATTGGTGGAGGCGCAATAACCGGAGCTGGCGCCGATCCTGAAATACCAATCACTAACTTAGCAGCACGTTCAGCTCTCAACAAGGCTCTTTCAGCTTCTTCTTGGGCTTTTGCTGCTGCTTGTTCAGCAGCTTCTCTAGCTCTATTAGCTGCTAGATTTGCTCTAGCCAGTGCTTTTTCGTATAACTGGCGAGCTAACTCTACATCGCGTAGAGTTCTTTCTGCTGCCTGCTCGGCTTCTGTTAAAATCTTTTCAAAATCTACTACAACTTCTTTAACTACTGCTTCGGTAGCAGCAACAGCTCGTTCAGCCACTGCTTCTACTTTCTTTACTTCTTCGACAACAGTAGATTCGACTTTAGTAACTTCTTCAACTAGCTTGTCTTTTTCTTTCTTGAAAACGTCTAGAAAGCTCATAGTATTTCTCCGTAGCTAGATATTTAGTTAAAAAGTATGGTAGTCCCAACGGGATTTGAACCCGTGTACTTGCCGTGAAAGGGCAATATCCTAGGCCTCTAGATGATGGGACCATAAACTATTTTCATTTATTAAAGAGCGTTGCTAATTTCTTAGCGTATGCGTATACTTTAACACGCATTTACCAATTAGTCAACTAAAATTTGGTCCTCGATGAAGGTAACGATCCTTCCCGTTGTCGCTAATCTGGCAACTCTCCCAGGTTTATAAGACCTAGCCGCACACCTGTGCTATCGAGGTAAAATTAAACAGGATGCTGTTTTGGCTTTTTTTCAAGAAAAGTTTTTTATTTGCTGGAAGCATCCTAAATTTGGCGGAAGTAGTAGGATTCGAACCTACGGAGCGATTAAACTCGACAGTTTTCAAGACTGTTGCAATAAACCGGACTCTGCCACACTTCCGAAAAATTATATAGATAATTATAAGAGAAAATTATCTATATTCCTAGACTAATTATAAAAATAATTTGGGGTGACTAAAGGGAATTGAACCCTTACTACCAGGGCCACAACCTAGTGTGCGAACCTCTACACTATAGCCACCATACGTTTTTAATATATGTTTACTGCAAGTATATGTATAACTGCTGCTGCAGCTAACATAAAAACAAAAGGCAAATGTGCCACATGCCAAATAGCGAATGCTTTTTTAAATTGAGGACGATTATATAAAAATCTACCTATAACTCCGCTAATAGCAACTATAATCATCGACCATAAAGCCATATTACTATTAAAAGCACCTAAATGATAGCCGCAATGATATAAGATTAATAAAGGCCCATATAGACCTAAAAATATGTGTGCATTAAACCACTTACTAAGTGGGGGTGACCAATCTAAGAATTTATAACGTTTTCGCAGACTATAAGTTAAAAGTAGGAGCATCATGGACGCTCCTACTATACCCATCCAATAACCTACTCCTGATTTAGGAGTTAGATAATCTGTTAATGGCAAAAACCAGCCTAGCAGACATAATAAGGCTGCAATTATTGCCATATGATTAGAAGGAGTGTACTAGACCAACACCGTAAGTGTGATAATTGCTATCACCATGCTCACGTGCATATTTTAAAGTAACGCCATTATGACTGTCTAGTTTATAAACGGCGTTGATGCTATTTTCTACTGTACGGTAATGGTTGCCTTCGCCTACCGAACTTTCGTTAAACGGAGTACGTAGACGTAGTCCATAACGTAGTTCTACGTTAGGTAGTTGGGTATACTTTAATCCCGTTTCTAAAACATAAAAATCAAAATTACTAGTTGCTTCGCTCTTATAGCCAACTGTGGCGCTGACATAAGGATAAACTTCTAGAATTGCTGCAGGTACATTATAAGTTCCTTTTACCTGAACGAGCCCTTCATGCTTACTAGGATCATGCACAATTTCATTTTCTAAGCGTCCTTCAACAGAGAATCCTGTGTCAGAAAACTTATGTCCAATATAAGCACCAAATACATCGTGTTGTTCAGCAACGTCGACCTTCTGCTTATCTTGATAATCAACACCAGCATAATCCGCGGCTACTGCAAGATTCGCAAAAGCAAGTCCGGCAATAATCGAAACAATAAACTTATTCATTAAAAATCTCCTTTGTGTTTCTGTAAACTGTCTGCTGTTTACTTATCACGTAATATGGCGCCCCCGGAGAGATTCGAACTCCCAACTTCTTGGTTCGAAGCCAAGCACTCTGATCCATTGAGTTACGGAGGCATTGAAATGGTAGGGCCAGTGAGGCTCGAACTCACAACTTACTGGTTAAAAGCCAGTTACTCTAGCCTATTGAGTTATGGCCCCATAAACTCTAACAATAAATAGTCGCATGAAAGTAGCAATTGAATTATCAGGTCGACCGAGGTTTACTAAGGATTTTGATCTATGATCAATTAGATTGGTTTATACATGTTTGGAATTCTAACAATTCCATTGATAAAGGGGTTCCTCCTAGTTGGAATAATAACAAACATGAGTTTTATGTTAAATTGGTTAATAATTTACCAAAAAATAATTATGTAGTTCATTTTGATATTGTACCCGAACCTATATTTGATGAAACTAAACCATATATTTTAGGCGGACCTCATAGTACTCATACATGGGCCTCTCATGCTTGGTATATGTTTAATGGCGTACAACGTGTTGGTCATATTAGACAAAAATACGAAGCTATGTTTGGCAAATATGATTTAGTGATTAGAGCAAGGCCAGATTTATGCTTAAATAATTACATATTTTTAAATAAAGTTAAAGAATACCTTGACCGTATAAACACACCAATGATAATAACACCAGATACCGAAAGACAAGGAGCAGGGATAAACGATCAGTTTGCTATAGGCAATAGCGATGTCATGTCCATATATTCGTCTGTTTTTAATTATATTGATCAATATACAACCGAAGGAGTGTGTTTTACTCCACAAAACATGTTGATATATCATTTATATAAAAATCACATATCGTGGCCGGTAACCGGAATAGAATCATCTTTAAGAAAATTTAAAAACCCTGACAATAGCTTTGATCACGGGAGATGGGCATAATAACTGGTACCATCTCCCGGAATTGAACCGGGGACACGCAGATTTTCAGTCTGCTGCTCTACCAACTGAGCTAAGATGGCATATTTGGCGGTTCCAAGGGGAATCGAACCCCTCACTTCGACGTGACAAGCCGATGTATTAACCGATATACTATGGAACCGAGATTAAACTAAAAGGTCGTTTTTAATACAAATGTTATCAACACGACCGCCTGAATAGATGCAGGGAGAAACAGTATAGCCATAAGACATAATGTATCTGATTGTGTTTACAGGGTCAGGCAAATGTGGCCATTCATAACGAATTATATTAGGTCTGATATTCGTTTTTTCAAAAAGCTGTTGGAGTATAGTATCTTCGGCACCTTCTGCATCAATAAATAATCCTTCGATTTCATTAATGTTATTTTCTTGTAAAAAAGTATCAAAAGTTCGTGACTGTACTAGTATTGTTTGCCCATGATATTCAGCTACATTTTCTCTTATAAAAGTACATTGTAATGGGTCAGTGTAATTTTTAAAAAAAGGTAATTCTCCATTTTCTGTATAAATTGCTTGATTATAAAATCGAACATTACTCGTAGCATTACTATAGTTTTTTTGTAACGCCTGAAAAAAATCTATAACTGGTTCAACCAAATGAGCATTATAATTTTTATAAAGTACTAATTCTCTAAACCCTGAGTCTTCGCAAGCAACACCATCAAAAGCACCAATTTGTATTAAAGTGCCTGTATCTTTTATAAATTGTTTGTAATCTGAGATATTCATTAGTAACCCTTTATTTTAAAATTTGTAATATTTATTAAGTAAAATGGCGCTCCCGGCAGGATTCGAACCTGCGTTTTCCGACTGAGAATCGGATGTTCTGGGCCCTTCTAAACTATGGGAGCATAAAATTAGTCTTGGTCGACGTAAAAGGTCTTTTCTCGCATCCAAGTATGCGCTACCGATTAACGATGGTAGAACCGTTGCAATGTGGTGCAGCAGATAGGATTCGAACCTACATCAAGGTGCAACCGTTACATTTGATCCATGTAGACAGGATTGGCCACCATTAGCCCATTACGCACTTACTGCCGCATTATTTGGTGGGTAAGGTAGGATTCGCACCTACTCAGTCGGGACGTTTGATTTACAGTCAAATCCGGCTCTCTCACTCCGGCGCTTACCCAATTAATTTATATACTAAAGAACACTGCACTGGGTATGCTTTAGTATATAAATTCCGGATTTTACTCCCTGCGTTTTCGCCACAGGTTTGATCCCCGGTTCCGCCCGTTTACAGCATGTTTATAGTGCGCTGCAAGGTCCTCGTTACCTTATTTTCACACTGCTAAAAACAAAAAACCCCAGGGTTCTTAATCCTAGGGTCCTTTAAGTGTTTTTAGATGTTTTGTTGTTACTCTAACATCTCACTTCCGGACCTTGGACTCCCTTCTTGACCGCGATCATATGAATAATTCATAATTGACGACCAAGCGGGTATAGAACCTGCTTTAAAGGTCTTACTATTATGAGTAGTAAATGTCGTTGCAATCATCTTTATTCCTTGTTTATTAACGTCTACGCATTGCATCGTAGTCATTTAATATACGTTTATTTATCTCTGCTGTCAACCTTTAAATAAAAGTAACATTTGAATTAATATTTTTTAATATATCTTTTTTAATTTCGTCGTTTTGTATACCTACACGTACTATTACTACAGGGTTTTCAATTTCCTTTAATATACTTGTTTTTTGACTTATAAACTTAGTTCCGTACAAACGTTTACCTTCTTTAAGAGAACTATTATCAATAATTCCATTAATTTTATCAGCATTTAGGCCATAAGCAAGTAGATACTGTGTTGATGCATGGGCTCCGAAAATAAAAACAGGGCTAGTTTCTTCTTCAATTCTCTTGTTTAAATCTTTAACCAAATTCTTGTAATAATCAATATAGTTTAAGTATATAGTTTTATTTGTTTCATATGAATTAATATATTCGGCTGTGTTTGTAGTATCTTGTTTTTCAAATGCATAAAAAATGCTATGTCCGTTTTCAAAATAAATCTTTTTTAATAGTTTAAATCCATAGTGATTCCAAATCCATTCGACGTAGTCGTCGGTACAATAAAATGTATGTTCGAAGTTTAATACATTAGTATATTTTTGTTCCAGTTGTTTTTTAAGATCAGGAATACTAAAAAATACTTTTATACCGTTCTTTAAACAAGACAAGATTTGAACAAATTGAGCAGGATAATGTAAATGCTCGAAGAAATGACTATGAACTACTGCATCAACTGGATTGGGTATCTGATCTACAGTTTTAAAAAATCCTTTAATAACAGTAGCATTAGATTCAACAATAGAAGGATTAGGTTCTATCATAGTCCAATTTATTTTGCTATCTAACGTATAGTATTCATTACTTAAATATCCATGTCCGCCGCCAATTTCAAATACATTGCAAGGATTATAATCTTTTATAAATTTAGCAAATGTGTTATGATGTTTAAACCAACCAGCTCCGACTGCTCCGGATTGATGCTCTGTCTGATACACTAGTTCTAACGGTGCAACTGGATTTATTTGTATCATTCCGCTTTTACGGCTGATAAAAAAATTTAAATCATAGTAAACATCGTCTTTAATTTCTTGTTCTGTACATCCCATAAATACCGGGAATTTTTTAAATGTATATAAGAGCTCTAAATCATTATTATTATAAACAATATCATTGTTTCTCTGTACGGTATCCATGTTTACTAACTTTTAACTACTTTTTTATCATTTATACTAGGTAATTTAACACAAATAGTTTCGCAGTCTTCTAGAAAAACTGGGTCGGTAATTTCCCAAGGTTCGATAATAAAAATATCGCCGCCTGTTAATTCTTTACCTTGAATAATCATTTTACCTTTTATTAGTAAAGTAATTTCAGTAACAGTGCTATGATAATGCACATCCCAAAGTTGCCCTTTAGGATGAATTCTATAATTTACTTCGACATCCTTAGTATAATACGCTGTAGGTTGAAATCCGCCGACAAACCATCCGTCTTTCATATCTTTTAATTTTACTATTTTCATAGATCGTGTTTTTTCCAGTTAGTAGTTTTAAACCCATCATTAGTGACAACATTAATCGAAACTGCACGATCTGCATCAGTTGCTGACAATTTGTCATTAATTAAATATCTTCTTCCTCCAACGCCCATTATTAAATAATCCCATGCTATTCCGAATTTTCTAAGTTGTGCTTCAGTGTGTTCTCTAGTGCTCTCTTTTCTTGCAGTTGTGAGAATTATTTTATATCCCTGACTATCCCATTCATTTAACTTTTCTATTACTCCTGGCAATACTACAGCTTCTTCTTTATATACGTCAGAAATAGTATGCATATGCTTTAATATTGTACCATCAATGTCGATAAAGATGCTTTTAGGTTTATCATTTGTAAACTCTTTAACTTTACCTACATATTTTGCAACATCCTCAGGAGTTCCTAATGGAATGAATTCACTATTCGGAACATGATAAGGAAGTATAACTTTATCTTTTAAATAATCAAATGTTCCGCTGATGTAACATTCTTTTTTGCCTTCTTCTCTAAAATTATCAATTAATTGTTCTGCACTTTTTACAAAATCACTACCATGTGCCCAATAATGAAACCCTATAGAAGCATGATTTGAAATAACCACTTTTTCTACAAATTTAACAATTTTACCTTGGATAATTTCGACAAAACTATTTTTTGGATCAGTACTGTCATATAAAACTAATGCCGTATCGGGTTTTTTCTTGACGATAAACTTTAAAAAATCTTCTGGATTCCAATTAATAAGCTGATCGCAATTATAAATGATTAATGGTTCATCGTTATTAATCAATTCTTTTGCAGCTAATACCGATTCGGCTGCTCCGCTTGTTAATCTTTTTAAGCGTATTTCTTTTGATTCAGGTCTTTTCTTTTTTAAGATTTCAGATAAATTTTTATTATGTTCGGGATTATGAAAATCTCTAGTAATAAAAATAAATTTACCTGCAACATTAAAGCTATCAATACTATGCTCGATTAATGTTTTACCTAAGACATCAATCAAAGGTTTTGGTTCGAGAAAACCTTCTTTAGCAAATCGAGACCCTGCACCTACCATAGGAATTACTATATTCATTGTGTAAACCTTCTTGGCTTTTATTTATTTGTTGGATTTTTTTATTTTACACTAAATGATTTTCAATCCATACCTGAGGAATCTCTATTTTTTTTCCAAAAAACACAGGCGAACTTAAATCAATATAATGCTGATTACGAGCTTTGAACATTTTTTGAGAATCTAACTCAGTAGCTATTACTATACGTTTAATAAATGGTCTCCAAAAAATAGGGATATCGTTTAAACAAAATTTATAATCAGCTCCGTTAGGATCGATAGCATGTAAATTAGTTGATAATGGATTAATATTTACACATTCCGGATCGTAGTCGTCAAACCCGTATCTAATAGTTACATTCTTTTCAAAAAACCCAGGCGGGATTTCTAATGGAGGGCAAACATTTGGATCGATATTTACATGGGAGTACCCATCGAAGTGTTTGCTTATTTCTTTTGTTGGGATAAAAATTTTTGTGTATCCGTCTATTTGCCAATCATCCATACGAAACATTATTTTATCAGGGTCTGTTACCTTAGATAAAAATCTATTATATAGTGCTTTTTTAATAACAACGATTCCAATCGAATGTCGATGTATTATACTTACAAAATTTTTACAATCGGTTAGCTGATGCTCAGGATGATTTAATGCTTCTCTTAAACTTTCAGGATAATGACAATTTACTAGAGCGGTATCTTCGTCAGGATCGTTATCTAATATGTTTAATCCTTTTTTATATAAATCTAAACTATTATCAAAAAAAACATGATCGTCATTTCCTGCAAGATATAAAAGATCGTCGTTTATATTGTTAATTACTGTTTGCACTTCTTTCCATTGTGTTAGATTATTGCATCTGTACCACGAAATAGACAATTTTTCCGGCGGAAACAAACTTTTTATCCAATTTTCCATTTCTTCTTTGCGATTTAAAAATTCGTTTCCAAGTTCTAAATTAAAAATGATTTTACTTGTTAATGAATCTAATGCTGCGTAACTAGCAAAAGTATACCGAGCTATATCAAATCTACTTTCTTTTCTAAGATTAAATCGCAACGGGGAAGAATTTAATGGAACGTCTGTTATTTTACAATTTACCCAAATAATCATTGTATTTCCTTATATAAAAATTGTTGTTGAATTGACTTTTGCTATCGATTCTTTAATTTCATCAGTATAAATTCCAGCTCTTAAAACAACAATAGGTGATTCTTTATTTTTCAAACAATCTATAGATTTTACAAAATACGGTGTACCATATAATCTTTTATTTTGCTTTTGTGTATCGTTATCTAGAATACATTCAATATTCTTGTTGTACAATCCGAGATTTAATAATAATAAAGAAAACATATGTGCGCCGAACAAATAAAAGTTTTGATCCTTAATTTTTGAATTAATTGTAACAACATCATTGTTTAAATTAGACATATATTTGTAAAATAGTTCTTTAATATACAAAAAGTCCTTTTGTAATATATTCAATTTATTCTGTTTTTTAGCTTTAACAAAAATCGAATGGTTTTCTACTATTTTGTCTACAACTATAAACCCTGTTTTATTTAGTAAGTACTCTAAAACAAATTCATCAATATAAAAAGTATGCTCAAAACTTAAAGTATTAGTAAAGTTATTTTCTAATCCATATTTCATATTAGGTATAGAAATATATTGGTATCCATTGTCGTTAAGTAAAGAGTGTACTTTATTAAGAAAAACAATAGGATTGTATACATGTTCTAAGCAATGAGAATGCACTATTGTATCAAACTTTTTATTAAAAGAATAATCTTCAAAAAATGCCGATATGCATGTCACTCGATGATCAATGGTTGACAATTTGATCGAAGGTTCAATAATTGACCAATTAAATTCTCTATTAAGATTACAAAAATGTTTTACCAGCTTACCGCTAGCGCCGCCAATTTCTAAAACACTATTAAAATTATCTTGATTTATAAAATCGAATATTTTTTTATGGTGATTATCCCAAATTTTACCAACTACTCCGGTAGTGTGATAGTTAGAATAAATTAGTGTAGGGTTTAACAAGTCTATCAATTGTAAATGTCCTGATTCAGAGATACCCCAGTTCATATCATAAAATTGATCGTTTAAGTTATCTTCATCACTGGTACAATTTATAAAAATTGGAAACTTTTTAAATGAGTATATATCTTCGATTTTTTCATTATTGTTTATTAAACAGTTTTCTCGAGTAAAATATTTTAGACCGTGATTAGACATTATAAATATCCTTGAAGTTTTATTTATAAAGGTGAATTATGACAGGCATTTCTTTTGTTATTACTACATCAGGCACAAATGATGAAGGTGTTGAGCAAGTTATTGATAGTATCGAAGCAAATAATATTCCAGAATATGAAATATTATTAATTGGCGGATTAAAAAACAACATTAAAAGAAAAAATACCATTCATATTCCTTTTGATGAATCAATAACAGAAAAGCCGTGGACAACTAGAAAAAAGAATCAAGGTGTTTTTTCTAGCTGTTACGATGTTTGTGTAGTAATGCATGATTATGTTTTATTTGATAGTAATTGGTACACTGAATTTGAAAAATTCGGTATTGATTGGGATATTTGTGTACATAGAAATCGAGCTAAATCTTTTGGAAAAACCAAATATGCTGATGGTAATGGGTGGAGATTAGGTTTTAATCAAATTCCAGGATATCCAGAAATTCCAATGTGTACACCTATTCCCAGAGACATTGATTGCTTTGTTCCTTATATGTGTCTCGACGGCGGGTATTGGGTTTGTAAAAAGCATGTGATGTTGTATGAACCATTAGATGAGTCAATGTATCACACCGATCCTTACGATATGGAATGGTCGTCTAGAGTCGTTCCTGGATGGTTAGGTCAAAAAATTAGTCAGGTCGGTTTTCGAATAGTTACTAATCCAAACTGTATTACTATCTGCAATAAAGAAAGATGGCCGTTTCCTGGAGATCCTGATTTTGAAAAAATTCAAAATGATTTAAACTGGTTATGGGATAAGATTCGGAAAGGGTATAGACGTCCTGGTGTTTATCACTATGATAGTGCGTTTCATAGAACAATATTAACTTAATCAAAATATTATTCTCGCTTGTAAGTCTTAATTAAATAGTTTACAATATAACCTCAATTGGGAATAATAATGAAAGTAAATAATTTTTATACGTTAGGCACTTTTGGTGATACTATCTACAGCTTATGTTTAGTAAAACTGTTAGGCGGCGGTAATATGTATGTGAAACTTGACGCTCTTGACGATTACGCAAAAAACGTGTTAGGTTGGCCAAACGCCGGTCCTGCATCTGGAAGATTAACACAACACGATTATAATATATTAGCTCCTTTATTAGAAGCACAAGATTATATAGAAAAAGTCGCTGTATGGAACGGTGAAACGTTTGATTACGATTTTAGCGACCATTGGAAATACCATTTGATTAAAGGCTGGCAAGGTAATCAGACAGAATGTTACGCATTAACACAAGGATTAAACATTCATAATATTGATATCAAAAGGAAATTGTTATACGAACCTTGGTTGACTCCAGTTTCTCCATTACGTGTATCTGGAAAGCCTATTGTGGTTAACAGGACGGAAAGATATCTTTACGGAAGAGATCAACAAGTAACTGGATGGGAGGAATGGATTAATAACGGGCTAGGTGATTATGCAGTTTTCTTAGGAACGGAAGAAGAACATTCTAAGTTTGAAGATTTTTTTAAGATTAAAATACAATATCAGAAAACTAACGATTTATTAGAAATGGCTCGATATGTACAAGGATGCGAACAATTTATCGGAAATCAAAGTGTTGCATTAAGCGTAGCTATAGGGTTAGGTAAAACATATTGGTGTGAAATTATTTCAAACTACGAACAAACTAAAACTCCACACGGTGGATACGGAGATACTTGGTTTCCAAGAATAAACGGGTTTTATTTCTAATGTATGCATTAATTACTCATCACGATATTGGATATAAACCTTTAGCTGATTTGACGTGGGAACAGAATAAAGTAGAGTATGCAAAATATCATGGATATGCAGTACATGCAAGAGATTCAAATTTTGCCACATCTAGAAACGGCTCTTTAATGACCGGATTCGAAAAGATACATTTTGCTAGAGACATTTTGAGAGAACATCCTGAGTATGAGTGGATTTGGTGGTCAGGGACAGATTCGATGATCACTAATTTTTCAATTAAAATTGAAGATAGAATTTCAAAAGATCACCATTTTATTATAGCAGTCGATGTTAATGGAGTTAACGCCGATAGTTTATTAATTAAAAATTCCCCAGAAAGTTTAAATTTTTTAGATACAATTATTCATCTAGAGCCAGCTTTTTTAAAATTTTGGGATACAGAGCAAAAATGCATTGCTACTATGTTAGGAATTCCTGGAACTACGGATCCTGCATGGCAATTTATTGAAAAAAATACAGATCTTAAAATTAATGAGGAGTATAAAAATATCGTTAAAATAGTTCCCCAAAGATACATGAATTCATTTAATTATCAATTATATCATTATACTGATCAAAGGGATCGCTTAGGATTTGACGGAAATTGGCAATTTGGAGATTGGTTAATACATTGGCCTTCAACTGATTTAAAAACAAGAATTGAATTAGTAAATCATTACAAGAATTATATTATAATATGAAAAAGATACTCGAAGACATTAAAATCTATATTGAAGAAAAACAACAACAAAAATCTTGGGAAGCCGGTAAAGATTTTGTTAACTATGCTGGACCGTATTTTTCAACTGATGAATATGTAGCGGCAGTTGAAACTCTATTAAGCGGATGGCTAGTGATGGGGGATCAAAGTACAAAATTTGAAAGGCACTTTCCTCGTCTTTTTGGAAAGAAACACGGAATACTTACTAATAGTGGATCGAGCTCGAATTTACTTATGATGGCGAGCCTTACTAGTAAGCGCGGGCATCATTTACCTAAAGGAACAAAGGTGTTAATGCCTATTGCAGGATTTCCTACTACATTAAATCCTACTCTACAGTTAGGATTCGAGCCAGTATTTCTTGATATTGAGTTGGAAACGCTTAATCTAGATTTAACCAAGGCCGAAGATTTAATTAAAGAACATAACATTAAAATAATTACGTTTGCTCATGTACTCGGTAATCCACCAAATATGGATCAAGTAATGGATCTTGTAAAGAAATATAATTTGATTCTACTAGAAGACTGCTGCGATGCATTAGGAACTAATTATGATGGGAAGCCTTTAGGTAGTTTTGGTGAAATGTCTAGTTGTTCTTTTTATCCTGCACATCATATGACATTAGGCGAAGGCGGGTTTGTTGCGTGTAATACCGATGATCAAGAAGTAATTTTACGTAGTTTTAGAGAATGGGGAAGAGGGTGTTACTGTGTAGGTCCGAAAGCTAATAAATTAAAATGCGGAACATGCAAGGAAAGATTTAAAGAATGGATTCCTACTATGCCTGGGGAGATCTTTGATCACAAGTATGTGTATGACGAGATTGGTTATAATTTAAAACCTATTGAAGTTCAATCAGCTATTGGATTAAAACAATTAGAAAAATTAGATGACATACACGCTCTTCGACGCCGTAATTACAATCTAATGTTTAAAATTTATGAAAAGTATGAAGAATTTTTTCATCTTCCTAGAGCTAGAGAAAAGAGCGACCCTAGTTGGTTTGCATTTCCATTAACAATACGTAAAAATGCACCGTTTAAAAGATCACAGATTGTAGATTATCTAGAAGAAAATTTGATTCAAACTCGACCATATTTTGCTGGTAACATTATGTTGCAACCGGCTTATTCACATATTATGGATCCTCAATTAGCGAAAGATAATTATCCAGTAGCTACAATGGTTATGACTAATACGTTTTTTCATGGTACTAGCCCTGTTATAACTCCAGAACAAATTTCTTATATTGGTCAAATTGTTGATAAATTTATGATTAATTACAAATAAAGGAAATTATATGAATTTAAAAGAAAAACAAATGCTAGATATTCTTAAAAAAGGTAAAGAAGAATATGGCTACGTTGCAGTTAAGGCCGAGTTCGAAGCCGAAGGCACTCGAACTGACGAACTATTAAGACTTATTGAGATTGCAAGAAAAGCCAATGTCGGAGTAGGATTAAAAATTGGTGGTTGCGAAGCCATGAAAGATCTTATGGAAGCTAAACAAATCGGTGTTGACTATATTATTGCACCCATGGTTGAAACACCGTATGCTTTATGGAAATTTATTGATGCTAAAAACAAGATTTTCGACAAAGAAGATAGAAAATCTGTAAAGTTTTTAACTAATCTAGAAACTATTACTGGATTTAATAACATAACAGACATGATTTCTAAAGCAACAACAGATGACGGATTAGATGGATTAGTGTTCGGACGTGTTGATTTTGTTATGAGTATGGGCGGTAACGGTAGAGAAGATATCAACAAAGATTTTGTTACCGAAAAGATTGTTAAAACTGCCGAACTATGTAAAGAGTCTAATCTTGAATTGGTAATGGGAGGCGGAGTTTCTCGAGATGCTATTTCTGCTATTAGGTCCGTACAATCAGTACATTTAAGTCGTTACGAAACACGTAAGATAATTTTCTCGGGAGATGCTATTCAATTGCCGGTTGCAGATCAAGCGTTAGTTGATGCTGTAGAGTTTGAACTACTATGGCTTAAAAATAAGAGAGATTATTACGGTAGTATCTTTACCGAAGATGATAAACGTATTAATATGCTCGAAACCCGTTGGAAAGCTATGATCGGACTGTAATAGGAAGGCTGGTGATTGAATTTTTAATTTGATCCCAGAATTTATTATTACTTTCAAATCCGTATTTTTCAATAGAGTGATCTACAGGCAGTACAATATTAATTTTACTGCCTGTATTCTTTTTATCCTTAGTTAATGCATTGCATACTAAATCAATATCTATAGGAATTTTAGAAAATTCTTTATAATTTTCATATAAAGTATTGTGCATTGATTTATATAAATCTTCTGTAATGAGCCCTTCGAGCATAGCAAACTTATTTGCAGCATCCATTCCTATAGTAATTGCAATACCGTGTGGAATAGCAAAATTAGTAGCTGATTCAATACCATGCCCGATACAATGCCCGTAATTTAATATATTTCTAATTCCTTTATCAAATTCATCTTCTTCTATATATTTCTTTTTAATTAATAGTGCTTTTTGAATATAAGCATCGATGTTACTGCGATTAATGCTTTCTGCGGAAACAACTTGTGCGTCAATTAAACATAGTTTTATAATTTCTCCGATTCCGGATTTAATATCCTTATCTTCTAGTGTATTAAGGAATTGATTACTGATAAAAATTTGATTAGGGGGTGTAAACGATCCTAATAAATTTTTATAACCACCGAAGTTTATACTACTCTTAGATCCAATACAGCTATCTGCTTGTGCAAGCACAGTTGTAGGTATCAGAATCCATGGTATGCCCCTCATAAATGTTGTAGCAATAAAACAAACAATATCTTGAATAATACCCCCTCCGATAGCTACTAAAATGCTATCTCTCTTAAGTTTTTGTGATATTAAACTATTAATAATGGGTTCGATTCCTTGATAACTTTTTGTTTCTTCGGTTGCATCAACTACAATTATATTTTTATCTTTTATATTAAGTAAAGATAATACATTTTTGTCTATTATAAAATGTGTTCCTAATTGAGAGATTTTATCTCCTGATAACAAATCATTATCAAAATGTACAGAATAAATTCCAGAATGACTCTTGATATCTAATTTATGCACGAGTAAACCCTCCGTCAATACTTACATTTTGCCCAGTAATAAAAGTATTTTCCTCGCTACCTAACATGTAGATTAATTTAGCTACTTCGTCGGTTTTAGCTAAACGACCAGCAGGAACTCTTTCAAGGATTTTATCTATACCAGCTTTACCAAGATTTTTCCAAGTCATATCAGTATCAATAAATCCCGGAGATACACAATTTACTAAAATTCCATTTTTCGAAAATTCATTTGCAATAGATACTGTTAACCCGTCAATTCCAAACTTACTTGCTGAATAATTAGCTGCACCAGGTTTACTAAGTTTTCCCCAGACAGAGCTAAGGTTAACTATGCGACCCCAATTATTTTTTAACATATTAGGAATTACCGTTTGAGCAATTCTAAATGGGGCGTATAAGTTAATCTGTTGTAATTTGAGAAAATCTTTCGGATTTATCTCGCAAAAGCTATTAATAATGTTTATACCTGCATTATTAACTAATATGCTGATCGGTAAATTTATTATTTTTTGGCAAAAATCTTCGATTTCTTCTAGAGAAGAAAAGTCGCATTGGTAATAACTATCGCATAAATTACTTGTGTAACTTGTAGTACCTGTACCAATAACTGTATATCCGTTGCTTTTGTATATTTTGGTTGCAGCAAGTCCAATCCCTCTTGTAGCACCAGTAATTAAAACTAATTTGTTCATATATAAATTATTTAATTGAATTATGTTAGCATATAAATATTTGAGATTTCAAGTATATGTTGTATAATTAATCAAAAGGTGTAAATATGAGAGTATGTGATTACATTGCTACTAAGTTAAATAAACTTGGTGTTACTAAAGTATATGGGCTAGTCGGTGGAAGTACTGCTGGGCTTAATGACGGATTTATTAGCCATCCGGATATCGAATTCGTAGCGTTTCATCACGAACAAGGTGCAGGACATGCTGCAACGGGATCAGCTCGTACAGATAGAAAATTAGGCGTATGTAATGTTACCGCAGGTTGCGGGGTTACAAACGTAATGACTAGTTGTCTAAACGCTTATCAAGAAAGTGTACCAGTATTATTTCTTAGCGGTAATACTCAAACATTCAATATGGCCAAACGAATTAATGCCGAACGAGGGCTTAATTTAAGAAAATACGGAATTCAAGATTTCGATACTGTTGGCGCGGTATCTGGAATGACAAAATATGCTGTAATGATCGAAAGTGCTGAAGATGTTCCATACGAGCTTGAAAAAGCAATTTGGATTGCCACTAACGGGCGTCCTGGGCCTGTTTGGATTGATGTTCCGGGGAATTTACAATCAGCAATCATTCCAGATACTTATAAAGAATTTATAGTGGATCAAGACAATAATACAACTAATTGTAAAGAAGAAATTTTAAAATCTTTAAACATTCTTTTTAAATCCGAAAGACCGGTTATTGTTGCTGGTAACGGAATTACAATTGCTAATTGTCGAGATGAATTCAGAAAATTTATTGATCAATATCAGATACCATTTGTTACTAATTTTTTAACGAGAGATCTAATCGAGTATGAGCATCCGCAAAATATTGGAATGATGGGTATTAAGGGAAATCGAGCCGCTAACTTTGCTATACAAAATGCGGATTGTTTATTAATATTGGGCTGTTCGATGAATGTTACACATATCGGATATGATACAAAAAGTTTTAGTCCTTATAGTGTAAAAATTATGGTTGATATTGATTCAAGTGAATTACAGAAAGATATTTTTAAAGTAGATCAAAAAATTAATTGTAATGTAAAAGATTTTTTGAAGGTAGCACAATTAAATTCATACGATTATAGTGCAAGTACGTGGGCTAAAAAAGCATTGCATTGGAAAGAAAAATGGCCAATATATAATGCCTCAATACACCGTAGCGACATCGGCGGCGTTAATTTATACGAGATTGTTGAAAGTTTAAACCGTAATATGCAGGAAAAAGATGCTTTTATTGTCGATGCAGGGCAACCTTGTTATATTCTTTCAACAAACGGTAAATTTAAGAAAAATACACGTTATATGGCGCAAGCTGCGCAAGGCGATATGGGATATGCTATTCCAGCAAGTGTAGGGATACATTACGCTGATACAAGTTTAAACATTATGCTTATTATTGGAGAAGGAAGTTTTTATACCAATGTACAAGAACTTGCGGTAATTCGTAAACATAATATTCCTGTAAAAATATTTGTCATTAATAATGATGGATATATGAGCATTAAACAAACGCAGAATAAAATGTTCAATGGACGTCAATGGGGGGTTAGCCAGTCAACAGGAGTATATTTTGCTGATATCGGAAAAGTATCAGAAGCATTTGAAATATCTTATGTTAAGATCGAAAACAACGAGTCTCTCGATCGTTATATACCTGATTTAATGCGAAAAAATGAACCTGTTATTATTGAGATTGTAAGTCAAAATGTTCTAGATGTACAGCCAGCTCAAGCAATGAAGCTTAATGGAGTTCAAGGAGGGTTACATGACATGTCACCGTTCCTTACACAAGAAGAATTAGAAAAAGAAATGGTAGTTAAAATATGAAAATAGCTGTTATCGGAGCAAAAGGGTTTGTTGGTTCAAATTTAACTAAATCTTTAAGTTTAATACATCAGGTAACTCCAGTTACTAGAAATACCTTAGATTTATTAAACCCGTTGTCTGTTAAAGAATTTTTAAAAAATAATAGATTTGATGTAATTGTAAATTGTGCAGCTATTATGACAGATTCATCAATGTTAAATGACGCTAGAAATAATCTTGGAATGTTTATGAATTTTTATAATAATTCCAATTTATTTGGAAAATTTATAAACACTGCATCAGGAGCAGAATTTGACAGAAATCAAGACATTAACTATGCAAAAGAAAAACTGATATTTGAAAGGATGCCCACTGATAGTTATGGGTGGGGTCAAAATATTAAAAGCAGATTATGTTACGATAAAAAAAATTTTTATAATATTAGAATTTTTAACTGTTTTGGGCCAGGCGAATTAAGTACAAGATTGATTCCTAGATTTTTAAACAACAGTGAAAAAATATTTGAAGTTATTAACGATAGATATTTTGATTATTTTAGTATACAAGATCTTTGCACTGTTGTTAATTATGTTACTGAAATAGACTGTAATTTAAAAGATATCAATGCAGTTTATAAAAACAAATTTAAAATTAGTGAAGTTTTATCTAAGTTTTGTTACATAAACAACATAGAACCTAATTTTGTTATTAAATCAGTATATGAGAATAACTACACAGGTGATGGAACTTTGTTAGAATCATTACCAATTTTATTGAACGGTATAGATGACGGATTGGATAATTATTTAAAGGAAAATGCAAATGACTGTATTTGATTGTTGCATGTTTCATAACGAAAACGATTTATATGAAATAAGAATTAATTCTCATTGGGAGTTTGTTGACCGATTTATTGTAGTCGAGGCGGGCGAAACACATACAGGAAGAAAAAAAGATAAGTTTAATTTTGATCAAAAAAGATTTGAGAAATATTCTGAAAAATTAATTTATGTAACTTTTGAAAATTTTCAAGATGAAATAAACAAATATCCAGAGTTGCTCGATGAATATTGTGTTAGAGATCGTGGTCCTCATGTCGAGAATGATGATTGGATAAGAGACCATTTTCAAGCCAATTATCTTTTTAAAGTTATGAGGGATTTAGAAGCTAACGATAACGATATTGTTTATATTTCATGTTTAGATGAAATTATTAAAAAATCGGCCTTTGATGAGAGTTTAATTAGATTTCAACAACCCGGTGTTGATTATAGAGGATTTAGACCAATATTTGGATTTCACTATTATCTTTATGTTTATAAATTTAATTTGTTGCATAAACATTGGACAGAGCATGTTGCAGGATTAATTACAGAATTTGGAAACTTTAAAAAACTACTTCCTACTACTATAAGAGATTTATCTTTGTCGACGCATCCACACATTACTAACGGTGGATGGCATTTTACATTTTTAGATGGTACTAGTGGTGAATTAGTTTTAGAAAAACAGCGTAGTTGGGCTCATTCAAGAGATAAATTTTCAGGGCGATCTAATGTATATTTTGAAAATAAAACTAAAGAAATTGCAGTGCAACAATTACTTGAACATTATCCTCATACAATAGTTGATATCAGTGCTGATACACATCCGCAATATATTATAGATAACTTAGATAAATTACAAAAATTTGTTTATAAAAATTAAAAAGGAAATTATAAATGTCTGTTTATTCGTGTTCTATGTTCTTTAATGAAAACGATATTTTTGAAATAAAATTAAATGAACAATGGAATTTTGTTGATAAATTTATTCTTGTAGAAGCAGGTGAAACGCATACAGGAAACAAAAAATCTTTTAATTTTGATCATAAAAGATTTGAACCTTATAAAGAAAAAATTGTTTATGTAAATTTTGACTCTTTTACCGAAGAAATGCCGAAATATCCGTGGTTACTAGATGAGTTTGCAAGAGTTCATTATAACCGTCCAAATCAAACACCTCAAGATTGGCAAAGAGATCATTTTCAAGCTAATTATATAATTAAAGTATTAATGGATTTAGGGGCTAAAGACGACGATCTTATTTTAATTACCTGCCTTGACGAAATTGTTAGCGAAAGTGCTTTTTATACTGCAAAAGAAATATTTAATGATAAAAATTCTTTATTTGATGCAGTATGCGGATGGGATAATCGAGTAGTATATAATAATATTCGTCCTTATGTGTTTTTTGAGATGTATTCGTATTTTTATAAAATAAATATTTTAAAAAATAAGGCTAGATGTGGAGCGGCTTTAACAGAATTAGGACTTTTAAAAAAAATATTTCCTACTACGCTTAGACAATCGAATGTTAGTACACACGAAGATGTAAGAGACGGCGGATGGCATTATACTTATATGGATGATACCGACGGAGATCTTGTTCTTAGAAAATGTCAAAGTTGGGGTCATTCTAATGATCTAACAGATACAGGAAAAAAGATATCCGAATTTTCAAAAGAAGAAGCAATGGAATGGTTATTTAGAGTTTTTGATATTTCAATACCTAAATCTCTTGTTTCTGTTACTCAACCAAACCATCCTAAATATCTAGTAGATAATTTAGATCGTTTCCAAAAATACATTTTTAAGAGCAATTAATAATATGAAAAAAATAGTTTATGTAACTGGATGTTTAGGACTCATTGGGTTGCATGTTACCCGAGCATGTTTAGCTGCAGGTTGGTACGTTATTGGTGTAGACAAACTTACCTATGCTAGTAATATAAAATTTCTCGATGAGTTTAATTCAAATAGTAATTTTAAATTTATCCAATCTGATATAAATGATCTAGATCGTCTTTACGATTGTGACTATATTATTAATACTGCAGCTGAAACACATGTTGACAACAGTATTGTTGACAGTGATGTTTTCTTGAAAAGTAACGTAAATGGTGTGCATCATCTATTAAAATTAATTAGATCTAAAGGACTATATAAGACTCCCATCTTACTTCATTTTTCAACTGACGAAGTATATGGCGATATAGTTGAAGGATTTCACTCTGAATCAGATTTACTTAAACCAAGCAATCCTTATTCTGCTACTAAGGCTGCAGCAGATATGTTGATTTTAGCGTGGGCTCGAACTTATCGAGTTCCTTATATTATTGTAAGACCTACTAACAATTATGGTATTGGTCAATATGTAGAAAAACTTATTCCTAAAACAGTTAAGTATATGTCTATTAATCGTAAAGTTGATTTGCACAATAAAGGAACACCTCGTAGAACATGGTTACATGTAAGTGATACAGCGAACGCTATTTTAACAATTATTAACAGCAGAGTAATTAATGAAATTTATAACATATCAGGAAATTACGAAATAGATAATTTAACTGTAGTAAAAAGTATACTTAAGAAGTACGATAATATCGAGGATTACGAAAATTATATCGAAGAACTTAATCGACCTGGTCAAGATGTTAGATATGCGATTGACGATAGCAAACTAAGAAAATTAGGATGGATTCCGAAAGCAAACTTTAACCAGGAATTAGATAAAATTGTTGAATACTACAAAAATAATTTTATTTGGTAGGTATACTGTTGTTTGCAAACTGCATGTAATATTTAGCTAAATCCATTCTTTGTGGTAAAGAAAGACCGGGCCAGTGTATTAATAAATCCTCTGGTGACCAGTTTGCACTAGTGCCAAGTTTGTCTAAATTCGATTGATGAGGATAGATCTCAGTATTATAAGAATTTAATTCTTTTTGAGGAACAATCTTAACTAATGATTTCCATTTTGTTTTTATCTCCATAGAATAAATTTCTTTCCATGAAGTGTCGTTAGTACCAGGAAACCCTAACATATTTGCAATTACTCGTTGTTCTGCATCCCAAAATTCATTATAATCAGGATTTAATTCTATAATTGTATTTAAAAAATCATTTCCTTCTTTACTGTTGCGTATCAAAAAACTACCTGTGTTTATACCGTGACAATCAGTAGAAATTATAAAATGATAATCGGTATCGATCTTGTTTTCAAGTTTGCAAGACATATTAGTTATCATTGCATCTGTATCACTAAACCATGCCCAATCTATCTCTGGATAATGATTAAAAATATCTCTAATAAAAAGAAACTTTTCAAAACCCATATGAACTCCATAGAACCCATCATTTTTAGATATATAACTATAGTTGTGTAAATTAGCATAAATTATTTTATTTTGTTCCCATGTAATATCAGCTAGAGAACTATACCCATCATCGTTAATACTAACAACAACAAAATTCATATATTTTCCTTTAATAGTACTATTTACTCAACTAAGAGTTCCACTCATATTTTTTAGAATAAAAAATTAGATTTATAAATAATTCCTATATGAATAAACTGATCATATTTGACCTCGACGGAGTATTAATTGAAAGTAGAGAACTACATTACAATGCACTTAATACTGCATTAGAAAAAGTCGGCACAGAATATGTAATTTCGAGAGAAGAGCATTTAAGCATATACGATGGACTTAATACTACACGTAAATTAGAATTGCTTTCCGAGAAGAAAGGATTAAATAGAAATCTATTTAATCAAGTTTGGCAAGATAAGCAACTTGCTACTCTTGATCTTATACGTAACTTTCCTAAAGACGAGAAATTAATTAAAATCTTTTCTAATCTATCTTCTCAAGGAATTAAAATTGCAGTTGCTAGTAATAGCATTAGAGAAACAGTTAAGCTATCATTAATTAGTATTGGCGTTTTACCTTATGTAGACTATTTTGTAAGTAACGAAGATGTAAAAAGAACTAAACCATTTCCTGAAATGTATTGGAAATGTATGACTGCAATGAATTGTTTACCCAAAAATACTGTAATTATTGAAGACAGTCATATAGGTCGACAAGGTGCTATAGATAGCGGAGCTCATCTTTTACCTGTAAAAGATAGTTTTGATTTAACGGAAGATAAAATTAACGAGGCTGTTGATATTTTAAATGGAGTCGCACATAAAAAAATTCCTTGGAGAAATAAAAAAATGAATGTGTTAATTCCTATGGCCGGAGCTGGTAGTCGATTTGCTCAAGCAGGATATACATTTCCTAAACCTTTGATCGAAGTCGAAGGAAAACCTATGATCGAAGTAGTAGTAGATAATTTAAACATAGAAGCACATTACATTTTTATAGTACAAAAAGATCATTATGAGAAATATAATCTTAAATATCTATTAAATCTAATTGCTCCTAATTGTGACATTGTACAAATAGACGGAATTACCGAAGGAGCAGCTTGTACTACTTTACTTGCTAAAGAATTTATAAACAATAACGAACCACTAATAATTGCTAATAGCGATCAATATATTGAGTGGAATAGCAATGAATGCGTTTATGCATTTTCAGCAGAAAATATTGACGGAGGTATATTAACATTTAATGCACATCATCCTAAATGGAGTTATGCACGTATAGGCGACGATGGGTTTGTTGCAGAAGTTGCAGAGAAAAAGGTTATTAGTAATAATGCTACTGTAGGAATTTACTATTGGAGTAAAGGGTCTGATTATGTTAGATATGCAGAATCGATGATTAACAAAAATATTAGAGTTAATAACGAATTTTATGTATGTCCGGTATATAACGAAGCTATTGCAGATGGTAAAAAAATAAGAATTAAGCAGGTAGAAAATATGTGGGGAATAGGAACTCCGGAAGATTTGAATCATTTTTTAACTAATAAAAGAAAAAATATATGACATACATTTTATTTGACATTGGTGCGAATTGGGGAGATGATAGTTTAAGTAGAACACAGAGTGATCAAAATATAATAACATGGGCATTTGAACCAACGCCAGAAATGGTTGTTCATTTAAATGAAAAAAGTAAAACTTATTCAGATCGATATCATGTAATACCTGTTGCATTAAGCGACTTTAATGGTATAGCTCAATTTAATGTTGCAGGGCAAGAAAATTGGGGGTGTAGCTCTCTTAATACATTTTCTGATAATTTAAATCAAACATGGCCGGGTAGAGAAGATTTTAAAGTAACTCATAAAATTCAAGTTCAAGTTTTAAGATTTGATACATGGTATCAACTTAATAAAATTAATATCGATAAAATAGATTATTTTCATTGTGATACTCAAGGTACTGATCTAAAAGTTCTACAAGGCATGGGTGATTTAGTACATCTAATAAAAGAGGGCGTAGTCGAATGTGCTCGTGACAATGATGTAAAATTATATAAAGAAAATCATACCATACAAGAAATGGTAGATTTTTTAATTAGCAAAGGATTCGAAATTACAGGAATTCTAAGCAACGATATGTGGGCAAACGAAGTAAACGTTTATTTTAAAAAGAGATAAAAATGAAATTAATAGCACATAGAGGACTTACTCAAGGTCCTAATAAACAAATAGAAAATGATCCTAAACAAATACTCGATGCAATTAATCAAGGTTACGATTGCGAAATTGATTTATGGATTGTTAATTCAGAATTGTGGTTAGGGCACGACAACCCCCAGTACTTAATTAAAGAAGACTTTTTAAAAAATAATAACTTAAGTCTTTGGATACATGCTAAAAATTTAGCAGCATTACGTTGGCTAACTTCTACTACAATTTACAAATACTTTTGGCATCAAAATGATGACTTTGTTCTTACAAGTAATAATTTTATATGGACTTTTCCTGGTAAAGAATTAACTAGTATAAGTATTAGTGTGTTGCCCGAATGGCATGATTTGGAGTTTAAAGATCTCAATACAAATTGTTACGGAATATGCAGTGATTATGTAGAAAAAATTAAAAAAATAGTTAACGGCTAGTATTACCTATAACTGCTTCTTTTTAAATATATTATAAGGAGCAGTTATGGATCAATTTTTTAATTTAGTAGCACAGTTAGGTTTTCCGATAGCAGCAGCGTGTGCCGGTGGTTATTTTGTATTTCTAACATTAAAATTTATCTTAGCTGGAGTTACTAGTAGCGTTAATGGTATGAAAGGTATAATTACTGCTCTCGATAATCGTGTTAAAACTATGAATCATGATGTTATTAGAATAGACACAATTGTTTCAAATGCTCTTGGCTTAAGACCCGATGTTGACCGTATTGCTAGAGCCGATGGCAAAAATGATGCTAGAAGAGATTGATTCCAAAGTAACAAATATTTAATATATACGTATATAAATATCGGTACATAAACGAGAGATTTCCAATGTCAAAAAAAGTATTATTCATTCTCAAAAGACGAGAGGACTATAATCCTATTGCCCATAGTCCTATAGGCCTTAGTACAGGATTGTATAATTCGGCTAATTTTATGCACGAGATGTTACTAAATGCAGGAATTGAATCTGCGTTAGAAGTAGCGATAGATAATAATTGCATTGATCGTTTAGTAACAAAACACCGTCCTACTCATGTTATTATCGAAGCACTTTGGGTAGTACCTACAAAATTTGCAGTTCTTAATAAATTACACCCTAAGGTGAGATGGATTATTAGATTACATAGCGAAATGCCTTTTATGGCCGGCGAAGGTATGGCTATGAACTGGATTGGTGATTATGTAACATATAATAACATCGATATAGGAATTAATGCTCCGAGGATGTTAGGAGAAATTAGAGAATACTTAAAAACAACACAACAGTGGTCCGACGAAGAAACTAAACAAAGAGTTTTTTATATGCCAAATTATTACCCATCAGATTATAAAATTAAAAAATATAATAATAACAAATATTGGGTAGACATTGCGTGCTTTGGAGCAGTTCGTCCGTTAAAAAATCATTTATTACAAGCGTTCGCTGCTTTAAAATTTGCTAATCAAATTGGTAAACAATTAAGATTTCATATCAATGGCGGGCGCATCGAAATGAAGGGCGATCCTGTAATGAATAATCTAAAAGCATTATTTCAACATCTTAACGATCAAGGACACCAATTAATAATACACGAATGGACTCCTAGAGAAGAGTTTCTCAAAATTTGTGCTGATATGGATATTGGTTTACAATGTAATTTTAGCGAAACATTTAATATTGTAAGTGCCGATTTAATTAGTCAAGGTGTACCTATTGTTGGATCTAAAGAAATACCTTGGTCAACTAGATTTTTTAACTGCGATCCTACAGATAGCGATCAGATAGCTGATATCATACACCGTACTTATCTAAATCCCAGTGTTAACGTTATGTTAAATCAGCGAAATTTAACTAAATATACCAAAGAAACCCAAAAACTATGGGTTTCTATCTTTTCCGGAGAGTAGAATGAAACACAAAGTTAAAACACACAATTGGTTTTCTGGAACCTTAAGAGCCAGAGAGTATATTTTTAATACTTTAGAAGAAGCTTTAGGTTTTTTAAACGGTAGAAAACATCATTCTGCTAAAGTGTTTAACGAAATGGGAGAATTAGTACATCATCAATCGAGCAGCGATTCAGATGATATGTATGCTTAAGCATGTCTGACGTTGTTGATTTAATTAATAAGTATGGGTTTCCTGTTGTAGCTGCAGGAGGTATGGGATATTTAATCTATTATGTATGGGAGTGGGCTACCAAAGAAATTAAGCCAGTATTAAGCGAATCAAATACTGTTCTTATTGCATTAATAGATCGTATACGTATGCTCGATAACGATTTAATTAGATTAAATCAAAAAGTAACTACTGTTCTACATTTACGTGGAAAAACCATTGAGAGAGAACGAGTTGAAGCTGAGCAGACAATAAATAAAATTAAGAAGTCGGAAGACGACAATACAGCATCGGCTGGTGAATCATAAGGTAGTTAATTATGGCTGCGACATTTAATTGGATTATTAGAAGTATGGAATCTTTTCCTTTAATAGGCGATCGTCCAAATATTGTTTATACTGTTTACTGGAATTGCTACGGTATTGATACAGATAACAATGGTAACACAGTTAGTGCCGATCATGAAGGATCGTGTAATATTGCTTACCAACCTGATACTTATATACCATACGATTTATTGACTCCGGATATTGTTTTAGGATGGGTGTGGAATAATATCGACAAAGTATCTACAGAATCTACAGTGCAAAGTAAGATATCTTCATTAATAAATCCGGTGATAACAACTCCATTGCCTTGGTAATATTATTTGCTAGTGGCTCTAAATACACCGTCCCAATCTAACGGAACTTCTCCTTGCATACGCTCTAGCATCATTTCGTAATACTTGTACATCTCGCCATTCCATCCTTTGTCACGCAATTCTTCAGCATAGAAACGTGCACCTACCCACATACCGTCTCTGTAGGCATCTAAGAACTTTTCGTGTAATAGCCAAGCCATAGCATCGTCAATCGGTGCTACAGTATAGATCTTAACAGGTTCTTTTTTACCTTTAACAGCAATTAAATCTAATTCGATTAAAGGATATTCGTCCATTACATATTCTGCTGTTTTCGGCCCGAGAATAATCTTGACACCATAGGGCTTACTTTGTCCTTCCAAACGACTCGCAAGATTAACGCCGTCCCCAAGACAAGTATAATCAAAACGCTGACTACTCCCCATATTGCCAACCACGACAGTATCAGTGTTAATGCCAAGCCCCATTCCAAACTCTGGAACACCTTCTTTAGCGATTTCTGCATTAAAATTCTCCAAATCTTTTAACATAGCTAATGCAGTTTTTACAGCATGTTTAGCGTGGGCAGCATCGTCTAACGGTGCGTTCCAGAATGCCATTTGTGCATCACCAATGTACTTATCTAGTGTACCTTCATTCTCTATGATTTTTGCAGTCATGGCAGTCATATAGCGATTCATAATCTTAGTAAGTCCCTGTACATCCTTGCCATAGTGTTCGCTAATTCCTGTAAATCCTCGAACGTCCGTAAACATAATACTAAGTTCGCGTGATTCACCGCCCAACTTTAATAGTTCGGGATTTTTTTGTAATTTTTCAACCATTGCCGGACTCAAGTATGTGCCAAACTGTTTCTTTATTTGTTGCTTCTGCAAATATTCACTAACGAATTTAACTCCATAGGCATGGAGTGACACAAGGACGATCGCAGCAACAAAAGCACTAGCATCAAAAAGCCAAAGGTAATGGCTAAAAAGATAATAACTGCCAAAAGCTCCTGAACCCAGTAAAATAACGACTGCCGCCAATCCTGCATAAACCCACCTTGTTAGAATTAACAGTATAACACTTGCTAATAAAATAGCAACGATTTCTAGTCCGTCTGCATAATCGGGTCTTTGTATTGTTACGCCATTTATCATTGTACCTAATACTGCAGCTTGCATATCTTGAGGATAAACCGCGCCTCGAGAAGTCGGAACAGGATTAGCAATACCTGCAGCAGTAGGGCCTACTATAACTACAGCACCATTAAAGTCTTTAGGTAAATCTGTTATAGAAATCTGTCGATTTTGTTGACTCCAGTCAACCCAAATGCGTCCTAGGCTATCTGTTGCGATAGGTCCGAATGCAGGTATACGCATTTTCTCTACACCATTTTCGTTAAGCTTAACTTGAAATGTAGTATCATTACCTGCAACACGTAGTGCTTCCATGGCTAATGACGGGTATAGTTTTCCGTTAATTGCAGCAATTAAAGGTACACGACGATTAACTCCATCAATTTCTGGCATAGTGTTTACACTGCCTATACCTACAGCATTTTCTTCTAATGCAGGAATATTAGCAATTAGTCCCGGATATTGTACAATACGATCTAAATGATCTGCACCCATTACTGCACTTCCGGGTGCACGCGGATCGTTTTTAGTTTTTTCTGCTGGAATGTTAGCTAATACTACTGGATACTGTTTCATCATATCAGCTAATGCAGAATCGCCGCCCATACGATCTTTTTCAGACATTACAACATCTAATACAACTAATCCTGCATGACGATTATACAAATCTTGTATAATGTCAGCATATACGTTGCGAGGTAATGGCCATTGACCGTAACGATCTAATGCAGCTTCGTCAATATTAACAGTAAAAATATTATTAGCCGTAGATGCTTTATTTGTAATTAAAGTATCAAAATATCTAAGGCGCACACTTTCAACAAAGCTAGGATCGACCACTCTAACAGCAACTACTAAAAAAAGTGTAAGTAGTGCAGTCCACGGACTCAACAGAATTTTTTTAAACATTTAAGGTCCTTGCTTAACAGTAACAGTGCCGCAAGTGGTTACGCATGTTTGCGTTATACTGTAAACCTGACCTCCTGTTTGGGTTAGATTAACACTCGCAGGTGCTCCTTGATTATTTAGTACTATGGTAGCAGCATTATTAGTATTACCGCTTTGATTAACTACAGCACTATTGCCGTTTCCGGTTTCTGTTATATTAAGATAATGTTGTCCTGTACCTGTTTGGCTAGTAGTAATAGTATTATTATTTCCTGTGATGCTGGCAAATATCTGCTTTTGTGTGTTATTACTTTGAATAATTCCTACAGTATTGTAATTACCATTAACAACAGCCTCTAAAAAATGTCCTACACTACCACCGTCGTTAGTTTGGCTAGTTGTAACAGTATTTCCTATTCCGTTAATACCTACTAGCTGATAGTTATTACCAGCACTAGTACCATTAGTATCATATCCTTCTGTTATAGCAACACTATTGCTTCCGCCTACTACACTAAGGTCTATTTCATTTTTTCCTAAATTATTAAGATTACCTTGTTTAATATTAATAGTATTATTGCCGTTTTGAACAATAGCAAATTGTTGCCCAACTCCGGTAATTAAATTATTCGACCCGATTTGCTGCACAGTAATTTTATCATTATTACCGCTTTGTCTTATGTAGATAGCATTGCCTGAAATAGATGTATTATTAAATCTAGTAACGTCAGTTTGTTGTGCTGCAGTTATACTACTAGAGTAAGTTACAATAGTTCTATATAAATCACCGGCAGGAATATTAGTAATAGAACCTCCAACGTTCCAATACAACTGCATACCGTAACCGCCACCATTATTATAATACCAAGCATCAACGGCGTATAATTGCCCTACCACCATAGTAGTCGACCCATTAGAGTTAGATGCTCCGTTCCAGTTAACCGAACAACTACACCCTTGTTCTTTCCAATTGTTAATTACATATGTTCCATTTAAAGCTAAACTGAACCCGTCGTCACTTTGATCGTAAAAGGTTACATTAACACTAGTTCCTGCAGCTAGGTTAGCAGTAGGCATAATTTCCATATAGCCTGTAATATGCACCATAATCATATTAGTTCTACTAGCTCCTAACATGCTTCCACTACTAGGAATATAGAAAGTGTTTAATACTCCTGTAGTAGCTACCGGATACGCTGTAGTCGAGCGTGTGGGTGTGGCTCCGGCAGTTTCGTAATAGCTAGTATAAGTTAATCCAGGTAAATCTCCAACATCAGCTAGTGCTGTACTAGATAGAAACAATAATAAAGTTAAGAAAAACTGTTTCATTAGTTTTGCCTTGTGGTTATAACAGTATTACCACCTTGATTAATTCTATTTACGACTGTAACTGTACCTTGTGTTTGCGTAATTATGCTGCTTTGATCTCGTGGAGTAATTGCGCATACTGTGTTATTACTAAAGTCTGTACGGCATATTTCTACCTGTTGAGTATCGATAGTAGCAACTGTTCCGCTTGTAGGTGTGTAATCAGGAATAATAGTATTTTTAATAGGAGTAGTTGTTAGAGAATTATTGTTAGTAGGAGTTGCATTAATCTGTACACTAACCATGTCTAATACAATATTTAAAGTTTCATTATCTAAAAATGCACTAGGTGTAACAGGTTCTACTTTAATTACTGTAGATTTTACTGACACTGTTGCTATAACAGGATGTTCGATATCAACTGACCAATCTGCTACAACATTAGCTGTTTCAACTGTGGGTTTTTCTGCGTCAATTTTTGTAGTAGTTGTTATTAAAGAAGTTGCAGCACCTGCTTTTGTTTCTCTTTCTGCACGCTCTTGCGCCATTTTTATCTGCGGCGGAGGACTAAGTATTAACATGTTACTAATAGCGTTTTCATTTAATTTTAGAATAACAGGTTTTAAAGGAAACGTATTTGCAGATAAAACTTTTGTTGCTTGGAATGGTTTATCTAATGTAACTGATCCTGCATCTGTTATTACTTCGATTTTACCTGTCTTGCACTCTACTTCGTAATCTATTGGATTAGCATTAGGGCAGCTGGGTAACAATATAATTGTACTTTCGCCTAGCTCGGCTACTGTAGTAGTGAAATCAGTTCCACGCACTGCAATAGTTGCAGTAGGAGTGCGTAGATTTACAGCGTTAGGATTACTATGTGCAATAACGCCTGATGCATACCTAACAGTACCCGATGCCATGTTAAGGGCCAGGCGGTTAGGTTTTTTACCTTTGGGGTCATAAACAAAATCGTCGATTACTAGTTTTGAATCTTCGCTTACTTGTACTTTAGTATCGTCTTCAAATACAATGCCAACTTTGCCATGCTTAGTATTAACTACGTCGGCCATTTCAACGCCAGTGCCAGTTATACCTGTTAGTGTTGATTTATTTCTTTGTATTACTGCAGGTGTTTGTGACATCTCAGTAATTTGACCTACTGAGGCTATACAGTTCAAAGATATTGAAACTAATATAGCCGTCAGTAGGATCTTTTTCATATCAACGGTGTGTTTGTGTTATGTTAAATGTATTGCTACTTCCATTGCTTTGGATATTAGCAAGGTTGTTGCCTCCCAAAGCTGATTGAGTTACATTGAAAACATTACTACTACCGTTACCGCCAAGTGTCAATGCGTTGTCATAAACACCGCTTTGAGCAATAACCATTGTGTTACCAGATCCGTTGAATGCTCCAACTGTAGTAAGTCCTACTGAGTTGTAGCCGCCGACTGTAACACTGTCACCTACTGCTCCGCCAAATTGGCTAATAGTAACGTTATCGGTTGCACCATTAGTTGATACATTAACTGTACCGTTCATAGTTTGAGATGTTGCGTTACCTTGACCTAAGCTAAAGCTATTGCTTGCACCACCGACCATGCTAACTGTGTCAACATTATTTGTACCGTTAATAACAGCAGAAATCATATTTCCATTGCCGCCTGCAGTTACAGCAGTAAACGAGTTACCTCCGCCTAGCATGTTGATATTGGTGTATGCTGAATCGCCTGTTTGATTAACAGAAATAGTGTTGTTAGCACTAATGCCTAACCCGTCGTTGTTGCTATTGATAATAGCGTTAGCATTATTGCCGGTCACGCTGTAACTAAAGCTATTCCCGATTAATTTTGTTCCAGTGCTAGTTTGCACACCAAAGTTTAATGTATCGCCTGTGCCAATTTGGCTAATATTAACAATGTTATTATTACCTTTAACGATTGCTGCGTTTTGTAAAGCATCCGGATTTGAATTCGAAATGCCTTGTACAACGTTGCTAGCACCATCTTGTGTAATGTTTACATTAGTATTATTACCAGATTGGTTAATATAAATTGTGTTGTCTCCTGCATATGCTGCTGCACCGAATAACGTTGCGGCCACAAAGCTTGCAAGAATTGTGTTTAACTTTTTCATTTCTGCTCCTTAAAAGTTTTTTATGTCGCCAGTTTTGACTGCAACATCCGCAGGTACCTTAGGTGTTTTATTCATTCCTACAGGTATCGTTGGTGTTCCTTCCAACGGTGCAGATTGTGGTATTTGAGATTGTGCAGTCGTTTTATAATCCCAAATAGATTTACGCTCGCCTTCTTTGATTAATTCTATTACTGCTGCTTCTATTGTAGTCTTTACAGCAATAGTAGGCGCTTCGTTCATTGTTATTCCACCTTCTAATTCAAAAGGTGCTGTTCCATCATGCTTCATCTTTAATACTGCGAAGCTATCAGCAGTACTTAATACTATCTTAGTTACATTAACAGATGCTAATACTTTGCCAGTGTTTACCGATACTGCTCGTAAGCTTATAGTTACAATATCTTTACTGTATTGTGTTTGTTTACCAGTACCTAACCAATTGTTAGCATAACCGCCGGATTCTAAACTACTATCGTATCCTACAATACCGCCTTCTAATATGATTCCCGCAAAGGTTAATGGCATAAGTTTTTCTGCATCTTTACCTTCGTATGCATCTCGCATCTGTTTAATAATTAATCTTTCTTTAGTTAAGTCGTCAATATTACTTCTTTCAACAACATCAAACCATTCTCCGTGTCCTACTTCTTGAAGTGCACGTATTAAAAATGCATCAGCACCTTGCGTTACTGCTGTAGAGAAACTAGCTACGCCTGGTACTGTTTTACGTTGTCCAGTTTTATCTTGGAAATTGTAAATGGCTACAGTAATTTTTCCGTTCTTAGGTGCAGGCATGCGGTCAAACTCTCTTTGCATAGTATCTGCCATTGGAGTAGGATCGTATTTTATTTTCGATAGTTGATCAAATCTCTGCATGGTTGCGCAGCCTGTTAGCACTAATGTGCTAGCAAGTAAAGTCAGTAATCGCATTATCAGACCCCCGATCCTGTTATGTTAAATGAACCTAACGGCACAGTGATTGTGGTTACATTACCCAAGCTATCTGTTACTTGTAGTGTAATATCGGTAGCATTATGCTGCCAAAAGATTGTGTTACCTTGAAAATCGATACTACCGCTAGTCTTATCCCCGCCGGCAAACATTGCTGTAGCAAGATTTTGACCTATCTGTGCGTAAATTCTTGATTCAAGATTTGTAAGGAATTGATTAATCGGGGTATTAGCAGCAGCATTTTTAGCAGCTTGTGCTGCTGCTTCTAATGCTTGCTGTATCTGTTGTGAACGAGTGTAAGCTTCGTTCTCTAAGGTTACTTGGTATGATCCATAACCTTGCCCGTTAAACGAAGGGCTTTTAAAAGAAAAGTCAGGTAGAGCTGCCGATGATGTAGTAGCATAAAATGCTAACAAAATAAGTAATTTATGTTTCATCGGTTACTCCTGTACGTAAATATTTACAGGAGCATTGATAAAACTTAACTTAGCAGATATTGCGTTAAATACTTACTTAACTTCGGGAAACATGACATTTTGGACAAAATAGTTTGCTTCTTCTGCAGTGAGTCCAAGATGTTGCATAGTACGAGCATTATGAGGATTTAATTTTTGCTGCTGACAGTAGAAATTTTGCTCTTTTGAAAAGTTGCCGGTTGGAAATGTAGTTAATCCAACATTATCGAGATAATAATCTAAACTATTTAGAGAGAATGTAATTAATTGATCAATTTCTTCTTCAGTGTTTATTGCACCGGCAGCAATTATTGCAGGACTAAAAATTGATTGTGCCCACTCTGGAAGTTCTCTTGGCCTTCGCCAACTTAATGTTTTAACAATATTTTCAAACCATGACATCATAGGATGATTAGGATCTACTGTTTTTGAAAAATCGTGAAAGGCTCCGCTAATTTTAGTTTCCCCGGCAATAATATCCAACCCGAATATAGGACTAGTATCATTTAACTTTGGAAAAATACAACAATGAAAAAGATACAATCCTCTAGTATCTCTGGCATCAACTATATTAACGTGAGCACGTCTAAAAGTATCGCTATGAAAAACGTAATCACGCCAAATTAATGTCGGATGTTCTTCTTTAATACAGTCAGAATTTTGTTCTAGACGTCTAATAAACTTTTCGGCAAAGTCGATAACTTTATTCGCCGGCAAGCCAGGGTTCATAGTCTTCCATTAATCTAATTGCCCAATGAAATGCCATATTAGCTTCTTTAGCTAGCCGGTCGTCTAAGAGCATTCTAACATTAGAGATTGTTGTTGCAGAGTCTACAAATTCTAAATTACTATGACTACCTGGCAAAATCTTTTTAATCATTTGTCCGCCGTGCAAATCTCCCATATGCCATGTATAAAGATGTGCAATTACACGATCGCGATCAGGATAAAGACTCATAATATATTGATAATAATCTAAAGTAACTTTTCGATATGCGGGAGTTACGTGCTCAGCTACCATTTCTTTATAATCTTTAAGCAACAAAAAAGTTCTTTTAATATTTGGAATATCTTTTAAAATATCTAATTCGTCGGCGCAGCTTTCAATAGCATTATAAAATAAACTCTTTTGATATGTCCAATCTGCCCATACATTCAAAGGCATAGTACCTTTAAATACTGCCTTCATGAATTTTGTTTTTTCAGCAGCAGTATGGCTATCTTTAGTTAAATCTTTTAAACTCATACAGGTTCAACCTTGATTTGTAATGGATAACCGTTTTCTTTGGCAAGATTGGTAGTTTCAATCCCTTTCTGTTCTGCGATTTCGTAGTTATATACACCTGCTACTCCACTGCCTTCGTTATGAACTTGCAACATAATTTTTACAGCAGATGGTTCTGGGTGTTTAAAAACAGTAACAAGAATAGCAATAACAAAATCCATAGGAGTATAATCGTCATTAAGTATTAGAACTTTAAACTTCTTAGGTTCTTTAATACGACTCTTAACTGTCTCTTTGCTTACTACGGCTGTATCGCCCATTATTAACTCCGTTTTTTTTGTTTTCTAAAATTATTAATATGTAACAAACTAGTACAGGTATTATACTAGTTAATGTAAGTAAAATCGAGAGAAATATTTTCATAATAAAGGGTAGGGATTACTCCCTACCCCGTTTTAAATTACTCCGACTTAATCTTTAATAGCCGAGGCTTTAACGCTTCGGGAATCACGTGATTAAGTTCAATGTGCAATACACCATTTTTAATCTTAACCTCGCCAACTTCGATATGTTCTGCTAATTGCAGTACACGGGTAAAGTTGCGTCCAGCAAGACCACGATGAATGTACTGTACATTTTCGTCATCTTTTTCCTCAACCTCTCCACGAATAATTAACTGATTCTGATCGAGTTCAACGGAGATCTCTTTTGAATCGAAACCAGTTACAGCAACCTGAACCTCGTAAGTATCCTTGTCGCGTTTTAAAATATTATAAGGTGGATAACTCGATTCTACAGAATTAACAAAATGCTGCGAAAACAAATTATCAAACCCTACGAGTGCTCTGTTTAGAGCGTTTAGTGTATTTGTATCAAAACGTGCTTGTCTTACTAAGCTATTCATTTTTTTCTCCTTATAAAGTAAGATGTATTGTAGAGCCTTTTAGGTCATCTACAACGATATTTATATTACTTAATATAATTTTTTTCGTCAAATGATTTTTTTATTTTATCGACTGTTTCTTGAATACCAGCCATTTCATCTTCATAAAAATATTCAAGTTTTTCTTCTTTGTTAGAATACCGCAATGCCCACATTGTATAATCCTGCGGACTTATTTCAAGTACATAACCAAATGCTACCATTATTTGAAAAGTGTTAGGATCTAGTCGATGATTTTTTGTAATATACTTAATATATTTTGCAGAGCTACAACGTAAAATAACCCACTCGAGCTCCTCGATAGTATCTGCTATTAACTCCATTTTAACACCGCCATAGTAGCTAATTTTTCTTTACCTTTGCGAAATCTCAAATAAAGTCTACCTAACAATTGATCGCCACTGTCTTTTTCTGTAACTATCTCCCAATCCCAATCTATGCCTTTATAGCCTGCTTGTTTTTCTAGCCACGGGCGATAAGCTTTGTCTAATTCGTCTGTGGGTACAATAGCATGTATTGTATTATCGTCTTTAAGTTTTTTATATTCAGGCTGTTTTTTATCGTCATTAAGAGTTTTTGGCCATGCAACTGCAACACGTACTCCGGTCATGTATTTCCACCATAATTTTTTAATAAAAAACGGACGACGATCTGTGCCTAAATAGAAATGATAATGGGTGTCGTTATTGTAAAACATATAATATCCTTATGATGACCATTTTAATAAAAACATAGTGTATGCTGCTTCATTGTCGAATACGAAGAAAGATTCTCCATCATTATGCAACCCGCTACTAAATTTAATGTTAACTCCTGTATATTGGAGAAAAATTTTAGATAGAGACTGTGGATATGTATAGTCAATGTACATATCCGCAACACTTTTTCCTGGATTATTTTTACACCATTCATCAGAAGCCCTTACCCTAATTCTGTGGTAGATATCATAATGTTGATGGATAGGAATATAAAGTTTCTTTTTCTTGCTGTGCTTTTTCCAAAGCCACGGAAACTTAAACATTATAACTCTACCGTAAATCCTGGATCGAATCCATTTTCGTTTTCGTATGGCAAATAGCCTCTAGGATTGCATACTACACGAGTATCCCCAATTAGATAATCGGATTTGTTATGCATATGCCCGTGCACCCACATAGAGATGTTAGGGCGATCTAAGATAAACTCTTCTAAACGACTCATATATCCGCCATTCATTAGAGTATCATTTTTGTAATAATCGTCAACACTTTCAAAGCTAGGTGCATGATGCGTTACAATAACAAACTTACGATCCTTGTTCTGTTCGAGCACAATCTTAAAATACTCTAAACTACGCCTATGCTCTGACATAGTAAAAGAAGGTTTAAGTTTATGATACATATCGTACACATCACCTTTTTGAGTAATCTTATGATAATCGTTCATACATTGTTTAACATGATATTCTGTTAACGGATCTCCACGATTTAAATCAGTCCATAACGTAGCACCCATAAACATAACGCCATTATAATCTACTACATCATTTTCTAAAATGGTTAGATTTTTAGGCATCATATACTCAAGATCTCTACGAGTATTCTGATAGGTACTTCTGTAGTGCTCATGATTGCCCATTACATAGAACACACGATCGTACTTAGCACATTCGTAATGGAAGAATTCCGAACATGCGTATGTATGATTAGGTACATCAGATAAAAGCTTAGTGCTGTGAAAGTGTTTGTGAATATTACGTACTTCGGCGATATCTCCGCTGAGTATTAATACTTCTCCGCCAGGTAATTCTTGATACCCGCTAACATCTAAATGTAGATCGCTGACAATGTTGATTTTCATAACGTAATTATAATTGGAATTACCATTAGTGTCAATTATTTAAGGGGCGAAAGGATTCGCCCGTGATTTCGCTCGCGCTCATCACCTTTTATAAGAAAGAGAAAAATTATTAAGAGTGAATTGATTACCTAGATTTTAATGTCATACTTCGCCCAAAACAGGGCGAAGATTTTCTAACGATTATTACCTGAGTTCGTTGGTCACTAACATTCGGAAATTGCATTGCTGCGCAGAAGCGGTTAGCCTGTACTTCTTATTCCTAACTTCAATCTAACGGGAACGCTACACACCGATGTTAGCAGATATGTAGTATTTGCGGTTGTATCTTTTTCACAGAGCCGCGATCAAAAGAGCCTTAGTATTTTTATCTTAGCCAAACGGATTATATAGGCATATTCCATCATCATCCCTGAAGGGGTAGTGGCTGAGTTCCTGTCAACACACAGGATTTCTGTCCCCGCGACTTTGTTGTCCGGTTATCATAGGCACCCGAAATTAGCCGGTGCGAGCTTAAGCGTTGATTGATGTGCCTATGTTTATGCCAGTGAGTGTGCCTTAGTTGATATACTATAAAATATAACGTGGGGTAAAGTCAACAAATAAATATTTCAAACGAGAAAAAAAATGAATAAAATTAAAAAAGCTCTTTGGTTTACCTTAGGTATACTATTTTTAGGTGTTGCTTACTTAGGAACATTTGTTCCTGGATTGCCATGGAGCACTCCTAGTATTTTAGCAGCATGGTGCTTTAGTAAGAGTTCGGAAAAGTTCCATAACTATATGCTTAACCATAGGTTATTTGGACCTTTTATTAAAAATTGGAGTAATAACAGAGTTTACCCCACTAAGATTAAATGGGTTATGTTCTTATGCATGGATGCTAGTGTTGTAACTATTTGGTTAACTACTCATAATTGGAAATTAACACTAGGTGTAAGTGCATTTATGGCCTTTTGGATGATTTGGGCTACACGTTATCCCGGAAGCTTAGAAGAATACCAGCGACGTAAAGCCGCTGGCGAAAAGATAGGATGGTTTAAGTAAATTATCTATGTGTTAACTTGCTGATTGATCCAGTTATAAGTTTCGATAAGACCTTCCTTTAGAGGGCGTGTTGGCGCCCAGCCTAATTTTTCCTTAATTAGTTTATTATCGGAATTTCTTCCGCGAACGCCTAACGGACCCGGCACATGTTTTATTTTTACTTCTTTATTTGCAATGTTGGACACAATACTAACTAATTTGTTAATAGTTACCATTTCGTCTGATCCAATGTTAACTGGACCGAGAAAATCATTATCCATTAATTTACGAACACCGTCTAAGCATTCGTCGATATAGAGGAAGCTTCTTGTTTGTTCGCCGTCGCCCCATACTTCAATTTCACCGCCGTCTTTTGCCTCAGATATCTTTCGGCAAATTGCTGCTGGCGATTTTTCTTTTCCATTATTCCAAGCACCGTATGGTCCAAAAATGTTATGAAATCTTGCTATTCTTACATTTAGTTTATAGTTTCTATGATATGCTAAGTATAATCTCTCACTAAAAAGTTTTTCCCATCCGTATTCGCTGTCTGGGTTTGCTGGGTAAGCACTACTTTCCTCGCAATTTGGATTGTTTGGATCGATCTGATTATGTTCAGGGTACATACATGCACTGCTGCTATAAAAAACTTTGCCTACATTGTATCTTGTTGAATGATGTACTACATTTAAATTTATAAGAGCTGAGTTATACATAACATTAGCGTCATTATCGCCACTAAAAATATAGCCAGCACCGCCCATATCTGCAGCTAGTTGATATACTTCATCAAATGGAGTTTCCTTATACATAACCTTTTCAACAATAGAGTTATCTTTAAGATCGCCAATTATAAATTCATCAGCAGAGGTTTGTTGGTATTCGTTATATTTTAAGTCTACTCCTCTAACCCAGTATCCTTCTTTTTTTAATCTATTAACTAAATGGTTTCCAATAAATCCACCTGCCCCTAGCACTACTGCTGACTTATTCATTAATTATATACCTCTGTAATTTTTTTAATACCATCTTTGATTTTAATTTTAGGTTGCCAGTAATTTAATATATAAGTATCTGGTTCGTTCTTTTTATTCAGTTGAACGTTATCTTGAGTGTTAGCCGGATTAACTTTAGTTCCTGGAAAGATCTCAGCAACAATATTTGCAATATCGATAATTTTAGACCATTCAAATGAAGTAATGTGTAACTCTTTATCTCTTGAAATAGTATTATAATTTTGAGATAAAATTTCTAAACATTCTGAACAATCTTCGGCATGTAGCATTTGTCTTTCTTCTTGACCATCGGTTAACATATTAATGCAATTTTTATCTTTTGCAGAAAGGATGAAATCGGTAATAACGTGTGATTTATTTAAATCATGCTCAACGCCATAGACGTTCCAGAATTTAACAACTATTCCGTTTAAAATTTTAGTATATTTTTCGCCTATCGATTTTAAAACCCCATATGATGAATAGTTCATATTAGACATCTGACTGGATGCAAATATAAAAGGAGTTTTATATTTTTGTAGGCATTCAAACGTATTAGTTAATATTCTCATATTATTATCAACAAACTCGTATGTATTTTGATATTTTTGTAGATATCTAGAACCACCTACATCAAATGCTAAAAAATAAACAAAATCTGATTTTTTTATATAATCATCTACGGAACCGGGTATTCTTAAATCTTCATGACTGGAATCTACAATATCAAAAGTAGTTACTTCATGACCTTTATTTTTTAAAAATTTTGTTAATTCTGCTCCAACTTGCCCAGCAGAACCTAAAATTAAATATTTCATTTAGTTTTCCTTAATAAAGTTAGTCCGTGATTGATAGGGATTGTTGCATATTCGTAGTCTGGATATTCTGATAAAAATTTCATTAATCCTCCGTGAGGACCGGTACCTTCAAACTCACCATGAGTCATGACTGCAGTATTATATTCAGGGTGTGAACCCCCCCACATTAAATCATGTAATAAGATTAATGTTTTTTTTGTAGAAATTTTATCTATAAGTTTCAATTCATTATATAAGTGATCTGTTGTGTGTAGATCATCAACGAAAATAATATCATATGATTCGGTTGTATTTGTTAAAAATTCTATTGCATCTTGTACAACAAAATTCCAATAAGGAAAAAGATCCGACGGAGGACGGTATCCAGCATCGGCGATATCTACTGACGTTAGTACAGAATTAGTAATGCTAGCAGCTTTTAACAACGGATATGTTGTTCCTCCGCCTCGGACTCCGAGCTCTAAAATTTTTTTAGCATTAACTGAGCATACTAATGCTAATAATGTTATACCGTGTTGTGCAGTATCACCCCATCCTAAAAGTGCGTTATCAATAACATCGTCAATGTTATATTTGGTCATAAAAATTTTTTTCCTTATACTAGAAAATTATTTATTTTTTATTATATACCAATTTAATAATTTTGATATTGTTTGAACGATAAATAATTTTTTTAAAGGTATCTTTATGAATAGAAAAACATTAGTATGTGTAGTGAATGTAAGAGGACGCGAGCACGAAGTAACATGGAATAATTTTAAAAAGAATGTATTAGATAGTTTAAATGCTGATTTAGCAATATGTATGGAACCTCGATCCAACTTGGATTTTACAGATCCATTTTGGAAAAATTCAAAGTATATTTGGTTTTCTCCTAAGTTTCAGAATTGGTTTGATGCTATAGAGTATGCTCGGCAAAAGGATTTTCCAGATGCTGACCCAAATTACTGGAAAAAATTTGCGATGTTGCCAGGAAATGCATTTCATCCTTTAAATAATTGGGATGGAGGATTTGGAGCAATACAAACATTTCTTAAATGGTATCTATGGTACAATATTAGGAAGGAAAATATTTTTAGTCAATATGACAGAATAGTTTTAACACGCACTGATTTTAATTTCTTATCTCCTCATCCTCCTATGGATATATTGGAACCGGAATATATTTGGCTTCCAGACGGGCAACATCATACGGGATATTGTGATAGGCATGCAGTTTTATCAGAGCAAAATGCAGAATCCTTTTTCTCTATTCTGAAAAATATGTTAGTTAATACTGACGAACTTTTTAATAGATTGTATGTTCCGCCGCATCTATGGAGGCATTCAGATGGACCTCATATTGAAAAATTATACAAAACTGTTATAGATTATGAATTAGGAGAGGACTCAGTCAGAGGATTTCCGTATATCATGCATTTAGTTAGAGAACCTAGTTGGCCTGATTTTGCCGGAACTCCCTTTCGAGAAGATCTTGGATTTTATGTAAGAAGTCAAGAAGAGTTTGAAAGCGCACAACATTTTCAAACTATCTATAAAACAACTGAAGATTGGTATACAAAAGGATTTTAATACAATAAAAAAGGCCCTTACGGGCCTTTTCTATGTTAGCTGATAACAGCGTAACGTGGCTTGTTTAGAGTCTCAAGCATCACATCTATCGGAGTAATACTCTTAGCTGCTAGAACCGAAGTCATGATTGCCGGGCTGAATCCGGAAATTAATGCAGTACCTTTCTTGTCATACTTAACTGGAACGTTTCCGCTACGTGCTGCTAGATTCCAGAAAATAATATTCGGAACCTCGTAGCCGGCAGCTTCGTACTTACGTACGATCATTTGCATAGCACTGTCATTGTGTCGTGTGCACTGATTAAACTCCATATCTGACAAGATGAGCACATACTGAGGCATGTCCTTAGTTGCAACTTTGCCCTTAACAGCGTAATTGAGAATTAACTCAAATGCTTTATTAAGATCGGTGCTCATAGCCCAATCAGCTTTTTGTAGCTGTGCAATTTTCTTAATGAGGTCGCCCTTAAGAATTTGTAGCTCCGGATCACTCGAGAAAGTTAAGAACATATCCTTAAACGGACCGGTATTCTTATCAGCAAGATATAAACCTAAGCTAACTGCAACGTCGATACATTGCAGGTTCTTGTTGCTACCAATTGGCACAGACATAGAGCCTGAAACGTCCACCATCGGAAGGATTAACTCATCACCGATGTAGTTAGGCAATGCTTCCCATTGCGCAGTAACAACCTTTACATTACCGCCTGCATTGTGTGCCTTGATAATGTCATACGGATAAACCGCACCAGCATTAATCTTAGCTTCACCCTTTTCGAGTTTAGAAGCATACGCTTCATAACCCTCTGGGTCGTGCTTCTTAAACGCTTTCTGGTAACGACTAGCAGCCACGCTAGGAACGTGGTTGTAGTTAATGTTAGTCCAGTCGTTAGCACACATATTCTGCTCAACAACCTTAGTCAAATTGACTAGAGTTTTGCGATAAGTCTTAGGACTCATACCAAGTGCATTACGCAACTCTGCCGCCTTCTCGCCCTTACGAGGCATCCACTTAGCACAAAGACCGTTGCCGGCCTTAAGAGCTGCGTGGATGAGATCAAACGCCATGCTCTTGATTTCCGGATCATGCTCGAAAATCAACAAGTCATCCCAGCGGCCGAACTCAGCTAGGTGCGGAAGCACACGCTTCAACACATCTGGATCTTTCTTTTCCAGACTAAGCAAGATAGTGCGAACAACATCTCGCTCGCCTGCCCCACCGCGAACATCGCGAGCCCACATGAGCAAGCGAAGTGCTAGCGTTTTATCTTCAGCAAGAGCACGGTGGAATTCGGCGCTTAAGTCTTTTCCACGGCTTGCACCGATTGCAAAGAACAAGTCAACGAGACGACTCTTGCTGGAATCGAAAGTTTTCATACCGTTAATGGTACGAGTTTCGATTTGTACTTCTTTAACTGCTTCTGCAAACATATTCATCATTATTCTCCTTACAGGTTAAAACTAGTTTAACGTCCTAGTAGACAGCCATTGAGCGATTTTTAGTTGCGGAACTTAACCTAATTTAAAAACAGGATAGTTATCTACTTTTTATGTTTATCGAGCGGAACTGTCGAAACCACTCTATCTAATACAATGTATTAGCGTTCCATATTGATTATGAATTGCTGTACCTATCCTTAATTTCAAACTATGCAGATATTATAATTAACTTTTACCTAATTGTCAACTACTTCTTTGTACCTGCCAAAATAGATAAATCTTTAATATCTGGATTCTTTTTATAAATCCGTTGCATATGCTTATTATGCTGATACTTTTGATAAGCGTCAATAAATTTAATGAAGGGAAATGCTAATACCGAAACTATAAGTAACAAAACAGCTAATGGATAGAGCCAAAGCCAATGATACCCTAGTTTCGGATCGCGCATTACTTAGCCCTTAAGATAAGCAAGAACATTTTCTGGGCTAGTTTCGCCGTACGGATCGCTGCCAAAATTGTCCTCACGTCCGGGTTCATCAAAAATCTTTTCGATTACACCATTGTTAACAATAGCAGCATAGCGATGACTGCGATAACCAAACCCAATTGCACTCTTATCAACAAGTCGACCCATTAAACGAGTAAACTGTCCGGTACCATCTGGAATAACCTTAACGTTCTTAATACCAAGGTGTCGCGCCCATTCGTTCATAACAAAGGCATCGTTAACACTAATGCAATAGATTTCATCTACACCCAAATTCTTAAACTCGTTATATCCTTCCTCAAACCCGGGGAGCTGTTTTGAAGAGCAAGTGGGAGTGAACGCACCTGGAAGGCTAAACAATACTACTCGCTTGTTGGAAAACAAGTCTTGTGTATTCTTAGCAACAAACTCACCACCAATCGGGCATCCTCCATCTTCAGTAGGCTCGTCGCCTTCGCGGAACATAAACGTAACATTTGGAACTGTCCAATTCATATTATTCTCCTTTTAATTTAGAGTATTATATGATTTTATTTGATGTAGAGCAATTGAAAGTTTTATCAATTTCTTTTTTAATAGTATTTAGATAAGATAAAATTACTTGTTGTCCTTCGGCATTCATGTCTTTGAAAAGATCGACAATACTAGCTCTACGTTCGTTATCACTGTTAGCATCGCTTTTGCTCTCATTTAAGCGTTTGCAACGTATACGAAAGTTTTCAGGTCCGTTTTTATTAACATCTATACTCTTAGGCTGTACGTGATCTAAATTAGGAAAATGCATAGGATTTCTAGTAATTCTGTTTTTACCTTTTCCCCAATCGTAGTAGTAAACATGAAATCCGTCATCCCATTTAACCGAATTATGTTTATGTAATTGAAAAAATTCTTCTGTTTGTTCGTTAGACCATTTATATTCTTTTCTATAATAGCCATAAAGTGCTACTCTAAACAATATATGCGGATCATCTAAATGTTCTAGAACATATTTAAATATGCCTTTACTAAAATATGTATTTTCGTCGTATTCTAAATGCAATGTTCTTGAAAGAATAGCATGATTAATATCGTCGTGAGATGGATTATCTTCCATTATTTTCCTTTATAGTTATTAAAACTTTTGACTGTAATTTATTATTATCCATTTATTATTATTCCATTCCGAATTTACTAGCATTGAAGTTTTTTCTCTCACGTCGTGAAAAAATAACCGAGCAGGAGTATCGATACTATCAACTAAACAATGGAAACTGCTAGCAACACAGTGTATTTCTTCTGCATTTTTAATTAGTTTTACGTATTGCATCATATTGTCTGTAATAGTATGATCAATATCTATGATTTTTATAGGAGTCATTCCATTAGCTGATCTAAAATTTTCTATACTAATAGGGATTCCTTGAGGATGATCGCCAGTATATCTATGTACTAACACGTAAGGTTCATTATTGCTAAGTTTCTGATAAAGTTCTTCTTCGCCGTTAATATATTTCGGGAGTTTGAAGTTTTTGTATCTTAAACTAAACGGTAATTCGTGGTTAGCATATAATTGCTGATCCCATAGAGTGTGAATATACAGTCCTCTTATTAATTCACCGTATACACGACCACCTAAAATTTTTGATAATTTTTTAGAATTAACATATTCTTCCTCTTCTTCTGCATTTGAAATTGAAACCACAATGATGTTTTTGTAGTCTTGATAAAGAGTTTGAATTGTTTTATAGTAAACAGGATAAGCCGGAACGTGCAGCTCTTTAGTTTTTTCTGCATAATAATGTATTATACCTGATAATACAAAACAATCACCTAAACTTCCGCCGCTTTGAAAATATAATCGATCAAACAGTTTTTTCATGTTCTCTTTATTTGAGCATAAACGTTTTGTACACCAATAGCCTGCCGTTTAGCATCTTCAAGAGCATTATGCATAGAGTCTTTTGTCATGTTAGACTTAAATCCTAGATCAAATAATGTTCTTGTGTCTCTCAAATCCCAAAAGTTCCAAGGAAATGATTTTTTTAGTTGACGGTATAAATTTTCTATGATCATAAGATCAAATACTGCGCCGTGACTCCAAAATTTATCGCACCCCCATGCAAACTTGTGGAACTGATCGATAGCATCAGATACTTTGGTTCTTCCATCTGGAGAAAATGCTTCTTCCATTATTTTAGAATCTTGCTTTGCCCACCAATCTAATGTTAGTGGATCAATGGATCTTTTTAAAAGATCCTGATCGTCGAGATCAAATTTAATATAAAGTTCATTAATAATTCCTTTATCAAAAGGATCAAAATGAACAGCTCCTAATGTCAATATAACTGCATCAGGAGCAACCGATAGTGTTTCTAAATCGACCATTAAGTGTTTTGGCATAGACAATTACTATAGCAAAACTACAGCAAAATGTCAATCGTATCTAGCCTGCGTTGTCAATTCTCTTTGCTTTTTACGCCAACGAGCTTTTGCAGCAGCCTTAGCTCGACGTCTTGCAATTGTGGGCTTTTCGTAGTATTGTCTTTCTAAAACTTCAATCAATATACCACTGTCTTCAACTTTCTTTTTGAACTTTCTTAGAGCAGCGTTAATATTACCATCCTTAACTATTACTTTCATAATTTAACTTCTTCTTTGTTTTATTAAAAATTAATTCAGCAGATTTACCATGAACTGCTTCTTTACTTATCACAATTTTACTGAGGCCTCGCTGAACAAGATCCATTGCTTCGAATTGATAATTTAATAAGATTTTTTCTAAAATGTTTTTTAAGCCTCTAGCATTTGTTTGAAGTTGTTTACTTTTTTCTGCAACCTCCTTTAGTGCTTCGTCTTTAAATTCTAATTCAATGCCGTCGATAGCAAATAAATGTTTATATTGACTGATTAAACTGTTTTTTGGTTCTTTAAGTATTTTTACCAAATCGTCTACACTTAATTCGTCAACATGTGTAATTAATCCGAAACGTCCGATAAATTCAGGTATCAGTCCGAAAGTAATTAAATCTTTAGTAATTACATCGCTATAACCTAATGTATCTTTATTTGACGTTACTGATGCTCCGAATCCAACTGCACCTGATTTATTTCTACGGTTAATAATCTTATCTAACCCAACAAATGCACCGCCACATATAAACAATATGTTTTTTGTATCAACTTCAATCATGTCGCCTCTAGGATGCTTACGCTTATCTGCAGCAGGTACTCGTATTACTGATCCTTCGATCATTTTTAGTAGACCTTGTTGAACACCTTCTCCACCAACATCTCGTGTAAGACTAGTGTTTTCACCTTTACGACTTAGTTTATCAATTTCGTCAATATAAACAATACCTTGTTTAGCTTTATCAATATCGCCGTCGGCTGCTGAAATTAAACGATTTAATACGCTCTCAACATCGTCGCCCACGTATCCAGCTTCTGTTAAGCCAGTTGCATCACAAATAGCAAAAGGTACGTTAAGGTATTCTGCTAGCTTTTTAGCTAGCATAGTTTTACCACACCCAGTAGGTCCTAAAATTAATACATTAGTTTTTTCAATTTCAATGTCTTTAACATCAGTGAACACTCTTTTAAAATGTTGGCATACTGCTACACTAAGAGCAATTTTTGCATTTTCTTGACCAATAACATACTGATCTAAATATTCTTTAATATGCACAGGATTTAGTAAATTTTTATTATCACCTAACGGGAATTTCTTTACTTTATCTTCATCTAAGATACTAATGCATAGTTCTACACAGTCGTTACAAATAGCAGCATTATCGCCGACAATAAGTTTTTCGACATCTTCTTTTGCCTTTTGACAAAAGTCGCAAACATGATTTTTATTTGTTGTCACTGTAAACCTTCTTTAAAAATTCAATAGCATTATTAACACGATTTAAATTAATGTGACTATAAATCTCAGCCACACTGTTATCCTCAATCGAGTAAAATACATCTTGTTTTGACAGTATATAAGCTATCAAATAGCTTGTTATAGCCGACATGTTATTTAAGTTAATATAACGATAATTGCTACAAGAAAGGGCATGCATTAACCAAGGTACGTTTGCTTCACCACTATAAAAATAGATATTAATACTATAATCAACGTTAGTAAAATATTTAATTACAGCATCTTGATCTTCGGTGGTTAGATCAACAAATAGTATACTTTCTTGATCGTTTTGAAAAATGTCAGGTGGTGTGATTAAAGTAATTTTAGCGGGCATTCTTTAATCCCTTCTTTACTTCGTCCTTCATTTCCTCAGGAACTTGGTAAAAAGGTAAAACACCATCTTTAACTCTTTTAATCATCTCTTTTATATTTTTTTCTGACGCTTCTAAATAGTCTTTTTGACTAATTTGACTACTAACATTTTTCCAACGACTACTAGTGTTTTGTTCTTCATTTTGAACGTACCCTTCAGCATCGTCGCTTTTTTCTTCTGCAGCTTTAATCATAGAATTCCAGAGTTCGGTTGGATCATGATTATCTGTTTTGTTTTTATCTTGTTTACTAAATTGTTGAAAACTGTATTGGCTAGCTAATAATAGAATAACGGCTAGCGGGTCAAACACTAGAATAAGAATTAAGATGACCCATGTTACTGCCCTTTCTAATATACTAGGATCTGTGTTACCATAAACAAATGCAGCAATGTATCTAATAGGACCCACTTCAGCTTCAACTTTACGAGATTCTGCAGCAATAGGTGCACGTTCATCGTTAAGTGCAGCTATACGTTTTTGTGATTCGGCAATCTCTGTTAATAGTCTTGTTCTTTCCTCAGTCTGTGTATGACGTAACCTTACTGCACGCCCTGCGCCTTGCTCGTCTGTAGACCGATCCATTAATTGATCAACAGCATTGTCCATTTGTTTTAATGCTTTACGATCTGTTTCAATATTTTCTTTTTCGGTTTTAATCTTTTCGTCGTAGACTGCAATACGTGCAGCTACGTCCCCGCTGACTAAACTCTGATCGCTGTGTGCTTTACTAAGGAAGCCAAAGATACCCATGCTAGTGATTAGCATAAGCACAACAATTGCTGCTATTAAGTAACCCTTAACAGCAGCAGGTGCAATATTCCAATTTTGTTTAAGCCACACTGTAGCAACTAGTTTGCTAATTTCTAATGTAACACCCATTACGATAATAGGAATTACAGCCGCCGAGAATATTGCAGTTAGTCCTGAAACGGAATAATAAACTGCAACTGCGGAAATTGCTAGTCCTGAGAGTAAAGTTAAATAGGCTACAATCTTATTGGATAAGGTATTCATGGAAATATTTATTTCCTGAATTGTGACCTTATCCTTTTTCTTTCTCCTGCGCTTGCGCCCAAAAGATATAGAAATCACACTATCCTCGTCTCATCTTAGCAATGTCGACTGCTACTTCTTTATTATCAGCAAAGATAGGAACCATGTTGCTTTTGTGCATAGTAGCAATACCAAGAAGTTGTCGCTCACCGGAATATTGATGAATCTGCGGCTTGACACATGCTGCCCACGTAGGTTCTACGCTCTTAATTGCTCGGGTAGCATCTTGCCGAGGCGCAGTATAAGAAGGTTTATAACTAGAAGTCATAAAGCCTTTCTTGTTAGTCTTAGTTGTCTTTACATTATATTCGCGATACAAGGCTTCTTGTTGTTCGCGAGCTAGTTCACTACGACGTTTATGCTCGGCACTTGCCCACTTTTTCTTGCCTTTCTTCTTACCAGTGGTAGTAAGAGCAGGATGTGCTAAATGCATTGACATTACTTTGACTCGTTATCAAATTCTGAAATGCTTTCAATAAATTCCATATCTTCCTCGCCAGGTAGATACCAACGGTTAGCATCATAATTCCAATGACGTTTATCAAAAATCTTTATCTCTAGATTATAGCCTAGTAATCCTAACCAAAGCGTAGCACCCGCGTGGTCATCGGCATGAAAATAATCAAAATTAGCCTTTATCAATACCACGTCTTTATATAGGTTCAACTCAAAGATCTTGTTTTTGGTTAACGGAAAATCCTTAGTATAGAGATTTTTAATTTCATGTGTGATCGGTAATTCAAGTCCAAATCCAATATCAATCATTCTGTACCCCACTTAGTTACAACTTTAATACCACATTTTTTCAAAAATGCATCTGGTAAGATACCACCTGCATTAACAATAATAGCATTATTCTCTAAAATACGCAAATCTTCTTTACCAATTTGGAGAATAACATAATCCTCACCAATTTGGTATACGTTAGAATTTAGTATTACTTCTAAGTTGCCCTTTTTAACAGCAGCATCTACACGCTGTCTATTAGCAGGTTTAGCTCTTTGAAAAACTGCACTACGATAAGACAGTGTAACGCGATTAGTAGGATCGGCTTCAGCAACGCTAGCAGCAGCTTCTAGTGCGCTATCGCCGCCGCCGACTACTAATACATGTGCGCCCTTATATTGTTCAGGGTCGATAAGCCTGTAAACTACTTTTGACAATTCCTCGCCAGGCACTCCTAGTGTTCTCGGGCTACCACGCCTGCCGATGGATAACAATACATTAGTAGCATGGTAAATGCCTAATGTAGTAGTAACAACAAACCCTGTGCCGTCTTTAACAACACTTTCAACACGTTCATTAAATCTAAGATTTAAATTGTGCTCTTGGCTTTTTTCGCTCCAGTAGCCTAATAGTTCTTCTTTAGTAGTATTTCTAAAGTGTATCTTACCTAGTACGGGCATAGTAACTGGTTGGGTCATAACCAATTTTCTACGAGGATATTTAAAAACAGTACCTCCTAACGAATCTTGCTCAATCACTACATAATTAAGTTTTTCGCTAAGTGCAGTAAAAGCTGCGCCGAGACCAGAAGGGCCGCCGCCAACGATAATAAGATCATACTGACTTTGACCACGAATACAATTCTTACTAATATTTTCAACAGCTTCCCTCCCTTGTGTTAGTGCATTCTTAATTAGTCCCATTCCGCCTAGTTCACCAGCAACATAGAGTCCATTAACATTAGTTTCAAACGTGGGCTTAACTACTGGTAAATCCACGCCACGTCGTGCAGTACCAAATACTAGAGTAATTGCATCAACCGGGCAAGCTAATTTACAAGCACCATGCCCGATACATTCGGTAGGACTAGTAAGAGCTGCTTTTCCGTTAATTAACCCTAAAACATGGTGGTGGCTTTCTGGACAAGCTTTAACGCAACTACCACAGCCAATACACTGATCGGTATCAATTACCGGATGCATTGAAACAGGCTCTGTTAAGCCTGATTCAACTGCTTCTTCTAATACTGCTACCGATTTGTTGTGAGTTTTTCTTTTCTTTTTAAGATAGAAAATAATTACGGCTGCAATAAATGCTAGATATACTAAAGCAAACATTATGCAGCAATTGGATCCTTAGCAGGAAGTACTTGAATAATACCCCATTGCTTTTTACTAATACCGGTAAAGCGTAGAATTTCTCCGTTAGCAGCAATCTTAAAAGAACCAGCAACTACCCAAATTTCATTACCTGCCGTGTCTGTTCCGGCTAGCTTGCGTACTACACCGTTAATAATACCTTCGTCGGTAGTTTTGCCCTTACTCCACTGATAGAACGCACTATTACCCTGCCACCGTTCTGCAAGGCTGCTAGAATCTAGGCAAAACTGTTCCAAAGAATACAACGTGTTAATTGCTGACATATTATTCTCCTGTTAAAACACTATTATAGTTTTAAAAGGTTTTATCGTCAACTAAGCTTTTACCGAATTATAGTCCACTTAGTAGTAAAATATTTTCCTGCTTGTTTACGTTTGAAAATTTTACTATATTCGATTAGGGTTAACTCGCGCTGACGTTCTACATCATGCTCTAAACAAGCACGATACATTTTCTTTACTAGTTTAGACTGTTTCATTTTAGTACTCCCTATAAAGATATTTATAAGAGAGATACTGGTTACGGTTCCAGTGACACCCAATATTTGTGTCCGATTATTTTTCTTTAGTCCAGGTAACGATTTCCCAACGACCGTCATGATGCTCGACCAAGGCAGTCATAGACTCCACCCAGTCGCCGTCGTTCATATATACAACACCGTCGATTTCTTTAATTTCTGCATGATGTATATGACCGCAGATTACACCATCGAACCCACGTTTTTTGCAGTAGGCAGCAAGATTATGTTCAAATTGAAACATAAAGTCGACAGCCTTTTTAACACGTTGTTTTAGATATTTGCTTAGGCTCCAGTAACCAAATCCCATACGATGCCGTAACCAATTAAATCGGGTGTTTAAAGACAATACAACGTCATACGCACGATCGCCTAAGAAACTAATCCATGGTGCTAGTCTTGTAATACCATCAAACAAATCACCATGTGTTAATAAGTAACGTTTTCCATCAATACCGTGATGCTCTGTTTGGTTAACGATTTCTACATGTCCAAACGCAATATTATATTGCAATAATGGTCTTAAGAATTCGTCATGATTACCGGCTATGTAAACTACTCTGGTATCGCGTTTAGCATGTCCTAAAATTCTACGAATTACGTTAGTATGGCTTTGTTTCCATTTCCAACGATTCTGTTGAATTTTCCATGCGTCAATAATATCACCTATTAGATACAGTGTTTCGCAACTGTTATTTTTAAGGAAATTATTAAGCTGTTCAGCTTTGCAGTCTTTAGTGCCTAAATGCACATCACTAATACATATTGTTCGGTATGTTTTTTTCATAGTAATATTTAACTATAAAAACATTACATTTGTATTACAAAAAATAAAGGAGCCGAAGCTCCTTTATCTGACCGTTCTGTTACCGAGTGATCAAACTCTGTTTACTAGACTGCAATTAAGCAGCGATAGCAACATCATAAACACTGTCATTAGCATTTATTTTTGTTTATGCTGATTAGGTCAGTCATCTCACCAGTAGCCCTTTGACTATTACACACTCTGTCGAAACTACGCACCCCCGACATAGATACACTTAACATCTGTGCCACATATTACATTGTGTTGGATGGTCAGCTGAATATTTTAAAATCTTATATATACCAAAGACCGCCAACAACATTAAAAACCCAACTACAAATATTTTTCGCATCAAATGTACCTATGGTGGAGGTGGGGGAGGGTCGCACTCCCCGTCCAGACCGTCTTTACTTAAGAGTTTACTACCATTAATTCTTATTTTCTTTAGTATTATCAACACCAGGCATACTAGCACCGCCTGATGATGAACCTGACGAAGAAGATCCCTTATTACGTGTTCCAACGTATACTAATACTCCAGCAATAACTAAAAGTACAATAACTGTAAACATTTTATTCTCCTTTATAGAATATTATAACAGTATTTAAGCAAATTGCAACTGTTTTATATTAATTGGTTCTTCGCAAACTTCCATTAGAATAAATGGAATAGTAATTTTAGGTATAATAAAATTAAGTCCTAATGCTTTTAAAATTTCGTCAATTAGTTGCATAAATTTTAATAGTAAATTAGCAAGAAAGTGATTTATCCAGATTTTAATATCATTAACAAGTTTGCTAAAATCTAAATTTGGAATATTAACTTTGATGTTTAAAGGAAGATGCCAATCAAATGGTGAACCAAACACTGGTAACTTGAACTTATGAATCATTTGCATAATTTCATAATAAGCATGTTCAGCTCTTTCATATAATGCTTCGGCTTCATCAAGAACTTTTTGAGCTTCTGCTAATGCAGCCCCTACTGCTTTTTCGACTGCAGCCTTTGCAGCATCAACTGCTTTTTTAAGTTCAGCCTTAACAAATTTTTTAATAGCTTTTTCGATATCTTCTATACTAAACGGGGCAGCAAAAAATTCTAATACTTTTAATAAAACTGCCTCGACAATTTTTTTCCAAATTACCGATAAAGTTGGTACACCATGCGTAGCTATATCAAATGCTTCTAATGCTACTCCGATTATATCGATAATTTTAAAGATGAGTTTGAATAACGAATCCCAAAGACTATGCATTATTTTTTCAACAATGTGTTCAATTTCTTTTTCAATACTAGTAAAGTCGATAAAAAATGGATAGGGAATTTTAAGTTTATTTAAAATATCAATTACTTTTTGTTTTTCTTTATAATAAAGTTTTGTAATGGCAGCTTTAATTTTATCATAGAGATCATGTGCAAATAAATCATCAATATGTAAATCTAAAACAGGCAACTTTAAATCTATTACAAAACTAATAAATTTCTCTAGTACTTTAAGAATAGCTCTTAATATATCCCAAATAGGTTTCATAACTTCTCTTAGCAATGCAGCATACAATCGTGATATTGCCTGCTTAATATCGCTAATGGGATTAATGATTCCTATATCTTTAAAATTTAATCCAATAAAAGGAATTTGCATCTGGGCAACTGTACATCCGGGATCAGGAGGATTGGCAGTTATAATGCTATCATACAGATGCTGCATATTAAGAGCTTGCAACAAATCTACAGTAATGCTACCGTGTATTAGCTTTACTGTAGATGTCGTAGCAGTAGTTGATGCTAAAACTAAAGGCATTATCCTAAAGCGATACCTGTTGATTTTTGTATGTAAAGATCTGAAGCATCTTTACCAGATGGTAATGGGCCGATCATTACAGAATGTTTAGCAAAAGGTATTGTTTCAACATCTACTGTAAATATAACCGGAGCAAGAGTCGCACCTTTTTGTGTAGCAACTAATGCATGCGGTTTTCCAAGTGTAATAAACTTTTCATCTTCTACTTCAAGTCTACCTATAATTTCTTCGCCTGCTGTTGTACGTATTGTTACAATCTCTCCAATAGCAAGTCCTCTATTAACTAACATATTATGATCCTTTTAGTTCGCCGCTTTCTGCCAATTTAAGCAATAAACTATAATGTTCGTATGCTTTTTGTACTGCGGCATATTTTGTTCTCAAATGCTTTTCTTGATGCTTCTGTTTCATTATTTTTTCAAACATATTATAATGACCAGTTTCTTTTAAATTATTAAAAACCTGTAGTTCGAATTCTGCCAGACGTTCTAGCTCGCTAAGACTAATTTCTAAAGTATATAGAGGTTCTGTCTCTAAAGTTATATCTTCATACATTATGTTATAGTCGGCAGGATTTTGAAAATATTTTACATTTTGTTTAGTCCAACGGTGAGCTCTCTTATCTGTATTGATAATTTGTATACCGTGTCGACTACACCACTCGTTAAATTCTTCTAATTTCATTTCCTAATTTCTCTACATCTGTGCGTCTACGAGAATTTTCTCTTTCGAGGTATTTAATTCTTTTAAACAAGGTTTCTATTACACGACTTTGTCGTTTTAATAGATCTTCTAATTCTGCAATTTTTGCTTCATTTGTCTTCATTGTTGTTTTTTGGAAGTTCGCATAATGCTTCCAAAACTTTATAATGATTGTAAGCTTTTTTTAGTGCTTCAAACTGTTCTAGCTTGTTAGGATCAGGAACTAAGATAGCTAAACGCCGTTCAATGTTATTAAACATTTCTGTAAGACTACGTCCTTGCCATTTGATATCGCCTTCGATTTCGGCATCACCTCTCACCTGAAGATTTCCACTACTACTGCTAGTATAACTTGACATAGAAGATGACCATGCCGACGCTGTTCCTCCGCTGGCAATTGTTACATTAGGTGCCGCTCCTACAGGTCCAGCGTTTGTAATCGGTAAAGAAGTGCCATAATTAAATTGATACTGTAACGGGTCATAGACAGCCATATTAGTAAAATATGGTTGTCCATTAATTATATCATCGATTTTCTTTTTTGTTTCTTGGTCCATATTATGCCGCTAATTTTTTAACAAGATCGTCAAACCCGCCGATTAATTCGTTATTGATAAAAATTTGAGGAACTGTACGTGCGTTAGGAACCGCTTCTAAGAGTTGTTCCCTAGTCCAACTAGTATTGATGTTACGTTCTTCATAAGCAATTTCTTTTGCCTTAAGCAAGGCTTTGGCTTTTTCACAGTATGTGCAACCGTTCTTACTCCAAATTACTACCTTCACTGTATTCTCCTTATAGGTCTGGTAATTCATCATGTGTAACAGCGTCACTCATTACACCGATAACATAATTTGTCGACTCGGTTTCTTGTAACGCTGACTGTTTCTTATTAATATTTACATGTTTATTAAACCATGGAATCGGCGTAGACTTAGGATGGTCTTCCAAATACTTAATTCCGATATCCTTTAGTTTAGTATATGCTGTATAATCTACAAAGTCTTTGAGAATATTAGCATTAAGCCCGATTACTACTCCTTTACGGAACAGATAGTCTGCCCAAGATTTTTCTTCTTGTATAACTTCCATATACAATGCATATACTTCTTCGCGGCAATCTTGCTCGATTTGAACAAAGTCAGGATCATCTTTAGTGACGTTATTAATTAACCATGCAGTCCATTCGCTGTGTAAAATTTCATCCTGCAAAATAAGACTAATAATATTGCCGTTGCCAATAAAGATTTTATTTTCAACCATAGCAAGGCTAGTAGCAAAACTGACCATAAAGCGTAGGGCTTCTAGAGCATAACTTGCATGTAGTGCAAGCCAAATAGACTTCTTATGATCGTAAACTGGAATGTCTTCTCCTAGTTCTCGGCGCATGTTAAGTACATGCAGCTCTTCATAATATCTTCCAATACCAGCAGCCATGCCGGCGATTTCTTTAGTATCGTGAATCTTATTAAATTCTTCTTTAGGAACTCCGTAGATATTACGGATAATATGACTATAGCTCTTACTATGGATAGATGTTTCGAAAAAGCTCCATGTAAGTGTTAGTGCTTCTAATTCCGGTATAGACGTGACTGGTCCAAATACCTGGAAAGGGGCACGCCCTTGAATACTGTCGAGAGCTGTTTGACGAAGTAGATTACTTGTGAAAATATGTTTAACTGCATCACTGGCCTCCTTGTGATCCATTTTATCTTTGGTGAGGCTAATCTCCTCAGGAACCCAAAAGAATCCGCGGGCTAACTCTTCGTACTTTTGTAGCTTAGGATATTTTACTTCCTCAAACCTTTGTACAGTAACCGGGCCTGCAGGATCTAAAAACATTGTACGTTTTAGATAGTTAGTAGGATTGGAGAAATCATATTGCAATTTACTCATAGTTCACACCTTAAAGTTTACAGGCCAAGCAGTCATCTTCTGAGTCATCGTAGATTGTAACAGGTTCAGATACTGAAAGTCTATCGCTTTGGCTATTAATCATAGTTTTACTGCCGACCTTGTTTATCAAACTATAATAGATTGTTTTCAAACCCCATCGATACGCTAACATTAGATTTTTAGCAATTAGTGTAGCAGGAATTTTACCTTCAGCAAAATACGCAGGATTGTAGAAAGTATTTGTGCTGATACTTTGATCAATGTACACAGCTAATACAGCAGCGGTTTTAAGGTATTCTACACAATCTTTTTGATCCCACATTAATTGATAACGATTTTTATAACGTTTATACTCAGGAACAACTTGTACAAATGATCCGGCTTTGCTTTCTTTAACACTAATTAGCTCCATAGGCATTTCAATACCATTTGTACTGTTAAGTACAACGCTGCTAGATTCGACTGGTGCAATCGCCATAAGTGTAGCATTACGAATGCCGTACTTCTTTAGATTCTCTCGCAATCCTTCCCAGTCAAGATTAGCACTAGGATCAAAATTAGTTAATTCGTTGACATTAGTATTACGTCGTTCCCATGGAAATATTCCTTGGCCGTAATAGGTATATTGACTGCGCTCACATGCGCCTCGATCTCTTGCAAGTTCTACACTCATTTCTGTGAGATAAAATGCCTGATGTTCCATCCAACGTTTAACTTCTGCTAATGCTTCTGCTTCTCCGTATTTTAGATTCTTTCTAGCATGCCAAAATGCCAAATTAGTAATTCCTACACCAAGAGGTTCAAATTCTTTATTTGCTAAACGGCTTTGTACACTAAGAAAATCTTGATAGTTAAGTAAGTTGCTTAGACTGCGTACTAGTACACGACAAGCTTTGCGCATATCGGCGGGATTACGGAACGCACCCCAATTAATGGACCCCAATGTGCAGAGAGCGATGCGACCATTCTCGTCGCTGATACGTTGGAATGGGCGAGTCGGTAATAAAATTTCTTGACAAAGATTACTTTGATAGATAGGATCAGTTTTAGAATTGAATGGACCCTGACTGATCACGTTATCAATATTAACAAGGTAGATTCGTCCAGTATCAGTACGTTCTTTAAGAATACCGTTTTTAAAAACTTCTTCTGAAGATAATACTTTCTTTTTCTTATTTTTATCTTGTTCATACTTAAGATACAATTTTTCAAATTCTTTGCTATCTCGGTAGTAAGCTTCGTATAAGTCAGGAACCTCGTGAGGATCGAATAATGTAATATTTTCACCATTCTTATAGCGGCGCCAAAAGAGCGCAGAAACAACCACAGAATAATCCATTTGACGTACACGAGTTTCTTCTGTGCCTTGATTGTTCTTTAATACAATTAGATCTTCAAATTGTGCATGCCAAATAGGAAATGTTACTGTACAAGACGCATTACGAATTCCGCCTTGACTGCAACTACGTAAGTCAGCAAACCATTTCTTTAAGAATGGAACTAATCCAGTATGTTTAATTTCTCCATTGCGTATAGGAGCGCCAACAGGCCTAATACGACCAAGTTCGAGACCAATACCGGCACGTTTACTAGCATATTTGGCCATCATTTCGCCGCTAGCAAAGATGCTATCTAAAGTATCATCGCTAGCAATAAGCACACAACTAGAAAACTGTTTAGTGGTAGTACCAAGACCAGCAAGAACAGGAGTAGCAAGAGTAAAATGTCCTTCAGATGCACATTCGTAGTATTCCTTTACTAATTTTAGTCTAATTTCTTTATCTTCGTTATGAAATGCTGTAGCAGCAGCAATTGCATATCTTACTTGGGGAGTTTCATAGATCTTACCAGTAGCTCTATTTTGAACTAGATATTTTTCTGCTAGCTGTTCAATCGCAGCAAATGTATAATTTTCGTCTTTGGAATGATCAATAAAAAGATCAATAATGTTCCATTCGTCTTCAGTATACCAAGATAATAAATCAGACGTGTACATTCCGGCAGAGACGTTTGTTTTAACAATACTATATAACTTTGGCGGCTCATATTCGCCGTAGACTTCTTTACGAAGCATGCTAACACGCTGTCTACCAGCTACGTACTGATAGTTAGTATTATTAATTTCTGGGTTCTCATTTTCGTCAATGAGGTTAACCATAGCTTTTAATAGTAGTTCGTCGATTGTTTGAGTACTCATGCCATCGTGCAATTCTAATTGAGCTTTAATCTCAATCATTGACGGGCTTACCCCGTCAATTCCACGGCATCCGTGTGCTACTTGTCTTTGAATTTTGGAAATATCTAAGGGAACTCGAGACCCATCTCTTTTAACGACTGTAACCATCTATGTGTGACCTTTTAATTCTTATGTATGAGAAAGATATTTACCTAGGGTAGCTTACTTCTATTTTGTTTTCTAAGTAAAGTTCCTGATCAATATCTTGGGCTTTAACTACAGTATTTTTATCGTAGTTAAGAACATCATTCTCATTAATGTAAACTAAATTATACAATCGAGTCTTAGGATAATCAACCAAAGTTCGTACTTCAATTAAACTATTGGAAAATTTATTTGTTAATTTTAGACTATATCCTAACATTAAAGCTAAAGTAAAGTCATCATAACGATTATTTGCGATAATTTCCCACGGAGTTGGCCAACTTTTCACATTATATTGGTCAACATTATGGTTATATGGAACCATTGGTGCTTGATTCCAGAATTCTATATTTTTGATATAAGGATTGTCGTTTTGGTCAAGTTCTAATCTTAATTGAAACCAGTCCGACAATCTTTCCTCAAGAGGTTTTTTAAACATTACTTAGTTGACTGTATTTGTATGTTATTGATCCAATAGCATCGGCACTTGTATAATTTAAACTAACTAGATTAGTAGTTGTATTTAAACTTGCTGAGAATGTAATGTTTCCATCATTGGCGCCAGTAAAAGAATACCGATCAGTTACTAATGCAGTTGATGTCGACCCATTATAAGAAGCATTAATTAGCAATTCGCCAGTTCTTAGAATATTTGATGCAGCTTTGGTAACATTGTACTGTATTCGAGTTGATTGAGCAGTGCCACTAAATGGAAATTTAACAAGTGTTGTATTAGGGGTAGCTGAAATAGCAGCAGTATACACACCAGCACTTTCAACATATGATATTCCGTTAACAAATAAACTAGTTAAAGAAGTAATTTCAGTCGAAGTATTATTAATATAATCAAATCTTGATGTGTAATCGCCTATCGAAACATTACCTGGCGGTTGATAGTTAATAACAGGAGTAACAGGAACAGCATCGCTACCGGCATTATTACCGACGTTACGGAAAATATTAAATGCACTAACATGATGAGTAGGATAATTACTTGAATTACTTCCTACAAAAATTCCTTCTCTCTCAATGTAATAGAATTTATTGTTTTCAATGCGAGTTCTCAATGGCCCAGTAACATTAATACTAGCGATCGATTCTGCAAATGTTATGGCTCTATTAAGATTTCTAAATCTTGATTTTGTAATAATGCAATCTTCGATATCGTAGTTAGATTTTATACCGTAGTAAAGATTATCAAAATTACAATTATCGATAATAAGATCTTTTGTGGTTATTAAGCCTTGTCCTCTTATATCAATACCGGTGTAATTGCTATTGCCAATTTGGGAATTTGCAACGGTATAAGTTCCTAAAAATTGTACATCTGAGATTACGCAATCAGTAGCACAATCTGCTCTCACTAAAGAAAGAGTACCTGTGGTTGATATACTAGTATCGTATTGTAAAGTCATTCCGTTAATTGTAATATTACTAGGATGTGTAGGCCCTATATATACTTGGCCGTCGACAAATTTTACGTAAGGACTTCCGATAGTGCTTTGTTGGTCAACAAATTGTATTAAGGAAGCACTACCTGTTGTTAAATTTAATACCGTATTTCCTTTTCCTTCGCCTTGTAATGTAACATACGGTGGAACATAGATAGTATTTTCTACTTGATAAACCCCAGCTGGTATTTTTACTACCATCTTACTTTGTCTACTGCCGTTATTTTTAACAAGGCTAGTTAGATATAAGTTATCTATAGCTGCTTGTAACGGAATAGCATTTGGAGTTACTCCATCACCGACTGCACCAAAATCTAAAACACTTACGTTATCATCGATCTTATCTTGTAAAGAACGTGTTACAGTATTTTGAGCAGGATATCCAGGAATGTGTCCTTGGAAAGAATACGCTGTAGTAGTGGACACAACACCATTATAGAATACTTGTACATCGTTTTCGGTTAAAATTCTAGTGTTATGGTTGTTAACAGCACCGCCAGCAACACTTTTACCAATGTACAAGTGCTCTGTATCTTCTGCCCACCCAAATTCACCAGGAGAAAGCGTAGGAATTCCGGTGATATTTTCCTGTCCACGACGTATCTGTATTTTGGCTATCTCGATTACGGCCATATCTAATTCTCCAATATTAGATATTTATCGAGTTATACTGGTAATTTATTTGGCGTAGTATTCTTCTACTTTACCTAACCACAGATCTTCGTATTTGGCAAAATCATTGGGCCATACATCAAACTGTTGGTATATTAAATCTCTAGAACACATGAATACATGCCCTTCTTTAATGTCTGTTCCATATACTTGATTATGTGCTAAGATGTATGCGATTAGCTGTATTTTATAATCTTCCACCCACTCTTCTTTTTTAGGTTTATTTGTCTGTTTATAGTCACAAATTGAGGGATTTCCTTTATAAACAGCTACTAAATCAGTAGTTCCTGAATATAAACCGGGGTAATATAAACTCTGCTCCATAGCCCACACCTCGTTTACATCTTTAAGGCCTTCTTCGATAATTCGATCAGCCATAGCATTAGCTTTTACGTGAACTTGATTATTTCCGGGCATGCGAGGTAACCCGGTTAAAAATCTTTCTAAATTACTATGCATAGATGTTCCTACTCCGGCAGCTTCGGTAGTAATCCTTTGTGCTTCAGCTTCGCCTACACGCTTTTTCCATTCAATTAAATGCGTCATATCTTTAGTTGCACTTAAGATAGTAGTAACACTGGGCAGCTTTTCGCCGTCGGGGGTAAGGTAAACACGTTTACGTGTTATCGGATCGTTAATCTGCTGGCAACCTTTGTACTGAAATTTTTCTACGAACGGTGGTGGTGTTTTTGTCATAATAATTTATTATATAATAAAGGGTTTTATCTGTCTACGTGAACCCGCATAAAACATTTATTCATGTATTCGGGTTCTATTTCATCCATAATCCACATAGGACTATATTTTAAAAATGCCTGTTTAAAAACATCAGCAGGTAACAACCTCTGAAATTCGATTAAGGGTTCCGGTATTTTTGCACTATCGACTTCTATAATTTCTAATTTGTATATGTCTTTAATAAGAAGATAATAAGCATATAGAATAAAGTCAAAATCGCACATACATAAATCTTTCGCAGTATTTTCGTAATCGATATAATTTAAAAAATTTAAAAAGTAATTTTTATTAAAGACTGGTAAATCATTGAACCAAAAATATGTTTTGAAATGGTGAACTTTAAGATACAGTTTTATTCGATCTTGTGCATTAAAAAATTTTAAAGGGGATATAATCATCGGGTTAAATGATTGCGGAGAAAAGTTTCCGTATAATGTTGCTTGTTTAATAGCTTCTTCAAATAGTAAAGGATAATCGAGATGTCTTGTGAATGCACAATCGGCATCTATAGCCGCAACATTTTCAAAGTCGGTGTTTTCAAAAATCCATTTCATACCAACAAACTTTTTTTCAGTTACTGCTGATTCGTACAAAAAAGAATCTTCTTCTTTAACTGTCATCGGTGAATTTTCGAAAAGCTTTTGCATTTTTAAGAGTTTATCGTTACTCATGCATCTGCTTTTTAGATCTGAACAAATAATAAATCTAAACCTTATATCTTTATCTAAATTAGCAAAATATTCGGCATCTTCTTGGGAATTAAAAACAAAATATAAATGGTCGTCGTTGAAGTATTTGTTATAAGATCTAATTAATTCTAAACCGTAATTAAATTTAGGGTAGTGAATTGGAACTACAAAACAAGCATTTCTCATGGAAATATTTATTGTTGTATATTTTATCTACGACGCTTTTAGACTTTAGGAGGCGTGCCTTTAAATGGTGGTGTTTTAGGTGGTTCTTCTTTAGTACCTAAAACAATTTGTTGGTCGTTAAAATTTCTAATTAGAGGCTTAATTTCAGGATTTTCGTCGTAAATTTTAGAAAAAATGTCGTAATTTATGTCTCCGTAGCCTAAATTACGTAATAAATTACTTAATGCAGGGTAAGTTAACACTCGGGGAGATTTTTTACTATCTCCCCTTCCAACTAAGTTTCTTAGTAGTGTTTCTAGATCATCGATAAAACGACTTTCTACTTCGAATAATCTCATTATTTTGCTAATCTTGAAATAATTGAATGTTCTTCAGATAATCTACGAGCACGAGCTCTTTCTTTTGATTCTCTCATTTCTCTACCAGCAGTTTCTGCTCCACCTGCAGCAGCATCGCTAGCAGCAAATTCATCATCTACTGGAGGTTCATTCATAGTATCGCCAGGAAGTGCTGCTAGATCATCCATACCGTCCATGCCAGTAGTATCAGCACCCATTGGGGTTGGGATTTCTCCACCAGCGAGTGCCTGTACTGCACGAGAAATAGTTTCTCTGCTACGTGTTACTACTTCGAGTGATTCTTCGAGTGCAGGTTCAATTGCTTCTTTAAATGCATTAGCTTCTGCTTCACCAAAATTTTGACGAATACTATCGTGTAATGAAATTAAATTAGTAGTCTGCATTTTTGCTAGCTGTGTCATTTGACGTGTTAAGTCGCTGACCATATCTGCTGCCGAACTAATATCTTTAGCTTTAGCTTCTTCGTTTTCAGTTAAAAGATGTTTAATACTTTCAATAACCATTGAATAGTATTGACGTGTTAGAGATTCTTTAACTTTCTTTTTACCATGTACTGGGCACTTAGATTTGCTTTCAGTCTTGCAGCAGCATTTTGGTTTAGCAGCCTCTGACATTTTTTTAAAGGGTGCTTTTTTCTTATCCTTAAGAGCTTTCTTCATTGGCTCTTTCTTATCGCCGTCACCGTCAAAGTCTAAGTAGTCTGGTTTAGCTTTTTTTGCTTCATTAGTTTTTTTATTCATTTTTTTGCCCTTAGCAATGTTAGTAGCGACAGCGTACATTACCTGCTCGCCTTTATCTTTTCCATAACGCTTTTCGAACTCTTTTTTCTTAGGTTTAAGATCTTTCTTAACAACCTTTTCTTTCTTAGCTTTTTCAGCTTTAGTAAGTTTGCGTTCGCCTAGCATTTCTTTAATTTTTGTGTTTAACAAGTTTAACATGTACTTGTCTTGTTGATAATCTTCGTTAGCTAGAAGATCGTTAAATCCGGCACTGCTTTCGGTCTGACTTAATTTTGTACGTAAGTGATTACGTGCATCTTCTAGTTGTTCGCGAGTATATTTGGTAAAGTTAACCTTTACTCCGAACTTTTTAAACATATTTTCGTTCAATACTGAACTGGAAACTGCTTGATTGAATTCATTTGTTTGCATATTAAACTTCCAAAAAACGATAAAGTATTTATCGAAGACGGCGGAACTTTTCGAAGTATCTTAATATTTCGTTTTTTGATTGTGCAGCTCTATTTTGTGCTATTTCTTGTTTAACTATTGTAGCATTGTATCTAGGCCAATCTTTTTTTAATTGGTAATGTTCTAGTAGCCTTGCAAAATTTCTATCTTCAAAAGCACTATACCCATATTCTTTATCAAAATTAATAATTTTTTTATCAATAGTAACGCCTGATGCTAAAGAATTAGCTATTAATAGTGCTGTATGAGGTAAGTTAATATTATCGTAAAATACTTCTTTATAACGATTTTTAACAGAATAAAATCCTAGTATAGTTTTAGATATAAAATAGTTACCAATTTTAACAGTGCCTTCTTTCGTCATAGAAGGCAATACTATTCCTTGCTCTCTGAAGGATTCTTTAATTTCAACAGCAAGAGTTGCTATTTGCTCAAATAATTGATCATTTTTTGTCATAACGACCAGTAAGAATAATGTTCTTATTATCGTTAGTTAGTCTATACATTCCTTTCCTAACTAAATTTTGAGCAGTCCAAGTATCGTGTTCACTTAATGAGGAGAGAGATATCGTTGAGTTGTGATTTTCTATAAATTCTCTTTCCTCATTGTTTATAATAATTGTAATATCTTTTATTAGATGATTTATTTTCATATCAATGAGATTTTGAAAGTATTACTACCAATGTTGATAATACTCCAGCAACGACTGTTCCTGCAGTTCCAATTAATACACGAACCATGCTTAAATGACTTTTTTCAATTATGGCTTGTAGTGTTTCAACTTTCTTTTCAATATTACCTAATCTTGTTTCTAAGTTACTATATCTTAACGCACACAATGCTACATGTGTTTCTAAACTTTCTGATTCGATTTCCGAGGAATCCAAGGGCATTTTTTCGTCTCCATAAACGTAATTAAATTTTAATCAAGTTGCCTATGTTGTTTGCCCAAAAGATGCCGTAATTATAGTATTTTTATATTGCGGTGATTCTAAGTCGAACACTGCTTGTTTAATATTTATCGTTTCGTTTAATTTTTCAATAATCGGCACATTGTTTACGTCATCAAAAAGTAAACCAATAGGATTGCCTTTTTCATTATCATAAGACATAGTTCTATCGGGTCTAAATTCAAAAGTCCATACTCTATGTTGACCCTTATAACGATTTCCAAATCCTAATCCTTTGATATCGACAATTTCAGATTTGGGCTGCTCGTCAAACTCTATAATCGAACGCAGCCCGATACATTGTTGTAGCGTAATCCAATTTTTATATTGATTTTGTTCTAAGAAAGAGCCTTGACCTGGTCTGCTAACTGGTGGTTTAGTAATATCTACTAAGGTTTTAATTTGTATCGTTTCCATTATATACCTACATAACTGTTGTAGATATTTATGCCATAAAAAAAGGCAACCTTGCGATTGCCTTTTTGTTTGATCTAATTTCTAATTAAAAATTAGAAGCCAGTTGTGTTAGCAGCAACACCTGAGGCAATAGTAGCAGTACTGCAGTCAACTCTTAAGTATGATGCACTTGCTGTTCCTGAGTTAGCCCAGTAATTTAAAACTCCTAGTGAACGAATAGCACCTTGTAATGCTAATGCTGTTGTGCTAGAGTTTGCATCAGTTGGTCCTGTTCCTAAGAACGAACCATTACCATCTAGACCGTCTGTGCCCAATGTTTCGATTGTGAAGTTCATGACATTAGTCTTTAACTGTCCAACACGACTTACTGTAGCAACAGTTTCGATCGCTGTACGGAAAACCTTATCTAAGGCACCGTCTGGTACGCTACCGTTACCACTGTTGTAATCTGTTGCAAGATTAGCAGCGTCTCCGAGCCAGAACGTGACATTGAAATCAGCTAAACTTACACCAGCTAACGAACCTGGTTTAATACCACCATGTACTCTTGAAATTCCTCCAGACATATTATTTCTCCTTATGTTCTGTCAGCCCTGTTTGGGGCTATCGTGCAAATATTTATGATTAAATGGAAAAAATAACTGATATGGCTAGATTATTCGTCTTTTAAATCACCTTCGATAATCTTTAGATTACGTGCTGTTTCTTTATGGTCTCTTAGTTTTCTTATTCCACGTATAAATTTAGCAGAATCTGCACCTTTAATACTGTTTATAAGACGCCTTTCGAGTTCGTAGGCTACGTCAGGATCAAAAGTTTCTCTTATAAGTTTAATTAAGTTAATAGCTGAATCAATAATATGCACAGCTCTTGATTCTAGAATAACTTCTCGGTCTTTTTTAACAGCAAAATCGTTAAGTTCTTCTAGCAAGCTTTTTGTTTTTCTTTGCACGATAATAGCCTTTCTTTTGAATATTTATTCATTTTGGATGCAAGTATCTTTTGATAAGATCTGAATTGATTATTAATGCAGTGCAACATATAATAAATATAGGCACACACAACGGAGAGTATATAATGTATTACACAACTATTAATGCCTTTGCAAATTGGTATTTTATAAATCGTTGGCAACCTGCAACTGAAGATGAAGTTGAATGGGTTACACAGCCTGCCAAGAAATCTTGTAATTAATTACAGTATTATGTATAATAGTTAACATACACACAGAAGGAGAACATTATGTCATTAACTGATTACACACCGAAAGCCCCTGAAGTTAAGTTTAACAAAAATGGATATGAGATTAGAACAGACATCCTTAGCATGGCCAAGGATTTAGTCGAAGCCGAATACAGTGCTAAGTTTGCTGGTTGGGAAATGAGTTCTCACGTCGATGAGAAAACTGGCCAGTTAGTATCTACTGTTGCTATGCCGGAATTTCCTGGCTTAGATCAAGTGTTAGCCACTGCTGAAAAGATGTATGCGTTTGTTAACGCTGGCGTATCAAAGAAGTAAAAGTGGCATAGCCTACAATAAAAATAAATTACTTCGTGATAGTAAAACGCCCCGTTCGGGGCGTTTTATTTTGTCCTTAAACTTTAGATTGATTTAAGACGTATTCCAATAAGAGATGCCAAACTCTGCTTCATCATTCGTTGAAGCATTTTATCTTCAATTAATGATGCGCACTTAAATGTGTTATTAATACTGTGGCAAGTTTCGCAAGCATCGCTTGTTTGTGGATGCCCTGGAGCATAATCAATTTTACCTAGAGCTGGGTGGTGAGCGCCATCATGACAGCTAACACAACCGGTTGTTATACCTCTGTGAATATCAGCAAGTGACATACTCCATGCATCGTTACTGTGTGTGCTTGAATCTTTAGTAACATGGCAAGTACCGCAATCAGCTGTCGTTGGAATGTGATCATTAGGTTTACCCATAGCACCATATGCAGTAAATGATCCATTATGGCAACTATCGCATCTTTGCCCACTTACACTAGCATGATTCATAGCCCATGAAGCAGTAAATGACGTTGTATTATGGCAAGAATCGCAGTTAGTTGTATTAATCGGAATATGTTTTGCTGAACGACCGATAGTTTGTGCAGAAATTTGTCCTGTTGGGCTACCGTTATGGCAAGTAGCACAGATTTTTGGTGTGCCTAAATAAATGCCACCTGCGTGACAGCTAGCACAAGTGCTGCATTTACCAGTTGACAAGTGCGAACCGGTTAATGGAAAATTTGGGTGAATTGTTTCATATAACGTACATTCAGCAGCATCTGCGGTATCAGTAAACATTATCATTGAACCTGCTGCAACTGTAGCAGGAACAGCAATATATGATAATGCTAATGCTATCGTTATAGCCATAGACGATAAAAGTGTTTTTAGTTTTTGCACGGTAGAAAACTCCTTGCGGTTTCTACTGCTATTTAGCAAAAAACTGCTTTCTTAATTGAAGGAGTTACTGTTAGGATTATGGCAACCACTATAATTACAGTCAACAGCAGCTACTATTATTTTTACACCATTCCTAGTCACCGTTTTAGGATGATCGTTTGACATTCCTTGTGCGCCATAGCTGGTATACATGCCATTATGGCACCCTTTACACATAACAGTAGGGTAGCCTGTAGTGTGTATCATTAACTGTGTTATACCTGTTTTATTTGTAAATGCCATGGTATTATGGCATCCTGCACAATCTAATAATAATGTAGGCAGATGTCTAGCACTACGACCTATTGTCATACGGCTAGGGTCGCCATTATGACAGGCAATACATGTTCTAGGTGTGCCTATCCAAACTGCCGAACCTTCGGGTATATGACACATACCACAACTAGTACACTTACCGGTACTTAAATGCGCACCAGTTAACGGCCAACGAGGATGCAATTTTTCATAGGCAGTGCATTCGGCTCCTAATGCTTTTGGAAAAATTAATAAAAGTAGTAATACTGCTAATGTTTTAAAAATCATGTCTAAAACCGATATAAAAATTTTGATTTTTATCAGTAGGATTATTATATAAGGATGATCTAGTCTTTGTCAACGATTGTGAATATTGTCCTTCTAAAACTGTATGGTCGGTAATAGAATAAAACCCTCTTAAAATAGCAGATAATGTATCTATTTTTCCATAATCTTCGTTGACAGTATCGATTCTTAATACAGTCGAAATACTATTTCTATTTTTATCACCAAATTTAAAATTATCTGCAAAAGTAATATATGAAGATTTCCTACCACCGGTAGAATCATTGGCAGCAAATTCTATACTATTATTAGGTAATAGTATATTTTCTCCTTTTAAATGAGCAGTTAATGAATAATTTTGTTTATCTCCTACTTGTATAGGAATAGGTTCAAAATTAGGATTTAAATTAAAACCTGGTATTGTAGATAAATTAGTTGACTGTGCATCTGCAGTTACTTCCCAATTTTTAGAAATCTTTTTTCTTACCCCAACAACTGCTGATGTAGCAATAGGAGTAGATTGTGAAATATAATTGTAAATTTCATTAGATGTTAGCCCTGATTTTAATAATAGATCACCGATAGAATTATAATACTGTCGATCTAAAGAGTATTCGCCTAAAGTAAGTGCAACGTCTCCATATGGCATCGGAGTACGTCGTCTTTCAAAAATAGCAAAAGCATCAAAGTTTTTTGCATAGTAATTGCTTTGAAAAGAAATCAAGTTTAAGCTATGATAAACAGTGTCATATTCAGATCTTAATAATAGACTAGTTTGGTTTGTTCTATAATCTAGACTACCGCCTATAGCCATTCTTTCTAGTAACCCATCTGCTACTCCTCGATTAACATATAGTCCAGTACCCCAATCATTATTAATTCTCCAATCAACTTCCATTCCTTCAAAAACTCTTTTTGATTTTGAATTAGAGCCTAATACTGGATTACCAACTGCAACTGATATTTTTAAATCATCTGAAACTTTGAGGCCTCCCGAAACACCGTCAAATCTTCCTACTGACCCGGCTACACTGTTTTGTCTGCCTGCTCTTATGTTATAACCTTTAAATGTATTAGCAAAATCTACGTAAGCATTTGACAAATTAGTTCTGTTGCCAGCAGACTCACTAAAATCTTTCACCTGAGAAAAACGTACACGGGCAGATAACTCATATTCGTTGTGTGTTTCTTTTAAAGAAGCTTGTACACCCGATATTAAATTGATCTGTTGTGATTTTTGGCCAACACCTACATTATTATTTTTTGTTACATATAGATAATCAGATGTATTTCCGTTAAGTTCAAAACTATCTCCCTGATGCGGTGCTTTTGTTTTATCGATTTTTCCTATTGAAAATCCTGCAGGTTCCAAAATTTCTAAACTCATTAAACGTTGTCTTACACGAGTTCTATCTTCGTTATCTTCAGTATAGATTGCTAGATAACGTTGATATTCTTTCATAGCTTTGTTAAAGTTTTTTGATTTTTCATAAGCATAACCTAACATTTCGTGAGATTCTTTTGCAGATTCTGCAGGTTGTGTTGAAATGATAGATTTTAAATTAGCAATAGCTTGATCATAATTTCCTGATTTTTCTAATAAAAGTGCTTTAGCTTCTGCTAACAATTCACTAGCAGGTCTAGTATCAAATACAACTACAGGTTGTTTAATTCTATCATCGTCATCATCATCAACACTAGGACTTTCGGCTTCTAAATTAACTTTTTCTTTATTAGGTTCTTGAATATTTCCAGTTAAAAAGAATCTAGCAAGTTTATTGCTAACTGTTTCTTTTTTTATGGTAGTAGTTATAATAGGCAGATCTTTTGAAACAGCATTATTTGTTACTTCTTGAGTATTATTTTTAAATTCTATTTGATTAATTAATCTAGGTTCTTTAACATCAACACAACTAGTCGCATATAATGCAGTTGCTAAAAGAATTGTAATCTCTTTTCTTAATACTCGTGATTTAGTTTTCTTAACAACAGCTACTTTTGTTACAGGAACCGAAATAGTAACTGTTTTTTTTATTTCAACTTTTCTTTTTTGTTCGGATAATTTTTGTAAGGAAGCTTCTAAATTATCTTTTCCAGATAAAGATGATAATAGATTAGAGAAATTATCCTCGTTTAAGAGCTGTTCAAAATTGTCAATGCTGAGAACAGAATCGTGGCTCATACGTTAGCCTCCGATATGTTTAAGCACCGCGTCCAAACATTTTTCTAAACCATTGTACCCAGGTATGTCTTTTTTGTATATTTTCTTTACTTTCGCCGTGATTTATTGCTCTAGTTACTGCGGTAGTATCGCCCATATGTTCTGCATCAACTTTAGTTGCTACACGATTTTTCCAATACCAAATAGCAATAGCACCCATATACTTAGGACTAGCTGCTAAATTAGGTTTATTAGTTAGGTCAATACCTAATGCTTTTCCGGCTTGTTCGTAGTTGCCTCTTCCTGTAAGTTGGCAAAAGCCTCTTCCTCTATACATCCAAGCATCATTAGGATGTTTATTACCTAATGCATGTCTTATTCTGTCGTTTTTCCAGTAATGATCAATGAACCATTTTTTACTCTTAAAAGCTTCGCCATTTCTATACATTTCGTCAAACTGTGTAAAGTTACCACTTTCGTGCGCCCACTGTCCTAAAAATTGATCCAATTCTAACCCTACTATTCCTTGCTTCATAGCATCGTTTTTAAGATCATTTTCTAAAGCGTTAGGAAGTTTTACCATTTTTTGAGCTTGAACATACTTCTTCAAGTATGATTGATTTAATGGAGCTTGTATTTCAGGTTCTTTTACTGCTGGAATTTCTGCGTTTGATAATTTTGGTATTTCGAGTTCAGGTCCTTGATTCTTATCAACGCTAGTCGGACCTTGGTAATAATCATCATTATCATCAGAAGGGATCAATGGTTCGTCCTGTGTGTCTTGAGCTTGCTGCTGTGTATATTGATAAGGAGGATAGAAATAATCATGAGATTTCAATCCGCCTATGAATCCTGCAGCGGCAGTTAAGCCTAACCCTACTTGTCTCGATCTTTTCTTAAGATCGTCTTGCCATCCTTCGGTCATTACCGGAAGATCATCAAAATATTCTGGATGCATTTTATTAAAATGACGCATTACAATGCCGGCAATTTCGTGTGCTTCGTTCTCAGCAGGGCTTCCAGTATGCCCGCTAGTAGCATCTAATCGATGTTCTGTATTTTGTTTATAATGTACTAGCTCGTGTGCTAGTGTACGTAATATATCTAAAGGATGACGATTTAGAATTCCTAAATATATTGTATTGGTATTATTAACAAATTTACCAAACGTTGGTTGAACTCTGTCTTGAACACGGTCAACTAATTCAATTTTGGGTAAATCCTTTAGCCCAATTTCTTTCATAGCTAAAGGAAAAAATTTTCGAAAAATTTCTATTAAATCGGGGTTTTTTGAGTCTTCAAATAATTCACGTAGTAACATCCTGTATTTATATGATTACCAGTCTACATACTCGTAGCTATATGATTGGTTAATTTCCAAAGTTTCGTCTAATTCTAAAGAGTTTTTTATTAAATGATAATTTAACAAAGATTCAGGATGAGGATATAGCCCTTGCTGATAGTAAGATGGAATAAAATTAATTAAATCACTATAGATTGACATATTTTTAGAAGAAGTTATAGCAAAAGCGTCACACATACCATATTCATTATAATAATGTTTGTAATTATTTGGTGTGAAAACGAGATTTGGGTTATAATCTAATTTGTTTTTTAATTCTATTAGATTAATCTCTTTTGTAATTTCTCTGTCTAGCCTAGTTCTAACAACTAAATCGTAATTTCCCCACGTTTGTTCTGTTTCTTGACGGAGTAAATCGGCTTGTTTTAAACTATAAAATTGTAAATTAATAGCATTTATTGAGCCAATTGACGGCAACGTATGATATTCGTGAATATTATACATTCCTAAATGAAAACGTGAAAGTATATGGCTAACAGGTAGATTTTTTTTAATTTTTTCAACAGCCCAATTAACATCGGAAATATTGATCCATTCAGGCGGAATGTTTTTGATGTTTTCGTTATTTTTCCAAATGTAAAAAAACCAATCAACTTGACTATAGCCTTTAAACTTTGTAAGGTGATCGTAGAAAGACATTTTGTGGAATCTTGGCTGACCACTAACCAAAATAGCTATTTTCATTATTAGTTTACCTTAAATGTCCAAGATCCAGTGTGATCGCAAATTACACTAGTATCTGCCCAAAGTGTAAATCCTCTATCTCTAGCTTGATTACAGAAATGAACATCTTCACTTAAAGTATTTTTATGATCAATTGCACTATGATATAGGAAGTGAGGATATGGTATAGCTTTAAACACTTCAGATTTAACTAGTACGCAACCAAATCCACATCCGTCAATTGGTACTAAGCCTTGCCCTTTAATAGTATTCCAATCAACATGGCTAACACCACCATGCGGATTTTTACGCATAATTTCAATAATATGTGTTCCTGGAATGCGTTGAATATATATACCTGAAACAATATCTCGATTATGCGATAATAGTTTTACTAATGTGTCTGGTGCAAACGAAATATCGCTATCAACAGCAAACAAGTAATCGTATCCATTGTGTATCGTCCAGTGTGCAATTAGATTACGTACTTGATCTACTTGATATCCCCAGAAATACTGAAACTCAGCAACGTATCCGTCGGGTATAATTAAATCGTATATACTTTTAAAAGTCTGAGCTTCAATATTTCTGTTAGTTGGAATAGCTATTAAAATACGTTTAGCCGGGCCGATATTTACAGCAGGAGCTGATAATGCAATTGGTTGGCTAACTGTTTCGGGTTTTTTTGGTGCACGATCAATAGGATCATTATTTCCAAAAATAACCGAAATAGCTCGATCTTGCTCTTCTCTATTAACCTTATAATCGTTAATAGGACTTGCATCGTTGTAGTTATAAACAATATCAGGAACCACATAAATCCGATCAGGATCACAATTATACAATGCGTTATAGAACGTAGAGTTATCTCCGCCGGCTTTAAACCAATTGCCTTGATTATCTTGGAAAGCCTCGTTAGGAACTTCTAACAATAGTTTGGCTTTCATTGTTCTCAAATGAGTATACGGAATCTTCCAATTAAAATGATAGTTTTTATAATCTCTAGATTCAATAACTTCTGGAGGATAAGGCTGACTGATTAATGGAATTTGATCAACCATACTCCAGCATGACCCATAAGTAAAATCGTGATGCCAATGAACAGCATTAAAGTATCTTAATACATCAGGACGATTAATTAAACTGTCGTCGCCGTCTAACATCATAATAACATCATTAGGATCTAAATCTCTAATAACACTCATATGATTATAGACTGCACCTTGGTTTTCATCATTACGGATTAGTCTAAATTTACTTTGTATTTCTTCAGGTAGCTGATTGATATAATCTTCTGCAACTTTAAATCCGTTATCGGTACTAGCATCGTCAATTAACCAATGCTCGTAACGATCGTAGTCTTGTGCTGCTACGCTAGCAATACAACGTTCGATGTAAGGTTCAGCATTGTAAAAAGGACTAATAATAACCATCTTCTGTTGATCGGATAATTCCTGTGGAGGAACGAGCCATTCTTCAGCAGTAGTCATACGACGGTTAAAGATTTTTCTATATTTGCTTTTAGTGTAAGTAGCTTGCTGACTTTCGCTACGGCTTAAGTACAAGCCTAACTTATTGTAAATATGCTGTTTCCATTCTAATGCAACAACATCCCACCCGGCTAAATCTTTAATAACATCTAATGCCTTCATTCTGCGTTGGTGTTCTTTAGGATTATTGTATGCATTAACAACTAATTCAACTAGACGGTCTGCTTGCTCTTCTGGATTAACGTTTGGAAATAAACTATTCGGTGTTGTGGAATAGTCAATCAAGTAGCCTTCGGGGCTAGCAGTTTCTTCTAATGCACCGAATCTACAGCTGATCATAGGAGTATTAGCGTACAGAGATTCTAGTGTGCTAATGCTGTAAGTTTCAGGAAATGCAGTTGGATACAGGAAGTAACTAGCCTTTGCAGAAATTTCAGCAACTTCTCTTTGACTAATGATTCCTGTAAACGTAATAGAAGGGTTGTTCATGTGCGGCCCAGCTAACTTCATAAACTCAGATTCTTCATCATTATGCGCAAATGCTGCACCTAGTTTATAATGGCCGCCAATTACGGTTAAACGTGCTTTAGGTATTTGTTTTACAACTCGAGGCCAAACAAGATTTAATAAAGGATCGAGGCCCTTGCTCATATTAGCGTTGAATATAAACAAGTTAGGGTCTTTGGCAGCAATGTCTACTTCAGTAAAGTATTTTACTAATCCGTTTCTAGTAGTCCATGTGCGACTACGCATAACTTCCATCATGCGCATGCGCGGATGTGCAGCATTCATTACATAGAATGCATGGAAGTCACTTAGTGTCCATACTTCGTCAATAGCACCTGTCCAAACAAGATCTTCTAGAATGTCATCGCCCCAACAGAATGTATCGTGCATCCAAAACACTTTTAGTTTTGCGTTACGACGCATATTTTCAAAACAACGATAATCAATTTTTCTATTTGTTGTTTGGGGATAATTATACCATGGTTCTGTAATAAAAGGTGTAACTACACGACTGCTTATAACTACATCAAAAACATCAGTAGTTGATTGTAAATCTGCAAGAGGTCGATAAGTGACCCCATCATACATACCAGGACTACTACCATCTTCGTTACAAGCGTTAAACACAGTAACATCAAGCCCAATTTTAGCTAGTTCTCGACTGTTAAGAATAACCGCACTTTCGCTACCGCCCATGCCCTTGCGATTAAGAGTGTCGCCATCGTATGCCATGCCAACAATATCAACGAATGCAATCTTAGGACGTGGTCCGGGTAATGCAGTTACCTTTTCGGGTTTTTGGGTAACAACAACTTCTTCAGGATTAGCAAATCGTTTACCAAATACTTTGTGCACACGATAGTTAATCCAATCGACTGCCTGTTGTTCCTCGGCAGATAATTCTAATCCTAATTTATAATAAAAATGCTGTTTCCATTGTAATGCAACTGTATCCCAAGTACTAACATCTTTAGCTGCATTGCAAGCATATTGCTTTTGTTGATGTAGGTAAGGATCTCTTATAACACGCAATGCTAAATCAACATAGCGATTAACCTGATCGTCGGTGTTAATATTAGGAAATAGTCCGTTAGGCTCTACTGGAAAATCGATATAGTAACCTGCTGTTTCGGCTGCAGATTCTTCCATGGCACCGAAGCGTGTACCGATTATAGGTGTATTATAGTTGATACTTTCGATAATGCTGATACCTGATGTTTCAGGAAATGCACCGGGATAGAGATTGTAACTGGCTTCGGCCATAATTTCCGCAATCTTAGGTTGCGGAATAATTCCTGTAAACTCGACAGACTTATCATGTGCTACAGAATTCTGTAAGTTAATCCAATTCTGTTGTGCCTCGTTTACTGGTTCGTTATTGAAACGATAATAACCGCCGATAATTTTTAGTTTAGCATTAGGTAAATGTTGTTTAAGTCTAGGCCAGATCTTTTGTACTAAAGGCACCATACCTTTAGTAATCGAAGCATTATAGACAAATAGGTTAGGATCTTTCTTTTTAATATCAACCCAATCTATCCAACGATTAATAGCATTGCGTGTATGATAGATATAACGTTTTAATACTTCAAAGTTACGTCGTGGTCCGTGACTAGAATGTGTAGTGTAACTAATGTGCCAATCGCTGAGATTAAAAATCTCATCAATGTAGCCTTTAACACATAACTGTTCAAGTAAGGCATCACCCCAAATAAACGTATCCTGCTGCCATAAGATCTTTAACTGTTCGGTTCGTTGTACTTGACGGAAAATATTTGGATCAAAATCTCTAGGAGGTGGCTGACGTACTTGATCATAAAGTTCAAGCGGAGTAAATGGTATTACTGTTCTTTGACTGATAACAATATCAAAGCCAAACTCACGTTGACCTAGTGTTCTAATAGGATAGTAGTTAACACCATCGTAAATACCGGGCTTAGTATCTGGGCTGTTACAATCATTAAAAATTGAGACTTCAAAGTCTAGTGCAACTAGTTCTTTTGCTACAGAAATGATTGAACTTTCTGAGCCGCCGATGCCTTTTTTCTGTAAAGTTGTTCCATCGTAGTTAAGACCTACGCAGTCTATAATCGCTATTTTGATCTTTTTCATATGCCGTATTTAATATACGCATATAATAGCAGAAAGGAATTTAGAAATCAATTGCCCTGTAGTTTTTCTACCAATTGTTCTAATTTCTCAATACGATCTAACAGATGTTTAATAACAGTATGATGATACGGAATGGCTTGATTGTACCCCATAGTTAACTGGTAACCTTCGGGATGCACCCATCCGTCCTCGTCCACTTGTTCTTTCATCTTCTCGTTGGGAATAATACCTAGCATGTGTTCGAAGCCTGCTTTGTGTACAGATTGTGCCCCAAACCCTGCTTTTAATCCACGATCATCATGCTCCACAGCATCTGGATTCCAAGTATATAGGATACCGTCTACTTCTTGAATAAACAGCAAAGCCTTTTCTAAAGGAATAGTTCCTTGTATATCCTTAGCACGTTCGTCGGATGTAGCGTCAACTTCGGCTGCTTGTATACGATCAGAACAATACAGACTGTACGGAACGGTTCCAGAACCACCAGGGACAGTTCCGGCGCCACCGGTTGACAAATAACCATACCCACTTATAGCATATGACTTATTACCGTTGATGTTAGCATAGGCTCGTATAGTAGTTGAGTTTCCCATCAGGATAGCTGAGGCAGGCGACCCACCATTTACCGGTGCTTGATTACCTAAGATGATAGCACCATTATTAGCATTAAGCCACAGCGATCCGCCGTTACCTCTAGCGTGTATATGCGAATTGCCGTCGTCGTATAACATAAGTCCGCTGCCGGTATTAGCCGCGGTGCCGTTAAATATTAAATAGTTATTTGTAGCATCATTGTTAGAAACCGTAGCTGTACCAAATGTAAGTCCTCCGGTATCAGTTAATGATAATATTATAGCGCCATAATCGCTACGCAGTATTTCTAAACTACCGGTGCTGTTTAAGCGGAAGTATTTGTTAATGTTAGTAGCACTAGTGTAACCGTTTGTTACTCTTAAGAAATCGTGATAACCTGTGCCGCCCTTAGAATTGTAACCAGTAATTTGTAAACTGCTATCTGCGCTACCGGTATAGCTGATATTAGTTAATCCGCCGACATTAAGATTCTGTCCTATGCCAACCCCGCCTGTAATAACTAATGCTCCTGTAGTAGTATTAATTGTTGCAGAAGTACTTGGTATAACAACAGATCCGTTTCCTTTAGGAGTTACATTAAGATTAATTATTGTATCGGATCCTTGAGCAGATATCGTCGGACCATTTCCTGCAATTGCTCCCGTGACTGCCATGTAATTAGTCGCAGTTGCAGTAGGTGTTACTTGGAATTGTAGTTTTCCCGTCCCGGCATTTGGATCGCCTGATGAATAAAAGTTTAAATTACCTGCATTAAGCGCACCAAAATTAATTCCGATATTAGCATCCGAGCCACGTGCAATAAAAGCTGGGCTAAAACTGGTAGTAGCCGCATTGACTTGCAAATAGTTTACTGCAGAATTATTTGCGCTTATACGCAAAGCATCTACACCGCTTGGAACAATACGCACAGTATTAGTAACACTGCTGCTAGATCCGCCTATATAAACAACACCATCGCCTTTAGGAGCAAGACTAATCGGTGCAGTTGTATCGGATCCACCTACGCTAATAGTTGGCCCTGCTCCACTTGGAGAACCCTTGACGGTAACGTAGTTAACTGAACCGACGTTGTCTATCACTTGCAACTGCGTTGTCGAAGTTACCCCTGTCCTTAATGAAATAGCACCAGTGCCTTTTGTAACAATGTTGAGACCAATATTTGCATCTGTTCCGCCAGCAGAAATAATCGGACCATTACCTGTCGTTGCCCCAGTGATATATAATTGATTAACCGCTCCTGTAGTGTTTGTAATTCTCAACTGGCCGGTTTGACTAGTTCCGCCTGAACCGATAGTAACAATACCTGTACCGTTTGCAAATAAAGATAAATTTGAATTAGCATTACCTTGTGCAGCAATTAACGGGAATCCACTATTACTAGAGCCGTTTTGTATTTGAATATATGAATCAGCGTTAGCAATATCTCGAAGTCTTAAAAGTGAAATATTAGCTGGACCATTATAGGGTCCTTGAAAGTCAATAGCAGTAGCAGCAGATGCACCGATGCTCTTAATAATTATTGGAGAGCTAACAGTTGCATAAAATGAAGCGCCACTGCCACCGCCGCCACTGACGGTAACGGTCGGTTGCTCAACATATCCTGATCCTGCTTGAGTGATTGTATAGACGTTGCCTACACCAAATACCAACGTAAATGTTGCACTACTACCGGTGAGTGTTGACACAGTTGCAACAGGATTTGGACCTGGATAGTTAAAGTATGCACCGCTAGTATATGCAGACACTCCTGTGACGTTGCCACCTACTGCAGTTACTGTGATCGTTGCACTAGTTGTGTATGTACCCCCTAAAACACTTAGTACCTCGCCATTAGTATACCCTGTACCTGATGATGCTACAGTCGGTGTAGCAACAATGCCGATAGGTATAGGTGCAACAAGTGCTGTTATACCACCTGGAGTTGTTGGCGCAGAAATTGTTATTGTAGGAGTAGATGTATAACCGGTACCTGGAGAATTACGAGTTAGCGATGTTACCGAAGTACCATTACTTAAATTGAAACCTCCTGTTCCTGCCGATAAGTCAATGCTGCCAGTTCCTTTAGTCTGTAGCAGTATCGGAATATTAGCATCAGATCCAGTTGCAACAATTGCTGGCTCGAGTGTAGTTGAAGCACCTGAAATGGCAACGTAGTTTGCGTTTGAGGATCCAATTGTTCCTGTTCCTCCGACGTTTAAGTTGCCACCAATTCCAACACCGCCTGCAACAACTAATGCACCTGTATTTGTTGAGGTAGAAGTTGCTGTAGCATTGATATATATTTTTCCAAGACCTTTAGGTGTTAAATTTATATCAATATTAGCATCGATACTGCCAAACGCATTGATCGTAGGACCGCTAACTCCTCCAGCAACACCGTTAGTGATATTTAGATTGTTATAGTTTGATCCACTAGCGGTTGGCGTTATAGTAAGTACAGTAGGATTATTATTTACTGCACCAAGTTTAATAACTCCGTTTCCTTTAGATTCGATAGTAAGGTTAATACTAGTGTCTGTTCCTGCAGCTAATATCGATGGACCTGTAGCACTTGCACTTACAGCACCAATAATTTGAAAATAGTTTGAATTAGTGGCACCTATATAAGAGTCACCTGCCCATATATTACCACCAATTCCAACACCACCTGTAACAACTAATGCGCCGGTTGCGGTAGAAGTTGCTAAGGCAGAATTAGCAAATGTACTGGTTCCTCCAAAATAATTCGGAGCTGTTCCGCTAGCATAGAAATTATACTTGTTAACTCCCGAAGCAAGATTTATAGCAGATTGAAATCCATAAACGTTAGTTGCAGTAATACCGGTAGGATCTTGTGCATAATATCCTATATGATTGGTAAATCTTACATCAGCTGCAGCATTTCTACTTGGACTTGCAGAAAACATACCATACCATGTATTAACTGATCCTGACACAGCACTTGCATTCATATCAACTCGAGCAAATGTTCCATACATGGTAGTATAGGTAGTAGTATTTCCTAACGTTGGTAAGAATAAATTTCCGTAATACGCAGCAACTGTTGTCGTAGTTGGTGCAAGAGTATGTTGGTATTGCAGTGAGTAAATATTTCCAGAGCCGTTAAGTGTCCCATATGCGGCTATAAATGGTCCTCCGTACGAGGCACTCATATTAATTGGTGAGCTTGCAAGATTCCCACTTAAATTGATACCACCACCTAATGTGCTTGTTCCAGGAACGCTAATACCTGAATTAAATGTTGGAGTAACGCCTGATACACTTGATCCTCGATTAACCACACTTTGCAAAGTGCTATTATCCCATATAGTAACAGCTCCGGTAGTTGTATTCACTACAGTGTCTGTACCTGCTGTTATACTACTGACATAAGATCCTGGAATGCTTCCGGTATATCCTGTATTACCAACACTACCGGTATATCCTGTAGCTGTACTAGCTGATCCAGTATAACCAATACTTCCAGTATAACCAATACTTCCAGTATATCCAATACTTCCAGTATAACCAATACTTCCAGTATATCCAATACTGCCTACATAACCGATACTTCCAGTATATCCAATACTGCCTACATAACCGATACTTCCAGTATAACCTCGGCTACCAGTATATCCTCGGCTACCAGTATATCCTATACTACCGGTATAACCTTGATCACCAGTTGATCCAGTATATCCGGTTACATCAGGAGCACCTGTTATTTGACTCCATGCTACATTAGCTAAGGAATTCCATGCGGTAGTCTGTATTGTATGATCAGGGAACGTAATACCGGTACTAGCTATATCCCAAATTATGAGACCATTTATTACATCATATATTGCTGTTCCTGTAATAGTATTATTGCCGCTAGCGTCAGTGAATGCTGATACAGAATCTGTAGGATTAATCAATAATTGAGTTCCGGTACTATTTGTAAATGGCAACGAAGGTACAGTTATATTGCTAGCATTAGGGTTATATAAGTTATTGCCTACTACTATTTTGACTCCGGTGATGAAGCCATGCAGATAATATTGACCATAAGTACCATCGTTCCACCCGCCTATTTCGTGTGTATCTGTTACGTTTGAAGTTAGGTCATCGGGGATAGTTTGAACTCCGGTGGTACAGGCAACACCATCTAAGAATACCTGACAGTTGTTGCTACTATCTCTAACAAAGGCTATATGATGCGGTACTCCGGTAGTGATTGCTCCTTGAGCATAAACAAATTGGGTACTTCCGTTCCCCGCATCATAAGTAATTCCTGCTCCGTTTTCATCTCCTCTTGCTCCTAACGACCCCACGTTGGAACTAGGTGGACCAATAAGTGCGTACTGGTCAGTATATCCGGGATCAATTTGAAACCATACTTCCATTGTAAATGCTGATGTGCCAAACTGTATACCAGGACTTATCAAAAGATTAGTAGTTCCGTCAAAGTATAATCCTGATCCGTTAATACCTGTATTATTGATAGTTACATCACCGGCATTACTCAGTTGAAGTGTATAATCACTGTTTACTAGTTGATATGGGGTTGCCACGCTGCCCGTGTAACCGATATCGCCTTTTGGACCTGGTACAGTACTTGCTGCTCCGGCACTGCCGGTATACCCGATACTTCCTGTATAACCACGACTACCAGTATATCCTAAAGATCCTATATAACCGATACTTCCGGTATACCCAATACTTCCATTATATCCATTAGTACCCGCGCTACCTACATATCCAATACTTCCATTATATCCGATACTACCATAATATCCAACAAATGTGCTAGCTGTTGTAAGTTCATATGTTGCTGGATTATAAAATACAGCCCAAGTTGTAGCACTGGTGCTGCTGTCTGCTCTCACCGGATTAACATAAAATCCAGATACTGTTCCTCTTACAGCCTTAGTTCCTGAAGCATTTAAAACTATGGAGTTTGCTACACTAGTTGCTGAATTTCCTATGACAATAGAGAAATTACCTTGTGCACTATTGTAACCAGCATTTGGACCAATAGCAACTATACCGTCAGCTTGAAACGCTGATGCATATAATGCTTTATATCCTATTGCTATGTTTCCAACTGATGTTGCGGTTGTACTTTTTGCAGAAAGTCCATAAGCAGCGTTAAATCCTACAGCTACTAGGTAAGTAGCTTGAGTCATATTAGCACCAACGTTAGTACCTAACGCAATATTATAATCTCCGGTAGGCCCAAATGAGAAAGCATTATAACCAATTGCTATATTGGCTCCGGCCGAACCTGCTAAATTACCTCCTTGTAAAGCAGCTGTGCCTATAGCAATATTATTACTAATTGCGGTCGAACCTGATCCAATTTGGTATGCACCATATCCTATAACAATAAGATTAGGGTCACCGGATGTAATACCAGAACCTGCACCGTTACCGATCATTATTGCGTTCGACACAGTAGTATTAACGGGAGTTCCATTGCCTAAGACAATTCGATTATTTTTAAGAGTTAAATTAGTAGCAGTAATTGCATTAACATTTAAGTTACCGCCAATGTTAACGTCTTTGCCAACCCCTAACCCGCCAGTAATTACTAAAGCGCCTGTAGTAGCTCCAATAGAATTTGTGGTATTAGTTATTGTTAAAATACCTGAATATGGATTAGCAATCAATCCTGCACTGCCTACATATCCAAAGCTACCGGTATAACCTATTGATCCTATGTAACCAATGCTACCAGTATATCCTGTACTACCTGTATAACCAATACTGCCTACATAACCTATACTACCTGTATATCCAGTACTGCCTGTATACCCGGTGATACCTTGTGATCCTGCATAACCTATACTACCTACGTATCCTAACGATCCAGTATAGCCATAGCCTACTGCAGATCCGTTAATGTAAATAGAACCTCCGATATTGATGTCTCCACCAACACCTACACCACCGGCAACAACTAATGCACCGGTTTGTGTATTAACAGATGCTGTACTATTAACTAGAATTATTCCGCCAGCTTTGATGTTACCATAAGTAACGCCAACAAAAGTAGAACTACCCTCAGCACCTGAACTATACCACTCTAAATTTCCAGAATCTTGTGCTAATACTAAAGCTGCATTAGTATCAGTATTACTGTAATAATGGAATCTTAATCCTATGTCTTTGCCGTCATTAAATGTCCACTGCCCGTTGACTCCTCCGGGAGGAGCATGTAATTCTAGAATATTATCTGTATAAACTGTATTAGTGCTGTAGACGTAATTAGTTGATCCACCAAATACTACATCATTTTTAAATATAGCAGGACCAGTTACATAAAGTGATTTTCCAATACCTACGCCACCTGCTACATATAGTGCATTAGCTGTTACTGTGGTTGTACTGGCATCTGTAGATGTAGTTATTATATTACCGGCGACAAAAGCATTGGTAACTGTAAAAAACGGAACAATAGTAGGAGCAGCATAGGTATTAATAACAGTTTCGGTATTAATAATGTTGGTTACAGTATTATATGTATAGCTGACATTTTGTATTACTAGTTGACCATTTTGTGTACTTAATTTAACATCGCCGAGATATATAGATCCACTAGTTACAAATACGTGCTTCCATTTATTTGCTGGCGATCCTAAGTTATATGTATTATCGGCTGCAGGTATAATATCGCCTGTAGCATTAATCCCAGCAAACGTAACTACGTCAGTAGTATATAAACTTTGATTAGTAGGTATAGTGCTAGTGGACACCCATTTAGTGCCATCGTAGGTATACCCATTGTAAGTAGTTCCTGTTGTAGCGCCTGGTGGAAAATTTAATGACATGCCGTATTTAACTCCTCATTACCTATATCTTCTAACTATAACAATGGCACTCACCTTACAAACTACCATTGCCATAAATCCAAACACCGCCTATTGCATTAGTGGTACAATAAATCTGTAGCATAAAACTGTTTTGTTGCGATGCTCCGACTCCATTCATTGTAAAAGTATTTTTACCGTTACTGCATTGACTAGTAGTAACTCCGCTTACTGTAAAAATGTCATTAACAGTATGAGGGGTAATAAACATTTCAATTTTTCTACCAGGCGAAAATCCAGTTAGTGTTATAGTTCTATTGCCATTAGCTGTGGGTTGCCAATATACAAAAGTTGGACCAGATAGGTTTACTGTGATGTTAGTAGCTGATGTAGTTCCGGTGCTAGTAATTGCCTGCGGTATTGCCCAGACTGTAACAGCACCTGTTGATGTTGATACTGCTGTGCCTGTACCTGCTGTGATACTACTGACATATGACCCGGGAAAACTACCTGTATATCCTATGCTACCAACGTAACCTTGTGGGCCCTGCACTGTGCTAGCAGAACCAGTATAACCTATGCTACCAGTATAGCCAACACTACCAGTATAACCAACACTTCCTGTATATCCGATTGAACCAGTATAACCAACACTTCCTGTATATCCGATTGAACCAGTATAACCAACACTTCCTGTATATCCGATTGAACCAATACTGCCAATATAGCCAATACTGCCAATATAGCCAATACTGCCAATATAGCCAATACTGCCTGTGTAACCAATACTGCCAGTATAGCCAATACTGCCAGTATAACCTTTTGATCCAGTATATCCGATACTTCCAGTATAACCAACACTACCTGTGTAACCTGTAGGGCCGCTTAATAAATCTACCCAAACAGTAACATCGCCGGTTGTGGAACTAACGTGTGTGCCAGTTCCTGCACGAATGCTAGTTACAGCACTTGATGTTGTAAACGCTGTATACTGGAATGTATTATCTCTAAAGGTGATTCCACCGATAGAGTTACCAACTAAACTTAATCCTGTAGCAGTAATATCTGCTGTAACAGTTTGTATACTGTTTGTGTTTACAGGAGTTACTTGAAAACGTATTCTAGTACCTGCAGCAGTGTCAGTAAAATCCTGCACAGCCTGCACATTAATGCGGCCGATTGTAGTAACATACCCAGTAGTACCCCATCCTTGAGAACTAAACCGTAATAGTGTATCGCCGTTCTTAGTTTGAGTAGGAGCAGTAACGGTACCGCCAGCTTGTCTACCAGCAATAACAGGATACGATCCTGTACCAAATGCATCCAAACTTATACGAGTAGCAGTACTATCTGCTCCTGTAATTTGTAACATAGTATTGTTAAAGTTACGAGGCTGTTGTATACCACTAGCATTACCAATAATACTTAATGCTGACTGTGTATTTGATAATGATATTGGGGGATTGATAGTGGTTAAACCCAATCTATCCACAACAAATGCGGTATTGCCAGCAGGAGCATTAACTCTAATCGGACGATTGAATATAACACTGCCTGTGGCAGTAGTTGTACCTACTAAGATATCACGAGCGGGATTGGCAATTTTAATTTGGTTGTCAACTAATGTAAATTCACCTACAGTTAATCCTACACCGCCTTGTAAGTATACTAGTCCATCTTTAGCACCGATAGCAGTGTCGGTACCTAATGTTTCGTCCAAGATATAAATTGTACCAGCACCAAACCATATATGACGCCACCGCATAGCAGGCGACCCTAAGTCGTAGGTATCATTAACTAATGGTAATATATTGCGTCCCGCAATAATGTTTCCAGCAACTCCCGGGAATAATCCAACGTCTGTAATAGGCGGAGTAGTGACAGCTAGATTGGCATTTAGTGTATTGCGTCCTACTAAGACTGAAACACCCGGTGCAGGTAAACTAATTGCACTATAACTATAATCACTATAGCCTACAATCAAATTACTATATGTTCCGGTGCAGACTGCTAATACCACAGTACCGGTATATCCTATAACACCTCCAGGTAATATGTTAGGTATGCCCGCACCACTTAGTATGTCGCCTACTTGTAGAGCAGGTGTAGGAGTTTGTGTAAATTCATAAACAGCATATGGAGCAGCAATACCATTTAATAATCCATACTGTCCTGCAGATAATGTGTCTGTAGTCAATGTACTATGCGCAATAACATTAGTTAATGTTAAACTGGCCAATGTATATATCGTAGCAGTGGTACTACCTAAAATAGTTCCAACGGGGATGTTTATGGTATTAACACTAACACTACCATTATTTGCTAAGTTAAGAGATAGTGTTGAACTATTAAGTGTATTAATGTTGTTGACATTTAAACTACCAGTAGTAATAGTAGCCACAATGTTTTCAGACATTGTACCTTCGGTAAAGAATTGTAAACCCTTGCCTGGAGTGTCTGTACCAATACTTAAGTTACCTGCATCCACATACAAGTAACCATCGTCGGGACCGTTAACAGTCCAAGTGCTGGTATTGTAATTGCTACTGTTAATACCTAAGTCAATATAATGCATGGCATCGTTGCCCGCATCATTAGTTACAATAAAGTCGCCAGAAGCGTTAGTACCGGAACTGTGATTTTGCAGTATAACCTGCGTGTAATTGTCACCATAACTATCTATCTGTATAACAGCATTTGTGTAAGTTAATGACAAGTTTACAAAGCCAAAGTTGGCTTTGTTAGTGACTTGTAAACTATTTAAAATACTATATCCGGCTACTAAGTGCTCGGTTTGGAATCCGGTAGTAGTATCTGTATACCAATAGTCATTGCCGTTGTTGTAATTCCATAGTAAGCTACGTATACCGGTAGTGGTGCTGCCTAACTGTATACCACCGTTATTAATAGTAGAAGTGTTAGTAGCACTACTAGCAAGATAGAGTCTGTATCCTAGTATCTCGGCGGGTATAACATTTGTAAATGTTCCTAACACACTAAGGTTGTTAACTGTTAATTGATCAAAAATAACAGTAGCACTCGTATTAACATTTTGAGGAATACTAATAACACCATTAACGTCAACGTTGATATTATTGCCTATAATCACGCTGCCCAGTTGGCTAGCACTTGCTGGAATATTAGGTCCTATAGGCCCTTGTATACCTCGCGAACCGATGTAACCTATTAATCCTTGCGGACCTATTGTAGTTTGTACAGCAGGAACCCAATAGTTTTCAAATCCTATGTATAAGTTGCCGTCAATACTGTTCCACCATAGTTGGCTTGTATTGTAGGTGATAGGAGTGTCTGAAATGATAGGGTTGAAGCTACCTGCAGAGCCGCTGTATCCAATGCTGCCCACATAACCGATGCTGCCCACATAACCGATGCTACCTGTATAACCCTTACTTCCGTTGTATCCAATACTTCCAAAGTAGCCTATACTACCTACATAACCAATATCACCTTGTGAACCAATATAACCATCGATACCTGCACTACCTACATAACCTATATCACCTTGCGAACCAATATAACCATCGATACCTGCACTACCTACATAACCAATATCACCTTGTGAACCTACGTAACCATCGATACCTGCACTACCTACATAACCAATATCACCTTGCGAACCAATATAACCATCGATACCTGCACTACCAATATAGCCAATATCGCCTTGTGAACCAATATAACCATCGATACCTGCACTACCTACATAACCAATATCACCTTGAGAACCAATATAACCATCGATGCCTGCACTACCTACATAACCGATATTGCCTTGCGAACCTACATAACCAATATCACCTTGTGAACCAGTATACCCCTTACTACCAGTATACCCTTTGCTTCCAATGTATCCTACACTGCCTGTATACCCTTTGCTTCCATAATAACCGATATTTCCCTGAGAACCAGTGTACCCAGTTATTCCGTCAATACCGGCACTACCTACGTAGCCAATCGCACCTATAACAGATATTGTGCCATCGCCGGTAATGCTAATACCACTACCAATTTTAACCCCACCTAATGTACTTGTAGTAGCAGTTGTTAATACAAATTGTGAAACGGCATCTACCCAAGTTCCTTGGTATTCTACATACAAATTGCCATCAATACTATTCCACCATAGTGTTCCTGTTGATTCGGACACAGGCGCAGTGTCTGATACGATTACTGTGCCAACTGATCCTACGTAACCTATACTACCGACATATCCAAGGGTTCCATCAATACCAGCAGAACCAGTATATCCATTAATACCATCGATACCTGAACTACCTACATAACCTATGCCAGCAGAACCAATGTATCCGGCAACACCGGCACTACCAATATATCCAGAAGTTCCATTAGTACCCGCGGATCCGGTATATCCGTTTCCTACTCCACCAATAACAGATATAGTGCCGTCACTAGTAATACTAATGCCGCTACCAATTTTAACGCCGCCTAATGTACTTGTAGTAGCTGTCGATAATACATACTGCGCAACAGCATCGACCCAAGTATTTTGATAGTTAATGTATAGATTGCCATCAATAGTATTCCACCAGAACGTTCCGGTTGATTCTGGCCCTGGATTAGTATCGGAAACAATAGCAGCACTTGAGCTACCGGTATATCCTGTACTGCCGGTATAACCAGCTACACCATCAACACCTGCAGATCCAGTATATCCACTTATACCATTAATTCCTGCAGAACCAGTATATCCATTACCTGCCCCGCCTGTAACAGATATAGTACCGTCAGCGGTAATACTAATGCCGCTGCCAATTTTAACTCCGCCTAACGTACTTGTAGTAGCTGTTGATAATACATATTGCGCAACTGCATCTACCCAAGTGTTTTGGTAATTGATATATAAGTTGCCATCAATTGTATTCCACCAGAATGTGCCTGTGGCTTCTGTTCCGGGATTAGTATCGGAAACAATAGCAGCACTTGAGCTACCGGTATATCCTGTACTGCCTACATACCCATTGACTCCATCAATACCAGCAGACCCAGTATACCCATTAATACCATCAACACCTGCACTTCCGATATATCCTGTAGCACCTTGTGATCCGGTATAACCATTACCAGATACTCCTGTAACAGATATAGTTCCATCAGGAGCAACAGTGATTCCTGCTCCGATTTTAACTCCACCTAATGTGCTTGTGGTGGCGGCAGCTAATACATACTGCGCAGATGCATCAACCCATGTTCCTTGATAGCTTACATATAAATTACCATCAGTAGTATTCCACCAAAGTGTTCCGGTAGGCTGTACTCCAGGAGCAGTACCAGACACAATAGTAGTAGTTCCGCCACCGCCGCCTCCACCTGTAACAATAATGCCACCGGGAGTAACACCGTCACTAACTCTAATAGTATTGGTAATAGGATCATACCAGAGGCGGCCTACTTCCCCTATTCGGGTAGTGCCATCGCCGTAATTTCGTCTACTGGTAAAAAAATCCTGTGTATAGGCCACGGATCACTCCTTAGCCATCTAGTGGATCGTCGTCATCCGCCGCTAATAAATCTGCGTTCTTCTGTGGCACATCGGCCATTTTCTTCATTATTTCAATTTTAGTCTGTAAAGGGGGAACAAATACATCACGCTCTAAAGGACCTTTAACTTCGGGCTCAGATTCTTTGCCATCGAGCTTGTCGATAACGTCTGCAATAGCTCTCATAAACTCTGCTGCCCTCATGCCTTATACTCCTAATGTCCACGGATGCCCAACAGTAGGGCTAGTGGTTCCTCTAACAGTAGCAGTTGATGTACTAACATAAGCAACATGCGTTCCTGATATTATATTTAATACTCTATGCCACGTAGCGGTACTGCTCTGACGCTTAGTTTGTGCTAAGTTCAACTTTAAGTCTCTGCGATAGAGTTTAGTAGCTATTGCAGTACTTGAAGTTGCTGTAGAAATATGGTTAAGCGCCATTATTTTTCCTTATTATTCTATATTTATACTTAAAAACTATTCTTCAAACAGTAGTATATGCGCATCAAATGTTGCTGTAAGATTGCTATATAATTCAGCACCATCGCCTTCTTTTAATATAAAATTACTGCCAGTAACAGTTCCAGATATAACATATAAGTAGGCTTGATTTTTTACATTTAAAGTATGTTGACCTTTAATAATGCCTGCATTTATTTGCATATCCTGCTTTAAGTCGATTACAATGGGTCCATAGTCTGTAGTTTTTTCTATTATCTCATAGTAAGGATTGGTGTTAAAGTGTTCCTGTTTAGGAGTAATCCAAATTTGTAGATATCTTGCAGGAATATTGCTGACACAAGCTTCTGTATGCCATATACTCTTACCGCACCACATATGCTGTATTTGTCCGGGCTTTGCACGGGCCACATTGCCTAAACTATCTTTATGCTCTAATTCACCTTCGACCATATATCCTAATATGTCAAAGTTACGGTGCTCATGATTAGGCACACAGTTGCCGGGCTGTTGTATATCGTCATTAATTACTTTGAGATCCCACCAGTTTGTATACTTAGGATCCCAGTAGCTATTGTTGCTGAATGTTCTACGCGATTCTATCCAACCTACGTTTAGGTAGCCTCTTGTGTTAGCAGGGCGAATTTTCATTAACGCACCCAGTACCAGACTACTGTCGATTGGAAAGCTACCGATTGGTCCCACGGACTAGGAGTAAATCCACTACCATAATATTCTACTAATGTACCCCACCAATCACCAGGGTCGTCGTGAGTAGTTGTAAGTACACCAGGTATACCTATATCTCCGGGATTATACCAGGGCATACGATGCTCCATCCCGCTGTCGCTATAATTCCAATTACCAAATTTGTGTACTTCTGTAATGTTCTGACGAAATCCGGCAGTTCCTGTAATAACATCTTGTGTGTTACCACCAAAGTATACCGGTGAACCTTGTGTTTGAAGTGTAGGTACATCAACTCGACCGGTAAAACTATAAGCTTCGTTAGCAGTCCAGATACCTCCGATTCCTCCTCGACTGCCTATTTCTATCATAAAATCAAACCCGCTGGCGCTGCGTTTAATATAATCTGCCCAGCCAACAATACTATAGTTTGCCGATCCATCACTGCCATAGGCACCATTCGGAACTAATGTTGTAGGAGCAGAAGTTTGGTTGCGTAGTAAAGTCTCAGAGTATCCCCAATCACTATAATTGTTTTGTAATATCAGTGTCCAACCTCCGCCTTGTGTAGTCATATCACAATACGCTTGAAATGGTGCTCCACCATTAATGTTGGCATTTTGTAACCAATATAATCCATCTGTACTATTTGGATATGCTTGTTTGATTATGTAGGCATTTGGAGCTGCGGTTGCTGATGTAAGTCCGTTAGGAATAATAGCAGTTGGTAACCCACCATTGAGAATAACACTAGGTCCTATTGTAAATCCTGAATTGATTATTAGTCCCATAATTTAATTCCAATATACTTCAAATGGTTCGTTAGAACCCACATTTGTCACATTAATGATCGTGCTGTTTATTCCGTCTGTTACAGTAATTTTTTGATAGCCGCCTTCTAACACATTGCCAGTTACAGTATAGATACCACCTATGTGATCATTTAGATTAGTACCAAATGCTGTAGCACCTACAGGTATTGATGCGTCGCCGTTAGCATTGGGTGCGGTCCAGGCCTGATAAACATTAGTTCCTGAGATTCCACCGGTAGCTGTAGGAACTGTGATATGATTAACAAATGGTGGGTTAAAATAAAACTCGGAAGTTTCTACATATCTATCTACTGGAGGAGTATATCCTGTTGTCCAGAACACTGGATTCCAATTTGTGCCATCACCACTCCCCCACAATATCCAATCAACCGGATCTCTTGCAGGTACATCATCGGCAGTAAAATAACTCATACTATCTGCTGTAACTGTTCGTCCAAAGTCGATGATTAACGGCCATCCCAATCCGCTTTGACCACTACTTGGCTGCATACAAAGTTTTGTAGTAGGGTCATTGTCAATTGCGTGATCAGGAGTTTCGCTAGGTGAGGTATTAAACCCAGGAGTACTTGATGCTGTAGCACCGGTATAATCTATACGTTGTCCGTAACGTTTTAATACTAATTCAGATATTTGCCAATTATCGTTATTTTCAGCAGATGCATCGGCTATACGTGTTACAGAAAATTTCCAATATCGATAGCTTCTATGTATGGTAGGGTCGGGTCTTAGAGCACCTTGTAGTGTAACACCGTTGCGGATAGTTTGTGCTGATCGTATTGTTATTGCCATAACTTAGTAAAACTCAGTTACACTAACAACAAAGTTAGAATCATTGCTTCCAGCTGGTTGTGCAACAGCATATAAAGTACCACTGTTGATGCCTGCGGTGATTGTAGTTGGTCCATATCCGGTAGAGGTTGACCCTACCTGTCCTGTAACAAGTACATTAACATTACCATTAATATCTTGAACAATATTTGCTGTTAGCATTTCTACATATTGTCCGTAATTGACATTTGAACGACAAACAATTTGTGCTCCAATAACACTAGACGTACTAGCTGTCCAAATAGTAGCAGGTGCTCCTGCTAAAGAACCCACCGATGCGCTTGCGTTTGTTTCCACGTTGGCATTGATAGTAATATTGCCTGGCAATGATAGTGCTCCATTAGATGCTAGCGTCACATCGTGCCCGTTATTAGTTAATTTGCCAGTCCAAGCTGTGGTTTGCACTGTACTGTCTGGGAACTTCAGTGCTCCGTTAGTGTAAAAGTCCCAAGTACTAGTAGAGGTTATACCAGTAACACTAATTTTAGAACCAATAGAATAAACAGGCATACTGCTAAATGTATATGTTCCACCTGATTGGAATTGCTGACCACCCGACACTAGAAGCTGAACTAGATGCAGATAATAATCAAGCCCGTCAATCACACCGTTGGTAACACCTGGGCCATTTACGGTCCACGTACCGTCAATTTGAGGCAGTGCACCAAAATCAAACCCAGAGAAAAATCCGTTATAACCGTCCCCAGTAGTTACGGTACAAACAGCAACGTGTGTAACCGAACCAATAATGTCACCGATAACTGTGCTATTCGGCAATGTTAAATCGCCGTTAGTGCCAAAGGTCCATACTTTCTCTGCGGAAGATTTGTTTGATTTTAATACAAGATTGGCGCCGGCCATCAAGGTAGTATCAGTATCAGTTATGGCAAATCTATCCTGTCCAGCTCTCTTGACATAGTAGTTGCTTGCTGCGCTGGTGATCATGTTATGACCGCCATCGACTTTGATACTGCCGTGATCGGTTGTTCCGTCGCTACTGAATACAATGCTGCCGTTGTCACTGGCACGAGCCCAGATAGTTCCCGGAACTGTCAAGATGCCGTCTATGCCGTACATCCAGGTATATTGTGTGCCGGTACCTGAACGAATATTACTGCCAATTGTTATACCACCCCCGGTAGGCTGTAACAAATAGTTATAGTCATCACCAAAGTATAGATCTATGTCAGCATTAGGATCTCGCATGATATGGTAATGACTTGGCCCACCAATTAACTCTGGTCTATTACCAAATCGTATCGTGCCACGATCAGTGATTAGGCCAATGCCTTGACCATCAACACCAGCATCTATACTACTGCCGTTTGGCAATGCCAGTGTTCCGCCATTTTTAAATTGCCATACTGGGTTATTGCCAAATGTCAATGATCCTTGAGCAACACTTACATAACTGTTATACACGTAGATATTATAGGTACCGTCGTTGTTGGAAGTAACACCTGGAGAAACTATGTTAGTTTGAAGGTTGTTGGAATCAGTAACTAAGTCACCGACTTGTAATAATGTGTCTAGAGGCAACGGACTAGCAACGTAAAGTACACCAGTTCCTAGAGTAGGAGTGTCAAGATTGCCATCTATAATTGCGTATGGTCCATAAGTGGGCATTGTTATCTGCCCTTTATTAGGGAACATCAGTTTACCATCTGCTGAAAATACCCAGGTGCTTGTATTAGAACCAGTAGTAGCAACGACAGTAACATCCGTACCTGTACCACTACCTTTAATAATAGGATTTAACTCAGGTAATGTTAATACACCATTAGTACCAAAGGTCCAGATACTAGTTGTACTTGTAGTAAATGTTTCAATATAGACATTGGGATCTAAACCCGCCCCTAAGATAGTTGATGCTGTACTTAAAGTTAATATACCTGTATCGCCACTCAATGATACTGCGTAAGTTCCGGAAGTTAATTCGTACCCATTACCGCCACCTACAGGGTTACCGCCTGCTGCGGTACCATCATGCAACCTTAATTGATTAGCATTATTGATTACCAAGGTTCCGTTAGGCAGTACAATATTATCGTTATATAAGTTTACTGTTGAATAATTTATTTGTTTTAACATGTTACTTTCCTGGTTCCTTGATTAGCAGTAATTCTCGTTATAGTGGTAGAATACTTTAGCGGTCCACATAATTTTCAATTCACAATCCTGTGTATGGGAAAAACTTAATACTCCATTAGTGTCGCTAGCAACTACTGTAAAGACATCATTATTTCCCCAAGGCTGTGTGGCTTTAGTATGCGTCATGGTACCTAAAACATTATGTATAGTTCCGGTTTCAAAGTCCCCGTATAACGGATTCAAACTCACCGCCCATTTTGTAATCAAATGATAATCAAGTATAAATCCTTTTATAACCATTCCTGCAGGTGCTGGAGGGAGAGACTGCACTGTATTGTTAAAAGTATCAAACCAGATTAAACCGCCGGTTCCGTATTGATTAGTGCCGGTAGTATATGTAAGTGTTATACCGCCTGTGTAATTACGTATTGCCCATGGTTGCCCGTCACCATCGTTCCAGTTAGCGTCAGGACCTTCGCCTAAACTGGTAACAATCGTCGAAGTTGATACGGAATTTGATAGAGGCAGCGTAATTGTTCCATCTACATTATAAGTCCAAGTGTTAGCAGCAAGTGGCGGCGAGTTAAGAGGTTGAGTAACTAATGTAATATTAAATGATTGATTAGCACTATAGATGAAACTTGACGTATTTGCGTTTTCTAATCCACCCGGTAGTAAACCAATAGCAAAAAACTCATTAGGATTGCCATCCCCACTGCCGTTAAATAATAGATAAGTTGCCGAGCTTATGTTTAATATATTTTGTCCACCGCCATACACATTACTGTTTAATGTGACACTGGCTGTGCCACTTGTTAGTTGAGATATCGGTCCGCCTACTCCACCACTGCTGACTAGATTACCACCAGGCGTTACACCATCATGTAATCGTAACCCATTAGCACTATCCCAAGATAAAGATCCTGCCTCAAGTACAGGATTGACTCCGGCCCATACCCCTATTTGATTAGCATTAAAATTCTTTAAATTTCTAGTAGTCATCTGTTAATCCTTAATAGTTGTAGTCATTGCCGTAGAACATTTTAGCAGTCCACTGTATATATGTTGTTGCAGTTTGTGCAGCAACTGTATTTCCAAATGTTAATGCGTAAGGATAGTTAGCATCTGTGACCCAAAACTGATAAGTAGGTTCGTTGACATTAACACCATTTATATTGGCATTTTCAGCATGTGTTGCTGACCAATTTCCTGTAGGATAATCGCAAGCTAAATGTATGGTTCCAATCCAAGTACCGGAGCCTAAGATATAAGCATGATAGCTAATTATTGCTCCTCGAAATAGATAGGTATCTGTAGTAGCAGGACAATTGCGAGGATCAAACCAGATAGTAGGAGTTGTTCCATCATAGTTAAATACTCCTCCTGAATCCCACTCAGTGATACTCCACTCACTCGGGCTAGGGCTTCTCCACACACGGTTCTGTCCAGGATAAGCTGTAGTTTGTACAGTTTTATCAGGGAACTCTAATCCGCCAGTATGTTTAAATTTCCATGTAGTATAATCAGTATAGGTATTTAAAGTAATAGTGGTTGCGGTTGTTACAATCGAATTGTCTGCACTTGCTGCAAATAAAGGACCATTACCGCCGGTAATATTTGTTACGGTATAATTCGACGCGGTTACAATATAGGTATCAGGAGTAGGAACAAAATTGCTGGTTACTGTTCTGTAATTGCCTGTATCAATAAGTTCACCGTTAACCTCGGTATTAAGTACAAATGTTTTTGGATTAGTCTCGCTGTAGCCGTTGAATGTAACCCCAGTCATTGCAAGACGCCCGTTTCTTACTGCCAGTGTTTGACCTAATCTATCTGTCCATGGATCTGGACCACTGAACCATAAATCACCAACTGTGAGAACATCTGTTGTTGTGTTAGTTAAATACCGTTGCCATATAAACGTTCCATCGGGAGTATATTTTCCAAAACCTATACCAAAATAGTATTGATTTTTAATAGGTACAAATGTAAAATAGTTTACGTATAAATTTCCCTGTTCGTCTGTATCAATCGCAGCAGAGATATTTAAACATCCTTCGTCGTATAAGTAACTCCATATAATGTTACCTGTAGAATCTAACCTTGCAGTTGATACAGCAGAATTATAATTAGCAACATTATGTACGCCGTAAACATACCATCCACCGCCGGGTTCTGCAGCAGCATCTGTAGCATAGCTATTATAATTAGTCAATGAACTGGCATAGGAGTTTTGCCAATCTGCTGCTCCTGTTACGCCGTCAAGCTGTACTACAACAATCATAGAAGATGAATTATTATTGCCGTTAATAAGAGCATTGCTAGATCCTACTACTAATATCTTACCGGTATTAGTGTTTACTGCCATGCCGTATTCGTTTTCGTCGGAGCCTATATTACCTATAATAGTCTGCCATGTTGCTGTTCCGGAAAATTGATCAAATTTAGCAACAAATATATCATATGTACTGGTATCTAAAGCCTGTGTTTGACCTGCTAACACAATGCCTGTGTTGCCGTCGTGAGCAAGACTGAATCCTAAGTCTGTTCCGTAGAATCCAAAACTACTACTCCACACAATATTTCCATTAGGATCAAATTTTATTAATTCAATTTCTCTATTAGGGCTATTGTCTGCGTTAGTCCCATATTGATAGTTAATAGTTGAATATATATTGTCAGAATTGTCAACGCATAACCCATATCCTTCCCACCATGCAGTAGAGCTGGTAGCGACATTAGCTGTTATATCTTGACGCCATATGACATTCCCACGGGTGTCTAATTTTATCATGTACCCAGGTTGATTGCCTTGATCATCAACACCAATAATAATAGTGTTTCCTTGGCTATCTAAGGTAACTGCTTTAGCATATGTTCCTCCTTGCACCGAATCAGCGATCCAAGTATGAAATCCTGCTCTAAGAGAAATATCGCCGCTTTCTATTTTGATAGCCGATTGTGTGCTTATTGGAAGAGTTACAGTTCCACCTGTGTCAACATTTAATGAATAACCGTTGTTAACGATCTGAGCACCATATGCTACTGGAATAGTTTGTCCGAGATTTTGTACTGTTTGTGCAGCACTCCAACGATCACCAGTCCAAGTATAAACTACACCGTTATCTGCACGGTATGTATCACCTACGTTTGGACTTGTGGGAAATAATAATGACATCTTTTGTTCCTATATGTTTACCAAGCAGTTAAAATTGCAATCCCATCGCCGCCTCGGCCACCTTGTCCGCCAGTCGTACCAGTTAATCCAGCACCGCCACCGCCACCGCCTGCTCCGTTCGCTCCATTACCACCAACTCCGCCGTTGCCTCCAGCACCGCCACCACTAGCCCCTCCAGTGCCGCCATAAAAGTAAAGTAATCCTTTAATAGGTGAAAACCCGCCAGCTCCATTCCCGCCCGGAGCTGTTGTTGTTCCGCCTGCAGCTCCACCGCTACTTGTTGGAAAAATCCCAGCACCTGTGATATTACCACCAGCAAATCCTGTGCTTGCAGCGGCACCTAGAGAAGCTCCAGACGCCCCACCTGTAACAATTAATCCTGCGTTAGTGTTTGAAGCTCCGGGTAACGTTAAATTTCCACCTGCAATACCGCCGATCGCTGCTCCGATAATTCCAGCTGATCCAATAAGATTAAAGTTTGCAGCAGTATTTCCGCCAAAGAAAAATCCTAATCCTGCTAGATATGCTGCGGTAGATGCAGATGCAGCACCTGCGGTACCTACTGCTCCAGCTGTAGTTGCACTACCAGCACCACCACCTACGCCTCCGCTTGCGATAGATAACAGATTATTTACGGTAATGCTAGGATCAATTGATACATAACTGGCTATTCCATTACCGCCGTTACCAGCATTGCCGCCAGCTCCTCCACTTCCTACGGAAATGTAAAGAATATCTGGCAAAGCCCATGCAGGAAATATCATATTAGCTTGAGCGGATGACCCACCTCCGCCGCCGCCGGCAGCATTACTAGCAGCACCTATGAATCCACTTCCTCCGCCACCACCGCCTCCTAAAAGGAAGAGATGTATGAAAGAAATACCTCTAGGTTTACGCCATGTATACCAGCTGCCGCCTGCTACAGTTGAGTTTGCAGTAAACGTCTGTACATCGGATTTAGTAGCACCGGGTATATTAAAAACATCTAACATTAGTATTTTCCGCCTATTGCAGTTACACTCCACCCAGCAGCTACTGCTGTTCCGAGCCCTACTAAAATTCTATATCCCGGAGGTAACGCCAAGTTCATAGGATAATCAATATCAGGAGTTGCAGCAGTTGCTGATATTGTTGTAGCAGGTAAAGAAATCTCACCAACAAAATAGTTGTTAATTTGATAATCTGCCGGGCTAGCTATTTCTCCAGGTACTACTGCATTTGTTTGTGTATATACATTGGTAGTAGTTGTAAAAAATACAACCTCAGAATTTGATACAGGTCCTGTGTACAGTCTGTACGATGCAGCACCAGATACAGCCCCCCAATTCCAAGTAATACTTCCGGCACCTGAACCTGCAACAACAGCACTAGTTTCTGTAGAAAATGCTGTTACTCCGCCCCATTGGTCAACTACTTGTATCTTTCCATAAAAAGTTCCAGGATATAATGTTCCACCTGTCGTGCTAGGAGTAGCACTAAAGTTAGTAGCAGTTGTTAATGGTGAGGTTTGATATAGAGCTCCTTGCGCCCCTAAATCATTATCGTTGATAAAAATCCTTGCTACAGTAGCTATGTTTGTGCCTAAAGCTTTGAATCTCAAACGCTGTACATAGCCGCCGTTAGTATAGTCTGATGTGAAGATAGGTATATTATTAGGCCCTGTACCTGTATAATCGTTAGCCGCATTAATTAATGCATAGGCTCCTTGTATATCACCTACCCTCGAATAAATTGGGTTTGAATTACCTGACATTTTTAAATCTCCGTTATAATAAATTATATCCCATTACAGTTGCTAATATTAATCCTATAGGCGCCTGCCCGATACTACCTACATATCCGATAGGTCCGGTAATACCTTGCGATCCAACATAGCCGTTTGAACCAGTGTATCCGCTACCTGTGCTACCTACGTAGCCGATCGATCCATAGTAACCAAATGATCCAACATAGCCAATTGAACCGGTGTAGCCTCCGCCTATGCTTCCTACGTAGCCGATGCTTCCTGAATAGCCAGCAACAGTACTTGCAGATCCGGTATAACCAATTGATCCAGTGTAGCTAACCCCTGAGCTACCTACGTAGCCAATTGATCCAGTGTAGCTAACCCCTGAGCTACCTACGTAGCCAATTGATCCATAGTAACCAATTCCGGAACTACCTACATAGCCGATGCTTCCTGAATAACCAGCAGCAGTGCTTGCAGATCCAGTATAACCAATCGATCCATAGTACCCAATACTACCAGTATAACCGCCGCCTGAGCTACCTACGTAACCGATACTACCAGTATAACCACCACCTGAGCTACCTACGTAACCAATGGATCCATAGTAACCGATTCCAGAACTACCTACATAACCGATACTACCAGTATAACCACCACCTGAGCTACCTACATAACCAATACTACCAGTATAACCACCACCTGAGCTACCTACGTAACCAATGGATCCATAGTAACCGATTCCAGAACTACCTACATAACCGATACTACCAGTATAACCACCACCTGAGCTACCCACGTAACCGATTGATCCATAATAGCCGATGCCTGAGCTACCTACATAGCCAATGCTACCGGTGTAACCGATACTACCAGTGTAACCAATCGATCCATAATAGCCAATACTACCGGTGTAACCGATACTACCAGTGTAACCAATTGATCCATAATAGCCAATACTACCGGTGTAACCGATACTACCAGTGTAACCAATTGATCCATAATAGCCAATACTACCAGTATAACCAATACTACCAATATAACCAATGCTACCAGTGTAACCAATCGATCCATAATAGCCAATACTACCAGTATAACCTTTACTACCTGTATAGCCTAATGATCCAGTATATCCTGTAACATTAGGAGCACCTGTAATTTGAGTCCATTTTACAGAAGTTGAAGTATTCCATGCTGATGTTTGTCTAGTTAAATCTGGAAATACAATGCCAACACTATTATATAATGTAATGTTTGTAGTTGAAATATCTACAGCAATGTTATTTGCTAATGTGCCTTCGGTAAAGAATCTTACCCAAGTTCCTGGGGTATCTGTACCAATAGTAAGATTACCACCATCGACGAATAAGTAACCATCATTCGGTCCATTTGAAGTCCAGTTAGGATCGGCATAGACACTACTGTTGATTCCTATATCAATATAGTTTTGACTGTTGTTTCCTTTATCGTTTACGATTACAATATCGTTTGATGCTTGAGTTCCAGTAAAATGATTCTGTGCAATAAGTTGTGTAGAAGTATTAGCACTACTATCTATTTGTAAAGCAGCATTAGGATAGTTGATAGTTCGGTATTGTGTATTTAGGTTAACATTTCCACTAACACCTAATTGACCAACAATAGTAGCAGTTGAAGCTGAGATCTGATTTACGTTAATTCCAGCACCTTGGAAATTCCAGTAGCTATTTGCTTGACTGTATAAAATGCTCTGTTGGAATGTTCCAGTACCTAGAACAATTCCGCCGCCGTCGATCTGCGTTACGTTTGTAGCACTATAAGCAAGATTAATAACTTTATTTGCAACACTAGCGTTAGTTGCAACAGTAAGGGTGGAGTTTACAGTTAGATTATTAACTGTAAGATTTTGGAACGTAACAGATGCAGTAGTATTTAAATTCTGAGGAGTACTTAATGTAACAGCACCCCCAACACCTGGAGTAACTGTAATTTGGTTATTTGTTCCATTTATTGTTTGTACACCAGTAGCACTTATGTTTAATGTTTGTGTAGCGGTATTAATGCTTCCGGTTATTCCTGTTCCGGCACTGAGGTTTAACACTCCTGATGAACCTGCACTACCTACATAACCGATTGAACCGTTGTACCCAATACTGCCACTATATCCAAATGATCCAGTGTATCCGATACTGCCACTATAGCCAATTGAACCGGTGTATCCAATACTTCCAGTATAACCAATACTTCCAGTATATCCAACCGAACCTGTATATCCTATACTTCCAGTATAGCCAATACTTCCATTATAGCCAATTGAACCAGTGTATCCGATACTTCCAGTATAACCAAATGATCCAATGTATCCAATACTGCCGACATATCCATTAGCACCATTACTGCCGGCATATCCGATACCTGAACTGCCTGTATAACCAATACTACCTGAATATCCAACAGCATCATTACCAGCACTACCAGTATATCCAGCACCTTTACTACCTGTATAACCCAAGTCTCCATAGCTGCCTGTGTAACCAATTACATCACTAGCACTACCAGTATACCCAATGTCTCCTTGGCTACCTGTGTATCCGTCGAATCCGCTATATCCTGTTGAACCAGTGTACCCGATATCTCCTTGGCTACCGACATAGCCAAGAGGACCGATGTAGCCAATACTACCAGTATAACCTAACGGTGGATTGCCAGTTACCTGGGTCCACGCCATAGTTCCTGTCCACGCAGTATTTTGTACTGTATTATTTGGGAATGTTAATGAGCCAGTAGTTGAAAATGTCCAAAAATTTGAAAGTGTAGTTGCAACATTTGTTGCAAGTATTATATTATTGTCAGCTGATATTTCGAGATCATTTTGACTTGCACCAGCATTAGTAATAAGAGAATCGATAACATGCCCACTGGTATTAATAAATGATAAAGTGCCTGTAGAACTTAAAAATACTGTAAACGAATTGTTAACTAATACATTACTAGTAACAGGAACTCCGCTTTCATAAACAATAGTTGCGCTATTAGGAATAACAAGGTTTCCGCTAGTGTCGACCTGTACAACAAAGCTGTTGTTAGCGATCGAGTTAGCGCCGGGATTTACTGCAGGAGAGTGGCCAATCCATTTAACGCCATCGTAGGTATATAATACGCCATTACCTCCAGTATATTGATCACCAATTTGTAAAGGACTACCGTCGGTTCTTGTTTTTGGAAAGCTAAGTACAGCCATTAAATTACGTTCCTATTATAATAATTCATTAATTATCCAGTAAGCACTATTACTATCAGCAATCACTGTTAAGTATCCGGTTGCAGTAGCGATAGTAACTGTGCTGTTAATACCATCAATTAATGCTCCGCCTGTGATACTTACATTAAGGTTCTGCCCTGCACCATTAATTTTCTTAATAGTAAACTGTTTGCCTTGTGGCGAATTAGTAGGTAAAGTTACATTTGCTGTTTGCCCATTATTGTCAACTAATATTACTGAATCAGTTGCAGCAACTACGTAAGTAGCAGTAGTTGGAGTTGCTTGCCAGCTTGTAATAACATTGCCAGTCCATGCAGTTGTTTGTACAGTTGTGTCGGCAAACTCAAGTATAGAATTGTTATTAAGACTCAATCCTGAGCTATTAAAAGTTGCTACTACACTAGTTGGTCCTGCACTTCCTGCTATAATTAAAACACTCTTGCCGTTTTGTGCAGTTCCTACTAGTAAATTGCCGCCGGTACCGTTAGTAGGATTACCTAATGTGTATAGCCATGCATCGTTTGGCTGTGCAGCAGTTCCGAGACTATTAGCCTGTGATCCATCCCATGTGCTCCCAGCAATCCCTAAGTCAACATAATTGATACTGTCTGTTCCGTTATCAGCAGTTGCTACCCATTCAGTCGAGGCTTGTGGTCCTGCATTAATGTTCTGGAAATTATTTTGAATGTACCCGCCAATATTAGCACTAGCTTGAAATACTGTTGCCGGCAAGGGAGTATATCCTGCCTGTACACCTGCATATAATGCGTTAATACCGTACTGGTCACCAAAGAATATTCCGGAATTTCCCTGTGTTGAGGATCCTAAGAATCTTATATTTCCGGTTACGATAAGATCGTCGTTAAATGTTGCAGTATTATCAATCATAACCCCTTGAGGTGATGCAATATGTAAAGGACCATCTGCACTTTCGGCATTAATTACCGATTTACCAACGTAGATACTGCCTGTGCTAACATAGATGCTACGCCATTGAGTTGATGTTGATCCTAAATCATATGTAGAATCTCTTGCTGGAATAATGTTACTAGGAAAAGCATTGACATTTACTGCAATAGTACCGGTATTTCCAACAGTAACTAAAGTAGTTCCGTCAACTTTAACTACACCTGCTGTTCCGGTATTACCATATGGATACAAGAATATAGGGCTAGTATCAACCCAAGATCCACCGAGGTAGGTATACATTCTTCCGCCTACTGTATCATACCATAATACTGTAGTTCCTGTAGTAGCAGGCGGCGTTGAACTCTGTACAATATAGGTAGTAATTTCTTTAAAATTAGCATTTACTTTGTTAAATGCTGTTCTCAGAACGTCTCCGTTACCAGAGTTTGGAGCTGTTCCTGTATTAATATATTGTATACTCATGTTTTAAAGGTCCTACCGTTGTACCGTATATGGATATTTATTCAAAGGCGTTGGTAAAGTTTTGGTTGCTGTTTTGGTAATTCCTAGTTATAATAAATCTATGTTTCAAAACAGCTAAATATAGGTATAATATGGCAGCAACGTTAAAACTTAACACTGACGGTAGCCCTGTTTCAATGATTCCACTCAGTACCATGAGCTGGAAAGAAGCAATTCTTCAATTAGTTCTGGACAAGGTCGTAGTGCTTGAATGGCACGAAGACTGGATTGTTCGCAGCGTAAATTGGGAAACTCGCGTACCAGCAGTAGTTATTTTAAAAGAATATGAAAAACGCAAAGCAAGCATTCGCTGGAGTAAGCAGAATGTGTTTCTACGCGATGGTTACATCTGCCAATACTGCGGCGTAGACGTTAGTCGCAAAGATGCTACACTCGATCATGTATTACCATTAAGTCATGGTGGTAAAAACACATACGAGAATACTGTCTGCGCATGTGGAAAATGTAACTCAACTAAAGGTAACGATCACCGCATTCGTCCTAAGAAGACGCCGGTTAAGCCCACTTATCACCAATTAGTCGCAGAAAAGCGCAAACTGTCAGTGGATGACGATCGCATCCATCCAGTTTGGGTAAAATATATCAGCCCATAAAAAAAGCGCAGTTTTTACACTGCGCTTTTTCTTATTTCTCTCGATAAACTACTCGACCACGTGTTAGATCATAGGGGGAAACTTCAACCCGCACACGATCACCAGTGAGAATCTGGATTTTGTTCTGGCGCATTTTGCCAGAAATCACAGCAAGCAAGCTGTGCTTTTCGTTAACTTTAATCTTAAATGTTGCATTCGGCAACACTTCTTCTACAAACCCTTCTAATTCAATTGCTGATTCTTTTGCCACTTTACTTACGATCTCCTTTATAAATGTCGTTGGCCGATTAGTTGATAAGCTCTGCTGAGATGATCGGCTGCATGATCAACAGATTCTTTAATATCTTCATTTTGTTCAATATAGGGATGCTTTCTTAGCAGTTCCTCTATCATAATTAGCACACAATTTATACGATCTAGTGCTTCGTGCGTGTGATAAGAATCAAGCTCATCCATTACCGCGCTCCAGTTTGTCCAAAATTTTATAGATTTTTTTAGCAATTGGATTGAGCCTATCTGCAATTTCTTCTTTAGTAATTGCAGGATAACATCCTATTATATTATATTCATCAGCAAATTCTTTAAGAATTGATAGATACTGTTCTTCTTTGGTTTTAACAGTTTTAACCTGCGGACGATTAACATTGTATTTTGCTGCTTCTTCAGTCATTAGATTTTTTCTCCTACGCTAAATCCACGGAACCGTAGAAATCTTGGAAAACGCAAACTATAGATGTTGTCGCTATCTTGATTAAGTGTAGCAGCATCTGCACGAATTTCTACAACTTGATCAATCATGATGTCTTGTTCTTCCCAAAATTCTCGACGCTGTTCATCAGTAAATCCACTACCAACGTTAACTCGAATGTGCTTCCCGTCGTCCTCGCCTTCACAGATAAGTGCACCCAAGCGTCCTTCATTCTTGCCAGTGCCTTCCTCAAGGCCAACTACAGCAAGACTTACTTCAATATAAGGTTTTTGCTTAAGCCATTTGACAGAACGCTTACATTCGTAAACTCCGTCGACGTCTTTTATCATTATTCCTTCATAGCCATTATCAATAGCTTCTTTGTTAAATTCTTTAAACTGCAGCTCGCCTACATAACTATCAAGGTCCACTTCAGTTTGCGGAATAACACCAATGTTACCAATTTGGTCAAACACTGGTTTAAAAGATTTAAGCAAATTGCTACGTCGACGCTGCCCTAATGCACTCTTACCCAGTTGGAATTCAGTTAGAGGAATAATGTCAAACAACATTAGCACAGCATCATCTGCTTGTACATTTTCCTTGCGATGAACCTGCTTCATAAGAGCCTGAAAGCTAGTACTAATCATTTCACCGTCAAGGACACAGCTACGTCCAAACTGGTCGATATGTTCTTCGATAGCTTGTGTAATATGCGAAAAGTTTTCTAGGATCTTACCATTTCTAGTGTATTGTGTTACGGTGCGATTAACTGTATTAATAACAGTGAGTACACGCACACCGTCAAGCTTAGGTTCAAGTAACTTCTTACCTGCAATTTTCTTTTCATGATTAGCACCGTCGTGAGCTAACATACAGGAGAATCCTGGCACAGGCTTAATCTTAGTATTCTTAAGTACTTTGTTAATGGTCTTTTCACTAACGCCACACTTGAGATCTTTTAACAAAATCAATCGGTACCAGTGATTCCACTGATCCTTGGTGCTAGCACTCATTGCTAGTTCAATAGCGTCACGGGCAGCATGCCCAGTAAGCTCTCGTCGATAAAGACTATTTGCTAGTTGTGTAAATGCAGCCCACGGCAATCCTTGCCCATCTGGACCAGAATAAGTAGGAACCTTCTTAACACCAAATGACATAAGGTTATCCAACGCAAGACGGCAACCTTCGAAGAATTCTTCGTTACCAGCGTTGGCTTCACGCTTAAGGATAGCTTCCTTAGCTAGGCGGCTATTGTCTGCAGCAAGTTCTTGAATAATGTGATGCATATAGTATAGTACCTGTGTATTAAATTAAAGTACTAATATACATGGAATTACCAACAGAGTCAACCAATTTAAATTTCAATGACGTTGACCAAAGTAATATCTTCGGAATTATTAACTACTCTCACCGGAGTGGACACTATCATGTGTTCATCTAATGTAGCAGTAGCGGTTAAATTGCCTTTAACGGAGTACCAATGTAAGTATGTAGTTCCTACGTTAGGCGATAATACAACTTCGCCTAGATCATCAAAACAGTATTCTTTTTTAGGACTAATACGCAAAGTCCAAGATGCTATCCTACGATACTTTTTCATGCGCCGAAACTATTTCCACAGCCGCATTTTTGTTTAGCTTTAGGATTGTTTATTTTAAATTCGCTGCTGAACAAACGTTTAATAAAATCTACTGTGGATCCATCTAGGTATTCCATACTCATTGTGTCTATTACTAACTTTATTCCGTTAGTTTCAATTACATGATAGTCGTCGAAATTAACCCATTTTGGGTCAATAATAGAAAAGTTATACTTAAAGCCTGAGCATCCGCCGCCGATTACAGAAATTCTAAAAGCAAAGTCAGTATTGCCTTCCTCTTCTAGTATTTCCCAAATGCGTTTTGCAGCAGCAGCAGATACAGTTATCATCGATTTACCCTTATCCATTCATCGTGGCAACGACGTTCAATTATCATATGTCCCTGATTATCAAAGACGTAGTGTCCCCATTGATCAACTACAGGATAATCGTTACATACAGATACGCGGCGAACTTCGTCTTCGTCGTTGTCATAGTAATGACCATTTACTTCATGTGCAATGATGCCACCTAAGATTATTCCGCCAACGAATTCACCCCAGCCAAAATGACCGCCGCGTTCGTGCCATTCGTGATGATCACGATCGTGATGATGTTCAGGATCGGCGTGAGCTGTAGCAAACGGAATTGTTAGTGCTAGAATTAAAAGTAACTTTTTCATATTCTTACCTCGTATAGTAATATACTTTACTTAGACATACCTGTCAAGAGATAGTTTATTTTTGTCCAATCAATAATGCGCCATTGGCCTTCTAGGTATTTCTCTTTGTCACTACCGAAGTCAATCAGAAACGAATGTTCCCACCAATCAATCAATAGTACAATGTCTTTTCTAATTTCGTGATTCTTAATTGTTTTAAGCTCGCCATTACGGGCTAAGTAAACCCATCCTGCTCCTTGTATGCCCATAGCAGTTTTTAAGAATTCTTTCTTAAAGTTTTCAAATGATTTAAAATGTTGTTCAACAAATTCTAAACTTTGCTCTGTAGGTTGATTATTGCTAGTTAGTGAACGGAACTGTGTGAAGTATATAGCATGTAGGAAAGCACCAGCTTCGTTAAAATCATCGTCACCTTCACCTTTATTATATCTATCTACATATGCTTTGTAAAGTTTACCGTAGTGTAAATCTAGCGTATCTTTGCTTAGGCTATTACCTAAATCATTACGATCATAGGGTAGCGTAACTTGTTCTAGTCGTTCTTTGCGGCCTTCAGTGACATATTTTATAAAGTTATACATTTAAAGATATCAGGGTGTTCCCTAATATTTAACTTAGCTGTGGCTACCGCCGTAGTTTTTAACAGGACCACCATGCTTTTCACTCTTAGCTTTTTTACCTCTAAGTGGTACTCCTGTACCTTTTTTACCCTGAGTACCTGTACCCATAGTATGATCGGAATCATGTGCTAGATATCCTAGTGAAACACACTGTGAGCGTCTTACGTTGCTCATAGTAGATTTGCCTACTGAGCATTGGCTACGTGTAGGCGATTTAATTTTACGTTTCTTTTCAGTGATGAAGTCTCTTGCTCTCATACAATTATTTATATCAAAATTATAATTTAGATATTAGACAAATATTAAATACGTATATTATTTTACTTAAGAGGAACATATGAAGAAACTTGGCATTATACAGAGTAGAGGATTAGGTGATATTTGCATGGCGTTGCCTATTGCACGTTATTATTACAACGAAGGTGTACAAATTTATTGGCCAATTTGTCAGGAATTTTTACCAAGTTTTATCAACACTGCACCTTGGGTAAATTGGATTCCTATGGTAACCGACGCAGCTGGTAAATTCTTCTACGAGGATCCGATGAAGCTACTTAACAAAGCGGGCTGTGATGAAATAGTCTGCTTATATCAGAGCCTAAATGTAATCCCAGAACTCAGCGACGTTCCTTGGTTCCAAATACAGAAATTTGATGAGTTTAAGTATACTAAAGCTGGAGTTCCTTTTAAAAATAAATGGAAGTTATCTGAATGCATTACTAGAGACACAGTAACCGAAAACGCATTGTACGATCGTCTAGTAAAGAATACCAATTACTACGTAACACATTTGGAAGGCAGCAGCTTTAAAACTAATCCTGACCTTTCAAGTTTGCCATCGGATTGGCAACGCATCGATATTCGAGAAGGCATTACAGGTAGTATTTTTGATTGGTTGACTATTATCGAAAACGCTAACGCATTAGTTTGTTTAGATTCGGTTATCAGTAATATGGTTGATCAGTTAGATATTGATGTAGATAAGTATTGGATACCTCGTAGTCATATTCATCTAACACCTGTGTTAGGATCTGATTGGACTATACTTGCGCCGCCTGTAGATAGCATCGCTGCACAGAAACTTTTTGTACAGTCGCCCCCGCCTGCAAAGTAAGATCAGTTTGGCATAAATAATTTTATGCGTATTAAAGATTTATTAATTGAAGGCATGACCTTTAACCCTGTAAAATTAACAGATTATGACGGGGATAAAGTTTGGTCCAGTATGGAATGGCAAAGCAAACAAATGGAGCCTTGTTTTGTATGTGATGGCACAGGAAAACAGCGGTGGAGTACCGGCGAAGAAACATGCAGACGCTGTGATGGTGCGGGAGAAACCGAAGAATGGGTTTCTAGTGCTCCTGAACTAAGTGTAAGTAATTCCAACGGGTTTGAGATACAACGTATGCTAGGAATTACAGATACTGACTATTCGGGCATAATACATCATCAAGATCTACCTAAGCTTATGCGTAGACTTATCCAGTTAAAGAATCAAAATACTAGCCAATATACTCAGGACCCTAGTGATGAACGTGGTCCTATGGGCCGCCAGCATACTGACGATCAAGGTGTTACACATATCGGACATACTGGTCCTAGAATGATAGATGTGGGTCGTAGTCAAAGTCAAATTGATAGATATATTGATGCACTGATCAAAATGGTAAAATTTGCTCAAGAAAATGGAGCTAGTATTAGCTGGGGATAAGCCTAATGAGTGATATAATTTTAATTCAAGACATATACAAATTAAAAGAAGAAAAAGAAAAAGAATTAAAATTTTATCAAGAACGCTTAGAAGAACTTAATCGTAAGATGTTCTTTATTAAGAAAGAAATAGAACTCACCGGTGTTATAATTGATCTAATCGAAAGAGAAAAAGTCGAAGATATTAGAAATCTAGTAAAAAAATAAAGATTACTTTTTCTTCTTACCACGACGCATATTAATTTGCCAACGTGCTAATTGTCCTTTACGTCCTTTAGCTCGAGCAGCTTTCTGTAGCTGAGCCATTGTGGCTTTCTTTGGAATACCATGACGTTGACTATCGCCTGGACGTCCTGGACCTTTACCATCTGCAAAGTTTTCTAATAAATCATGTATGCGCATACAATCTATTTATTGTTTAAACTCAGCTAAATATCTTTATGAAAAACCTAAGATATTATATTGACTTAATTGAACAGGGTGGAACTACTACTATTGGAACTCCGACAGCAGGTAGTACAGATACGCCAGGCAGTGGTGGTATTGCTAGTAAGTTAGCTGGCAAAGTTGGATCAGCATTGGGTTCTACTGTGGCAAATGCACAGGTAGGAGCAGCTAAAATGGGCAGTGCTGCTGGAGCATTTTCCGGCGGATACAATCTTGCCAAACAAGCTCTTAAAAATCCCGAAGGTCTACCACTAGCTAACAACCCAGAACAACAGAAAGAACTTGATGCAATTGTACAAAAAAGTCAACAAATACAAAAAGATCAAGACGATCTAGGTAAAAATATACAAGGATTACAAAAATCCATAAGACCAACGGTGGCATAATCGTATGCGTATACAAGAATTAGTTGAAGCACCAGTAGATACTGACGATGATACAGTAGTTGATCGTCCAACAGTTCGTCAAAGACAAGAAGTACCACTATACGTCCCTGGAGGATTTACAGTAGTAATCCTAAATGATGCAGTTACACCATTTGAAGTAGTAGTCGAAGCTGTAGTAGCAGGTACTAGATTAAGCCCTGGGGAAGCTGCACGCCGTGTACATCAAGCACACGGGCAAGGGTGGGCACCAGTTGCTAGTTACAGCAATAGAGACATTGCCGAAACAGTAGCAAGTAACATCGAAAATCATGCTGCAGCCAATACCAATTATGATCATTATAAAGCAATGCAACGCCCGCCGCATCGTGGACCTTGGCCACTTACTTGTGATGTGATGGATGCAGATCAGGCCTAATAATGTTACTCAACGAACTGTTCCTTGTCGAATATAATCATGAAATCACCGTTAAGAATTATGGTGATAAGTTGTATAAACATTTCTTTGAATTGGAAAGTTATAATCACATACAACGTCTAAAATCTGCTGACCTACTTAGTGAAAGAGGGTACAGTATTTTATGTATGGCCTATGACGAACACAACGACTATGATAATCCTCGCCATGCAATCGAAGCTGAGTCTAAAAAAATCTTAGTAAATATTTTTGAATTAATGGATCCCACCCCACATAAAGAATACACTCAATGGTTAATAAAAAACTATTGTAAGGACGCGATGCATGCAGAAGATGTAGCTACTGAGATTACAGATTCTCTAGAAAAATTTGATGACTACAAACGTCGCAGATTAACTAATCTTAGAGATATTAACGCTTATAATTTTAGAACGTTATATAACGCTTTTTCTGCAGTCAGAAGTCGTAGAGATGACCAAAAGCAGAAGTCACCCCGCGGCGATTACGATGAAGTATTTCGTGATGATCGTCTAATTGTTATAAAACCAAATGATCGAGAAGCAGCTTGCTTTTATGGGCAGAACACTCGTTGGTGTACAGCTGCTACAAACAACAACATGTTTAACAGCTATAACCAAGATGGTCCTATGTATATTATAATACCTAGACAGCCTGTACATACTGGGGAAAAATACCAGTTTCATTTTCCTAGCCACCAGTTTATGGACGAACATGATAATGACATTAGTGAGTGGGGCAGCAGTCTAGTTAGAAGGTTTCCTGAGCTATCAAAAATCTTTGCAGACCAAGCTAAAGAATATCGTTTAAGTTGGTTAAAGCCACCACGTAAGCCATCTTATAATGGATTAAACCATACAAAACAATATCTTAAATGGAAAGCTCGTCAATTAGAAAATGGCATGTACTCTTGCATTCTAGTAGAAAGTGGTATGTTTGAATGGGAGTTGGTTGATCCTTTTGAAGAACTTTTTAATGTACATATGGGTTCTTTTTTACAAACACTCAGAGTTGCACCCAGTCGTGGACAAAAAGCATCCCAACTTGTATATGCCATATTTCCACCTGATTTTTCTGCTGTAGTAGTTGTAGCTGATCGCTATTATCTACCCACGGATGGTCCAGGAAAGCATGAAATCAAGACCTTAGGCAACGCAGATCAAGCAGACTTAACATATCGTAGGCAATTCAAAGATACTGTGAACGAACTTATTCGGGACATGGAATCGGGGCCTACAGAGTATGATGGCCATTATGCGTATCAAACTGTATCGAGGTTTTTAGTAAAGTTAAAGGACAAATGGTACAGACTCTAATTCCCGGAATGTGCAGCAACTTTTTTACAAAGATCTGCAAATTCTTCATTAGTTAAATTCTGTTTAGCAAAGTTAATCTGTGCGGTAACCCATTGTACATTGTCTTTAGTATAACCAGGGCCGCCTCTCACTCTAGGAACTCGTTGATCCATACTGGGTGATGATCCTAGTCCTTTTCCTAACTTTTCTCCAGTTAATGCACATTTGCCTCCCTGTGCTTTAAAGATGTCGGCGGCTTCTTTTAATGTTAATGTAAATGGAGTGTTTATCTTTTCTGCGCGAAGTTTGGTCTTCATATAAACGCGATATAGATCTGTATGTGCTTGATCTGCAATATCTAATTCGGCACCGGCTCTAACTTCATTAGATTTATTTGCAAAATAAAAACCTTCAGGATTATTTTTCGGAATCTTAACAATAAAATCAGATGCTAACTCAGTTTTGTTTACTGGATCTAAACCCTTTTGTTCCTGAAATCTTGTGAGAAATTGAACCAAGTTAATGTTATGGGTATCCATAAAGTTGCTAACTCGTCGATCCCGGACAGTGAGATTACGTAATCTTTCTAGATATTTGGGTGGGATCTTACTAGAGAGCTGTTCTGCATCATCGTCTGACCAGCTCCATCTATAAGATTCAAATACTTCTTGTGCACGCATAATTATTATTTATAACCTAATACCCCGCTGCAGAGGCCTTGACCATTTGCTAGTATCAGTGTATATTAGTCTGCACTTAGACAGTTACACACAAGGACACAGCAATGCGTACTTACAAGGCTAGAGTTTACAGTTTGGATCGTAGTGATTACTTTGATGTTCGTATTCTAGCTGATGATTATTGGGATGCTAGGCGCCGTTTGGATGCACAGTATCCGGGACATCAATACGCATACTTGACTGAGGCTTAAATTTTTAAGGGACTATAGTTTAATTGGTTAAAACCCCCGACTCATAATCGGCGAGAGTCTAGGATCGTACCCTAGTAGTCCCACCAACTTATTAACTTAACGGATCCGTAAGCACTAGCTGAGGACCTTTACTGGTGAACCTAATCATTAGGTTATCTGCCTTCCAATCCCATTGAAAGAAGTTACCAGTCTGCTCGTCAATTTCCTTTAGAATATCTAGTGCCTGTTTGAATAATGGGTCTTTAACCCAATTCCATTTATGTCCTACTTGCATAAAGTGCAATATTCCTGCTAATACTTCCCAAGCATTGAGGTTATCACCTCTGTGGTCTCTAATGTAATTTCGTGATAATGTGTCGTAATCATTAAACATTTTTCTGCCTATGTTTACAACTACATCTTCGCCCAACTGGTGTTCTACTTCGGTAAAGTCATGTAATCTTTCGCATTCGTAAGTAAAGACTACGCCACCCCAATCTGTTTCTTCGGCATCAACTACTCGTACTCTAGGCAAGTATGGGTTAGTGTTACGTTTTTCTGCTGTAGCAATTGCTCGAGCATATTGATAAAAAGGATTCTGTTCAGGTGGTAAAGCGGTACGATCTGTCTTTTGAACCATATGTGGATCATGACTAGGATGATGAGTTACATAAGAGTATGCGCCCTGTTTACGAAACTCTTTAGGTCTAAGAAACTGTTCTTCATGTTCGGGATCAGCAGGATCGAACTCGATTTTTTCTTCGTTTAAAGACTGATCAAGAACTTTAGCCACTTGATTTAAAGAATCTCTAGGAGCGTAATAGAGTATGCCTATTCCACCTTTAGCAGTCCATTTAGCAATATTAGATGACTTATCGTCAATCAAGATGTTCGGAACTCCATTACGTATAGCGTATTTTTCTTTTCTACCAGTTATAACTATGGATGCAGGTTGTGGATTAAGATGTTGCTGTATCCATTGTTTTTTATTGTGCTCACTGTTATCATGATCGCCGCGTAATGGGCTTGAGCATATAGAGTAAGATCCAAATCGATCCACCACCATTTGAACTAGCCGATCCGCTGTCTTGTACTTAGGTAATCTAGCAAAGAAATCTGTGCCAATCATTCGGCTAAGCACAGGATCATCTTTAGGATTAGGTATAAATGTGTCTTTAGGATCTTGCCCAGATAGTTCGCGATAACCGTGATCAAAGTCTGCCAATACTCCGTCCATGTCTAAGTAAACTATAGGGTGTGAGTGATCAATTAGTTCTCGGATACGCATTATTAGGTTTTACCTTTACGTTGTTTTATTCCGAAATGTTTTTTGTAATGGTACCAATAAACATTGCTCTTTTGTAGAGTCTTTTCTCCTTTTAGGAAACGATCTTTAAGTATTTCTACAGCATAGTTGTAAGCGAGCCTGTCATCTTGAGCTATTGCGTCTTCCCCCTCAGGAAAAGGACCTTTGATTATGTGTCGGGCGTAGTAAAATGCTGCCGATGGGTTTTGTGCTATCATTTCTTCAGCTTCAGGCCAACGACCTTTGATTACTTGTTCGGCATAAAAAATTAGAAAATTAATGTCAGTTGATGGTTCTAATAATGCTGCTTCCCCCTCAGGAAACCGACTTTTGATTATTTTTCGAGCGTAGTAATATGCTGCCTGTGAGGTTTGTGCTATTGTGGCCTCGCCTTCGGGCCAACGTCCTCCAATTACTTTTTCGGCATACTGAGTTGCTAATATAGGGTCTTTTAACGCTTGAGATTCTATTTGTCGAAACAATTTTTTAAGTACAGGATGCTGTTTTCTAAAATAATCTATTTTATCTTTTTCTATAGGGCGATCTCGACTATCCATCATTTGTAGGCCGCCGCTGAAATGGAATTGATATTTCTCACCATTTTTGTCTCGCCATACGTATAAAGGACCTCTTCGATTATAACTATCAAATTGATTATTTGATTTTGTATAAGCCGTACACCATTCAGTACCACGACCTAATTCGCAACTGGCTTCTCGGGTTTCTGGTATAGCTAATTGCCCTAATGGTCCGTTGTATAAGACTCGGGAGTCAGGAACTATAGGGAAAGTACCTCCTTCAATAGGCTTATCCACCTCTAGTTTAACATCTAATACTTGATTAATTAAATCATCAAGTTGGTAAAAATCCATACGTCCTATATCTCTTTGTTCAACAGGTAGTCTTGATTTAAGTTGACCAAAGTTATCTAGTACTGTGCGTATTCTATCTGCGTCCTCTAATCTAAACTGCTGCTTAATGTATTGTCGTGCCAGCCAAGGAGTATACTGTTTATTTGCGGTTGGATCCATTTCTTCCAGTGCAGCTATAGCCTCTTCTGCAGTAGTGTGTTCTCTAGCTGCTGTTTGAGTCAGCTGATCGCCTATCTTTTGTAGGGTAATCTGTCGGTTGTATTCTAATAGTAGCTCTTGGATGCGCATAGGAGTATTTATTGTTAATTGTTGACCTTATGCTGGTGCTAGCATATAATAGTTTTATGAGTTTTAGCCCAGCTCGTCGGGTCAAGTACAAGTACAAGCCTAACCTTGTTCGAAGCGGGTAGCCTGTGATACTAGTAAAAAGTGTTGTAAGCACTTACATCAGGTAGCAAGAGAATAGTAAACTGAGGCTAAAACTCATTTGACAACTGAAGATAATTAGCGTATATTAAATAGATAGTTAGTTGATAATTTGCCCTGATGGCGGAACAAGGTAGACGCATCAGACTTAGAGAAAAGATTTGAGCTCTTATTAGGAAACTTTTAAGATGTAACTTGTCAAATTCGGTGAAGGCTTAACTGCTAATACCGAGCCAAGCCTAGAAATAGGAAGGTGTAGAGACTAGACGGCAAGGACCTAAAGCAATAGCTAAGGTCAAGGTATAGTCCAGACTACAAACAGCGCAAGCTGGCAGTGAAAACTGTAGTAGTAAGAAAATCTGACGCCACTGGCGTGCCGGTTCGAGTCCGGCTCAGGGCACCAACTATTAAACCAAAAACCCCGCTGTAGCGGTCTGTGATGTTGATAACTACATATGCCTGAACCGAAAGCGAAACCCTTAGTGTCGTCTAGCGGTCTGAATGCTAGCTATGCTCCTAGGGGACTAATGAAACGGTATAACCGCGGGTAGAGTCATTGTCGTTATGATGAGGGCTTTGCCGGGTAGAAACGAAAGTTTCTATTGTTTGTCGCACAAGTAGGATAACTTGAGCCCGATTCAGCGGGGCTGGAAGGATTTATCTCCAAAAAATCAAGAGGCAGCAGCGTTTCGTACCCAGCGAAGACGCTGCAACTTTCTACAAATAAATACAGTATGCAGATACAAGAACTGTTAGAAAGTAACCCAGACCCCGAGCTTCAAGCATTAGCTCTCAGTGCCTTGCGTCGGGGTATCGAACAGATTGATCAATCTTCTAAAGATATCTACGATCGTGCACGTCAGCGTAGCAACATGCTTTATTGGCTTTACAATACCTTGCTCAAAAAAACTGGGCAAGAGTTTCGTTACCCTAATGGTGAGAAGTATCGATATCCATTTTTGAAACCCAAAGAGCGAGGAATGCCCTGGAGTATTCAACCTCCAAGAACAGACACGCCCGTTTCTAAGACGGTCATGCAGTTGATTAATACTAGCCTACGCGAACTAGGCTATAGGTCTCAAGCTCACTTCGTCCAGACATCTAGTAAGTAAATATTGATCGTTTGGCAGTAGCTGCTATAATATTGGCTGATAAACATGGTAAATATTATCTATGCAGTTTTCTCGCACACTTACCGTTCACCTATTGAACCTCGAGCGCCGTTATTGGATCGCACACTATCGTCGTGGTCGTGATGAGCGGGACTGGCGGTTTGGCCAGTACATCTGCAATGTCTATCTAGATCGGGGTAGTTTTCCTGAATTGTTTAATTGTGAAGATGCTGAAGAAGCGTATTCTATTGCATTAAAAGTAATTCTATCCAATAAAGAACATGGAGTAGTAATATGAGTCTATGGACTATAACTTTTCAAGTATCAGATCCTCCTGAGTTCCCTCACCCTGGGAGACTAGAAAGTCTAACGATTGAAGCAGCGGATCTAAATGCTGCCGTTGATTTATTTCCTTCAGTTGCTCTCGAAGCCTATCCGGGAGGACTATTCACTGTTGTGAATATAACGCCAGCTGGTTGACCTTTTGGTAAAACCTTAGTATAATTCTATTTCAATAACAAGGAGATTGAGATGCCCAAATTCTACGTTCGAATCACCCATCAGTATGAAGTTGAAGCAGAAACTGATGTTGAAGCTTTGGCAAACTATGAACACAACCATGTCAACGTATCCATTGTCAACCAAGAAGTTTTTGACGAGAACCTAGATCTCGTCATCGACGAACCCTGGGGAGAAGATTGTAACGGAGAATGGGAAGACGATGAGGACGACGATTGGCCCGAAGACGACGAGGAAGAAGACGAAGAAGGTTGACTTTTTGGTAAAACCTGCTATAATGTATTCACAGTTAGAGCAAGGAGCTGAAGTAATATGTGCATTATACACAAGTGGAGTCAGTGGGCTAATCTAAACGAATACTACGTTCGTGAGTTTCTCAATGGAGAGGATCATGAAGAGACAAACATGTCTCTTAATGAAACCTGGCATAGAAAGGGTCGAGTCTACAGTTTTGTGATATATCAAACCAGAATCTGCAGCCGCTGCAATAAGACCGAATTTAACTATATGAAATTGGTATAAGATTAAAGGAGCAACACAATGTCTTACGATAGCACCTATTATGCCTATGCTCGTGGTTACTTCGACGGGCGTGAAGAAGGTCGTGTAGATCAGCAGTATTACGATGCCGTTAACGGGCACGACGCCAAATGTGGTCATGCTTATAAGACCGGGTATGATGCAGGAGTGTCTGACTACTGCATTTTCAATCGTATCAATAATGAAATGAGCCGTGAGGAAGCCTATGAAATTCAAAATCAATTTCGAAACAGAGTTTGATGCAGAAGATCTCGATGCAGCCGAGCTGATGCTACTGAACTATCTCCGGGAAGTCATTAACCTTGATGACCTTACGGCATTTGGCTTCAAGGAAGTTCCAGATAACGGTTGACCTTTTGGTAAAACCTGCTATAATAGTTTCATAGTTAGAGCAAGGAGTAACATATGTCAGACTTTCTTACGCCAGATCATCCAGATGCATTCTTGGATCATCCACGCAAGGAGCCTTGGCTTAATTATACTGTAGAGTGTCCTCGCTGCCGTGGTCATGGTGGGTGGAATCTTTCTATCAACAGCTACAACCTGCATGGCAAGCCTGATACTCCAGAGAATCGTCATCGTTACAGTCATTTCCGTAAAATCTGTGATCACTGTGGTGGTCACGGTTATGTCTCTAAGGAGACTGCGGCTAAGTGTTCTGGGCATGAGTGGAAGTTCTTACAGAATCTAGGCCGCGGCTATGACCAGTATAAGTGTATCCATTGCGGTCAGATCAACGCCTACGACAGTTCAGACTAAGGAGAATATGATATGCCTTGCTATGTAGATGATAGTTATGATCGAGAACGTAATTCACGAAACCTTGAGAAACGTGTCAAACAGTTCGAAGCCGTAGTTTGTGCTGCTATGCGAGCAGATCCTACTATTGTGGATCGCATTGATTGGACAGAGTGCGGAGTTACTAAGAAACAGCATCTGGACTGGTGGAATGAACATCAGAAGCAGGATGCTGAACGTAAAATTCGAGAAGAGGAAGAAAAGAAGAAAGAGGCTATCCGAAAGGAAAAGGCCCGCTTGAAAGAAATCAGTAATCTCGAAAAAAAGTTAGCCAAGCTCAAAGCTCAAACTGAGGAGAAGGCATAATGGACCATAACGAATTGCATGACATTGCACAGAACTCAGTATTCTTTATACAGAATGGTGATGTGTTTCGTATTGACTACACACAAGATGACGGGTTCCATTGCCATGACGAACTTACAGGTTCGGAATACTTTGTGGAGTTTGGAATTGTTGACCCTAAGCAAGATTTCTTTTACCGTTTAGAGCGTGTAAATCTTGTGAATTGATGTTGACCTTTTGGTAAAACCTTAGTATAATACTGACTCACTAGCAAGGAGCAACCTATGGAAGAACTCACTGAATATCTAGATCACATCAATCAGATCAATCGCTTCTTCAAGGAGGCCGATCTGGACCTCAACGATCCGCAACACCGTCGGCATCTGGCAGGTCATCTAGAGTCTGACCTTAGCCCTGAGAACTTGACCTGCGATGGTGAGTTGGCCCGATCCGAAGTCAATCGCCGCTACCTCTATCTCACTCAGGTGAAGAAGCAGTTGAAAGCTTTGGAGCAGCACGAAGCCCTTCACTCTCTATACAAAAAATCTTGACCTTTTGGTAAAACCGTAGTATACTATTCCTACAGTAACAGTAAGGAGTCTTCAATGTTTTATGATGAAGAAGATCGCGTAGCCACTCCAGCTGAAGCCATGCGTGAATATGCCTACAATGTAGGTGATTATGATCGTTACAAGGATAGTCAATGGATTCTTACTGATTACGACGTGTGGATTGAGAACCCGCACTATCGTGGTAAGCCGCAGCCACATCCTGAAGAAACCTGTTATATGACCGAAGAGGAGGTACAATACTGGGTTGATCGGGCTGTTGCTAAGAGTGAGTTCGTAGGTCCTCCTCGGCCATCTACTCGTCAGCTTGACGACGATATTCCGTTTTAAGGAGATGTTATGATTACTATCAGTCTCATAACCTTGCTGGTTGTATTGTTTTTGGCATTGGGAATAGCCGGCATGGTTTCTATGAAGTTTGGCGCACATTTCGGCACCAAGCAGAGGCCCATACTGTGGATTATTCTAATTCCGGGTGGTATATTGATGCTGGGCGTGTTACTGATCACATCACCCATTATGCTTTGGAAAAAGATTTTTCCAAAAAAGGTCAAGTGATATGATTACCGTTAGTTACTCAACTCTGTTGATTTTATGGTGCATAGTAGCATTCGCTGCCGTGTTCTCATTAGGAGCTGCTGTGATGGCTGTGCCTGTTATAGGCTTTATCATCTGTCTGCCATACGCGGTTGTAGGCTTTGTAGTGTTCTTACTGAAGAGCATTTTGATGTCTGTAGTGGATCTTTTCAAGAAGGACAAGTAATATGGTGACTCTATTGGTCATTTTACTGAGCGTAGTTGTGGCTCTGATCATAGCAGGTATTGTGATACTAACGACTATGCCATTACTAGGGCTAGGCCTAGACAGGAGCCGTCTAATGGTGCTGTTTATACCCGCAGCAATAGTTCTAGGTCTCTGGGAAAATTTAGCCTATCACTTTCCTAAATTGAAGAAGGAGAAATAATATGGCAGGTTGGTTATTGATTCTTACTATTGCGGCGAGTGACCATCGCGGCGGCTCAGCTATAACCCAGATTGGGCCTTTTGAAAGCAAAGAGGCCTGTCTAGCTGCAGGTACTGGATGGCTGCATCAGCAGGAACAAAATAGTTTTTATGCGCCTGCTCCGCATATTCAGTCACTCTGCGTTCGCCAATTCTAAGTTTGACCTTTTGGTAAAACCTGCTATAATATATTCATAGCAAACGAGGGTAAGATGAAAGAGATCAACATCGAGATGCGCGAGATGGTCAACCAAGGCCAACTGTACCATGAGGTTGCATTCCGTTTTCCTCAAATCTCTCTTCGAGAGATCTACAACGAGTTCCTCGCTGTCTATGGTGAGGAATGGGCTAACGAGTCAAGGACTTACAGTCACGAGCGAGAATACACCATCAAACTCTTGGAGATGATGGATGAGGGTTTGGTTGGTTGACCTTTTGGTAAAACCTGCTATACTATATAGATACTAGTAAGGAGCAAACAATGTTAGCAAAATGGACTGTGATACTGCCTGTGTTCGTGGTGAAGTGGCTGGCCAAACGCTATTGTCAACGAGTGGATTATTACTATGATCCGCGTGGTGAACGAACACGAACATTTGCTACTGCCTATCCTGATGTGCTGATCAAACTCTAAGGAGCAGACATGTTTGTCAAAGAATACACTTGCCGTAGTGTTGTAGGCGGTTGGCAGACTTTTGAAGTGGATAGCCGCACTGGCGTCGCTATTGGCCCTGTTGGACCTGCGTTTCATGTGATACAGGATCTCTGGGTTTGGCAACGTGAAAATCTTTCAAGTCTTTATTGACCTTTTGGTAAAAGTTTAGTATAATAGTTCTGTTGAGTTAGAGTTTAAACACTTTTTTGTAAGGAGCAATTAATATGGTTATCAATCGTAAGGGTCGTCAGTTTCTTCCTACTCCGGTTCTTTCGGATCCGGCCACTCGGCGTGCTATCCAGGACGGTCGTTTGGTCCTGCAGCGCGGTCAGTGGATTAAGTACTATCCTGGTGCACCATCCTTCCGTTACTTTGACATTTCGGCATACGGCCAGCTGGACTATGTCCACAATCGTCCGGGCATGATGTCAGAGTTCATGGATCGCGTTCATGGCGAACGTGCACGTCAGCATGAAATTGACCAGATTTTGGCTGACATTTTTAGTTAATTAAAGACCACGTGGCTTAGTCAGCCACTAATGTGACCCGCATGATGAAGTGGTGTGACAACCACGGGTGGTTTGAGAACAACATATCATTCGCGAGAATGACTGTCAATGGTCTCCAGTAGCAATACTGCCGTCTAACCTAACGGGCGTTGGCACACGAAAGTCTCTCTGTGTTGGGATGCGGATACCACATAATTGTTTGTGGTGAGATGACAAACACCGCCAGCAGAGAGAAGCACTTGACTTCTTGGTAAAACCTGCTATAATACACAGACACTAGCAAGGAGAAAATGTTTAATATGAGTACGGGATTTAAAGTTGGACAACGGGTCCGTGTGATTCAGATTGACCAGCAGGGCACGCCACCGCCCGATGAACTGCAATACGCTGTGGTGCGAGCACCTGCCAGGCACGCCACTGTAGAGACAACAGGCGGGCAACGCATCACCTGTGACGTGCACGACCTCACTGCTGTGCTGGCCGACGGTAGGCAGATTGATCGGGGAACTTCCACTCATAGTGGCAGGCCTATGTCTTACGCGGTGCCTGTGGCATGGTTAGAACCCTACGATGACAGGAATGACCGAGAACTAGTTCAGTGGAGCCAGTGTATCTGGCAACCTCGGAAAAATGGTGTCGAAGGTTTGACTCTTTAGAACACAGGTCTTGACTTTTTGGTAAAACCTGTTATAATATACTCATAGCAAAAGGAGACTGTCTATGCAGTTTGTTATATTATTTGGTGACCTTTCTAGCGGCTTCGAGTTTATCGGGCCTTTTGATCAAGAAGAAGCAGCCTACGACTATGGCGGGGAGTACTGCACAGCCGCTGCATGGTTTGTAGTCATGATGCGGACGCCCAATGTTGATGGACAAGATGATAATGTGGATCTTGTTGTAGTACATGGAGATCCTGTCAAGGGATTTAACTTTGCGGGCCCGTTTCCTAGCGTAGAGTCTGCAGAAGACTACGCACAAGAGCATACTCAGGGCACAGGCGGTACTTGGTTTGTAGAAACGCTGGTTGCACCTGACACAGAATTTGTCTCAGATTGTGTTTGACCATTTGGTAAAACCTGTTATAATATACTCATAGTTAGAGCAAGGAGTAATACAATGACACGCGATGAAAAGATTACTTGGATGGCGGTTTGGGCTGCTAAGAATAACTGTCAACTGGATCTCGAAGGCGAAGTAGGCATCGGGCGGCATTGCGTGGGCATTGTAGTCGACGGTAATTATCCAGACTATGCATGGTACGACGAGGACTACAAACGAGCAGATAAGAATGGCGTCGTTTGGTGTCCGGAGAACGCCTATCATAAGCATCCCTGCGTGGCAGTATTGAGCCGCGGTGAGGAAGCCGAAGCCGAACTTTACGAGTGGCTTCAGTGGTTTGACAAGAACAACTTCAAAATTGAAACTGGGAGCGTTCCTATTAAGGACGGGTTTGAAGGTCGTATCCAAATCTTGATGGGGCAGCATCGTTACGCTCGCATGGTGCGTCATACTAAGAAGGGAACAGCCCGAGTCCGAGCCAAGAAGAAAGAATTGGCTTGACCTTTTGGTAAAACCATAGTATACTATTCCTACAGTAACAGTAAGGAGTTGGCTATGTTTAGGACCAAAGCAGAGGCAGCAGAGTTTGTTGGTGGACTCAGCAATCCTAGCAAAATGCCGGGCAAGAGCTTTGGGCTTAGTGCTACCCGTTGCCAAACTGGTAGCATCCTGCGCCAAGTAGAAGGCAGCACCTGCCACCAGTGTTACGCTATGCGCGGAATGTATTCACTACCCAACACTAAGGCAGCACACAACCGTCGTCATGCTCGTTTGGCAGAAGCTCTGCTCAATACTGTTACTCGCGACACTTGGATTGCTGCTATGGTGCGCCTACTGAAAGGTGAAACACACTTCCGTTGGCACGATAGCGGCGACCTGCAGAGTGTAGATCACTTGCAGATGATTGCCGAAGTAGCAGAGCAGACTCCTTGGGTTGAGCATTGGTTGCCTACCCGTGAGTTTGGTATGGTGCGCGAGTTCCTTCGACTTCGCAGCCGTCCACGCAATCTTGTAATCCGTATGAGTGCCCAGCAAATGGACGCAGAGCCGCCTAAGGGCTTTGAGCATACCTCAACCGTGCATAAGAATGGTGCTGCACACGGCTACGATTGCCCTAGCCGCTTTCAAGACAATGAGTGCGGTAACTGCCGCGCCTGCTGGGACGACAGCGTACAGAACACTAGCTACTATGCACACTAAGGAGTTAAATATAGCAAAAGGTCGTAGGAATGAGACTACATGAAATAGAAAGCAAATTCTTTTTTATCAACATTAATTCAATATTGATACTAGAATCGTATAAGAATCCAGAACAAGAGCTATCTATTACTTTCGAACAAGTTAAGGATATACCAGGGCACTATTATGCCAAAGTGATTGAAAAGTCTAGCAATAGACCATTGGTAATTGCGTCATTCTCACTTTCTAAAAATGGATCCATTGACATTGGAAATATAGCACCAGTTGACCATCCCAGTAACAATAAAATTGTTCATACTAGTTTAGGAACTCAATATAATGGGGTAGACATAGGAACCGCCGGTATTAGGTGGTTAAAGCGACAAATTAAAGAATATGCAAAGTCTAAAGGATATGATCTAAAGAATATAATATCTCAAACTCGTTATACGGGTGCACGAGCTAAAAATAATCAAGGAAGTGATGAGTTCGAGATGCCGAAAACTTTTAACGTATCGAAACAAATTAAGGAATCATTGCTATATAACTGTGCAGATGATACTTTTATTGTTTCGAGAAAAATTACTTGACCTTTTGGTAAAACCATAGTATAATACTTAGACACAAACAGAAAGGAGATGGACAGATGAATACACCTAAGATCAAGTACATTCACTATCGTAACCGTGATCTGGACGGAAAGATTGAAAGCCGTGGTGGAGCCACTGTGGCCTTTATTGAAAAGCCCGAAGGTATCGATTATGCGGTTGCTATTTGTAGCGAGCACGATAACTTCAATCGGGCCTATGGGCGTGCTAAGGCTGCAGGACGTTTGGCTAGCCCGCGTCATTGCCGGTTTTTTGCTGCTGTTGACGAGTTTTACGATGTACTGGAGACTCGTTATAACCATGGCGTTATTAAGGTTTGAGGTTGACTTAGATTGAGAGTTTTGCTATAATAGTTCTGTTGAGTTAGATTAAACCTTTTAGATACACAAGGAGTTTGAAATGACTAATCGTCGAATTTTTGTTACCCATCCGTCGGGCGTTATCCGTCGCTTCCACAGCATCCATGCAGTGGCTCGTATGCTTTCGGGCAACGGCACTGAGTCGGGTGGTTTGCGTGAGCAGATCTCCATCAAGGCTGCTAATGGGCTTTATGGTAACGAAGCCGAGTCGATTGTCCGGAACAATGCTGTAGCCGGATGATTAACCGACCTGGGCAGGTCATTAAACTGCCCATTTTTTTTAGGAGCATGAAATGGCAGCACCTACATTCGAACAGCGTAAAAAAGAAGAGCTGGAAAAGACACAGCCTACTGCAGAGCAGCGTTTAGCTGACTACGAAGCCATGTTCGTTAGCCAACGCACTATTATCGAACGTTTGAAGGCTCTTAACCAAGAGCTTGAAACTCTCCTAGCATCTTGCCGAGATGATTTGTTAGACATCACTCGTGAGAATCAAGGGTTGCGCTATCAAAATAGAGAGTTGCACGCCGCCACTCTTAATACACAACCACAAGTTGTCAATGATGAACAGCCCTGGTATAAGAGGTTGTTCTCTTAATCTCGATCTGCTATAATACTTCTACATTGAAAGGAGCAGAAAGATGAAACCGTTAATTGTAGCTATTTGTTATTTGTTCTTATTTGTGTCTTTGGGCTATGAAGCTATTGCATTCAAGATATTGCCCATCTGGGCTAGAATTTTGTTGGGCCTAGGTAGCGTATTGTGTGCAATCGGTGCACTAGGTTGGGGAGCTCAGTGGTTGGGCTACGTTTAAAAGTAGATACCAATGAAACAATATGAAGTCTGGATGGAAGGTTACGCTGCAACGGGTAATTCTTCCGGTGCAGAATTTTGTGGACTGTACGAGGCAGAGAGTTTTGCAGAAGCCTGTGCAGCATGGAACAAGGCTAAGGGTGAGCCTGGCTATTTCAACGCACAGGCTCTCACTTACTGGGGCTGCAAGATGTTTGACAACGAACATGATGCAAGGAGATCATTCGGATGACCCGCGATGACATCCTAAGACTGGTAGAAGAGTCAGGGTTTGATCTTTATATGTTTTCGTCTAAAGGACGGGACTCTTTTGAACTCTTTGCCAACCTTGTCGCTGCCCATGAGCGCGAGGCGTGTGAGAAGTTAGCCGAACCTAAATACAAGCGTCCGTGCAGTTGCGAGCGTTGTGATTGCGGCAACCAAGGAAACGCTGAAGAGGTTGCCGTGTGGGATGCCGAAATGGCAATTTTCAAAGCCATCCGTGCGCGGGGTTCAGATCCCTGCCCAGAATGTGGCGGAGCTGGGATTATTTTGGTGCCGAATACAGACGTAATGCCCTGCCCGCATTGCCTATCCAACAATCCTACAGGTTGACTTTTTGGTAAAACCTGCTATACTGTTAGCATGTAAACAGAAGGAGTAGACCCGTGAGTGACCGTAAAATTATTGAAAGCTGGGTTCGTAACGCATACGTGTATCATACCTTTCATAATAAAACTCCTATGCAGGTTATCCAGAATCTTCAGGATCTTATGGAGACTCATAAGAACCGAGAACTTTTCTTCCGTCACGAAGAAACAGAAGAGGTTCCTGGTCAGTATACAATCAACGTCTATGAACGACGCGAAGAAAATGACCGCGAATATAAGGCACGGGTAGCGAAAGAAAACAAGGCTAATAAGGCACGATTGGCAAAAGAAAAAAAGGCTAAGGATGCTGCATTTTCTAAAGAGTTCGAGGCATACCAGCAATTTTGGAAAAGGTTTGAAGAATGAAAGCACCACCTATCCTGTTTCTTTTTTCGTTGGATTGGGAAAAGATCGATTACCCTACTTGGTGGGGCGTTAGTAAACACGCTATGATGCATCGGGTTTTTCTTGAAGGGCTAGAAGATCCAACTGTTATCTATGTTATCGACGACACACGTCTTATCGTGATGGAAGATCCTTGCTCTATCAATAATGAAAAGCCTATAATTCGTGAATACAACTTGTCATTAGTAGAAGGTGAAGCATGAAATACCGTATTGTTAAGCATAGCGGCGCCTACTACGGACGCCCACAGTATGCGATACAGAGCAAGTGTTTAGGCTTGTTTTGGATTAACATCTGGCATCCTACTAAGCGAGATGGTAAATTTCACGACCTCGCAGATGCTGAAAACTGGGTTGAATACCTACAGACAGACAAGCGGGTGCATAAAGAAGTTGTTAAGGTCTTTGAATAATGAACGAACGTATTCACACTCTCGCTGAGGAAGCAGGTTTGTATTGCGACGGTACTCCTGATGCTTGGGATCAAGAGGCTATTGAAAAGTTCGCAGAGTTGATTGTTATGGAATGTGCTAAGACTATACAGGATTTTGTCGACCATCGTTTTCCCGCAAGTGAGTATCCTGTTCGTTTGAAGCGTTATTTTGGAGTTAAAGAATGAACGAATATATTGTTGAAAGCATGGAAAGTCGCTGTCACAATCTTGCCACGGAATTTGAATTTGACTATTACGACCCAGATGGCTTTTATGTGCATAAGGATCACCTTAAGGAATATAGTAAAGAAGAACGGCGGCGTATCAAGAAATTTCTGAAACTGCCCAAATCCGAACAGGCTATGCAGTATCTTTATGTGCATTTGGTGGACGACTTTGCTACCGAATTTCGCAACGGTGAACTTCGAGACGAGATCCTAAAACATTTCGGAATTGAAGAATGAACGAGCGAATTAGAGAACTTGCTGAACAGGCTGGATATAAACCTCTGCCAGGATTTGATTTTGCCAACAGTTTGGAAGAAGTTTTTATTAAAAATTTCGCCCAGTTGATTGTCAAGGAATGTGCTTATATTATGGACAAGGATGCTGATCATCCATTTGTTAGCCGTGGTAGTATTTTGAAGCATCATTTCGGAGTTGAATAATGAACGAACAATTGATCGAACTGTTCAAAACCGAATGCTCTGATAGAGCATCAGAAATCGATACAGACAGTTCACAAGATTGGTTTAGTTTGACTCTTGGGTGGGCTGTAGCCAAAGGCTTGACTCCTGAAGCAGCCTATGATTTTGCTGTACACATTCGCTATAAAACGGATTTGGGCTGAAGAATGACTACGAGTAGAACTGATTTCAACCAGTCATGGTTGACAGAGATGCCCAAAAGAAATAATATAGGCGATATGTACCCTATAATTTCTCAAAACGTGAAAGAACTATTATCTTCTGGAATACACCCAAAAAAGTTATCTAAAGACTTGTTCAAAATTGAATTAGAAAGTACAATTTACTACTGGTATGGTACAGAAACACATATATTTCTAGCTATAGAATTTTCCAAAAAACCACAAAACCTTTTGGTAAACGTAGTAGGCAAAGATCCTAATTACAGCGGGCATCCTCCTTACGCTAGTAACTTGTATAATGCTGTACTCAAAGATACTCACTATCCAGTATGCATTATCAGCGACGACCAGTTAAGTGATGAAGGGTTTGCTATTTGGAAAAGATTATTCAATCAAGGACATTATGTTTCTGTCTATGATATACACAGTCCTGGACAGAGTCGCGTTACATTTAAAAATGCAGACGAAATGAATCAATATTTTGGAAACGAAGTATCTTTCAAAAACTATAGATTTGTCTTGTCCGAATCTTTGCCTGCTAAATTAGGTGAAATGATTGCATTTTTTAATACAAGACGAATGAGAGAATTATCCGGACTTGATACAGAGGATTAATAAATGACCCTACCCGATGAACGATATCGCGCTCTACTAGCAGCAGAACGCTTCTTAGTAGAACTCTTAAACCCAAAAGCCACACCCAGAGTCCCTCGACACTTGCGCGAACGTGCTATGCACATTCTACGCCACTACCCGGGCGCAGGCACACTAGAATGCATAGCACACGATGCGGAGTTTTGGCTCAAAAAACCCGATTGACAATAGGTTAGAATCTCTGTATACTGTATCATCAAAGGTATATAGAGATGAAGCACTTAACTAAACGAGAGCAAATCGCGGCTATGGCCATGCAAGGAATGTTGGCTAACATAGCAAACGAAAAATTGGATCCTATAAAGATAGCACAATCTGCTGTAGCTCACACAGATAGTTTGATACAAACACTGAGGAACTCAAAACCTCCAGAAAGAGATACCCCAGCAAAAGAAAAGCCCATTCATAAAAGAGTTCGGGACAACGAACTAAAAAGAGTAGTTCGATCTGCTGAATTCAGCACTACTCCTTTAAAGAACCTTCCACTTCCCAAGAAATCTGACCCTAAACCTTGCACACACGGAGCATTACCTTGGGAACCTTGCGAAATATGCGACAATGACGAATAGTTGACTCAATACCTAGTTGATTGTATAATATACACTTAACAAAAGGAGCACGGACAATGACTACTTTGACCCTACACCAACAGGCTGTGCAGCGTATCCGTGATCTGCTGGCTAGCAACGACGGCACCACTTGGACTTGCCCTGCAGATCTTTTGGCCGATATTATGCACTACTGCGATGACGACTTTGAGGACGAACTCGATTCCGCTAGAGAATTCTACGAGGAAGAGATTGACACTGATAACGACACTGATACAGAGGAGACTACTATGCCTTACGATCCAGAAGACCAGTACGCTACCGAAGATGAATACGATCCTGAACCACCACGCTTGAACTAAAAATGGTTGACAACTCTGTCTGTGTTTCGTATAATACACGCACACAGACAGAGGAGTTGACAAAATGACTGATAAACTTTTTACACACGCCGGCGTTAGCCGTTTGAAAGGCCAGTTCAAAACCAGGTTTGCTACCGATGCAGCTCGCGTTAAGGTTTTGGCCAAAACTGATCATGACTGCATTGATATGATCGAATTGCCCGAACCCATGACTAAGATCGCTGCTATCGAATACTTGATCAGCATTGACTTTGATGATGGGCGTGCTGAGGTCCGTGCAGCTCTTGAAGACGGCCTAGCCCGGCGCACTAAGACACAGAAGAAATCCGAATCCGTTGCAGCCTAACTAAGGAGAACGACCATGAGCCGATTGAATCTGCATATGCGTCCTTACGAATTGTTTGATGTAACTAATGCTCGACATCGAAAACTGTTCGCTGAGTTCCAGCGTACACAGAGTTGGCGTCATGCACCTATCCGCTTTACTATTGAAAGCGATGGTGAGATGATTCCTACTATTCAACGCGAACTCTTGGCTTACTACCAAGAGCAAGAATTTGCAGAATAATCTGGTTGACTATCCAAAACTTCTAGTGTATAGTTATCTACCTGGATAATTACTACACTAGAAGGATGTCCATACTATGAAACTAGAACCCGCCAATAACCCTGTACCTACTGCAGACACTCCGCTTATGGAGCTAGCAGCCCTAGCTATCAAAAGCCGTGACGCATATAAACTAGACGCCCAGAATGCGCGAACCCAACAGCAGCAGTTACAGAACGATCTAGAGCGCCAAAAGATCGAAGTTGAGCGTTTGACTGCTCAGGTCGCCCGTTTGACTGCCGAACTAGAAGATTCCGAGTCGAACAACCAAATGCTTCAGAAGATGATTAAACGAGTACTCAAAGATACTAAGTCTTAATTGACCCATTAGGGTCTTTGCAGTATAATATACCTGTTGATGCGTAATTAATTCTACTTTTTAAGGACCTTAAATGACCAAAAGCACCATTGAATTGGATCAGGATCGTATTGCCGACGTTGCTAAGTCTGTTGCTAAAGAAACTGATGCACAGATTCTTACCCGCTTGCAAAATCGTTTTAAGGTATTCCACGACGTAACCCGCGCCGTTAAGCAAGGCCACGTTCGTGCTCTTATTGTATCAGGTCCTGCTGGCGTAGGCAAGAGCCACGGCGTAGGCGAAATCCTGGCTAAGGATGATCTGTTTAATCTACTGGCCGGTCGCAAGCCACGCTATGAGATTGTCAAAGGTACAGCATCTAGCATTGGTCTATATGCTAAACTCTTTGAGTTCCGCGAAGAAAAGAACGTGATCGGCTTTGACGACTGTGATACTGTACTTGAAGAAGAAGAGAGCTTGAACACTCTTAAAGGCGCTCTTGACAGTAGCGAACGTCGTTTCATTTCATGGAACAAGGACAGTCGCTTGCTACGACGTGAAGGTATTCCAGATCGCTTTGAGTTCTTGGGTGGCGCAATCTTCATTACCAACTTGAAGTTTGATTTCGTGCGCTCTAAGAAACTCCGTAACCACTTGAAGGCGATTGAGTCGCGTTGCCACTACATTGACCTACAGATGGATACCGATCGTGAAAAGCTGATCTGGCTGCGTCACGTTACTGAATCAGGTATGCTGCAGAAGTACAGCTTCGAAGAAGAAGAAAAGAAAGCAATTCTTGACTTCATTCATGATAATAGCGAGCGTATGTTGGAGCTGTCATGTCGTGCTGTGATTAAGATTGCAGACTTGAAGGTAGCCTTTCCGGACAGTTGGACGAACTTCGCTGAAATTACTTGCATGAAGCGGGTTTGATGGTGAGTGAAGTTCGAGTAACTACTAACATTAGCCGAAGCGAGCTGCTACAGCGGCTCGCTATCGCTATTGCTGCATGGACCTCACTAGGTGCCTTACTATGGCACGAACCACCTAAGATCTTCTACGGGACATTGGCTATCGTGTGGGTTATAGCACACAATCTATCATTATATTACCGTTCAATACTGGCTGCTGTGGTTAAAGAAATTGAAGCTATGGTGGCTAAGGCAATCAAAACTGAAAAATAGACTTGACCTTTCGGTAAAACCTTAGTATAATATACGCACTTAGACAGTAAGGAGCAACAGAAATGTCTCGACCCAAATTTAGTTACGAAGAGTACAGTGAGCAGCTGGAGAAAACTGTAGCAGGCCTGCGTGCCAAGAACCGTGCTCTTAAAGATGAGATCAAAGCTTTGAAACTCCAACTGCCAGAACCGACTGAGGATCATGAAGTAGGTACATATGATTGGTCTCAGCATATGCCCGAGTTTAAAGAAAAGGAGTAAACAATGTTGAGCAAACCCGATCTGCTTAATTTGGACAAAGACCAATTGGCCACTATGTTGGCAGATAGCACCACCATTGTGGAATTACAGCGCCTGCACATCCAAGAACTTAAAGATGAAACTGCACGTTCCGCTGCCTTGTTAGCAGACTACAAACGACAAATAAGAGAAGCTGCCGAAGAAATTGATCACCTACATCATCGGGCATATCAAAACCGACGAGATTTGGAGCAAGCTATCGAAAATGGCCGTGACGCTCGTCGAGAACTGGCCGCCTATAAGGAACAAGAGTATATAGCACGCGAAGCTAAACAGCAAGAACAGTATAAACCCAAAAAGTCTTGGTATACTAGCTGGTTTGGAGGAGTATAAACCATGGTCATGATCGTACAATGTATCATTGGAGTATTAATCGTATACTGGTTGATCAACCAGTTAATCAAGTCTACAAAAAAAGAACAAGAGCATACGGATAAGTTGAAGGAATTTATAAAAGAAATGGATGAATTGGCTGCTACTGCTCGAAAGAACAGACAGATCCCTAGCCCATTTAAGGTCGGCGATCGAGTACGCGAGCGTAAGCCTATGGAAGATAGTGGATCTAACTATTATTACGTGATCACTAGTGAAGCACTATACAACTCTACAAACGGCAAGCCCTGTCATTGCCTACGTGTAGTAGGACTTGACGAAGAAGCTCGTGAACGGTTCGCTATGCGTGAAATTGAACCCGGACGTTGGGTGTTTCAGGATCAAGAAAGCGACGTTCCGTTTGGCATGGAAGTAGACAATCTAATAGCCTACAATCCGGCCGAATACGAGGAGCTATTTCTAGCACAATCCGATACGGACAGTCAAGACCACATCAAAGTATCCACTTGGGATCAGTGTATTTGGCAACCTGTAGATCGGGCTTGACATTCTGGTAAAACCTGCTATAATGTACGGGTAATGACAAAACAGAGCCGGGCAAGGTGTTAGCAGGGTTTTGGTAGCCGCTGCTCTGCATTACGAAATGAGTACATAACCCTGTTGAGTCCAGCTGCCCGGGGGTTGGACAAGATAGCAAACTTTCGGCAATGTAATTGTCTAGAGTTAGCCCGGGTCTATTTGACATTCTGGTAAAACTCCAGTATAATAACGGCTTACTAACTAAGGAGCTAGATATGATCCGTTTGCCCAAAGAGATCACCATCGTCATGCCCGCAGAAAGTCTGGGCGATTATCGTGTTCGGGTGATTAAGGCCATTCGCGAGTTGACCAGCATGGATCTTCGGCAGTCCAAAGCTGTTACTGAGACTCTGGACCCGGTGCGGCTTAGAGTCAACACGCAGGTCTACGACAGCGAACAGGGTGTTTATGTTCGCAACGACGCAGCCTATCCAGAGTTGATTGAGCAGTTGAAGACTCGTGGTGTGCAGGTCGAAGAACACTACGCTGCAGAGGACAGTCAACCCGATCTTTGGGCTAATGTCAAAAGTTTGGCTGTACGTGCTATTGAGCACGAAGACTACTACTTGGCCCGCTGCTTGACCGAGCTGCTGCAGCGTCGTTGACAGCCGACTCTAACTCTAGTATAATGTACACACTTTAAAAAGGAGCAGAAGATTATGAATATCGATATGGTTGCGGCTGCTAAGACAGCCCTGTTATTGGCTACTATTTTTGCAGTTTTCGTAGTGGCTTACCTCTACCCACCTGCGGGCGCAGTCCTACTGAAGATCATTTTTACAGCAGCAGCAGTGATTACTGTCTACAATATCTACCGCTTGTTTGCACTATCTCGCGATGATCGCAACTAATTGGCCTAGATACTTTAAAATCGATCACTTGTTATGTTACATACAGGAAGTGGGCGGCTATCATCAACTGACATTTGCCCACTACTGTGTTAAAGAACTCCCTCCTGGACGACGCGAATACAAAGTGGCAGCTCCTCTAATAGAAAGAGGCGATATCGAACTGCTAACTATACACACTCCACCAGAATACACTCTATTGCTACTTAAGTACAGCGACTGGCGTTGGATACATACTTTTGCCTAACGACCATAATACCCCGCTGTAGAATACTACGCACTAGCGTATCGCGCAGATTTTTTACTAACACTTGACATCTCCAACTAACCCTCGTACAATACTCTCTACACACTAACACATAAGGATCCGATCACTATGTTAGACACAAACAAACTACCCTCCTGGAACGAACTGTTCTTACGCACAGCTCTAACAATCGTAGCTGTACTATTCGCTGCTGTACTGGTTAGTCAACTATGGAACTGGGCTGTGGTTAACTACTATCATTGGACTACTCAACAGCTTGATATCCAACATACTGCTGCAATCCTACTCTTGGCTCGCGTAATCCGTTCAAGCGTGACTCTATCCATTGGTAACTTTGATTAACAGTAGACTCATCATCGACTAACAACGATAAAACTCTGAATCTATACACACTCTCCGTGTGTAGAAATTCTGATGAGAACAATGAGAAAAAATGGCCAAAACATCTGAAATAATGACGAAAAAATGGCCAGAATGATGGCGAAAGGTGAGAGAAGTATTCTAGCATAGCCTCTCATCCCCGAGGAGGTCAACCTCAATTTTGCCCAAAATTTTCTAAACTTTTCCTCTCAAAATCTCAAGAAATGGTCAAGAGAACCTCCGATTTTGTGGCACTTTTGCCACAAATTTCAGCCTATATTATATGATTTTGCCCCACAAGATGTCAAGAATCATGAGATCCAAATCTTGGGATCCTGCCCCACGACCTAGTTCAAGCTTAAAAAAATATTTCTTGGGGAGTGGTTGACCTTACCCCACGGGCTGCGTATACTGTATAGACACTAAACGCTGCCAGGAGCAGACAGTGAACGATCACAACTATTTGGACAAGAACCGGCGCCGCAAGAGCAATCCTGTAGCCCGCAATCTTAACACATTTAACCGTCCTCGTACACACAAGAGTGCCAAGGACCATGAGCGGGAATTGCGCTACAACTGGCGTACGGACCGCGAGGTTACAGACGCTTATTAAGTAGTATACACTAGTTTCGAATGGGATCGTAGCTCAGCGGTAGAGCAGCGGACTTTTAATCCGTTGGTCGAGAGTTCGAATCTCTCCGGTCCTACCAAAAATTGTTTGAAGAAAGTTGGTAAAAAGTAGTTGACAGGTTGGATAAAAGACTGTAGACTACATGCGTTGAGTTAGTAAATGTCATCACAAACAGGAGCAAATGACATGAACAAGGCAATCAAGATTGACGTTACTTTTCCTTCGGGCGAGCGCCGCACGTTCAAGAGTGTGCGTGCTGTAGCTCGTATGCTTTCGGGCAATGGCACTGCCTCGGGCGGTTTGCGTTATCACATCACTGAGACTGCGTTTTGGACGGGCATCGTTCGCAATAACTTTGTGAGCGAGCAGGCTCAGATCCTTGAGATCAAGCTGCCAGTTTAACAGGCTGCTCCGGTGCTGGGCAACACTCAAAACTGCCCAACTTTTCTTTTTAAAAACGGTTGACCTATAGTACGCAGAGCGTATACTTAGAGCTGTAGAGTTAGTGCAAAGGAGCACTTGAGATGAGCCGTTTTACCATTGCTGATGTTTTGGACGCTGATGAGCGTATGGATATCGAGTTGCCAGATGATGCTGAGCTCGAAGCTGATATCACCGATGACGAGGAAGATGCTGCAGACATTGAGTTGCAGGATCGTGAGCGTGATCGTGTGCGTTCTGTTAACTTCCGTGATCGTTTGCAGTGGACTTTTGATACCACTAGCGAGATCGACTACGGTTGGGAAGAGTAGTATATTGCATGGGCGGCAGCAATAGTGCTGTCGCCCTTTGTTTAGGAGCATGCAATGGCTTATATGAATCAAGAGAAGAAAGCTGTTATCGCAGCAGCTGTCAAGCCCGTGTTGAAGAAGTATGGGCTCAAGGGTTCTCTCAGTGTTGGCAATCACAGCACTATTCAGTTGAAGTTGACTTCGGGACCTATCGACTTTATCGGCAACAGCAATGAGTTCTGTGGGCAGAACCAGCGTTATCAGATGCATGGTTTTCGGCCCAATACTAGTGGCTATGAGGATGTTAACGTCTATTGGATTCATGACCACTATGAAGGTGTTGCTCGTACGGCGTTGGAAGAGTTGTTAGCAGCTCTCAAGTCAGCTGAATGGTACGACAATACTCGCAGTGAGATCGACTACTTTGATACTGCATACTACTGCAGCATTCACGTAGGCAGTTGGCGGAAGCCCTACCAAGTAATTGTTTGATAGATATGCTGTGCACTCTTTGGGTGCACAGCTATTCCTTTTAAATACCCCGCTATCGGCCTAGCTATATATGCCCCAGTAGTAGTGGGGTCTTTAAATACCCCGCTATCGATTGATTGACGGGTCGTGGATTTGCTGTTATAATGTGCTCATGAACAAAACAAACCCATTGGTGAATCATGCTCGTATCTTTGCTACTGCTGCTCATGCTGCTGTTGGGCAGCGTCGTAAGTACACAAACGAGCCTTATATTGTGCATCCAGCAGAAGTTGTGGGTATTGTGCAATCAGTTGAGCACACGGATGAAATGTTGGCAGCAGCTTGGTTGCATGATGTTTTGGAAGACACTAGTGTCACCTATGATGTGCTTTATGAGGAGTTTGGAGAGGCGGTGGCTAACCTTGTGCATTGGCTTACAGATGTATCTAGGCCCACGGACGGTAATCGACGTGCACGTAAAGCCATTGATCGTGAGCATTTGAGTCGAGCGCCTGCGGCGGCGCAGACGATCAAAGTTGCGGACATGATTTCCAATTCTGCCACAATCACAAGGTATGATCCGAAGTTTGCTCGTGTTTACCTTGAGGAGAAGACTGCGTTGTTGGATGTTCTCACGCTAGCGGATCCTGATTTGGTGAGGAGGGCCAGGGATTTAGTAGTCCCACCCGGCGAGGAGTTGCTTTACATCCCAGTCTAGTTTATGGTTTTAGTTTCGACAACGACTGAGAGCAGTTCCCACCGGATGCTGAGCTTTTGCCCAGTTTCTGGTGGTGAGAGTTTTAGATTGCAGTAACATCAATGGAACTCCCCTAGTTAAGTTAAGCCGCCCTGTTCGGCTCTGTGTACTAATTTAACACAATCTATCGAGAAGTCAACATAATCTTAAAAATATTTTTGATAATATTAAAAAAGTGTTGTGACCACAAGATCCTGTTGCCAGCTGTAGCTCTTTTATAGTGGGATTTTAAATACCCCGCTATCAAATACGGCAGCCTGCAGCGGCTAAAAGTGGGGCAACCCCAAGACAGTAAAAAAACCTTCTTCTATGGCCAAAGAACCAGATCTTGGGGCTACCCCACGGGCAATCACGTGCGTGCACGTAGTTCACTGGGGTTTCCAATTGTTAAAAAATACGCAGGACTTGAGCCTGCGTATTAGAACGACTTAGCGTTCGTTGGCTAAGGCACGCTTTCGCGCTTCTGAGTACAGAGGATGATCATCAAACAAAACAATCTTACCTTTTTCAAAGTAATCCGTTGAGATGTCTGTATCGTTCTTGTACTCTGCAGTGGTAATAACCTGAGCCAATTGGTGTCCGTAGTCTTTAGCGTATATTGAGACGCATCGACGTCCATCAATACGATTGTCCACAGTATACCAGCAACGAGCACGCAAAGTGCCATTCGAGACAAAGTGCTTGTTGAATTTAATCATATCAACCGCCTTATGTTAACTCTACAAATACATTATAAGAGGCTGCAAACGGGTTGTCAACCTCTCCCACTAGGTCAAAGAGCTTGCGCAAGTTTGTAGTCATGGGATCAAACGGTCGTGCTATTAGCACGGTCGTTTTATAGTACGGTCGTGCTATTTTCCCAAGAACCTGTCTCCAGCTTCGCGTTTGTAGTCTTGGGATTAGCCCCACGGCCGGTTACGTCCAGCTTTCGTTTGCATTACTGAGAACGCTTTTTGCGATCTAAACGATCTACGTAATCCATACGATGTAGATCGCAGTTACCGAACCAAATGCTGTAACCCCAAAAGAACAACGATGCCCACAAGCCTTCAAACAAGATATCGTTGGCTTTGTTGAAGTGTAAGAAGCCAGTTACGATCCATCCCAGCCAGATAGTAATAGCAACAACACCCGAGATCTTGTATAAGCGTGAGGCACGTCGGTAGCGAGCAATATCCTCATCAGTCATTTGTTTCTTTAGAATAGCATCAATAGTTTCTTGACTTGGACGGTAGCGCATACTAGTCCCTCTTGAAATAGTTGTGTATGAGATCTTGAATGTCTTTAGCTTCCGAACGATCCCATAGGGTGACTTCGATCTTCAGCAGTAATGCTTCTGCGGCTGCTGCACGAGTTTTCAGTTGTTGTATACGTGCGTGCAGTTGTTCTCGTTCTATATCCATATAATACCCCGCTAGACCTTGTTCACGTTTGCAGCAGACCAACGTGCGAGACTGTAAAACTCGCGTAGCAGGTAATCCCGCTCGATGTTTTCTACACCTTCTACCACAACCTGGCGGGCACCGTCGCTGAGTGTAACATTCAGCTGTCCCGTTCGGCTGTTGTAGACAGCTTTAATAACTTCTATGATCATCTCATTAAACCAATCGTATCTTTTTGGAAAGGAACGTGAGAACAGCTGGATAGCCGTGCTCGGTGCAAATCATATTAAAAAAGTCGTCTGCAGCGCGATCGTTAGCCTCATAGCGCAAACGATCTGCATCAATGCAGCACTCTATGGCGCTCTCATTGTCAATGCGTTCGCCCATATCTTCAGCATCTCGCATGACATCGTGACTGACCTGCTGCCAAACCTTGAGGATTGGCTTCTTCAAGCGTTCAACAATACGCTCGTCTAAAGCAATGCGGATCACATTCGTAGTAGCCATAAATCACCTATGGTGGTTGCGTGTGTATTCTATTATAAACGCTGCAGAGCAGTTGTCAACCGGTTCTCACAGACTTTTTGATGCAGCGCATCAGTCTGTGAGAACCACCCCACCGGCTGTACTAGTGCAGATCTTCAAACGCTCGGCGGAACTCCTTAAAGCTCTTACGCAGTTCGTCCCTGGCATCCGTTTTCATTGCATTCAGCGACAACCGTGCGACCCATGCAATATAAGCCACAACTAAAGCCAATTCTACATAAACCAGCATCTCAGCTGCTCCAATTATTGTTTACAACGCCAATATTAATGCGTTAAGTTAAATCTGTCAACCTGGCCCCGTCTTTAAAGAATGTAAACAGATCTCGACCAAACCGTGCTATTATTAGATCACGGGGCAACCCCGGCCGGAAAACTAAGACCAACTCTTTCATCATCTAATCTTTTTAATCTATTTGATCGGTAGTTCCACTCTAATGAAATCAATGACTTAACCCCTAGTGGTTTTCATCTGTATAGTCTACAGCGGCTTGTAGCGAAACTGCCCCGAGTCGGTGTTTGCTGTATGCAGAACTACTCTACTAGATGTCGGGGCAGTGTTTAGAATCAATGACTTACAAAGCCAAAAACTACGAAATCGTCGGTGTGTAAGGCTTATGTAGATTAAGATCAGTCTAAGCTCTTGTTCTCACTTATAGTGCACTGGTATATATAGGTAGATTGTTTAGCCAGTGGGAATACCCCGCAGCAGAATCAACAGATAAAAAAAAGGGCAATCGAGGTGCTAAACACGATTGCCCAAAGTGCCGCATCATTGCGGCAGCACGCAAAATCATTAACGCTTACGGCGGCGAGTCGTAGTAGAACCGTAAGCAGCACGCGAACGAGGCGTTGAACGAACCTTTCGCACAGTAGCCTTTCGACGACCAAACATCTCTGATCTCCATAGGATTAGCGAACTCCTCTATTATAAAGAGTTCGCCAACCTTTTGTCTACTGTGAAGATCAACAGTACCTGTACAAAGGTGTTACCACCCCATGGCACCCAACTTGGACTTAAGTTTCATCTGAGCTTCGGTGTGTTCGACTGTGTGCCAAACACCGTTAGCATCCTGCGCACGAATAATCTCGTGTGCGTAAACACTCCCAATCTCTTTGAAGTCACCTTCAACTTCAACGCAACGGATGTTGCCCTTCTTGTCATCAAACATAGTCCCGTACCAGCCATTACGTTGCTGGATACGCTGACCTTTCTTAATGTCATTGGTTTTCATTTGAATTCCTTTTGGATGTCCCGATAACGTGGATCGCGAAGCTGGAGAAGATTTATGCGGATTTCATCCAACTTCTGTAACAGTGAGAGATAGTCTTCGTAACGAACCCAATCTCCCTGATGGTCCTTGTCCATACCGTCAATGCCCGAGCAACGGTAACGCTGTAGCATAGCCATTAAGCCTCCCGTAAGCCGTTTTCCAGCTGCCAAATATTAAAGTTGAGAGTAATTTCACGCGAGCCTCGCTCATCAGTCTTGAACACTCGCGTATTACTTGCACGAGCACCATACAGCAAGTGCGTGGCGCGACCGACTCCGTGCACTTGGTCGTAGAGTACAACTCCAGTCTTACGATCTACAATTTTGAACTTAGCGTGCATAAATGAGATCCTTGTTATTAGTTCTACATTAGTAGTTTACACGTTGCAACAACGCTGTCAACTCTGCCTCACAAAGATTTTTCAGCTGCAGAGCAAGATCAACACGGCAATGCAGATAGCAGCAGTAAAGTGTCCCAACAGTAATAAGATGAATGCAAAAAGCCATGGTGCGAAGTACTTAAAGTTCATTGCGTGCTCCTTTAGCAGCACAAGCATACAGACACAACTACAGCCCGTCAACCTTTTTAAATACCCCGCTAGACCTCGTTCACGTTTGCGGCTGCAGTCCTTGGGGCTACCCCGAGACTTTATATACATGTGCGTAAAAACCTTCTGCGGGGTTCTTAACGGCAACAAAAAAGCGCATAGCAGTTCCCTACTATGCGCCGGCTATGTGTCAGTTAACTGCTTTGAGATAGTCTGCTGAGTGGTACTTAGCGGCATCTAATGCAGCAATTTGCTCGTCAAACTTCTGCAACTTGTTGAGCCCATCTGCAATAGCGGGCATGATGAGGTTAAACTTCTCAAGCTCTTCTTCAGTGAAGTAAGTAGCGTTGAAGAGACTCTTGTCGTTGAAGATGTACAACGCGGTCTCAAAGTCGCCCTGACTTCCTGCTGCATGGAAGATCAGTGAGACAGGGCCCGCCTGCTCCTTAATCTCGCTAGCGAGTGTGATTAGGGCTTTAGCAATCTCGTTCATATCTAACCCTTTGTGCGTGCTGTAGCAGTATCGCTACGTTATGTAGCATAGCAAGTCTAGTAGCAGTTGCAACCTGTTTTTGCATTAAGTTTTTGTAATCATCTCACTGTCTTGCAAAAGTTTGCGTAAAAGTTTGCACGGGATCTGACCCCACCCCTGCATCGAGCTTTGCAATTTTTTCTTCCTGGGATTCTGACCCCGCCTGCACGCACAGCATTTTCAGCTGTGCGTAACGAGGCAGTTGTTTAAGCGTAGTAAGCGTCAGCAGACACGTTGCACGAGATGCTAGCGTGTATACGTCGTGCTCGCTCTGCAGCAGCATTAGCAGCCTCTGCAGTTGTAAAGCGGAACGTGAGATCACGTTGCCCAAATCCCGCTCCGCTGCCTGTGCTCGTAGCATTAACAGCTTCAGAGATCTCCCGATCTACGTTAATGCTGTTCCAATACAGCGTCAACGGATAGCTAACTTCCAATGTGTACATAGTGCGTGCTTATTTTATGCGTAGCTTTATTGCTACAATTGCTATTATAAGCACACACAAAAATAAAGCAAGCACTTTAACATTAAGCTTTTGTAATCATCCCAATAAGAAAATAGCGCACAAACATTTTAAACACTGGGGCGCCTCCCAACACATACTGCAGCAGGAGTATTATACCAAAACGCTGTTAGTGGGAGGAACCCCGAGACCGCAGCCAGCTAAAAAAAAGGGCGGATGCGAACTCCGCCCAACCATGCACAACACACAGGAAAACGTTTAACAACGCAGCAACAAATATAACACGATCCCAATCATGGCTGCAACACTAGTCCAATCAATAAAGAGATCGAAAGCAGCATCAGCACGAGCCACACGACGCTCGTAATAGTCTTCGGATTCATCGTCGATTAACATTAGCGGCTCCGTTTTGGACGACATCCGCCCACACGGCTGCAGGCAATTCGCTGCTGCAACACACGCTGTTGATTACGAGGACGCCGTACCTTAGCCATTATTTGAACCCTCGGCGCCAGCGCCCAGTTGCAGCGCACTTATATCCGGCATGTTTAACTTGTCGGGTCTTACGTGCCATTAGGCACCCATTCTTCTTAACACGAGCCATAACAAACTCCTTAGCGTGCTTAACGCTGTTAGTATAACAGTAGTTATCTACAGATCAACCTTTATTCTTGAATACCCCGCTAAAGGCCTTAGCATTGCAGAAACTGCTATGGGGTCAAACCCCGCCGGCCCAAACCCAACTCTTAGAATACAACTGGTGAGAGCAGCAGCACTAATGCTACTGCTCTCTTCTGCTGTAAACTAGCAGCAGGTCCAGTTGTTTTTCACATAAGTAGCAGCCATGCTAGGATTCATACCCAACTTTGTGCGTGCCCATGCGCTAACAACGCGGCGCCCAGCATCACCCATTACAGGCTTGACTTGACGGATCTTGTCGCGCACTTGCGCTGCTTTGGTCTGACGCTTTGCTGCTGCGGGCTCTTCAACCTCAACAGTCTTTTCAGCTACTACACGACCACGTGCGCGGCGGCTGTTGACAGCAATCTCAACTTCGCCATTGGCAAGCAAACGAATACGATACGAGGGCATATACAGATTCCTATTGTGCGTGCTGTAGCACTATTGCTACGTTATGTAGTATAGCGCCGGCAACAGCAGTTGCAAGCACTATTAGATTAAGTTTTTGTAATCTTCCCACTGGTGCACTTTTGCGTGCAGCAGCAACAAACTAGGGATTCTCCCAATTGCACAAACGTGTGCGCTGCTTTTGCAAACACGGGATTCTCCCAGTAACGCACAGCGCAGTTTAAAGACTGCTTTGCGAGAGACCTCCCAGCAGCGCACGCACACACCCTGCTCCTGCTGTTGTTGACTGCGTGTTGTATGTGCTGCTGTTTGCATATGTTAAGTTTAACAGTTAAGTTAACTCTGTCAACCAGACCCCACTAAAAAATCTGCACAGCAGCTGATGTAATCGAGGGGCACCTCCCACTGCGTTGCTGCAGGTACTGCAACTGTGTATTTTTATTAACACGGGGACTACCCCGTGCACACAAACTGCACTGCGCTTTTTTAATTAACGGGAACCTGTGTAGTAACGCAATTAAAAAAATGCTAACAAAAACAATAACTTAGCATTTGCGTTACAGTTATATTACTATGCACAGGTTACTAACAGCGTATATAATATAGCACAACTGTACTATTATCTAATTACAAAAACCCTAGCCCGTGCTTTTTTATTGCGAGGCTCTCCCAACGGCACAATAAGCTATCTTTTTCTCGGAAAACTAAAAGAAAAAATTTTCCGGGGCAGCTGTGCCGGCCGGCTCAGGTGGGAGGCATATAGACCCCACGGGAGGTATATAGTGCTCAGCTGCGTGCTGTGCTGCTGTTGGGGCTTGCTAACCATACCCCGGGGTCGTAAAACCACCAGGCCCCGAGATCTGCGTGGTCTTTATTTTTTGCAGCGCAATTTTTTGCGTGTACTATAGGCCTCTCTACAATGTATATAAATATTCGTATGCGTTCCTTAAGATCTTTAATCGACCTATTTGATTCTCAACAGTCCATGAAGCCTGCACATGTTTCAGGAACCCCTCATCCCAGTAAAGCTGTAGCTGCTTTAGAGCGTGCATTAAGGGTCAGACACAGTCAAGGGCTCAAGTTTAACTATGACATAATTGATCAAATCATGCAAAAAGTCTGTCGTCGTTATAATGTCACAGGTGATCAATTGCATGATTTATTTGTCAGCAAGCATCGTATGGTGCCTGATGCATGGGTCAAAACTGCCTCATTCAAAAATTTCCCACCATAAAAAATTTTGCGCAGTAATTTTTTTGGGTAGTTATAGTGATTCTAGTATTAAATAAGCCGTATGCTTTATTATTATATCATGGTAGATCCAGACAAGCCGCACCGTTGTAAGTTAGGAATCACAGGCAATCCCAGTAGTAGGCTAAGAGCATATAAGACAGCCAACCCCAGTTGTTATTTTTTAAAAACGTATAGTATACCTGATCGGTTGCATGAAAGCAGGATATTAAGCATAATAAAGGACAGGTTTACGGTACGCAGTGAGTATGTGCATTGTCACCCGCAATTAGTTCGAAACATTGTTGAAGGGTATTTTGTTGACAATGGTATTAGTTTTTAGTATCAAGTCCAATCTTCGATGTCGTTGTTATGTAGTCGATTAAAGTTGCGTAGTAAGAACATAGTATGTTCTGGGCTATTTTGTTCAAACTCGTGTATAATCAATGTAGTTAATCTTCTAGCCCATTTTAAATCTAAATCGTTGTGTCGTACCAGTGTAAGTAGTCCAGTATGTGGATTTTCCAGATATCGTATTATCATATATTGTAATATACTATAATATAATCAAGATTGTCAATCAAATTTTAGTGTGGTTTAATAGGGTCGGGTATTAGTTTTATGCCGTAATGTTGAGCTATTTTAATCAAGACTGGTAGTAAGAAAGTGCTACCTGGTAGTACAGCGATTCCGGCCAGTCCCAAGTATTTTAGCAAGCGTACCAGTTGTTGATTAGCCATTTGGACTGATTCTGGATCTGCCGTGCCCTGTATCCATTCGTTATAAGTTTCGATCATATCTGCAGCAGCTGAGCCTTCGTCGGAGAACCATTGTTCAAGGTTTTGTAAACGTTGACGTAGTTGTTCGGGTTGTAGTTGTTGAGCTGCTGTTTGTAGCCAGTGTTCGTCTAAGGTAACCAGTTCTTTGATATGCATTGTCTGGGTATTTATCGGGGTTATAAAAAAATCTGCGCTCGGCGCTTCGCGCGAAAAGGTCTGTGTTGCCGGTAAATAAAACATTATGCGTATATATGAAATTTCCCGTAGAGATTTTCTCAAAGGTCTAGGAGCAGCAGGAATAGCTGCGGCCACAGGTGCTAAGTTGCCTGTAGGTACTGCTGCGGAGCCTGTGGCTGCTACAGCGGCTGCTGCTTCAGCAGTTGAAGCCGGTTCAATGATCGATGGACTAGTAGCTGCAGCTACTAGTTGGACTGTAAAGAATATGGGTACGCTTTATTTGGATTCTAGTTATAGTGAAGCACCCGAGTTTGAAGAATGGCAACCTGGTGTAAATGATGTAACCGAGATTGGTAACGGGCCGCATGGAACTATGCCCTGGGGTTCACATTTTGAAACGGGAGTCAGCGAAGGTGGAGTACCGTGGTTACACACATCGTTTGGTGATGAAAATCCCTATGAAGCTTTATTAACTTATCAAGATCCTAACACCAAAAAATTCGAATCTGTAAGTCTTGAGTACGATCCGCAAACATATGGCGTAGATTCTACCGCAGATGAAGAAGGAAATATAGTTGACGAAACCGATGTAGGATCTTATGTAGATCAAAGAGTTGCAGGTACACTAGATGACGAACCTAAAGATAGTCAAGAACCTCAAGCTGCTGATATTGCTACAAAGGCAGCAGCGCACAGTGCTGCAGAGTTTGGGTTAGATAGATTAGCACAGTTAGCAGGAGTCAAAGCATTATCCGGAGTATCGGATAAGTCAGAGACTGATCAAATGAGTCCTGATCAAGTAAAAGCTATGCGTAATCGATTAGCTGATTTAGACACTGAAGAAGAACCCTTAGCATTACCTGATCGATCTGATGACAAACATGGATTTGATTTTGACGTAGACAGTGAGCCAGAGAAGGATGCTGTGCACAGTAAGAAGCATAAACAATGAGAGTAACAGAATTATTACGAGAAAATGTCTCTGCTATTGTACGTCATGATTTTACTGACTTAGCTATTAAATCTGGTATTGGGCATTTATTAGTTGGACGTCTAGATCCTAATAAGTATAGATTCTATGTTGCGCTTTATCCTTATCTAGGTAATCCCGAGTATCGTTATACAGTTAGTCTCGAAACGGGTTCGCCTGATCAAACAGTACCTAGTATACAGCAGCCGGTAGGCGAAGTTGATCAAGAAGGGTATATTACAGTTAACTCGTCAACTAAAACGCATGTAGCTAAACAAGTATTAGAGTTAACTGTTAGCCAGCGTCAATTAATTAAACGTGTAGCGGAAAAGATGCTGCCCGAATAATATATGCGTATATATGAAGTAATCACTAGAGATCAGCTTAAAGAATTTCTAACTTCTCGCGGTTATACCTATGTAGGTGAGGGTAGCTATGCTGCAGTTTTTCTTAGTCCGCATGGTGGGTTATTCAAAGTTTATGGTACTAGATATCCTGGTATAGAGTTTTCCAGTAGATTAACCTTTGATCCTTTAGAATTTTATCGCGTAGCCAAGCGTATTAATAATCCTTATGTACCCAGATTTGGTACACCGCGTAAGTTTACAGTAGATGGGCAAGAGTATATAGGGCTACCTACCGAACAGTTAGATGAGCTGCCCGAGCAGCGTGGATTAAAGCGTGCTCTAAACTTTATGGCTGATTATGCTGAACAGGAGTCTCCATCGGACAGATATGTTAATTCAGGTGATAAGATATCCATTATTGACAAGATGAAAATACACTTAAAGAGTTTAGGTAAGGAAGCGCCTTTAAGAAAGAAGCTTGAGCAAGTGATTGCACTATCTGAGCCATTTGGATCTATGTGGGATAAGTTCTTTGAAACTGAGCAGTTAGTTTGTAGCCAGCACAGTTGTGATGATTTTGACTATATAGGTGGTAATCTCTTATGGAGAGGTAATGTGCCTGTGATCAACGATCCGTATGCTTATACAGGATTTAGATCTAGTGTCAACGAAACCATAGGGCCTCATGTGGGTAAAGAGTTTCGGTTAATGCTAGCAGGAGAAAAGCCCTTAGCTTGGTTTGACGTTCAGGAGTTTGCCCCGCATAGACGGCGTATTGCTGAACTAGTACAGAACTCCGGTTGGATCATACATCAGTATCTTCTCAATGGGTTTATGCGTTTTATTGTAGCATTACCCGGGCATGAAGCTGATGTTAAAGAGTTTTTAGAGATAACATCTAGTAATGTCTATAGAACTTATAATCCTACTAGTCGTCTTTGGCAGCAGGCGCATCGACGAGCCGGGCAGTTATTAGGTTATAGTGATCAGGATATTGAAGAGTATATTGAAAACGCTGTAGAGCGTGTAGGCAGACGCAATTAATAAATATCTATTATGCGTCTAAATGAATTATTATTAGAAAACAATCGTCAAGATTTATATCATGGCACTACTTTAAACAATGCTTTTGAAATACTAAAATCTGGTTTTATAAAAGCATTTTCAAACGACGGTGTTATAGCGCATACCAGTGTCAGTTTAACTAGAAATCCTCGATTATGGTTTAGTAATATAAACTGGAACGCAGTTAATCTTTGGGCCGATAAAAGTACAGCACATGTTACCTTTGTTATAGATCAAAATAAATTAAGGCATCGTGTTAAAATACTACCGTTCAACTGGGAAGTATTAAGTGATTACGATCCTGACAATCTACAGATAGCCCCCGGCGGTCATAGCTCCGAAGAAGAAGAAAGAGCCATGGGAGATATACCATTAAGCTGCGTTAAAGAAGTTTGGATAAAACAAGAGGATTGGAATACTCGAGGATTACGAGGACATTTAAAAAGATTTCAGTCTCAATGCCGAAAATTAAACATCCCAGTAAAAGTTGATCAAACTCCTCACGATGATAGTGAAGTAAGTTGGGGTGCTGATGATTATCGAAAATTGAAAGGTTCAAGTATTAAAGAGTATAAGGTCGTTGATCGAGGACATAATGGGTATCTTATACAGATCTGCAATCCTCGTAATACTTCTCGATTAAGCGGTAAACAGTATGTAGTGCAGGATTTAGAAGCCTGGGCTAACAGCAAGGGTGTAGACTTACAAGCTGCAATAAGAGCATTAGGAACAGGAGAAACTGTTCGTGGTGCTAAGAATGTTTATCGTGTAGGACGTTATAGATTATAAGGAATTGTTATGAGAGAATATATTAAGCTTATTGAAGATGCTGATCGCACATTACCGTATTTGATCAAAGTCTGTAATTCTAAAAATCCTACGAAAACTGTTAAGCAGTATATTATTAACGATTTACAAGACTGGTGTACAAAGAAAGGAGTAGACTTTAACGACGTAGGTCGTGCTATTTCTACAGGTAGTCCGATAAAGGGTGCTAAGAACGTTTATCGTGTAGGACGTTATAGACTCTAATTGTCTCAGCTTCTTCTTTACGTAAAGCAAATACGCTAGTACCGACTCTAACAGCGGTAGGACCATTAAAGGCAGCTCTAGCTATAACTTTTACATGTTCACCTGATAAGAATCCTAATTCGTTTAATGATACGTTAGAGGAATATTTGATTATTGCTAATTGGCCGATTTTGAGATCATTTATTGATTTTGTTAAAGTGGTAGACATGAGTAGGTCCTTCGGTTTCAACATGATCTAGTTGATACATAGGTACATAACGGCTTAGGTTTTTAGCTATGCGATCGTAGAGTTTATTTCTACTTTCGCCCTCTCCTGCAAATATCATTTGTCCTTCGGCTCCGTACTTGGCTATATCATCGTTAATAATTTTAGCTACAGTAGCAAATACTCGATAAGCATCGCCTGTTCCGGTAACTTTATCCCCCGAGTACCACAAATCGTTAGGATCTACTTGTTGAAACATTACTGCTAGGTATGGTACTTGATTTTCTTGTAATCTATCAACAAATACATAATACATTAACTTTTTTTCGTTATAAAATCGATATTTGTGCAAGGTTTGATCTTGGAAGATTAATCGATAGTCGTAGGGTTGATCAGCAAGTTCTAATAGCAGTTCTTGTATTTGCATAGTAATATTTATTAGAACGACCTTGATAAATAATTAATAAAACATTTTAGGGGTTTTTAATGCCTGATAATGATGACAAAAAGAAGAAAGCACCGGATAGCACATCTGCTAAACCTACTGCTGAAAAACCTCGGGTAAAAATAAATCCGTTTCCCGAGTTTGATGATTTTAATGATGTTGTAGGTGGCGTTAAAAATGCCCCGGCGAAATCAGAGCCCGCAGCTTCGGAACCTGCTAAAAAGGATGCTCCTGCAGGAGGTCGTGCTGAGTTAAATCGTGCCAGTGCTGAACGTACACGCAATGTAAGACTAAACCCTAACGATCAAATGCGTGATTACCTTGGCCGTATTGATCAGCTAGATGTAGGGCAGGACGAGATTCCCGATGCAGAGTTAGCTCCTAGAGCTAATGATCCTGGGTATGGTGAGCCTGAAGTACCTGTAGAGCCAAATACTTTACCAGACATACTACACAGAGAAGTTACTGTACCTGGCGGTGAAATCGAATGGCATCAGGTTAGAAATCTACCTGGATATATGAAAAATGCAGTGCGTGTTATTGGACGCCAGCATTTTGGACAGTTAACAAGAACACCAATTGAAGATATTACAGTGATTGCGCATCTCAATCAGCCCGGTATGCAGCAGATGATTGGGCATCGTGGTGGACCTGGTGGGTTTAATCCACAAGGACCAGGAGCAGGTGCTGATAACTTTACATCAATGGCTGAAATGCAACAAGTTGGTCGATGGTTAGAAAACAATGCACAGCGTCTAGGTGATCCGGGTGTAGAACATCCTAACATCCCTGGATATAGAGCAGAAATAAGAGAATACTCTGCAATGGGAATACGATTCCACGTTGTACGTGATTTTATGGATAATAACTTAATGGGCTATTACATTTACGCATGGCCCGAAGCGGATAGTAGAAATAATAACAGAGGTGGCAACGACAATAGATCTATTGGCCAAGACCGCCCAAGATTACCAAGAAGAGAGTCAACCGAAATGAAAATGAAAAACTCCAGCTACTTAACAGAGCAGTTTAAGAATTTTAAAGTCAAATATGCTAAAGAACAAGTTTTCGAAAGCATTGAACAAGAAGCATTTAAAGTATGGAACGAAGAATTAATCGAATCGATTATGATTAATGAATCCAGTACTTTAACTCAAATGCTAGGCGATCCCGAAACTGGACTTAGCCAAACACAAAGAAAAAGTGGTCAGTATCTAATTCGTTTCTTACACCGTCGTAATAAACTTAGTGCTGAAGCACCATACGAAAAGCACAACATTAGCTTACGATTAATGAATCAGGAATTTAAATCAAATCCTGACAATTTCGTTATTTTAGTCTATAGAGACGGAATGGCTGCAGTTAAACCAGATAAGAAACATATCGAACGTATGTCAAAGGCTGCTGCACAAAGAAGAGAAGAATACAATCCAGCTAGAGACAATACTATGCCTTTCCAGATTCTTGCTTATAAAGGTGGTGAGGAAGTTAACCCTGAGTTGTTTAGACTTTCCGGTGACGACGACGAAGTTGATAGAGATGTTGATCCTCGCGTAATGAGAGCAAGAATGGGAATTCCAAATAGACCAGATCCTCGTGCACCAAATACATTCGATCTTTTAAGAGAACAATTAGGTACTTTAGAACAGATGTGGATTGCTAGAGGTGCAGTTGACAGAGAAAAAATGTCTTCACGACGTCCTGATGTTAGTAAAAATCTCAATCTCGATCGAGACAAAGCAGCTGTAATTAATAGAATACGCCCAGTTCTTACAAAATTAGGTCATAATGCTATTAGTGTTGTTAACGCAAGAATTCATAGAGCTAATGCTGCACAGAATTACGATGATGCACAGACAGCTTCTTCACTCGGTGCAAAAATTAAAAAATTTATAGCGGCACTAAACACTACTAGTGATCTTGATGTATCCTCCTATAATAGTCCGTTAAGATTAATTGTGGATAGAGCGTTTAATTCGGCTATGTCAGGTATGAACGATCAAGAAAAAGCAGAATTCATGTATGATCTTGCTAAAGGAAGTGCAACCGGACTTAAACCTATATTAGATGCTATTAGAAGTTCTTTATTAAATCCTAGCCAGTATTAATATCTATGAATATACGGTATCTTATTGATTTAGTAGAAAGTTTTTTAACAGAAGAGTTTGCTCCTCTTACAAAGGGGAGCCAATATGTTTTTAGTAATAAAAACCTCGTTCAAAAGTTAGCCGATGCTGTAAGATTAGATATTAAAAACAATCCCGTATCATTTCCTTCAGATTTTATAAAAAAAGTAAACGGATACACTCCTCCGCCTGCGCAATCAAAAAAGATCGATCGTCCAATTAAGGTCGCTAACACACAGGCCGAACGTTTGAAGCAAATGGCTGACTTATATGCTAGTGGAGTAAAGTTTGATAAAATAGGACTACAATTTAGATTAAAACCTAATCAAGTTGAAAATGATCTAAAGAAACTACCTGAATTTGAAAACTTGAAAACTAAGCATGAGGAAGCTAACATTCCTCGAACATTACCATCAACAACTGTAGCGATTCCTAAAGCTACTGATCAAGAAATTGCGCATTGGTTTTTATCAAATCTCGATCGTATTGAACAGACTGGCTACGAAGGTAATCCTTATTCTCGAGATGGTGTTAATAGCAAATGGATTGTTGAAAAATATATCAAAGGTGCTCACAACTGGGAAGACATAACCGGTACGTTAAATATGAATCTTAGCAAATGGTACTTCTTAAAAAATAGAAATATGCTTGATGCTAATCATACAGATTTAGGAAAATTTGATAGTATAAGAGATTTAGGATTTTACTTAGTATACCATTATGAACAGATATTAAAAGACTATAACGAAAAAATGCGTGTGCTTGCGATGAGACGTTCAGTACGTGCTTTTATTATTGTTGATAATAACGATTATAAAATATATACTACACTTAATCGAGCTGCTAATGTTGCTATGGGATTAGGTACAACATGGTGCACAGCAAATAGTAGCTATGCTGGGCACTTTGATAATTATTCTTCTAGAGCAATGATTTTCCAATTAAATCCTTACGACCCTTCAGAAGAAAATATTAAAAAAGCTGGAGTTGATAGAGAGATTGTTGGAAAAGAAAGATATCAGTTTGATGCAGGCGGACCATACTTTATGAACATCGCCGATGTGCCTCCTAATAAAGAAATGATCAAAGAAAAATATCCTTACCTTTATTATGATTTAGTCACTGGATTAAAAAATCAAAAATCGGAAATTGAAGAGTATATGAAAACTAATTCCGAAGATCCTACATTGCAAACTTCAGATACAAAAATAAAAACTTATGATGTTGACGAAGAAATTAAAAAATTACAGAAATTTATAGATGCAGGGTGGATGACTAAAAAGAAACGTCCTGCTAGCGACGGCGAATCAAATGAAGAAGAAACGGAAACACCTAACGACGAGTCATAAAGATTAATGTTTGATCACGATTTTCAAAAAGTACCACATCTTCGTATAGGACCAATTTTAAACAAATATGGTTGGCTAATTGCAGTAGCTGAGATAGGGGACTCCTGGTTTTTAAGATGGCAGTCCCCATCTGGTATTACAGGAACAGGAATTTATCCTGATCATGTCAGCTGCGTTGATGCTATTCAAACGATTAACGATCTGTCTAAAGGTTTAACTCTTTAAACATTGCTTCTAATTCATCGATAGCTAGATCAACACGTTCGTTAGTAACTCTAATTGCAACACCGCCTTTTGCTTCCCACTCATCGCAGTTGCTTTTACGATCGTCAATTAGAATATCACCGGGCTTACAATGTTTTTGTTTATCTTTTGAATATGGCCCAAAGTGTACAGGAATATCCGGAAAGTATTTGTTTGCCCATACAAACTTGTCCCAGAATGCCCATTTAAAATCATTATCCTTAGGAACAGCAGTTAGTATCAGTAACTCCCATCCTAACTGATCCCTAAACTTTCTTGCTGTATCGGCTAACCTTTCGGCGTCTGGCATTACAGGTAAATCTCGATACATTCGTTGATGTTGTCTAACCTTTGCCCAATCTTTAGGATCGTAATGAGCATTTGCATCTTTACGCCTATAGCCCAGAATACCTTCAACTCCGGTGTTCCAATCAGCTAGTACACCGTCCATATCCAAATAAATTCTTTTGTTCACATTACACCTTAGTCTAAACTTAAATTTTGATCTTTTACTTTGTTAATAAAAACATTTAATTTTTCAATGTCGCCAGAGTTTCTCAAACTTTTAAAAGTTAAGTTCTCTGGTCCAAACTCACCGTTACGTTTAAGGCCAACCTTTCTAAACTTTACTAAAACAGCTAACAGTTTTTCTGCTACGTGATAGTCTTGTATCTTAATTGTTGAATTAATAAGTTGTTGCCAAAAATTTACCGATGATTTAACTTCGTTTTTGTTCCATTCAATGTTATCGATATTAGGATGTTTTATCCAGGAATTTCTTAAAACACTATAGCTTGCACTTACGGGTTTAACGCGAATATCTTCTGCATATAACTCAATTGGAACTCCGTAAATAGTAATATCGTGTTGTTCTTTCCAAAGTTTCCTTTTAGTATCGAATAAAGCATCTATTGGTTCATCACATTTAATAGCATTATAATCGAAAACAATATGTAAGTCAAGATCTGATTTAGATGTAAAATTATAATTAGCTTGACTTCCGTATATAACAATATCCTGTATAGGTGCGGATACTTTTAAAAATTTGTAGAACTCCTTAGCAATACGCAGTAGTGCTTTTCTAACGTCTGGGCGCAATTGATCGTTATCCCAAATTGCAAGATTAAGATTTTTATGTATTACTATAGGAGTTACAAATTTTGACATATTACATATTTAATCTTTTTCTGAATTGATATTTGCTAGCATTGCTCTAATACGAGAGCTATCGGTTGTAGCTTTTATTTTACCAACAGGAACTCCAGCAGTAGGGTCAGGGTTTCGTACCTCGCCGGTTTCTTTATCAAAATTATTATCCTTAAGTGTACTAGTCTTTTTAAATTTTTCTACAATGTTACTAGTGCTAGAATTTGATCGTTGTTGGTTAAAGCTTGATTCAACGTCCTCGCCTGGATCAGTAATACGCAATGTTTCGATATTAAACTCTAAATCAACCTTTTGGCCTACGCCGCTACTACTACGTGTTTTCATAAACTGAATTTGATAGCTTCCCCGTTCTCTCATAGCCCGGCTTGTAAAGATACCAATAACGTTATCTGCTGTCATAATCTTACTTAATCCACCGGAAATATGACTATGATCAAACTCAATTTCTTCAACTGCTGCTCGATTTAACTGACTTGCTGTAACTACTACAGTTTGTGTTTCCATAGCTAAATTACGCAGTTCTTCGCTGACATATTTGTCTTTAACGAAAAGATCGCTTGGACTTACCTTGATCGACAGAGGCATCATAAGGTCTAAGTAGTCCACTAAAATAATGTCTGGTTTATGGCCTGTTTTGACTTGATATTCCTTCAAAAAGGATCTCAAATCGTTACAATTCTTACCAGAAGGGAGGTATTTTATACGAATTCCTCCTGACTTCTTACCTAGCATACGAACCTTCATTTCGATGTCATCTAAGTTACGGAAAATGTCCTTAGTACTAGTTCCTGTAACCATACTATCGATACGCATGCCTACAAGTTCTTCACTTAGCTCGAAAGTAAAGTAGATACAATTAAGACCTTGTATTGCAAAGTTTACTGCAAGGTTTGCTAAGAATAAACTCTTACCGCCACCAGATCCTGCACAAAAGATATCTAATTCACCACGCTTAAATCCGCCATAAAGCTTCTTATCCATAGTAGGCCAACCAGTAGAAATTTGTCCATTGTTTTCTTTTAGCTTCATTAAGCGAGCACGCGGATCATACCAATAGTCTGTACCCATATCGCGGCTCAAACTAATCTGAATAGCATCTCTAATTAGCTTTTCTACTGGGCCATAATCGCCGGACATAAGTAGTTCGCCGCTTTCATTAATAGCTCGTTCGAGAGCCTTATGTCTACTAAAATTTTCAAAGTCATTCATTAACCATTCATAGTTTTCTTTTGGAACTTCCATAGGTTGCAGATCTGATTTGCAGTTAGCATTAACAATCTGTGATTCGGGCATGACTTTATACTTGTCTACATATTCGTTTATAAAAGTCGCAGTTGCTCTCAATCGTTGATCAAAGTTTTTTGGATCAAAGATATTTTGGCATCGAATAAAAGTTTCCGCATCGCTTAGAAATAGTTCTAAGTATAAACGTTGTACAGTATAGCTGTAGTCAGTTTTATCCATTATGTTAGTTTCTCCAGTTTCTTTTTTTGTAACTCTATTTTTATCTTATTATCTTCTTGATAGTGCACAATCGTGGCAAGTGTATAAATCTTACCGTACCTTTTTACAGCATCTGCAACGTCTTTAATATCTTCATCCCACGGAGGTAAACTCATTCCCCAGTTATTTTGTATTGCAGCAGCTAATAACTTTGCTCCAGCTTTATCTCTATCAGGCACCACAATAACTTTTTTACCTAATGAGTTAATTCTCATACATTGTATTTCATTAGGTTCGTTAGTCATAATGGCGCAACCGCTAATTGCAATTGCGTCGATCTGCCCTTCTACAACAATAACAAATTCTCTGTCATAAGTTTGAGCATCCAAATTGAACACATACCCCGATTGGCTATCTGATAGATACTTAGGCTTCCCTGGATAAATCTTTCTACCAGTATATCCAACAATTTTCTTATCATGGTAGAAGGGTATTATAACACGATCTTGATACCCAGGTTCGGGCGTCCAATGCCATTTATAATCTGCTAGCCCTAGTCCCCTATCAAGTACGTATTGCTTACAAGCTATGAAATTTTCATCTTGACATCCGTAACTATTCCATACATCAAAAGAGTAAGTATCTTTGGGTAAAGATCTTTCTTTTAATGTAAGATCCAATTCTTTAATTGGTTCTCCGTCGTTGTTAATATTGCGGAATGCTTCAAAGCTCAAAGCATTTACATCATCATCAGATACTCCGCACCATTTAAATAAATTTTTAGCGTTCTTACTTAGTTTTTTACCGGGCTTCCACCCTGCTTTAAACCCACAATTAAAACAATGATAGATAAACCCGTCACTCTCAAAAAGAACTCCACCTCTTAATTTTGTATCTCGAGTTTCTCCACGGTTAACGCAGCATGGGGAATTAAACGAAACCCACCCTCCACTGGTGTTTTTTCGTTTAGATGGCAAAACCATCTGAAGTGTAGACTGTATGAGATTCATACAGTTATTTTAGCTTCTATATAGTACCTTGTCAACTGTTCCGGCGTAAGCACGATTAGCGGCAGCATCTGGCCCGCTGTATAAACTATTAGTCATTGTGACTGGGTTTTTAGCTGGGATATATCTAATTCTTATTTTTGAAAATATTCCGTTAAAGTTTTTGTAATCAATTCCGGTAAAACCGGTGTAAGTAGTATTGCTAATTAATGCATAGTTACCGAAACTACTAGGGTCGTTTTCTAAAGTTCCTTCGAGTAAAACTCGCCCGGTATAGTTTGTCATATAGATAGCTGCAGTATGTAACGCCACATTTGATTTAAACTGGGGAGTAGCATCTAGGTTTCCTGAGTAATATTCGTACTGTTGTACATTAATATCGTAGTTAGGAAACATTTGAAACTGATTGGCGTTAACTTCGATACTTGGAATTAATGTAGGATATAAGTCGTGCTTTACTTCTACTGTTCCGGCCATGCCGTAGTAAGTATCTGCGTATGCAGGAACATAACTTCCGGTGCTATCTAAAGTTTTAATTCCTAGTTTATAGTATGTACTTTCGCAAGCGTCCAAATCGCTTTCAGTGAATACCAACGACGCTAATCCTCTCAAAGAAAGAGTTACACCATCGTCGAGTATTGTTACATCTTTTTCTATTAAGTTACGATTATTAACGGTATCAAATAGAGTTACTACAAAGTTAGAGGTACTAACGTTTAAGAGCTTTTGATCGCTATTTTTAAATTGTAATTGAATGGTATTCTTAATACCTTTTTGTAATTTGAGTTCGCGTTGATACATAACTTGGATGATCCTGTTGTTATTATCCAAATCTAATATTACTTCGAAACGATTTGGATATAAATAGACTGGTAATTTCATATTACATATTTATTGTACATGACTATATTGAAAGAGCAATTCCAAACAAATTTTCCATTTATTACATGCGTAAGATCCAGAGATATTGAATATTTAGGTATTATTATCAATTCTGACGATTCTGTGTTAAGCATGTACGACTATTCTAGTTTACGCAACGATTTAGAACGACAAAGAATACTCGAATTAGGCGATATTTGGTGGTGGGAAAGTAATAGAAAAATTCCTATTAGCATTTTTCTTAAAAGAGATATGATTTATTTTAGGGACTATATTAAAACATTTAATGCTAAAGATATAGAAATATTGTTTGGGCCTATAGTTAATTTAAGCGAAATAGCTGAAAAGAGAGTCAAAAGAAAATCAATCCAGCTAGTTCGAAACATTAAAAAAGTAAAATAATTTAAACTTCCAATTGCTCACATATTAAGTTCATTTGAACGACAATTAGCATTGCGTAAGAAATACTGTGTGCTTTTTTGAAATAATATTCGTCGTTATCCGGTTTCACCCAAATCTCTTTCATCACCGTAGTCCAATCTTTCCCAATCAGATAGCGTTTCGCGGGGCGTATCATCGCAAGGACTGCAGCTAATTGTTCCACTGAATTCGGGCAAGTTGCTCTCAATACCTCCCCGTGCCCCTTTAAATGAAATAACAGATTTACAAACTCGTCTTGAAGTAAAAGATTCCATAGTGGCTCCTTGTTCATTAATTTAATTAAATGCTCTTCACTTTTAACATCTTTGTATACACTAACATTCAAAAAATCTAGTTTAAAATAGCCGCGTTTTTCTGCGGTTTCGTAATCGATGCTTGCGACATTACTTATCGGATTTACTGGGATCTTTTGTAGATACACACCAGTGTTATGTTTTTTTAATTCTCCTCTCTCGTAACGTGCAGCAGCAACATGCGGAATTAGAGATAACAAATCATCTCGATTTCCAAAATCGATATCTATATCACCTCTATTACTCATTCAATATCTGCCTCACGACAAATTTCTTTAACCAACTCAATATCAGCTGGATGTTTTTTAAAATGGTTAATCCAGTATGGTACATCAAATGCCGGTGAAATTAAGTTTAGCTGTTCATCATTAAAGTTCTCAATCATAGTTTTTCCACTCTTACAATTTAATATGATCCATGGTGATATTTTACCATTCCTTATATCATGCACCGCACGATTATGATTAACATATTTAAAATAGTGGTTATACTGTGCTTGGCTTCGATCACCCCATTCCATCATAGTTTGTAGAGATCTCTGTACTGCAGATTCAACCGGTTCTGTTTTTAATGTTTCATAAAGATACTTTTCGTAGAGCTCGTCTCTGCTCCAGTGATCTAATTTAACTCCGCTTTTAATTACATACTCAATAAATTTTTCTGGATAAAGGGGATTAACATTATTAATAAAACTGCCAAATTTAACAAATGCGTTATAGTATGAGCTTTTACAAAATTCATCGTAAGTTTTATTTTTTCTTGAATTTTGAGTTATTTGATAAAATCGATTGTAGGCCATAAGACCGACTTGCACACGTTTTTCGTCTTTTTGTAATGCACGTCTTTTATTTTCACACATATGCGCAACAAGAGTATTTTCTTTCATAAAACTCTTATTACAATGTACACAATTAAAAGGTTGTTCTACTAAGTCTACCATTAATACTCTCTAGTTATTTTTAAATTGCAAAAGATATTGTTTTCCATTTTCTAAAATGTTCGGATCGTCGTTAAAATTGCCTAATGCTAAATTACATTTTTGGCAAATCCACCCTCGAAATTTACTAGTTTCGTGATCGTGGTCGCAACACCAAATACCTTTTTTAGTAGGATTATTTTTTTTAATTTCTTCTTCACTTCTTTTACATATTGGACAAATGTGATTTTCAGGTAACTTAGGAGCTGTACGCTTAATTTCTTTGAGAATTCTTGCATGTTTTTTTGCGCAGGGTCTACAATTATATCTAAGATAATTAGCTCCGCCATCTCTATCAAACATTGAAACAGGTAACCATTCTTTGCAATCAGTACAGAATTTAGTTTCTTCTTTTCCTTCAAAGTTAAAAATTTTATAAAATAAAGAATCAGTTGACATCTAATATCTACTTCCTGGTTGGCCTGGTTCGTTACTATCAGTGCATTTAAGTCTATGATTAGTAGCGTGAGGACATCTTTTATTTCCGCATTCCGTACAAACTATCACTCGAGTAAGATATAAAGGAAACTGACTATAAGGTTCTCTAATATCATTATCAACAATGCATTGCCAGCATTCGCAGACATCTTCAACTTTACTCATACTCTTTTCTTTGTTTTTTATCAAAACCTAAGTCATCAAATAATTTTTTAATATCTTCTTTGGTCATCATGCTAGCTAGCATTTTAACTTCATCTAATTTCATTGCAGGATTTAATTCTGCAATTAGTTTTGCAATTTTAAGAGTTTTTTCCTTTTTACCTGCAGCTAGGTAGGGATGATAATATTTACTTCCTATGCCGACACCTGCCATTAGTTTCCATAATAGTGGTTTATGATTTTTACTTAGAGTCCAATGATCTTTGTTTACCATCTCATTGGTCATTTCTAAAAACCATTCTTGTAATTCTTGATTGTTTGAATCAACATTACTAGTGTACCGCATCAATACATATGGGGTTAAAGACTTCTTTTCTTCGTCAGTGAGTTTATCGTAGAAATTATAATCTCTATTATCAACTGCTGCCATTTCTCTTTTAATATCAAGTGCCATGATCTTTACTCAAATAATATATTACTTTAGCACGATCGAGTGCTAATTGTAAAGCAGTATTAGTTTTTGCTGCTTCGAGAATATCTTTCCACAATTGCGTTTCTCTTAATCGTGTACCTGTATTTGTTTCCCCGATAATAGTGCGTTCACTACTGCCTTCTTCTCTAGCATAGATCTTCTCTCCATCGTTTTCATAAATGTATTTTGCTCCTGGAGTAAGATTGCCCATACTATTACCAGCACTTTGTATAATCTAATATTTCGCTTTGACGACTAACTTCCTTAACAAAGTAAGAACACATAGGCTTCTCACCTCCGTGTAACGGAGTAGTTAAAAGCTGACCAGGTTTCATTTTTGGAAAATACCATTTAACATCTTGATAAACATCGACAATGTCTATATCAAAAAAAGTTGGTCTATAAGAGCTTAGTGGGTTGAAACAAAAGGTTTTAAATCCTCTATCATTAAGACTTGTTAAGGGTAATACTTCCATTTCGGGGCCTTCCGGGTCACCTACTACTGTACACCAATCGAGTGGCATAGTAATATTGTAAGGACCAATTTGTAATACAGCAGCAGGTGATGTAAAACTTTCAAGGAATATTAAAGGAATAAAAAAATAATCGCTATTAGTTGGATCGCTATTATCTAGCACGCTAAAACGCATTCCATCGTCTACTTCATCGGGTAAATCGTTTAGAAAAAACGTTTTATTCTCAAGTGTCAAAATTCTCATTGATATTGTACCTTTTCTATAGAAAAATCATACTTAGCTTCTTTATAAAACTTCTTACGTTCTGTAAGATGCCGTTTAGCATATTTGCTAGCAGCAGTTATATCCCAAATTTGGACAAAATCCTTGTCTTCAGCTTTTCGAATACCGCGTCCAATGCTTTGAATAACTCGAACAAACGACTTACCGGGTTCGAGCAGTACAAGATTAAAAATACGGGGAATATTAATACCAACAGCAGCCACACCATAAGTAGCCACAATAATCTTATCATTGCTAGTAGCAACTTCATTGTATTCCTCTTTACGATCTTTAGTCTTAACTGCACCTGAAATAAAAGACACAGGTTGATTAGTTAAATTTGCTAAGTTAGTTGATAATACATTACCGCAGTCGATTCTGTCAACCAGAATTAAAGTATTTCCTGTTGTAGATATTTTAGAAATTAGTTCTGAAATATATTCTAATCGTTTAGGATCTGTAACAAGATATCTTAGCTCTTCGGCATAATTAGCAAACTCTTTCCACTCTCCGGTTTGGACAATGTTTACATGACATTCACTAAGGATTCCTTTTTGTTGAAGATCGTGTGCGCTAACTCTACCTACAACTTCGCCAAGACTAACTTTAATATTTTGAAAATTAATCTCTTCCTTAGGAACAGTTCCTGTCAACCCCCAACGTATAGGTGTATTTTTTAGATTATGTGTTAATAGTTTTTTAAGTACATCAGCTTTGGCCATATGTACTTCGTCAACAATAACAGTACTTACACCTTCTAAAAATTCTGATAAAGTTAACAGTTCATTGCTTTCTTCAAAGTTTTTAGATTTTTTATCTAAGATGTTTAGGCTTTGCCAAGTACAGATTGTATGAGTTTTACCAAGATCTTTTCTGTCTCCGTAATAAACTCCTACGTCTAATCCTACGTTAACAAAGTCTTCTTCGGTTTGTTCTACAAGGCTTTTGTTAGGAACAATAGTAATTGTACGCCCGTATTTTTCGCAAATCTTTGATAGAGTTGCTGTCATAATAGTTTTACCAGCACCGGTAGCGACTTCTTGCAATGCCTGAGGATTGGCTAGGAATGTATTCACTACTTCTACTTGATCGTCTCGCAATCTAATGGGTTCGCCTGCAAAACGATGTCCTTCCGGCCAACACTTATCGCCCCAAAACTCTTCGTTAATTTTATCAAATTCTAGTTGAGGGCTTTCTCTTAGATCTTCTACTTCGATGTGATAATTTCTATTTTCTAGTTCGACTAAGACTTTATCTAACATGTTTAGATAAGTAGTTCCGCCAATACCAAAGAAACTAACAGTTCCGTCCCAACGCCCAAGACGGTATGATGGTCTAAATCTAGCGGTAGGATCCACCATTTTAAATTTCTTTACTAAGTCTTTGCGTGTATCTAGATCTAACCCGTCAATCTTAACATTAACTTCGTCTTTGATAATAATTTTACAGCTGGACATGTTTATCTTTTCCTGATGTAGGATACATTGTAATAACGTTGTGGTGTTCTTTTAAAAAGTTTTGTAAAGAATAGTGTGACGAGTTTAACCCAAAATTAATTACTAAATCAAACTTTTTTCGTGATTCCATTAGTGGTTTAGGTAATTTACTACTAACGAATACAAATTTTATTTCATCTGATAATTCGTTGTTTAACTGAGAATCTCTAACATATTGGTTAAATCCGTGTAGGTCAACCATACTTTCTAATCTAAAAAGCACTGACATCTGCTCTGTTTTATATCCCTGCCTTATTAAATATTCTTTAGTTTTTTTAATAAATTTAATCTCGTGATTAACTGGAATAACAAATAAAATATTGTCGTATTCGTCAATAACTGAAGAGAAATCGTCGAGCAGAAACTCTCCTGATGAAGGACACAACTTTTCGGAGTAATCAATTTCAAGAAATTTTTTAACTATTTTATTAGTATCGCAATTTTTTAATAATTCGTTTACTCGATCGGTCCATATAGTGATACCGTATTTTCTTGCATGCAATAGAACATTAATTATATTCCTCGATGTTGGTTGAGGAATATTTTTAGAAACATTAAGATAAACAAAACCTCCATCAGGAGTTTCGCTTACCATAGGTATATATTGTTCTATATTTTTTTCAATATGTTCAATATCTTGATAAAGTTCGAGTAACTCTCGTTCTTTTTCAAAAGAATCAAATATATCAGTAGTCGCAAAAAACTTAATAGAGTTTTCTGATAGAGGAAATGTCCATGTCTTATCTGTAGAGTTCCAAGTCGATACGCCTGTTATCGTACTTTCGTTAGACTTTTTATAAGCCTTTATGACCTCTATTAACTTAGGATCGTACGGTGAGACGAAATTAATATAGGAGTTCTTTCCATTTTTTTTAACGATTTCTATTTTTTTTATCGAAGATAAGTTCCTACTAGGAGTTCTCCAGATATTATTTTTTATAGAGTATTCGACATCTAAGTTAAGATCTTTTGAAAGTGCGCTACTGTATTTTTTTAATATCGATACACATAACTTTTTCTGTTTTTCAGTTAATCCACAGTTTATAATTTGATTTGAAAAACTATAAAACAGTGTTCGGTCTGTTGCCGATGATGCAATAGGTGCATCAAAAAGATACTTGCCAGACCCGGCCATTCTTTCGATTAAGTCCTCGATATAAACGGTCATACAGATGCATCCTCTAATCCAGCTGCCCTTAGTTTTACAATGTTAGTTATTTGCCATTGTTTCTGATCAACGGCTTTTATTATACCTAGCCATTGGTTACGTAGTAAAGCAAATTCGTTAATAATTTTTTCCATATCAACTACATCTGCTTCCCCGTCAACATATTTTTCAACGTCTCTTGAACTCAATGCTCTTTGATAGTTTTCGAGATACTTTTTAAAAGTTTTACTTCGGGTACGTCGAAGTTCAATATTAAGATATTCTAGTATAGCTTCAATTTCTTGCAATTGATTAAATCTTTGTTCTACGATACCCGGAAGCTGCGAAGCAGCTCTCTCTACGTTTCCGTGGAGTTTAACTTCTTTCTTCGCAGTTTCCAGTTCTGTATAAAAATGATCAATGCAAGCAGGAAGGTGAGTAATATCCTTACTCACCTTTGCGTACCAAAGAGGCATTAATAATCCTCGTCGTCTTCGAAGGAATCCTCTTCAAAATGATCTTCATCCTCGTCATCGCTATGCTCAACTACTTCAGTTATAGCATCGTCAAGGTGAGGGTCATATCCGATATATGCCTCAAGATCCTTTGCTCTGAACTCTTTTCCGAGTAAGTAATCAACATATTGCTTTGCAGCAGTGTCTTTATTTTTTTCTGGAATATATTCTTTAAATGTATCCCAAATTTCCATAATCAAACTATCATCCATTGTCTTCCTCCGTTTCGTTTTCCGCTGGTTCTTCTGCTCTAATCACCGATTCGTCCCACTGATCCATAATAAGCTTTAGCTTATCCTCAGTCCAGTTTTTGCGAAACTCAGCAATGATCTCACCAGTTTCTCTGTCTGTATAAGCTAATTTATTACCTACTTTAAATAATACACCCATCTTCTCAAACATGTCTAGTAGACCCGAAGTTGGAGTCATACCTGTTGAATATGGAATTTTAACTTGTACACTTTCGAAAGGTTTAGCGTAACGTGTTTTTACAACCTGGCATGCTGCACGTATACCTAATACATCAGATACCTTGTTGCCATCTTCGTCCTCTTTCAACTTAAGTTTCTTCATCGAAACTACAATTGAACTAGCGAAGATAAAACCTTGACCGCCGGAAATTTTATCATCTGGATTAAACATGTCTTGGCTAGCATAGGTATGATTAGTTGCTACTAATCCTACATTATACGCTCCGAACATATTAACACAGTTAGCAACTAGAGCCTTTAGAGCTTTTGCTTTACGACCCATATCGCCTTTCATATCTCCGGCTTCAAACTGATTTACCTCAGTTGGAGTCATTAAGAATCCAAGGCTATCAATGACAAATAATACCTTTGCTCGGTCTGCCTCAGGCATTGTTTTGTATTCTGCCATAAATTCGCTAATAGTTTTAGCAACATCATCAAGCATAGCCATATTAAGTTTAAGCATCTTATCTTCGGTAGTTTCGACACCTAGCTTATGTAGCCACGATTCGTCCAAAGCATTTTCGCTATCGATTAAAATAACATAAATGCCTTGTTCCTGTGCATGTTTAATAATGTTACCAGAACAAATATAACTCTTTCCTGAGCCAGATTCGCCAGCAAAACAAGTTACCTTGCCCAGAGGGACTCCTCGAAAGAAGTCCCCTGAGATAAGATAATTTAATGCATAGTTACCAGTTGAGATCCAATCAGTAGGGTCTCGGAAACCGACACCCATACCTGGAATAGACTTAGTAATACTCTTTCTAAATTTAGAAATATCAAAATTCTTAGCCATTTTGATCTCCTAAATTATTGTGCATTACGACTGCGAATCTTTGCAAGAATGTCTTGTGCACGAGTAGCAGCATCACCGCTAGCCGGAGCAGTTGCAACAATTGCAGCAGCTACGTCATTGCTAATTGAAGGAGCTGGTGCTGCCTTTGGCGCAACAGCAACGGGTTCTTCGTCAACATCATATTCAGATGTTGCTGCTCCACCGCCATTGCCGAATGCTCCCTTTGGCTTGTAATAATCACCCCAGCGTGCCATATCAAATGGTTCGCCAGCGATCGATGCTTCGAGCATTTCCATTGCGACCTTAAGCTCAACTTCACCAGGACGCTTTGGGAGAAAGTTCTTGAGATCGTACAATCCATACTGTTGGATCGCAGCCATTTCCGCCTCGTTAAGTGTGCGTTCACGTCGCGCCCAAGAGCTAGTATTATAATCAGCAAATACTCCGCCAGGCTTAGTAGTCTTTGTAATTCTGAAATCAAGCCCATTTACGTAGTCAGTAACTAGATTTGGAATGTCTTTATCCATCAATGCCTTTGGAATCAAAGGAAAAATCTGAGGACTGATAACAAATCGACGAATAGGATTCTCCGGAACACGATCTTCGTTGAGTGCCGTTTCTACAACAAATCCTTGAAAAAGATAGCTCTTCTTTTTCCAATAGCGACTTCCGAGTGCGTTATATTCCTTTGCCTTGTCAAGATTACCTTTAGCTGCTTCAATCTTTTCAAGCTTATAAAAGCCACGTGCTTCTTGAAGCAATGGGCAAACTTCCTTTTCTCCGTACATTTCCATGCACGGAACTTCTACTGTAACTTTCTTACTGTTAGTTTCGCCGGCGATTCCAGAGAATGGCATTTTGATAACGCCTCGCTCTCTCCAGAAATATGTGTTAGTTGGATCTGCATCTGGAAGGAAACGTACTGTTGTAGTACTGTTGTCTGGTGCATTCCAATGCGCAAAAATTGCGTTATCACCGCCGGTGCGCGGCTTTCCGTCGGTCTTCTTCTGACTCTCTGCCTGTAGTTTTGCCCTAATTTCTGCCAATGTTGCCATAATGTTTCTCCTTGTTTATGTATGTATTATGTGCCACTTCTTCTTAAGCCACTACTTAAAAAGAAAAAGTGTGTATAAGTTAATATACACACTTCTATTTATAATCGCAAGACTTTATATTATTTTTTTAAGCCGGATAATCTTAATATATCTTCAAATGCATTTTGATCCATAGTAGGTTCTGGTGCATGTTGTTGATATCGCTGACTTAATCTTGATATTAATTTTTCAGCTAACGATCCTGCTTCTTCGCCAAGTTCTTTTCTAACTTTAGTTAGTACACCGTGTTCGCCGATAGGGAATTTACCAGTTTTTGAATCATAGAAGCTATGAACCATTTCGGCTATTTCATCTAAACTAATATCTTTATGTGTGTTTTTACCTCTCTCATAATCCTCGCTATCTGCAGGAGTTTCTGAGTTTTGAGCTGGTGTTGTATCTAACTCTAATTGTTTAATAACAGCATCGTCGCCTTTTTCCTTTAACCACATAGTAACGATTGTCTTTAAATCACCATCTGCTCCGGCTAAACTTACCATTTTTTCAAGATCAGGATCCCTTAGCCCTATCCCACGTAAAGATTGTATTCCGTTTGTACCGTCGAGCCCAACTTTGGTATCGTTTGATAAAAGATCTTTCAATTTATTAATAACATCGTCTGATAAAGCGTTACCTGATGTTAAATCATCTGCCCAATCTTCAAATTCGGCAAATTCTTTAACTTCTTTTTCATGATCGCATTCGCAACTACTTTCGAGCATGCCGCATTCGTCGCAAGTTTCTTCGCTAGCCGATTCGGTAAATTGAGTAAGATCAACTTCACCGTGTTCTTGCATAATACGATGTATTAATGGAAAGTATTGTGTTAAATCTTCTGCAAATGTTGAAACAGTGAATTTATTTTTATAATCTTCCATAGTAGCTTGGTCCATTATAAATTCATCGTCGCCGTGGGGTTTAATATCTGACTTCCAACATTCATAATGGCTTTGTTTACTTAAAGAATTAATTTGATGTCTTAATGATTCGAGTTTAGCAGAAGTTTTTTCCATAATATGATTAGCTTCGGTCTGCATACTATCGTGACGTCCGACATGACGTTGAAATGCATTAAGTTGGGCGATTTCCTCGCTCATTTTAATAATAGCTTGCCCACATTCGTCGTGTGGTCTTCCGCCGTTAGCAACGTGACGTTGCATAGCCTTAGCGCCGGCCAGATGAATAAAAGGATACTTAAATCTTTCGCCGTCGGCATTTTCGACAAATAAAGCTTGAATATTTCGGCTACGCGATCCGCGTTGTGTTTCGTCGACTGGTTTGTTGTGTCTAATAATTAAACGTGTTCTTTCTAGTGGGCGATAGCTAGTTCTTGAGCTACCAAACATTTTGTTTTCTGACATATTTTGTTCCTTGGATCCGGTCGAAGCGAGGTATTGAAAATCGTCTTTATTAAGATTTGACTTTGTAATATCTCTAGTATCAAATCTTAATAATCTTCTTTTAGCAAACATTCTCATTTCTCTAAGAAAATTAAACCAAGTATCTTGGTCCATTGGGTCTCTGTTTTCTAAAATACCTTGACTATAAAATATTTTTAAGCTGCCTCTTTCATTAAGGCTTATACTTACTCTACCTAATGTTTGAGATTCTGCAGTAAAATCAAAGTCAAAGAATCGAGCTTTTCTAGGATCAACAGTAACGTTTCCGTTTTCGTCGCCTAGTTCTAGATTTGCAAATCTACTGCGTACTTTATCAAAAACATCTTGGGATATTAATTCAATTGCTTCCATAGTAATATATTTATGTTAATATGTGTTTATAAATATGGGCATTGGAAGATCGTAATCTTCTAATCCGGTTTGATCCCTCATCTTTTCGTATACTGTTGGATCCCATTCTTGTAAAACTAGTGTCATTCGTATTGCTAATAGTAAACTCGATACTAAATCGTCGTGCTGACCAACTTTAGCTTTAAACGTTATTCCGGTGGCTACAAACGTCTTTAGTTCGCTAATTAATGTTTTACTATGTATTTTTATTTGTTTACTTTCAATTAATTGCTTTAGCTTAGAGCATGCTGATATTTTAGAAGCATGCGTCGTATTAAATCCTTTTCTAAATCTTCTAAGATGCCCTTTTTTAATAGGCTCACTTAAAAATAATCCAGGAAAAGTATCTTCTCCGATTTCGGTAATAGCCATTAATGCGCTTTCGCCTACTGTATTATTTTCAACAGAATAATAGATACTGCTACTAGCACCGCCCCTTGTACATTCATCCTCAACGTACTTAATCATATCTCTTAAAATACGCACTTGTATTTGTATAGGAGTTTGATTATGGTGCCATTCAGCCACTTGTACCATGTTAGGTAACTCTAAAACTTCAATAGCAGCATAATCGCCGCCGGTTCCTAAACTGGGATCTAAACTGAAAATATATGTTGAATGAGGGTTAATTTTTTTATACCAGCGTGCTTGACCCATTTTTGTTATAGGATCGCTTCCTTCTAGATTAGATAAGCTAATGCTATTAATTAATGTTTCATCAAATACTAGGAACTCACATTCGTGTTCGCGTCTAAATCTTTCTTCACCTACGCGAGATCTTTCGGTGATAGCCCATTCCTCGCCACGGTCTGGATGCTCGCTCCACACTGCTTTATATGAATAAAATCCATTTCTACCTAACTTAGTTTCGTTTCCATATTCATCAAAACGTTTACAAGCTTCGTTCCAAATCTGTGCAAATTGATCTTCGTCGCTGTTTGGAGTGCTAGTAATAATAGCTTTACCACCAGTTGCTAGTGTAGGACTGATAGAGGTCCAGAATTCTGTTGCCATAGTAGGTGCAACATAAGCAAACTCATCGCAGTATAATAAAGATACCGACATACCACGACCGGTAGTTTCTGTTGTTGTTTGTGCAATAATTCTACTACCGTTATCGAATTCTAAGCTTTGCTTATTATAACTGGTGGCCCCGCAGCGTATATGATCAGGGCAAAGCTCATATGCATAACGAATACGTTGCATGATTTCTTGTGCGCCGGTATACTTGTGTGCAGCAATTAGAATGGTACTGTTAGGAACAAACATAGCGTACCAGAGCAAATATCCTACTGCTGTTGTTGTATTGTGCGTAGGGATTAGAGTTTCGCCACATAAAAACATATGATCATGGTTATCAACTTGTAAACATCTCACAGGAACCGAATTTATTAAAGAGATCTCTTTTATATATACTCTTTTATTTTTTGGGTGATCTAAAAGATTTCTTTGACGTTCTAACTTTCTCGACAAATTAAAAATTTCTAATTTTTTTTCAGCAAAACAAAGTGTGTATGCAGTTTTATGTGTAGTTGGAATTTCGCCTTTAGTTGATTTGATCCCTAAAGTTGATAACAATATTCTAACTTTATCAATAAATTTTTCATTGCTCTGATAAAATCTTGAAACCCCAGTTTTTTCACAAGTTCCGTCAGAATCCATTAATCCTTTTAATAATTCTAATCTTATTTCTTTACTATTAAAAATGTATAAATCGGGTATATGTTTATTACCCCAAACACCTAGTTCCTTAAACTTTTTAGTTCCTCCTTTAATATAAAAAGTACCTGTCTTATCACTCCTTTTATCTAATTTAAATTGCGAAATCTCGAGCCCTTTATTTGTAAAAATTCTACTATATTCAATGTAATCTTCCATAGTACAAGTAATTCTGAGATCTTTGGTACCTCCGTCGCCGAGCCATAACCCTAGATAATAAGGGTCAATGGGAACTTCTTTATATTCAAAATCAATGCAGTTTGATGCTTTTATATGTAAACTTTGTGAAGTATTTTTAAATTTATTAAAATAAGAGAGTAGTTCTAACGTATTAACAGTTATTTCTTCCTTAGTTTTAGGTAATACAATGTTCCAAAGATGTTCAGCATCGGCAATAATTTTTTCGCCGTGCATGAAAATAATTTCATAACATGGTCGGTTCTCCATTGTTTCGGTAATAAAGGTAATATTAGTGGGTTTCCCATCTCTTCCATATATAACATCACCTACCTTTAGATCTTTTAAAATGACAAATCCATTTGGTGTTAATATAGGAGTTTCTAAACTTAATGCCTTACCCATTTGTCGTCCTAGCATGTTAATGCTGAATCGATGTTCGTGATAACTGTCTAACAGATGAGTTTGGTACTCGTATGCTTGGTACTGTAGTTTCCCTTGTGTAGGATGTTGTATGTGAAAAAAATGATTTAAAAAGTAACTAGGACCGGTAGTTTCGTGCTGACATTCAATTAACTCGCCGATGTCTTTTTCAGTCCACTTTTGTTTCGAATGCGCTTTTTTAACAAGAGTGCCGTCTAAATTTTTACTGCCCATAATATTATTTACTCAAAAAAATAGGCCCCGAAAGGCCTATTTGGTAAAAGTATTAAATTACTTTTTCTTAGAAATGTTAAGTGCAAATTGTGCACGTTTCTTTTCTTTTGGTGTGCCAGATTTAGCCAGACCTTTTAATTCGCCTTTACTAAACTTTTCGCCTTTTTTCTTGCCTTCTTGCTTACGTAATGCGCCTTTTTTAATTCCTTTTACAGCCTTCTTAACCCACTTCTTAGCTTCTTCTACATTAAGTGTTTCTTCAGTTTGCTCTAGTTCTTCGCTAAATTTAGCTGCTCGGTCTCTTACATATTTCGTTTTTTCTTTTGATTGCATAGGAACACGGCCTGTACCTTTCATTTCGGGCCCAGCACCGGCACCAACTTTTCCGCTTTGTGCTACAGATTGTTTATCAGCTGATTTCTGTGCTGCCTTCTGTTTTGGCAATAACGGGTGGAACGCTTCATCTACTTTACTGTGTACGGGGCATTTCTTTTTACCCTTTTCTTTGCAACAACATTTTGATTTTTTTGATTCTGCTACAAAATCTTCATAAGCAGCAAATAAACCTTCCGCAGTTACATTGTGTCTATCAACTACCTTGTCTTTGTTAGCTGATAGATTATTATCCTGGTCGCCATCCATTGGCCAGTCGCCTACGGCTTTCCCTTCTTCGCTTGGGCTATTGTCCCAATCGTGTTGATCATCAGGATTCATGCTATCTTCTTCGACATCTTTTTCGTCCATTGCTGCTAATAATGTTTTCATATCTGGACTTTGCGACATCGGAGGAGCAGAAATAACTTTACTAGGACCTTTTGACGGGTCGTCAACAGGCATATGAGATGGTGTTACAGGAGATACTCCTGCCAAAGTCATTAGACTTTTTAGCATGCCAGATAATTCTTCGCCGCTGCCTGCTGTAACACTGATACTGGCAGGAGTAGGAGGAATTTGTGTAGTCATAGCCCCCATACATTCATCAACTTTTTGTTTTACACCTGCTAAGTAGCGTAAAGTATTTTTATCTAAGTCTTCCATTTTATTTTCCTTTAGAGGTATTTTTTCTTGGGTCCCCGGACTGTTTAATGGGACTTGTATTGTTCTGTGCTTCGTCGACATTATAGTGAGCAGCACCTTCTGTAGGAACTTCTTCCCCACGTGCTTTTCTTTGCAATTTTAATAGATCGTTTAATTCTTTTAAAAACGATGTATTATATTTGTCACCATAATAGTCATCAAAGTTTGCATTAGTTGATTCTTTGTATTCGTTATCGTTTAACAAAGCACCTTCTCTTGATTCGTGTGGTTCTTGGTAAACTTCCAAATCTTCGCCAGGGCGACGTACAACCATATTATCTTTTGGAACACCTAAGCTATTAGCTAGGTAATCTCTCAATTCAAATTGTGTAGTTGGGTAATCTAGTACTGTTTCAAAAATAGATACTTCGCTATTCTTAATCTTTGGAAAATCCAAAGGAAGAGATTGTATTGGTGTAGTTCCTACTTTTTTAAATTCTGAAACTTGATACTTATCAAGTAGTGCTTTTATTAAATTAGCTTGTTCTGTAGTAACATCTCCGGCAATTTTAATGCGGAAATCCCACTTTTTAGCACCAGTAACTTCGTTAAAATATCTTTTAAAATTTTTCATAGTTGTATTTGTCCTATGTTTTATTTATTTTAAATTCTTAAGTTTTTCTAATATGGAGTTGCGATCAGTCATAATATATGCTTCACCATCAACTTCATTATTTTCACCGCCGTGCTTTTTATCTATAGCTAGTTTTTTAAGTTGTAAATCAACCATCTTTAACTTTTTATCGATTTTAGCACTTTTAGCTTGTATAGCAGCATTCATCATATTAGCAGCGACCTCAAACATGCGTGCACCATATCGTGCTTCGACATTCATACCTAAGTCCATTAAGTCGTCATATGCTTGCTCTGCTTTAGTTGCTAGTGCGTCAAGCTCTGCATCGCTGATATCACCAAGTCCTTTTACTCGAGGCAATGCTGCAGAAATTTTATCAAATTCCTCTAATTTTTCCTGTAGATTAATTACAGGCACTGGTTCAGCATTCCTTACTGACGGGTCAATGGTTTCATCTTTTGGTTTGATATTTAATACTTCTTCTAATTTACGTGTCATATTTTTTTACCTGTATGGTATAAATCCTTTTCTGTTATTATTCTAAATTGTACATTGTTTTGCTTGCACCAATTTTTAGCAGCTTCCCACTTAACAACATTCTTTATATATTGAGCTTGATTGTATTTGTTTTTACCAACACTTTCTTTTATAGCTTGATTACTAGGTTTAATTTCCCATAACTCAGCTTTTTTCTTTCCATTTTTATCAACAAACACAACAAGGAAATCTGGTACATATATAGTAGCTTTTCCTGTTAACGGATCTCTGTATGGTATCTTAACACTTTCGCTAGCCCAATGTTCTATAGCTGGGTTTTCGTCGCACATCTTCATTACGCTTAATTCCCAGCTAGATCTAAATCTAGGTGCGCCTACGCCAATATACTTGTCAGGATTTTTTACTTTGTATGATCCTTGACTAAATTTCAAACTCATGGAATAACATTCCTGGCAATAGTATCCGATGGACTAAAGTCTTGTTTTATACCTAATAAACTAGTTTTAAGTCTATTAAAGTTTAATATTTCGGCAACTACACCGCTAATATCAACCGACGATAATCCCTTTAATGTATCCATTACTTGCATAGCACTGTAGCCTTCAGCAGACGATTGTGTTAGTATTGTAATCGCAGTTGATTCAGCACTAACAGGTTCAAATCCTTTACTTTCTAAAAATCCTGTCATAGCAATTAATTCATTATTATTAATTCTTACTGGAAGTTTATAGTAATTATTAAAGACTTCAACAGTTTGATCTGAGCTAGAGGGGGTTTTTTGAATTGGTATATTAGTATAAGTAGTTGTCATAATAAAATTTTATGCGTTTAAAGTTGTAGATTTTGTGGAGGAGGAGTAGCTCCTAACACACGCTGCACTGCCACAGTTTGGTCCGGTGCTTGAGTTCCTGTCGGTACTCTAATTCCTGCAGGTGCGATTGCTTGATTTAATCCGTTAAGAGCGCCGCTAGTGATATCACCGTTAGATGATGAAACTCCTGATAATACACTATTAAAAATACCCTGCCCTTCCTGCAGAAGACCTGCTTTAGTAATGTTACCTGCATTCCTAATTAAATTTCTGCCTTGAACCGCTGCGTTTAAAATATCCAGAGGACTGGCATCGGGATTATTTAATGTTCCAAAAATACTCGAGGCACCGGCAACAAGCCCACCAGGCCCGAATACACTATTTGTACCTTGTCCACCAATACTTAATGGACTTGGAGTATTATCGTAATGATCTTTGTTAAAGCCAGGATTATCTTTTGTAATGCTATTAGTTGCAGCAGTATCATATATTACAGTTTCATACTCAACAGTCATTCGACTAGTTAACATCCTATTACCTTGACTTTGATCTAAATTGTCTGATGACCATTCTTTAATAATAGGATTAATAAGTTTGATATTTGTAAATTTTTTCTGGTGTAGTTGATATATGTCTATAGAATTAATAAAACGTTCGCTCTCGCCGTTATTTAAACCATAATTAGCATCTAATACACGATTATCATATTTGTTGTCTTGATATTTAAAGAGCACTTGAGGACTAGTACCTGTTGGATTTAAACTATCACCATAATAATATTGATAATAACTTTTCCATAGATTTAAACTAACGTTAGCCATATCGTCGTGAAATACAATTGTAATTGGATTGTAATTAATTTTTTTCTGTATAACAGTTTTACGATTATATTGATTTAAAGTTTCTGTTTCAATTGAGAATTTAGGAAGGTCAACAGTTTTTGCTAGTAATCCAACAGTACCTTTATATCTATTAAGCCATTCAGTAAACTCTTTTTTTAATTTAGTATCCGTTATTAGATTCTTAATATCGGGATTGATGTTTACTTTTATGTAATAAATCCACCCCGCTTTAGGAGTAAGTTGATAGTTATTATCAACGTATAATCTTGTTGCATGTTGATAAGATCTTAAATTACCAGACCCATCAGCTGCTCCAGTTAAAAAGTTTACAAATGCGTTAGACATAATATTATTTAGTCATAAAAAAACCCGGAAGGTTCCGGGTTTTTTACGGTATTATTTTACCTATTAGCCTGTAGCTAATGAACGAATTGTTCTACCAACATTAACGCCAATACCGTTTGGTACACCAGAAGTGTTAACTTGAATTGCATTGTCGTAATCGATACTAAGATTAATGTCTAAAGCTTCGCTCTTAGAATACTCTGTTCCTTTGTATTCAGCTTTTGTAATATAACATCCGTCGAGTTCAAATGTTTCTAATACAGTAGGACTGAATGCTCCATTACCGCCGTCGAGCAATTCGATTTGAGTTGTGAACTTATAGTCAATACCACTAGCGGCACTAGCTTGTTCAAAGAAATCGAATTGCTTCTGTAACTGCTCGCCAACTAATTTACTTACTGATCCATTTACATCGTCACGCACTACGACTGTAATAGCGTTCCATTTTGGTTTGCCTGCTAGTTTGATTCTACTATTGTAAACATCTAGCACAATCTGTTCAAATTCTGGTTGTGGGCGAGTAGCTGAAATAACCTGTTTAGTTAGTTCGGTAGTCGGCTTGCTTACACCAAAATTTTGAAATAATACTCTAAAACGATAAGCAAGTTTAGGCATTAATAAGCCTTGGTTGCTTGCGCTTTGGTTTCCGTTTAACGGAACTCCTAATTTACTTAAACTGGAAATTGCCATCTAAGTGCTCCTTATCCTTTTTATTTACCTTTAAATCTTACCTGCTTTGATAGCACCAGTATTAACCAATCTTAATGGAATGTAGATAAATTCTACAGCCTTAACTGGTTCAATGGCAATATCCATCCATAGTTCATTACGATCGATTCTAGCAGAGGTATTATTTGATTCATCGCAAACTACGATAAAGTCATATAATGCACGCTGACCTACTAGTTCTAGTAATAAACTTTCTGCAGCAGCTTTGATTTCGTCACGAGTGATCTTGTCGTTTGGTTCAAACAAGAATGGACGGCTTAAAATTTCTAACTGTCTGCGTAAGTAGCAAACTAATCTTGCTACACCAATTCTGTCTAATGCGCTTGCAGCATTAGCACGAGTGTATTCACCCATAACTGTTAGCCCTGAACCTGGTAATGTTGCGATTGGATTAATGTGTCCATTCTTTGCCATTACATCTCTTAGACTTTCGTATAATGATGCTTGTACAAATTCACCAGTTACAGAATCAACATATCCTACTGCTGTAGCATTGTCGACTGTACCACGTCTTAGTCCAGCTGGTGCAAACCACGGATAGCTAACACTGTCGCTTCTAGCAATAGTACGTAGTGCCATATGACTTGGTGGAACAACAATATAGTTTCCTAAATTGTCATTTGTATATCCGCTTGGATAATACATTGCCATATAGTTGTCGTAGCTTACTGCGCCAACTTCGTTGTTATCTAGTGCGCCATTAACATTAGTTCCCCACTCGGATAATGATGTACCATTTGCCGGTAAGCGGAATGGAGTATCAGCAACTACAAACGCAGTTTGACGTCGATCGTTGTTAAATGCAATCATATTCTGAGTAAGCTCAGGATATCCAGGACATGCAATTAAGTTGAATACTAATCTATCAGTATCTCTGATTGCAGTGTTTGTATCTACAACTTCTTTTAATCTAGCAACAACTATTGCTCGTTGTGCATGTCGTCCAAAAGAACCTACACCAAAATCGTCGTTAGGACTTGCAGTTACCCAACGATTAACTTTATAGGAAGCCATTGAATCACTGTTATAACGAGGATTTACTCCGTTATTAGAATAAATGTTAATATAATTTTGTACATATTTTTTAACATTATAACCACTACGACGTGTATTCCATAAACGTGTTCCTTCTGGATACAACGCAGGATCCGGAGCATCCGGATCTAAATAGTTGCTTGACAATAACGACTTGATAGAAGCTGCATCTGCAGAACTACCTGATGTAGCCCAACGTGCATCGGCAAATAGCCATCCGTTAGTGGTTACATGGTCTGTGGTATCTTGTAAGATCCATTTTAGACTATCGCCATTCCAAACATAAACATTTTTTCCATAATTATCAATATCGGCTGTGCTAATCCAGATGTCACCATTGACTAAATCTGTACCATCACTCTGACCACCGGTTTGTGGAGGAGCAGTTGCAGCAATAATTGGACCATTTGGGTTGGTATTCGGGAAAGCAGTACCGTCATGGTAGCCGACCCAAGTTGTGCCGTTATGATATAGAATATCTACTTCATCAACTGTAGGACTAAACCATAATTGCCCGTCCGCAGGAGTGGTCATCGGAGCACTTGTTTTGGCTTCGTATACCAACGGTTTCCAGTTAGAAGCTCTTAGTGTAAACCCGTCAGCTTCGTACATACCGGTTGCATATAAATTAGCTGTACCGGTTTTTGTACTCATGTTGTAAGCACTAAATCCTAATTTAGTGGATCCACCACCTGTTAAAGGACTGCTAGTTCCATCGAGTAACTTAAAGTCGCCACCTAATGAGTGACTTAGTGATACTACTCTAGAATTATTATCATAGTTAGCTGAAACATAAGAAAGACCAGCAGCACTAACTAAAGATACAAAATTATCTAGTGTAGCATTACTGAGTAATGTAACAGTTGCAGTATTATAAAATCCGGTAGTATTCGGTAAAGTTTCCGAAACTTGGAATGTACCACCACTTGCAAAGTTTGTCCATACTGTCGGCAAGCTATAAGAGACAGTAGTTGGAGATACTGCAGCACGACGTAGTACTGCAAATTGTGCTAATTTCTGAGTGCTAGTGGTTGCACCAGTGCCGTGTTCAAAGTTACTTTCGATATACAAAGTACCGACTGGGATCTTATTTCCTCCAGCTTTATCTAGTGCGTATATTGCAGCGTCCGAGGATGCATAAATTGGAGCTGAAACGTTACCCCAGTTTTGTGTCGACCCGTTGTAATATTTAACAGACCAATTAGCACCAACGTTAGGAGCAGTAGTTTTAATGTAAACACTGCCGCTAGCATTTTTGTTAGCAGAAAATCTCGGAACTTGCGTATGCGGTTGTACGGCTAGTGCAACAGCACCATAAGTTCCAGCAGTTAATCCAACCTTAGCTAATTTGCCTACTGTTGTATCTGTTAATGTAATTCCGCCGTCGGATGTTGTTCCATTTGATTTCGCGCTAGCATCAGCAACAAGAGCAAGTACTCCTGTGCTAAGAACTCTAGCATTAACACCATGAGAACTCATTGCACTATTAATTGTTGCAGCAACACCAGCAGGTGTTACTGTTGCTCCTAAGGTAACTGGTACATTATTAATAGTAAAAGAGTCGCCGTTAGCAGGTGACGCAAATGTTCCTCCTGTTACTACAGGATAACTAGTTTGCCAAGCTGTACTTGTAAATGAATTTGTAGTCTGGAAGTTTGTCTCATAGTTCGATCCAACTCTAACCCATACATTATCGGAATTCTTATACCATAATGTATTAGTATCTTGACTTGTAACAACCATAACATAACTGCCAACAGTTCCAAAACTTGATTTTGGCTCATATTCCATATCAACTAAATTAGCGGCTGTACTAGCGTTTGAATCGTCGATAATTAATGGCGTTACATTAACAAAAACTTTGTTAGTAGCATCCCATTCGCTAACGCCATATAGTGTATTACTAGTATCAACCCAATAAGTACCGGAAACTGGTAATCCGCCTGGAGGATCAATTTCAGGAATTAACTGACTTAGATCAACATCGGCTCTAGTAATATATGCTTGACTACTTACGCCAAGTAAACTATAAGCTGCTTGTAATCCGTATTCGTTTAACTCCCCACCATTAACTGGGTTATTACTGGAATCAGTTTCAAAGTACGGGGTTCCGAAGGTATCGGCTAAGTCTCGTTGACTAGTGATTGTCCAAACTTTACCTGCATTAGATTCTAATGTACCGGCTGCAGTGCCTGTTCCGCTGCTATTTGATTTATTGCTAGCAGAAGCTACAAAAATTAGTGGGATTGTTCCTGGGGCGGCAGGAGTATAAAAACTTTCGTTAATTACTTCTACTGATACGCCAGGGGAATTAAGTGTTGCCATTTATCGATCTCCTCAAAGGATTGCTAGTTTTATTTAGCAACTATCTTGGTTTTTTCAAGGTTAAATACCTTTACAAAGGGCGCATTAAAGGGATTGTTTTTATGAGAAAACTATGCAAATCCTGCGGTCAACGACCTGTAGGAATAAATTATCGTAAGAATAATAAAATTCATTATAGATCTAAGTGTGATCACTGCTCAAGAGTTAGCCATGACGGAATACCAAAATGGGCTAAAGCAGGTTACAAAAAGAAATTGAAATGTGACAAATGTGGGTATTCTAGCAAGTGGCCTGAGCAGTTTAACGTATTCCATATTGACGGAAACTTAAACAATTGTCGTTATGATAATCTTAAGTCAATCTGTGCCAATTGCCAACGGCTACTTCATACGCAACATTTACCTTGGCGTCAAGGGGATCTAACTCCGGATTTTTAATTATTGAATTAAGTTGACTAAACAAGTCTTGTTTACTTCCGTTATTTTCAACAACATAATCAAAGTCAGTTCCAATCCAAGCCCATTCACTAGTATGAACATCAGGATAAACTATTGGCATTAATTCTTTGCTGTTTAATGCAAGATCATACCATTCAGGATCGTCACCTCTACAGACTCTAATTAAAATACCGCCGCTATTTTTAATAGAAGTTAATTCATTTGGAAAACGGCAATCCGAAATAACAATATTCTGATTGGTATTTTTAAGACGGTTTTCTAAACTAGCAATCCAAATATCATCATGAAATCCTTGCCGACAAACTTCTGTACCCCAATGCTGTAGTACCCAACGAGGAGTAAGTGTAGGCATGTTTAATCTAGAAGCCCACCAGGTATCTACCTGTTCTCTCCAAATTCTAGCTTCTTCAGTTAATCCTTCAAGGAGGGTGCGATCCCATCCAAAAATAGCAGCAACGGAGTCTTTAAGATTGCTAGCAAAGCTTTCTCTTACAAAATCGTGATGATTTACTAGGTAATCTGCTGCAGTATCTTTACCAGAACCAATAAACCCGATAATTCCCACGATCATAAAACAACTCCTAATAAGTAATTATTATATTTTAACCAATTACAAATGTCAATTTTTTTTAGAGTTTTTATAGTCTTCAAATAATTGTTCTTTAGTTTTGTCAGATCTTTTATTTTTAATTTGATTATCTTTAGCAAGTAACATTCTTAAATTTGTCCAATGACTTATAATCTCTAATGGTATTGAATTTTTAAATCCATCTGAAATTGAATATATATGATCTATATTAAATTCTTTCCTAGAAAGATTACCTGGATTAATTATAATTTTATTTTGATTATAAGATATTTCCGTTAACCTCTTAACTTCATCTCTATATTTCCTAAATTCGCTACGCAGATTTAACGGAGTGGCACCTTTGTTAATTAATGTGTCACTTAACTTTTTACGTACTAACGGATGTTGTATAGCCCATTCTACTCCCCATTTTTCCAAATTTTTCTCTTTAATTTTTTCTATAATTACAGAACTATAAAAAGGATTATCAACACCGTATCTTTTAAGGCATGTTTTCTTTGTTTTGTTTTTTTGCTCTTCTGTATATGTTTCCTTAGAACGATATTTTCTTCCATTAGCAACCGCTTTTAAATTTCCTAATCTACGTTTTTCGTTTATTTCAGAAGTTCGATTATTTAATTTTCCATTCTTATTCATTAAAGTAGTTTTAGCAGATCTGTTAGCAGTTTCAAGATATCTATTTTCCCACCATTTAACTTCTAATCCTGTAACAGGGCACTTTGGAATTTCCCAAATATCGTTTAAAATATGCCAGATTCTTTGTTTAGGTTTAGCTGTATCAGGTAAAAAATCAGTTTTGTCTAAAATGTCTTTCCATAATTCTGGGTGAGATTTACTTAGGTAACGTGTGGATGATTTATTACAGGAAGTATCGTTATTAATAATTTCTAAAAGTATGTTTTTCATACTTTTATTTATCTTACCCTACTATGAAGGTTAACCTATTACAAATGTAAGAGGCTGTCCGCCATCTTGATAGTTCTTAAGTTCTTCATCGAGTTTTTCGGCCATTGCTACGCCTTCGCTTTTAAGTGCAGCACCATTAAGGCTAGTTCCGCCTTGTGGGCCTGCAATTTGCGCAAACTTTTCGCGTGCTTCACCTAGCATAATTTTAGACATTGCTAGGGAATAATCTTTAATCCAAACACCTGCATATGGATCTTGGAATAAATTAAAATCCGGACGATAATTATACATCCAAACTAGAACATTTTCTTCAGTTTGCGGGCGTTGTGCAACACGTAATTTTTTAGTTGTAGGATTAAAATCAAAATTAATAAAACTACCAAACATTTTACCAACTAGATTTTGGTAACTAGCAAACGCAAAATATGTTCCAAGTCCGCCCATATTACTACTACTTAACAAGTAAGTATTAGTATATGCTAGGTTAAACGGCTCAAATAAGCTACCGCCATCGCCGCCACCAGAACGTGATCCAATGCTTCGACGAAAAAGTTGTCTAACATGCATAACTTCTTTAGGCATGAAATATTCGTTTTTATCTACTTGAAGTGTAATAAATCCAAAACTTTCTTCGGTGGAATTTTGGCTTCGTTGTCTGTAACGCATTAACGCTTTATCAATCGCAGTATTATAATGGATTGGATCTAATTCCACGTCCACCATGCCGGCGCCCAAAAAGGTTTTAACATAGTCGATAACTTCTTGTCGTAGATTTTCTAGTTCGTTCATGCTGATATTTATCAATAAATAACAGTACTATGCCCCGCCTAAGTTTATATAGACCAGAAAAAGGTAATGATTTTAAGATGATTGATCGTTTAATAAACGAACAATTTCAGGTTGGAGGTACGGATTGCATGATCCATAAGTACCTAGGTCCTGTTAATCCAGCATCAACTAGTACAGCTACTCCGTCGATGCCAATTAATACTAATCCTGTTCCTGAATTAGGAATACAGGATTTATTATTAATGGAAAACAGGGATCGTCATTATGAACCAAACGTATATAGATTGCGTGGTGTTTATACTATGATTGACACTGTGTTTAATCTTAGCCAGTTCGGTTTATTTTTAAACAACGAAGAAATACTAATACATTTCCATCTAAGAGGAACAGTTGAATCGTTAGGTAGAAAAGTTATGACTGGAGATGTCATAGAGTTACCTCACCTTAAAGACGAATATGCACTCGACGAGCCTAACGTAATGGTAGCATTAAAACGCTATTATGTAATTACAGAAGTTACTCGTCCTAGTACAGGATTTAGTCAAACATGGTATCCTCATTTACTTAGAGCTAAATGTGTTCCAATGGTAGATAGCCAAGAATTTGCAGAGATACTTGCATTAGACAGCGGCAATGGTGATGGATCTACATTAAAAGATATTTTAAGTACATATAATCAAAGTATTGCTATTAATAATGCTGTTATAGCACAAGCCGAAGCCGATGCTCCGTTAAGTGGATATAACACAAAGAGTTATTACGTAATACCTACGAGAGATTCAGGACTTGTAGATGTTGAAGATGCTAGTGATGTAATCAATACTGTTGATAGCGAAACTGCAGCACTAGATGCTAGCATTATATTAAATTCTCCAAAAAGAAATTTTTATGTAGGATATCTTACTGGCGACGGTGTCCCACCAAATGGTGCACCTTTCACACAAGGGTTAGAATTTCCTACTCCTGGTGCAATCGGACAGTTCCATTTAAGAACAGATTATTTTCCTAATAGACTATTTCGCTGGAATGGAAAACATTGGACTGTGTATGAAGAAAATGTAAGAATGACATTAACTAATAATTCTACTAGACAAACACAAAAAACTAGCTTTATTAATAATACTACTACAGCTACAATACACGGTGCAGTGGTTCCTGAGCGTCAGGCACTAAGCAAAATTTTAATTCCTAAGGCAGATAATTAATATGCAATTTTTTTACGATGCTCAGATAAAACGTTATCTCACTCAGTTTATGAGATTAATGAGCAGTTTTTATGTACAAGATGGATCAGGAAATGTTAAACAAGTACCTGTTCGTTATGGGGATATGAGCAGACAGGCTGCTGCTATAATCAGTAAGAATAGTGAAAACATTATGCAGACTGCGCCTTTTATTAGTTGTTATATAAAAGATCTAAAATATGATAGATCTCGAGTTCAAGACCCAACTTACGTAAACAAACTTAATATTAGAGAAAGAGAGTTTGATGCAGTAGGTAATGAATATTTAAATATTCAAGGTGCTAATTATACTATCGAAAGATTAATGCCTACTCCTTACGCTATTACATTTAATGCAGATATCTGGACTACTAATACAGACCAAAAATTTCAATTATGGGAACAGATTACTGTACTGTTTAATCCTAGTATGGAATTGCAAACTACCGATAATTACATCGACTGGACTAGTTTAAGTGTTTTAGAATTAACAGAGAATTCGGTATTTGAATCAAGAGCGATTCCTCAAGGAACTAATAATGATATTAGTGTAGCAACGTTACAGTTTACTGCTCCTATTTGGATCACACCTCCGGCAAAAGTTAAAAAGTTGGGAATCATAACAAAAATTATTTCAAATGTTTTTGCCGAGCCAACTGGATCAGGGAAATCCGGTGCGTATGAAGATGCATTTTTCGGAGCTGACATATTTAGAGATAAAACACCAAGCGGCAGAATAGTAGTAACACCAGGTGATTTTAGCTTGTTAGTTCTTAATAATATGGCAGCTCTTGTTCCTAAAGACCATTCTGAAGTTAGCGATAGTTGGGTAAATGTAGAACAAGTACCAGCTAATAGACCTATTTGGCTAAATGTCTTAGACTTATATCCAGGTGGATTTCGACCAGGATTGAGTCAATTAAGATTAGGAAAACCCGGTGGAAATGAAATTGTTGCTTACATGACATTGAATCCTCTTAATGACGCAATTATGAATTTAAGTGTTGATATAGATACTGTCCCAGCAAATACTATATTAACCGATCGAACTAATGCGTACAGTAGAGGAACTGTTGATGCGATTATTAATCCTCATACTTTTAATCCTAACTCTGTTGCTGGGCAAAATATTGATCGAAGATATTTAATTTTAGAAGATATTGCAATTAATGAAGGATCATATGCGCCAGTAGCATGGGCAGGGTATACCGGAAGTAGTGGTTACGTTGGTCCGTCTATAGCGCATGCTAATGATATTATTCAATGGGATGGATATCAATGGTCTATTTTATTCAATTCAACAACAACTAAATCGACCACTTACATAACTAATGCATATACAGGTATACAGTACAAATGGGATGGCATACAATGGTCCAAATCTTTTGAAGGTATATATGAAAACACCAATTGGAGAATGATTCTGTGAGTGAAGTAATCTGTTCTGGTGGATTATTTTTAGCTAAAGATACAAAAAGATTTTTATTTTTATTAAGAACACAACCCAAGACATTAGGCACCTGGGGATTAGTTGGTGGAAAAGAAGAGCCCGGAGATCTTACTCCCTACAATACTCTTATGAGAGAAGTATCAGAAGAGGTTGGGAAAACTCCAACAGTTAAAAAAGTAGTTCCTTTAGAACTTTTTGTTAGTGCAGATCAAAAATTTCAATACAATACATATGTATTGTTGGTTGAAAAAGAATTTATTCCTACTCTTAATTCAGAACATAACGGGTATTCATGGGTTGACTTAGGAGCATGGCCGAAGCCTTTACATAGAGGTGTTAGGAAAAGCCTTTCAAATAAAATTATAAGAACTAAATTAGAAATTTTAGTTGAACTTATTTAGAACGGCTTAAGGTTTCCGCCTCCACCGCCGCCTCCACCGCCGCCGCCTCCACCGCTAGGTGCTACCGCACTATAATTTGCTAATGTAACTAAACAGCTATCCACAATTAACGACGATGAATTTTCTTTAATTTGTATTTTAAGAGTAATATTACTATTAGTAGCAACCGCACCTGAAGTTAATGCCCATGCAGTAGTTGCGCCAGTAGAGGTAAACTGATGCCATGTGTTTAACGCACCGGATGTAGGAGTTAGTGTTCCTGAGGTCGATGTATTATATACTGCTTGCACGGAATATAAACTAATATCGGTTAAAGTCCCTTGCCATAATTGCTGTGGATACGTTATAGGATATCCTTCTGCAGAATATCCATTAACTTGTGCCTGCCCGGTTACTGCTCCTGTTGCAAGATTAACAGTATAACTTGCTGTAGTAGGATAGTTAGCAAGACTGTAAGTATAAGCATAGATATACCGATCAGTCATATTAGTTATAGCACGATTACGTAAATCACTTAATCTAATTGTTCCAGTAGAATGCTGCCCAAGTCTTCTAACCGAACTCGTGTTTAGATGTATTACTCCTTGTGTAGGGTAATAGCCAGAAAGCTCTGCTTCTATAGATTGGTTAAAGTTTTGTGTTAATCCGTTTATTGTTATTGTAGTAGAAGAAATATTTTTTAACCCAAATTGTCCTAACCAACTCCATGAAGCTATTCCTCTAGTAGCTGTGCCGGTTGTGGGAAAATATGTATATGTGGCACTTGCTGAAGTTAAAGTAACACCATTAGCTGTAACAGAAGTAAAAAAAGACTGTCCAGGGTCGCTAGTAAATCCTTTGAGGTAAATGGTGCTACCCGATGCCACTCCGCCTGATGTCCATTCGTCAACAAAGTACATTATAACCAAGCCGGGATATATTAAATTAGGACTTATGTTACCGTGTGTGGATAATTGATAACTATTTCCGCTGCCTAAAAAATATCCAAATCCATAGTCTATAAATCCACTTGAATATGCTTGGCCGGCTACAGTTAGTGTAGCTGAATAATTTAACGGTTGGGTAACTTGCGCTATAGTAGTTGCAGTACCTAAATAAACAGTTCCAGTTGGGGTTACAAACATTTTTTATACCTTTTTACTATTTACTTAAGTCCAAGTAAATCTAACTAAACCTGCTGTACCCGGTGCTCCGAAAGACCCTACACCTATGCCACTAGGCCCGCCGTACCCGCCTATTGGCGACGATATTCCTCCAACATATGCGCAACCGCCACACCCTGCAGTGTTACACCCACCTACACACCCTACAGGTCCAGTAGCGGTAAATACTCCTCCTACAGCGGTTCCACCTGCTCCGAAATTGGCAATTGTGCCATGTTTTCCGCCGTAGGCTGTTATATTAGTAAATGGACTATTAAATGTACCAATGCTAACTGTGCTAGTACCCCCGTCAACCGTTCCGGGATGATTAGCGCCGACTCCTGCATCACCGACTGTGTAATTAAATGTTTGACCCCAGTTACTCGATTTTATCGAGACCGGCGTTCTAGCGTAACCACCAGCACCTCCACCTCCGCCACCTTGTTGTATAAAACATCCATTATTTAAACATCTTATTTGACTTCCCGATCCACCACCACCACCGCCACCCCAAACTTCAACAATAAAACTAACAGTTCCGGAAGGAATAGGAACTGTACCGGAGCCGGCAGTAGACGAGCTAAACGTGCCTGGATTTCCTTTAGCTTCGCCACCGAAACTGTGTAAGTACACCGGGTTAGTACTAGGAATAGTTGTAGTACCGGGTGTTACTCCTACATAAGGCCCAGTGGGAGATTTTTTGTATGATCCTAAAAATCTTGCTGCTGGAGCAGGACCAGTTGGACCAAACTCTGTGATTACATCAGTTAATTTAACATAAGGAGAACTAGGAACCGTCATTAACTACTCCGGATTATCCTAATATTTACCTCATTTAAATTTAGGACCTGATAACCAAACTACTAGACTTCGTCTAGTACCTGTACTTACTGGAGTAACACGATGCAAGACCCAGCTAGGAAATGCGTACAACATGCCTTTTTCTTTTTTGGCATTTTCCGGTTCATTACCGGTCATAAATTGCAAATTGCCGCCATCATACTCGCTAGGATCGCTTAATTGTATTACAACAGAGAGTTTTCTAGGTGATGTCTGCATTCGACCTTTATCGATATGCCACGTATAATGAGAATCCTTATCGCTATAAACAGTGTATTGCAGATGTTCTACAAATCCAAAAAGATCAAATTGAAAATATTGTCCGTTAATAGGTACAACTATATCTCTTATTCTATCATAAATCCACTGCGTGTCCCCATTTAAAGGAATCCACGAAACTTGTGATTGCCTAATTTCGTTATTTTTAACATTACCACCAACGGCAGCTTCACCTAGCTCATAAAATTTTTCACCTAACTCAATTATTCTAGCAATTTCTCCATCGTTGAATGCTTTATGCTGATACGCATAACTAGCTTCGTTACAGGCTAAATCTGGTGCTGGAGGGAATGGATACATAGACATTTTTATTCCTTATAGTCGGTAATTATAGCCGTAGAGGTCTCGCGATCTATCGTCATATATCCCTCACACCCGATATTCCAATCGTCGTTTCCATTGCCGTCTTTACTAACTTCATCATAACAGGGTACAGAAATTTTTAAGTGTTTAAACAAAAATTCCTTTCCATTTTCAAACACTCTCCAGACATGGTCCGGAGATCCTCTACCAGGCTTTCCTCTAGTTTTATTAAATCTTATTAGATATTTGTTCATATAATAGTAGGTTCTTCAAAAGAGCAGGGTTGATAATTAGGGTTGTAGACAAGAGAAATATTAAAATGTATAAATCTAAAAGATTCTTCTAAGGAATTTTTTGAAAATGAGTGAGGAAGCCAAGAATTTGTAAACATTAATTGCCCAGGAACTGGCATAAAATTAATAGCTTGGCTAGCTACTGTAGCTAGGGAAGGATTTTGTTCAGGCAAGTCAGCATACATTTTAGCTGCACGTGGATCATGAATTACAACTCTCGGACCATCTTCGTAACATTTTAAAAAATAAAATCCTGATATTTGACATCCACTGCCGTGAATATGTTGATCCATTCCAGAAAATTTATGATGATCTTGACACCATAGTTCGTGTGTTACAGTATTATATTGTGACATTGCATAACCTTGTCGATTTAAAATATCCCAAGCAACTTGGGAAATAAATTGTACAAAATTAATTATTCTTTCGTCGCCGGCAAAATTATCGGTCATATATACCGGATATACTTCATTTAAATCTCGAGTTTCTTTAACCTTGGTAATATATTCTTCAGATACTGTAGATACCGAATCTAAAAAGTTTTCAGCCATCATGGTATAAATCATCGATGGAAAGTAAGCCATTTCAGCTAATGCTGGCAATTCTTCTTGCGTTTGATCATCACCAATGATTGTGGCAGTTTCTTGTTTCATTAACATTCCCCTTACATCTATTATACAGAGGTATTTAAGATTAAGTCAAGAGGTGGAAAATATTTTGATTATTTCCAGGTAAATCTTACTGCTCCGTTTTGTCCTAGGCCACCAAACCCTCCAATTGGAGACGCTGGAGCACCTGCTCCACCAAACGCTACTGTTGGTGATAATGCCGGACTACTTGCACCTGCTGCACCGGCAACTCCTGGTCGACCACACCCACCGGGTCCACCGACAGTTCCTGTACTACCTGCAGGGCCACCACTGAATGTTCCACCTGCTCCGCCTGGGGTGCAACATGTAGTGCCACCACATCCGACCCCGCCTCCGCCGGCGTTTAATTTAATGAAAGAAATGTATGTTCCTGAGCTAACAGAAGATGTTGTGCCTGAGGTAGGAGTAGTACTATTTGATCCTCCTGTACCTACTGTGTAGCTAAATGTCTGTCCCCAATAATTATAGTATGGAGTTGGTATTGTGGCAGTATACACTGCGTATGCTCCCGCACCGCCACCACCACCGCCTGAACCAGCCGGTGCAACAAGCCTTGCTCGTCCTCCCGCACCACCGCCTCCCCATACTTCTATAACAATAGACCGAGTTTCTGGAGGAATAATAACTGTACCGGTACCAGTAGATGTAGCTGTTGTAGCCCAAGGAGTACTAGCATTATTACTGGTTCCACCAAAACTAAACAATGATAAAGGACCAGTTGTTGATATTGGAGTAGTATAAGGAGTGGGTCCTACATAAAATCCAGATGCTGTAGTTGCGGATCTCTGATATGCTAATAGGTTGCTAGCGGAAGTTGCACCAAATACTCCAAACTCCGCTTGTATTGCAAGTAAAGATACAGAGGTTGTTGAAATTGTCATCTCTTTTCTAACCTGTCTATACGTTCTGCTAGTTCCTTGATAGCCTCAACTAATAACGGAACTATTTTATCGTATTTAACTCCTAGGTCATCAGGTTCGCCACCGACTGCTTCTGGTAATACTATTTGCACATCTTGTGCAATGAGACCTACTTGGCTTTCGCTAGTGGATACCCCTTTGCGCTGTCTAGCTAGATCGTTCCAAAGATACTTAACACCGTTAAGTTTTTTAATAGAATTAACAGCATTTTCTAACTTGCCAGTAACATCCTTGTATCTTGCATCCGATGTTGCAATAAAGTCAATTGCTTGAACTATTCCGTTTGCAGGGTTGAAAGATACTGCTTTAGAAGTAGTAGTGATAGTAATAGTTGCTGCAGTGCCCCAAGTACTAGCACCAAGAATATAGTAAGTACCTGTTGTAGTTGCAGAAGTAGCATTTACCTGTGTAGGTGTACCACCGCCTAAGTTACCAGTGTTGAGAACTGTACTCCATTGCGAAGTAGATGATGATACAACTATTAATTGGCTTCCTGCTGTTAATGTAATTGCAGCACCTGCTGCACCGCTATCTATTGATGCGCTAGCGGAGTTTGGATAAACACTAAGGCTGTTAGTACCTTTATTAATAATAGTAATATCTGTTCCAGCTGCTCCCGGTGTTGGTAACGACACACCAGAACCACCCGGATATGTGAAAGTAACAATATTATATTGATTAGTTAATGTAAATGCTGTGGCTAGTGTAGTACCAGTAGCAGTAATGTTTGTATTATTAGTAAAGTATAATAATGCGTTATTTTGTAGTTGTACTCCATTAATAGCAGGCGACACCGTCATCTTAGTTTGAACTACTGCGGAGTTTGCTGTTGATGCAACGTTAAAATTAATAGATCCGCCAGCATTAGATGCAGTACTAACACCACCTACAAGAGTAATAGATCCGCCGTTAGCACCACCAGCTAGTTGATTACCACCGGTAAGAGTAATAGATCCGCCGTTAGCACCACCAGCTAGTTGATTACCACCGGTAAGGAATATCGATCCCGGCGGTTGGGCGCCGACGGTAGAATTAAACCCAGTTAAGTAAATATTTCCAGTGTTTCCTGCAATACCACCAAGTATTTGTACGGTACTACTAGTAGCTCCGTAAGGCATACTAAGATAAAACCCACCACCGCCACTTGAAGTCGGTCCAGCAGCAGCAAAGTTTAAAATGCCACCAGCACCGACAACTGACGTTCCGGCTTGTATAGTAACGCTGCCGGCAGCACCACCACCGCCTGTAGGCTGTCCGTAAATATACACCGATGATCCGACCAAATTAGTCGAGACAGAGTTACCTAATATTAAGGCGCCGGTATTGGTAACGCTAACAGTAAGAGTACTAATTCCTATTATATTAGATCTATCTGTACTAGAAGAACCTAATGTTAAGTTTTGAACTCCAGTTGATGTAGACCAAACTAATCCGATTGTTTCGCCTGCTGTGCCGGCGTTGTCGTATAGTAATCTTCCAGATGTTCCGCCGCTGATGGCACTACTGTTTATAGTTAATGATGCAGGACTGCCAACCCCGCTATTATAGATAGAATAATATTGGTTTGCATTATCTGAGGTTCCAATTAGTAATTGAGCCCCAGCTGCGAGAGAAAGTGGGTTTCCTGCACCTAACGAATCGATTTGTATCCCGGCCCCAGGAGGAAATATAGAAATAGCATTAGAACTTTTATTAAAAATCGTAAACATTGCACCGTTGTAACCAAGATTTGGCAATAGAACTCCAACACTTGTTCCAACTGTTGAAGAATTTACGATAACATACTGTCCAGGCATTAATGCTGCTGTGCCTATTGTAGTTCCTGCTGCACTGATAACTGCCGGAGTAAGTGAAAAAAAGCTATTATTAAGCATTTGCACGGCAGTAAACGAAGTGCCGCCGGTGGCTTCCATGAAAGAAAAGAATGTATTTGTTGCTGTAGCCAATTGTAATCTTATCAACCCTCCGGAATTGGCATTCGAACCGCCACCTCCACGTAGAATAAGATCACCACCAATACCAGTTGATCCTGCAGTACCACCGGCAATTGTAGCGGTACCGCCTCGATTAGCACCGGTAGCGCCTGCGCCTGCAACAATAGAAATAGTACTGCCGTTCCCTGATGTCGCAGACGGTGCTGCAATATTTGTAACTAATAATTGACGAGTACTAGGGTTATATGTAATACCACTATTAGAGTCTGCTACTACAAGTACAGTTCCTGATGAAGTACTAGCAAGTAATAAATTTAAATTAGCATTAACATTAGTACCAGTAATGATAACATATGTTGCGGTTGTTGTTGCTACGTTGCTACCTGCACTACCAGTATATCCTATAACAGTACTTGCACTACCAGTGTAACCAATTGATCCAGTATAACCTACTGAACCAGTATAACCTACTGAACCAGTATAACCTACTGATCCAGTATATCCTATAACAGTACTTGCACTACCAGTGTAACCAATTGATCCAGTATAACCTACTGAACCAGTATAACCTACTGAACCAGTATAACCTCTAGAACCAACATACCCAATACTACCGGCATACCCAACAACGTTACCTACAATATTGCCGCCAACATATAAATTTCCGCCAATACCAACGCCGCCTGTGACTACTAGTGCACCGGTTAATGTGCTAGTAGCCGATGTAGTTCCAGAGGCATACAGTGTTGATTGAACTGTTGCTGTACCGTAAATTGTTGTTCCGCCGAGTAGTTTTGCCATAGTTTAATATTTATCCTAGTTTAAACAGCTCCTGTAACCTCATCAAATATATTACCAATGTAAGTAGTTGAAGTTGTTAGTCTTAAGCTAGTTGCTGTAGATACAGGGGATAATCCATATTTTGCAGCATCAAAATTATAATTAGTTAAAATTTCTGTAGCACTAAGTGTACGATTATAAATTTGAACTTGTGATATATCACCTGTCCAAAATTCTGATAAATTATCGTTTGCGACACTAACAAAACTACCTGTGCTATAGCTAGTTATTAGATTTTTGTTAGAGGATCCATCAAAAGCAGAAGCGACCGGCAACCCGTTATAATATAATGCTATTGTGCCGGTTGCGCTGCCACTGAGTGTAGCTACTACATGACTCCATGTTGATGCAGAAAAATTAGGTAAAATAGGCGATGCTATTAGATTATAATGTACTCCTCCGGCATCTTGCACAAGAAAATAGAAATTTGGATTTCCAGTTGTTCCACCAATATTTCCGGTATTTCCACCTAAAAACCAACCCGCAGTACCAGGAGTGCCGTTCCACCCTTTACCTACAATTACTTTAAATTGTGCTGCACCAAGATTGTTTCTAACCCACGCACTTACAGTCATATTAGATAAATTGTCAGCAAAATTCTTATTAACTGTATGATATTGGGTAGTTCCGTTATATGTATAATAACCAATGGATCCAGTAGTAGTAAATTGCGGATTACCTGCCGACGGTGTATAATTATAATGATTATTGCTAATATCATTCCATATAGTTGTAGCATCTTTAGATACGTAGTATCTATTAATATTAGCATTCAAATCTAATAATAAATTATTATCGTTGAGGATCATTCCGCTAACTTCGTCAAACCCTCCGGTATTCGGGGCGTAAATTGTAGTGCTATCCATGCTGGTAGAAGTTTTAGTAATTTCATCAAAACTACCGTTGACCAATAATGTTCCGGTATTGGTTAATCTACCTAAAATACCAGTATAGGAAATAACAACAATACCTTGAGCACCAGTTGCTTGATTAGCGCCACCGCCGCCGTATAATCCTCCATTTCCACCATTTCCACCACCACCACTACCCGGACCGTAAGATGCTCCCCAGGGAGAATAAGGAACAGTACTTCCTGATATTCCGCTAGCGCCACCACCTCCTGTAATACCATTACCGCCGCCTCCGCCGGCATGATTAGTGTTACAAGCGTTTCCTCCTGGACCTAAAGGGCCTGCAGCTCCACCACCGCCACCTCCGGTGCAGCTGCTCGCAGATCCTCCAATTCCGCCTGAATAAGTAATACATTTGTAAATAGAAGAGCTGACGCTACCGCCACCTCTTGCTAAAACACCGGTAGTGCTAGTAGTAGGCGGCGTACTAGTTGCAGTATTTGCCCAAGAATCGTTTCCAGAAGTAGCAGCAGTACCCCCAGCTGATGATTGAGGGTTTGCACTATTTCCGGCTTTGATGTAAACGGTCGATCCCGGGGTAACTGATAGAGTAGTTTTAGCGTAATTTCCGCCAATACCACCTTGACCGTTGCAAGTACAATTTCCGCCACCGCCGCCACCGCCTATTGCTTCGATAGTAATTGAAGAAACATTATTAGGTACTGTCCACGATGTAGTCGAAACGCTAGTAAAAACAACTGCTGGCATTATATATTAATCCTATTATCCGAATAAAAAGTCTAAACTATTAGTAGCAGTATTATAATTCATATATACCGCGCTGGCATTAGTAGTAGGATTAACAAATCCTACACGACCGCCGGTATAAATGTTGCCACCAATTCCGGCACCGCCAACTACCTGTAATGCACCGGTTGTGGTGTTTGTAGAATTAGTTGTACCAGTAACTTTAACATTACCAGTTTGGTCTTGTAGTAAAATGTTACTAGACCCTACAGTTAACGTGCCTGCGATATTTACACTACCGCCAATACCTACTCCTCCTGTGACAACTAGAGCACCTGTTGTACTCGATATTGAACTCGCAGTGCTTGTTATACTAATTGTACCAGTTGTGCTAATAGTCGGGGATAAACTAAACGTTGTTACACCGTTTCCTTGTGTTACAATAAGCTGATTTGTAGTTCCTTGCAGTGAAGGTACAAACGAAGTCCAATTTATGGTGCTTAACGCTACACCTGCCCACATTCCTAATGCCGGAACAGATATTGCGGCATTTGCAGCACCTTGATCAATAATTCCTCCGGAAGGAGGATATACTGATATTGCATTAGTAGTATTATCGTTTGCAATGAATATTAAAGTTCCGGTATTTGCAATCGGAAGAGTTGTAGCAGAACTAGCACTGACTGTTGTATATTGTACAACTGAGTTAGGTACTGTGGTAGATCCTTGTGAGTTGGCACCAGCCTGTGCATTAATTGTAGTACCAAAAGCAATATATGAATTGCTTAGTGGTTGAACAATATTTCCGCCTACATATAAGTTACCACCGATACCTGTACCGCCGGTAACTTGTAATGCGCCAGTATTGGTACTATTTGATGTACCAATGCCTGTAATAACTATACTACTTGTGCTGGTTATATTAGGAACAGTAAGTGTATCGGTGGAAGGATTGTAAGTTATATTATTACCATTGTCACCCATTAACGCTACTGTACCAGAACTTGTACTAGCAAAAATTATGGAATAACTAGCATTAGCACTAGTTCCGGTTATAATAGCAAATGTAGAGGTTCCTAAACTTCCAGCAGGACCTTGACTACCAACATAACCAATCGAACCATAATATCCGACACTGCCGGTATAACCAATTGACCCATAATATCCGATACTACCGGTATAACCAATTGATCCATAATAGCCAATACTGCCAGTATAACCAATCGATCCAGTGTATCCAATACTTCCAGTATAGCCAATTAATCCACCTAAGTAATAATCAACTACAAGTTGTTCATTAGTTGACGGAACAGCGCCTGATAAAAGAGATACAGTTGCAGTATAATGAGTAGATCCTACTGTTGTTATACCGCTCTGTATAGAAAGTACTACTGTTGTAGTCGATAAGTTCGAATTACTTTTAAGTAATAATTGTGTTCTTAATCCCCAGGTGGGAATAACTCCGGTGTAACTAAGTCCATTAACATCAACTGCACTAATATAGATAATTCCCGGTTGCATTCCTGGATTTGAATTTGCACTAAATCTAATATAACCGTTAGTAGGAGTGCCGCCGAGCGTGGTATCAAACGAATATCTCATACCACCTTTATCACCTTGGCTACCTATATAGCCACTTGATCCAGTATACCCAGTTACAGTACTTGCCGAACCAGTGTAACCAATTGAACCGTAATAACCAATACTACCTGTATATCCAATTGAACCGTAATAACCAATACTACCTGTATATCCAATTGAGCCGGTATAACCTCTGCTGCCGATATAACCAACCGAACCATAATATCCGACAAATGTACTAGCGGTAGTTAATGCTTTTGTTGTAGGATTGTAGTATACTGCCCAAGTAGTATTAACATTATCAGGATTAAGAGTTACAACAATATTGCTAGCAGTAATAACTCCACCAACATATAATCCTCCGCCAATACCTACTCCGCCTACAATAGTTAACGCACCGGAGTTGGTAGAGGTAGTGCTTGCAGAGCTGCTAATTTGAACACTACCAGCAGAATCAACTGGTAAAATTCCTGAGCCGTTTACTACAAGGCTTCCTAATATTGTTGCCGAACCGTAAACTATTGTGTTGTCGCTTAAATATGCCATATTCTATATTTATACCATGTTATAAGGTAGTTTCTACTAACCTTCTTACTTGAAGTGTTCCGGTGGATAATAATCTCTGCACTGTACCGGTACTGTTACCAATTAAGCTTCTTTCATCTAATCTGTTTATATATAAGGTATTAGTACTGGCACGCATTATAGGCGTAGTCTTCGTAGGAGTTAGCCCAAAGAGAGAGGCTTTAGCATTGTAATTGTTTAGAATTTCTGCAGCGGAAAGTGCGCGATTGTAGATTTGTACATCAGCAATATTACCGAGGAATGTATATTGTGGTTGTGTAAGTATACCACCTACAGTAACTTTAGTACTAGTAGAAGCAGACGTTACAGTTCCTAGACTACCATTAGATAGAGTCATAGACACGCCATCGAGGTATAATGTTATTGTTCCATTTAATCCACCAGTTAACGTTGCAGCAACATAATGCCATACGTTAGCGGTTACTGTAGGGGATATACCAAAATATTGGTTATAAGCAGTGGTACCTTGTTGAGTAAAAAAACTAGGTTGATTTGCATTAGGATTGTTTGTTGTACCTGCAGTCGGGTTAAAGAAAAATAATGCCCACCCAGTTCCGTTATCTAAATTCGGACATTTTGCTGCAATAACTTCAGCGACTCCAATATTTGCAGTGTAGATCCACCCTGCTACTGTTATTTCACTAGGATTATCGGCAAAGTCTACACTAGCATTTGCATAACTTGATCCATTAAATGTATAGTATCCTGAATTTGTAGTTGAATATTGAGTACTAGTGGTAAAAGATAGATCATATCTTTTAGGACCAATGTCGGTCCAAGTTAAGGTATTTTTAGGAATGCCGGCTACTTGAGAAGCATCTAAGTTTAATAATAGACCTGAGCTAACTGTCATTCCGGTCACTTCATCGAGTTTACCACTTATGAATAATGTTCCGGTATTTGTTAATCTAGTAGCTGTACCCATTTGTTATCCAAATATAGTATCTAAACTATTAGTTACTGAATTATAATAAGTGTAGAATGCACTAACGTTTGTTGAGGGATTGACCCAACCTACTCTGTTGCCTACGTAAACACTGTCTCCTATGCCAGCTCCGCCTTTAACCTGAAGAGAACCGGTTGTAGTTGATGTTGAAGACGTTGCACCAGTAACAACTATACTAGTTGTTCCAGTTATATTAGGAACTGTAAGTATGCTAGAATTAGGATTGTAAAATAAGCTACTACTAAGATCGCTCATTAATGCTACTGTACCAGAATTTGTACTAGCAAAAATCAAGTAATAGTTAGCATTAGCACTAGTTCCAGTTATAACAGCAAAAGTTGCTGTACCTAAACTACCGGCAGGCCCTTGACTACCAGTATAACCAATTGAACCATAGTAACCAATTGATCCGGTATAACCAATACTACCAGTGTAACCAGTTGAACCATAATAGCCAATACTACCGGTATAACCAATTACACTACTTGCCGAACCAGTATAACCAATTGAACCATAGTACCCAATTGATCCGGTGTAACCAATACTACCAGAGTACCCTCTGCTACCATAATAACCGATGCTACCAGTGTAACCAATTACACTACTTGCCGATCCGGTATAACCGATCGATCCGTAATAACCAATTGAACCATAATATCCGATACTACCGGTATAACCAATTGACCCATAATATCCGATACTACCGGTATAACCAATT